ACTAGACCACACCTAACAGCCTATTATATAAACTGTCCTAATCGGGACAGTTTTTTATTGTTCATTTTAGCTTATATTTAATTAAGAGATATATTAAGAGAACATGGCTAAGACATATAGTCCAGATGCAGTAGTACCTGCCGCAGTAGTAGTATACGCAGGTAATAAATCACCTTATCAACACATACTCTTTACTACTAAGTATGATGTTAAGGGGTATTACACAATACTTAAAGCGGAAGGACCAAACATCAATCTTACCCCCGCCCAAATAAAGAATGCTCAAGACCTAAAGACTCAGGACACTGTATTAGAATGGGCCATCAAGTCTATTAGTATAGACCTTGTAAGAGATTGGAGTGTATCAACCGCAATGATTACACTTACATGTCCTCTTAAAGATTCCCTTACGCCTATACCACCTCTTCCTAACCTTAAAGAGATTAGGGGCGGTAATTATCCTTATTTAACAGTAGAGGATGAAATAAGAGTCTACATGGGTTACATAGATAGCCCTACTACTCCTATTACTGCTGACATGCTAGATGATTACCCTGTTGAACCATTTCAGGCTACAGGGGAAATGAAACATAACCCAAGTAAGCCTTTTGCCCCAGTATTCTGGGGATTTATAGATAAGCTAGACCTTCTTGCTGATGCGAGGGGTGGGGTGCAGTATGTTATATCTTGCAGAGATAGGGGTAGAGTGTTTCAGGACACTAAGATAATATCTATACCAGAGCTAGCAGGCCCCTCTAATAAAGATAAGAATGCTGGCACAGGGGTTGCTGAAGGTAGAAGAGATAAGATACTTATACAGGTAGCTAAGGCTGCCACAGGCGACGTACCTACCGCAGACCAGACGGAACCTACATGTTGGAAGCCTATACTAGGTGCTGAGGAGGAGCCTTTAGCCCAATCATTCACCGCATATCCTACTGACAACAATAATAGAGTTAGCTTCACTCAAGAGGATGCCGCAGAGGACCCAGCTAAATGGATGAGGTTTGCTACTCATAAGGTTATGGACTATCTTAGTAGACCCAGGTTTCACACTTGGGTACAGAGACCTCCGTTAGTTAAGAGTCAGGGTGGAGGCTCTGTCTTTCAGATACTTAATAGAAGCCCTCTAGAAATAATACAATTCCTAGCTGCCACAGAGGAAAGACCGATAGACTTCTTTACCTCACATGTAAATGGCGACTTTGTCTTTGGTCCTAGAGTATTAGATAACTCAGGATTCAAAGATAAATTAAGATCTTATAGAACATACTTCTTTAAAGATTGGCCCAGGGATAAAGCACCTCCCAGTGTTAATCAACAGATTATATCTATGAGGGCCACCACATCAACCTTAGCTACTTATAATAGGTTCGTAGTTATAGATTCTAATACTAATGGAGCTAACGCAGCCACCATGGCTGAGAATATACAGGTATCCCTAGAGACTCTACCTTGGATACTATCTGGAGATGATAGGAAAATAAAGCCCCCCTGTAGGAATATGATAGTCTTTGATGGGGCCCTATCTACCTATAAGAGTGCTGCAGGCGGGGCCTTAATTGTAGGATTATCAGCGGCTCGTATATGGGCTCGTGATATTACAGCAGTACAAATGACAGTTATGGGAGATCCAACATGGTATCCCAGTGAGGCTGTAAGAATATATAACTCTGTATTACATGACACACATACCTTAGTAGATCCAGGCACTGATAAGTCCATCAAGAGCAAAGAAGAGGCTATAGATGAATTCAATAGCAGTTACTCTGAGGGTAAACCTCCTGGAACACCTAAAGGCGGATCACCTATCACTGAGCAAAGTGAACTTGCTCAGAGTACCATACGCACTTCAACCATAGAGACTAATAAGGATAAGCTTATCCTACCTGTATACAAGGTTAGAAGTATAAAACATAAGATTATTACCCAAGGCAAATCCGCTGGTTACACTAGTGAAGTTGCAATGGTTAGTGATTTCTAAGGAGAACTATGAGCGATAATCCTAATAATATATTTCTTACTAATCATGCCTTTGAGAATCGTTATGGTTCCAACCATATGTACATGGGTAAGATTGTTAATAAACAGAGACATAATGACCTCACTCAATCCTATGATGTCAATCTAATGGATTGGGGTGTTACCCTTCGTCAATGTAAGAGAGCGTCGGAGTATGCCAGCTACAATGGTAATGGTGAATATAAGGCCTTACAGAATGAGGATCCTGTAATAATCCTTTGTAAGAATGGGGTCTTAGAGGATGCAGTAATCATCAGATCCTTCTGGACTAATGGCGAATGGGATAAGTTTCTCAACAAGGGTGAAGGTAATAAGCCTGGTGAGCTTATAGGCTCAGATACCGGCCAAGCAGAAGCTAATCAAACAAGTATCCATCCTAATAGGGTTACACAGCCTGAGGCTGACTTCTCATTTATAGGCTCTAAGGTAATGGCCACAGCCTATGACTCCCCTGAGTTCCACGATACGATACAGGACAAGGCCGCCTCTAGGGGACAGACTGGTTCTATCATAATGAAGAATGGTACAGAGTTAGTCTCCTATACCTTTGGCTCTATTATCAACTACTCCGACGGTAACAATATCACTGTTAGTGGGGGTACTACAGAGGAGAAATGTACCCAAATGCTTAGGTTAGCCTCCACTCACAGTCGTATAGCTTATTTTATAGGTAGGGCTATAGGAGGCTCCTTAGCTACTACTGCAAGTGGGGTTAAGCCCTTAGTACCAGTCAGCGATACTCCTCCAGTACTTAGTGATTTTAATGAGCCATTGCCTGCTACATATAGAGCCGAGCAGAACCAAGAGCTTAGTAAGTTAGCCTTAGATAGGGCTAAGGATTGTAATACTCAATCCGCCTCGACTATGGCACAGGCTGATATTCTACAGACTAAGTATGGCAATGAGACAGGCTCTAAACCTAGTGAGGTTAAGCTGGCAGTAGATGGTGCTACTTATATGCCTGCAGACCAAAGGAACGCCGCAGTGAATCCTGCTAATATGGCCCTAAGGAATACTACCCAGGTATCAGGTGAATCTATTTATAGGACTAGATATAAAGCAGCCTTTAAGACTGAGGCACCTCCTGGATCCCCTAAGTATTCAGACTGGTTGTCTTTATTTGAGAAGGAGTCATCTACCTCTGGAGCCTCGATTATAGCAGGAGACTCTATAGTACAGAGAATACCTCCTACTCTATTGAATAATAAGGTATTGAACCAAGGTATATCGGGGGAGAGCTCTATTGGCCTTCTTAATCGAGCTAACCAAATAGCCAGCAACAAACCCAAAACAGTAGTACTTGCCGTAGGTATTAATGATTTATTAGCAGGCAGAAATAGGGAGGATGTATATAAAAACTTAATGGAGACAGTTAAGCGTATAAATACAGCCTCTCCCACCACTAAGATATATATACAGTCTATCCTACCTAAGAGTGCTCCTGATGAGATCACCGCTATTAATAAGGATTATAAGGATAAGATTGCTAACGTCCAGAATAAGGACATTCTGTGGATAAACGATAGGCTTAGGGCTAGCGGCGGTACTAGTTATAGTTACTTTGATGCTTACTCATCTATAGTCTCTAGTAACGGATCTATCAAGAAAGAGTTTACTACAGACGGCATACACCTGACTGGGTCTGCTTATACTAGACTTACAGAACTATTGAACACTCTACTATAAAGATAAAACATGAAACCAATAGTAGTTATACATGAGACTGGGGTACCAATACAACAGGCCCTAAGGGAGTTACAATCTGCATCCTCCGGCGTCAGTTACCATGTCCTGATAACCAGGGATGGTATTATCCTTTATGGGGTGGCCTCCAATATGAAAGCATTTGCCGCTGCTAATACTGAATTTAATGGAGAGTCCATTAACAACTCAGTAGACGACTTCGCATATCAGATTGCATTAGAGTCACCAGAGGTGTTGGATCCTCATCAGGGGTACACAGAGGAGCAATATATGAGTTTAGCTATGGTTGTAGCTGCGACGGGTATAGAGGATGATCGTATTACCACTCATACAGAGATAGATACTACTGGTTATTATGAGGACCCCATTAACTTTGATAAGTCTAAGTTATACAGATATCTAAACAGATTTACCCGTACTAAACAAATAGATTTAGGAGTAGAGGATGTCTAGAGACTATTATGAGAATCTGCTAAAGAACGATAACATTAGGGCCATGCTTAATGTGATAGCCAGTTGTGAGGGCGCCACCTATAACACCATCGTTACTTATAAGAAGCTATATTCTTATGCCGACCATCCTAGACAATATCAGAGAAGTGTGAATTCTGATGCAGCAGGCCGCTATCAGTTTATTAGTACAACCTGGGATAGTTATAAGAGGTTTGCGGGGGCCACAGACTTCTCACCTCATAATCAAGATCTAGTTGCTATAGTCCTTATACATAGAAAGCAGTTTGCTCTTAAGGAGGTCCTTAGTGGTAATATAGAGGCCGCTATGAATAAGCTATCCCACGAGTGGGCATCACTACCTCCCTGGAGGTATAGTAAACAAGGTGTCTGTACACTTAGTGATGTTAAGAAGAAGTTTGCAGCCTTCAAGGGTAAAAGATTAGGGGACGGTGCAGTAGCCTTAGGTGATACTATCAATCCTAATAGCCCTACTAATAGCCCAGTAGCAGGTACAGCCCCTCAATTACCATCAGGCGAAGGAGCATTATCTATAATGTTAACAGGATCTAATTGTGACCCACCTCCTTATACGGTGGCGGATCGTATTATATATACAGGCTGTGCTACTAAGATAGCTACAGCTAGGCCAGGAGGTACAGGTTATCCTTATCCCGCTCCAGGTATGGGTGTACTTGGTACTGGGGCACCTGCTGGCATAGGAGCACCTCCTGTTAATTTCACACCTATCCCTGGCGGTTTTATACGCCCCTGCAAAGGCATATTTAACTCACCCTTTGGTTGGCGCTGGGGTAGAATGCATAACGGAGTTGACATAGCTAACAATACAGGCACACCCATATTAGCCTCAGGCGATGGCAAGGTTATATATACAGGCCCCGCAGGTGGCTACGGTAATATTGTGGATATACAACATGCCAACGGTCTAACTACTAGATATGCACACCTCAGCAAGATAATAGCTAGGACAGGTCAGGATGTTAAGCAAGGTATTGTTATAGGTCTTATGGGTAGTACTGGTTTCTCTACTGGTCCCCACTTACATTTTGAAGTTAGAAGAGGAGGCAGCTATGGCAAACCTCTTAATCCAGTACTATATGTGAAAATATAATGGCAGCAACACTATCATCCAATTACCCCTACTACATTGGCAGGGAACATGAATATCTACTTAAGTCTGCTATAGCAGATGATGGTGGTAGTGAAGCTCAGTATGAGCTACTATCTCACCTTATACAATCCTCTATAACTGCTATACCTGAAGAGGGACCTAAGCTTAGGATGTTTGATACTAGAGCGGGTCAGGTTAACCTATTCTTATTTCCACCTAAGGTACAGGTGCTCCTTGCCTATTTATTTAGTAAGGAGGATGCTGATACTCTTAAGTACTACACTGAACAAGAGGGATCTGACTTCAAACAGAAGATCATAAGTAATATACCTAGTTCAGTAAGTCTTCTTAGGTTATCTGAATCAGTCACCTCGGTGAACTTCAGTAATACTATTAAGGCATCTTTAGATAGAGAAGAGACCTCAGCCATAACACATGTTATAGGTATGGACTCAACTATAGAGTTTATAAGTAAGGACGATCTATCCCTCTATGACAAACTAGATAGGATATTTAACTGTTGTGACTATCAGGTCATAGGCATGGATGCCTTCCAGTCTATAGTAGTTAATGGTGATAGGGTAAAGGCAGGCGTCATGGCTAGTCGTGGTTTAGGCTTCTCCGAGAGAACAGTACAATCAGTAGCTCAGGTAATAGAGAGATGGATATACAGTATTTAGACGAACTTCCTATAGAGGATACATACATATATAACCAGGACAATACTAGCAATGCCCTTCTTTTTAAGGGCTATCTTAATTTGAGCTTTAACTGCATTAACACTATAAGTAGATTCTCAGAACTCCAAGAATTGCAGAGTAGGGAGATAGATGCCCAAGACGAGGCTAGTCTATATTCCCTCTTACTCTCCCTAGAAAGCTATATGGTTACCCTCTTAACCATACCCACGATTGGTTCTATGGATAGAAGGAAGCTTAGCCCTCATTATTGTAGGAGGAAGATAGGTGTTAGCTCACTTAAGATACTACCCACGGATGACTATGTTAACGAGCTAATGTTCTCCAACTTTAAGACTTGGGTGGGAACATACGGAACTCTATCTTATTATCAGGTATTCAAAGAAACCTTAGAGGAATATCAATCCACTTCTCAACTTATAGATGTAAATATTAGAAGTCTTATCGATCTAACTGTCCAACCTCTTAGGGAAAGAGAGGATACCCAACAGATAGTCAATATCTATGACCAGTTTATAGAGCATACTACTAAGGACTCAATAGAGAGTGACACCGCAATATATAGATTCCATAGTGATTTAGTCTCTAGGGTCAATATTATTAGGACCTCATACAAGAGGCTTCAATTCTTACAGTCTTGGTTGCCCAAGGTAATATCTTGGTACCTTCAACCTTATAGTGAGACAGATCTACCCATATTACCCTTAGTCCCCGAGACAGAGAATAGCAGGTATGCTTACGATACCCTGAAGGACATTGCTTGTTTATGTTTGTCTAACGGTATAGATCATGACTCTCTAGTTAATCTAGGTTGGGATTTTATACACCAGAGTATATGTCCTATCCTTTATAAGGTAGAGGAGGAGTTAGTGGATATTAGGAAGAGGACAAGTTATATTGCTGGGGCGCCCTCAGGTTCTATAGATATACTCCTAGAGGAGTTAGTGCTTAATATAAGTCTTAATGATAGGGCGGGACTCCTTAGGGAGGCCTCACAGTTGTTATTAGAAACATACCCTAATCCCTCAGGACTTAACATGGCATTACTTATATCTGCGGCCTCATTACTTAATAGGGCTTATATACTTGTACATACTCACATAAGTAATAACAGATCAACAGATCAAACATTAGTACCCACAGATGAATTAGGCCGCATCTTCAGACTAATATATTTAGCCTCTAGGCTACTAAAGAAATCTAACCTAGAACACATGATTAATACGGCTGATAATTTAGCTCTTCTATCTGGAATAGAAGATGGAAGAAAAGACTTTAAGGATGATCCTATAAATGACAACTACTAGTATCAAGGAGCTATTAGATAGCCCCAAATTATCTACTTACTCAGGTAAGGGTTATAACCTGAAGGCTTATGATGTTCAGAAGGACTCTATTAATACTAACCTGCAGGCTACTAAGTATTCCTTTACAACAGGTATAGATTTACTATCATCCACCTCTGCTAAGTCTGATAATACGGATAAACCTCTTAACATATCTCATCAGATACTAGCAGAGCCTTTGGCTGCTATTAGTGGCACCTACCCAGTTAACTCGTTTATGGGTACCTCTCAATCTACTACCGAGTCATATTTACAACCTGCCTCGGAGTCCTCTCAAAGAGTGGCCTCTCTAACTAAGGATGGTAAGAAGGCAAGTGATCCGATTAAGAAAGGTACAGAGAAGGCAGGTAAGACATTATCCAGTGCTGCCGAATCTGTATCCCGTAGTGCATCTAAGTCTAACGGGGGCATTATCATATCAGCAGGTACCGACCTGCGAATAGGTGCCAACACATTACATATTGGTTCTGATGCAGTAACTAATATCATGTCTCCTGTATTTAGTATGAATACTAAGCTACAGCAGATACACGCCAACCAAATAGCTACTATATCAGATGAACAGTTTAATATAGGTAAGAATAGATATACAGAATTAGCAGTAGACCAAAAGACAGCTACTTATATACAAACTGTAGCAACTGAGAGTAATAGGAGTTTCTCTAAGGAAGCCCAGTCAGTTGCTACAGGCCTCAACGAGATACAAGGTCAGAATACCAATATATATGCTGATGATCACTTAGAGCAGGCATCTGCCTCTACTATGCGTATTAGCTCTCGTAATGCCACATCCCTTCAATCCGGTGATCTTACTATCACTGCATCTGCCTCTACAGAGGATGTCGCATCTGTTAATGCTGCAGGTAGTAATCCCTTAGATCCTCTAACAGGTTCTAATGGTTATATCAAACTGATTAGTAATGGTAAGGGCGGTAATACTGGTAATATCTCGGTTACTAGTAGTGGTAACTTTGTTACTAATGCTGGTGAGATAACTGCCGCCATTAGTCAAAGCATTATTAATGTAGCTACTGAGGCTGCTATTAGCGCTACCAAGAATAGCCTTTTCTCTGCCACTCGCACTATGACTATCTCTGGTGGTCAGACCCTCACTGCGGCCACTAATAGGGGTGGCCTATTTATATATGGAGGTCTAACGTTTCTGGGTAGAATGCCTATACCTATAGTGCCCTTTGATATAGAATCCGTAACTCCAGGTAAGATCGTACAGATACCTGAGTTACCAACTCTTCCTAGTGGAGCTCTATCCAGTCTTGAGGCTTGTATACCTGATAGATTCAAGGTCAAGAAACCTTCAGCTCAGGACAACATTAAGAAAGGTATAGAGTTAGGTAAGAAGTCTGCAGAGGGTATGAGTCAAGATGACCTACCTCCTGAGACTAATAGGGAAGGCCATATGTATAAACCCCCTATTCAACCAAACAGAGAGAATCATATCTATGCAGCAACTGGTACGTCTACTAGTTCTATAGGTAGAACTAGTGATGGTAACCCGACACTTAGACAACCCGCTCATATAAATAAGACCAGTACCGCCGACAAGTTTAGTCCTCCTAGAGCCTTAGCCTCCTCTAATAGTCCTAACAAACAAGAGACCTCTCAAGTGGAGAGTACCTCTGCTATAAGAGGTTCGGAGTTTATAAAGGGCGGTCTCCATATATACCCTAGTAGATATTCTCGCCAATTACCTAATAAACAAGAATCCCCTAAGGATGAAAAGGGACCAGACTTACTACCCCCATTACTAAAGGCAGTGCCTTCAGCGGTTACTGAGGCAGCTAAACAATTTAAGATACCAGACCTGACCACTAAGGAAGTAATAAAGAATTTGGATAAGGTTCTTATACAGGATGTACCTCCTTATATACTTGATATGGAAGGAGGTCCTCAGTTAGTTAAGAGGACGCAGGACATTGGTAGTTATATAGCTGCTGTAGGTTACTTTGGGGGTGTTATTGATGTACTCAATAACAATGGCACAGAAATTAGTAGTGCTATTGGTATAGGTCTTCCTATTATAGTCAGTGTAAGTGACGGTCTTAGTGCTTTAGAAGGTATATGCCAGAATGACCTCTCAGGACTTAACTACTTTGTCTCTAAGTTTGATTCCAGCCTAACTCCTCTAATTAATATAGGGGATATTCTACTTAAGAATCCAGAGGCAGACTTCCGTCAACTAGTAGATAGGGGATTAGTAGATTCAGTTTCCCAAGTACTATCCAATTTCCTAGATGATAGATATGCCTCAGCTATACCTGATATAACCCGCATCATAATCGATAATACTAATGGCCAACCAATAGACAGCGATAGATTGATAGACAGCATCGCCTCTGTATTACAGAAGATTACTGGGGTCAGCGAGATAGGTACTGCGGTGGGCCTATATAGAAACGTTCAAGGTCTTATAAAAGATATAAATACTGGGGACGTTATGACGGTTATTAAGGGAGGCTCCTTTAATAGTCTGCTTGACTTTATAGCTGGACCTGAGAATGCAGGAACAGTACGAGATGCTATAGACGTTGCGGAGACTTTATATGGTACCATTGAGGCCCTTAGTAAAGTTCCTGAACTGGTAAACCTTATGAATAAGTACAATATAGGGTTCCTAGATCAGGTAAATACTATATTGAATTGTCTAGACCTACTAGGTAAGATAAATAGCCTACTCGGTAAGGTATCTAATCTATTTAAGGGCGGAAATCCCAATGATGCAGTGGGGGCCACCGAGGATCTACCAAGATTAATACAGGCCTTTAATACTATTAAGGACACACCTGAAAACTTCTTAGATACTATAGACCCTAAAGTAGTAGATAGCATCAAACAGCTCTCCTTAGATATTCCCTTAGATGGTTGCTTTAGAGTACCGACTACCACCTATATCCAAGGCACTGTAGAAATAAAAGAAACCTACAATGCTAGGATACTATTTGGTCTTGCTAATCCTAAAGCCAATATCCTAGGTGGAAAGATTCCCTCTGCTGGTGACGTCCTACAACTTAAGATTAATACATTTGTAAGGGCCAGGGATCTTACTGAGCTAAAGCCTTACATAGGCCCAGGGCAGTATACTCCCACTGTATACAGCTACCAAATAACTGACTACCAACTGGCCAACAATATAGGTATAGCTATTATAAGTAGGGCTGTCCCAGTTATACAGTTGCAGGATCCCCAAGGTCTCATATATGAATATGATATAGATGATATTGGTAATAGATTAATCCCACTTATAAGCGATGCGTATATAGTTATATGAAACCAATTGCACCACCTCCCGTAATTAATAAGGGTATAGCCGTATTTGTGCCTGCCTTAGATGTAGCAGATGCTGTGGCCACTAAGTGTGAAATACATTACTCATCTGAGAATCCTAACTTTAACTGGCTTAACTGTGGTCCTACCCAAATGAAGCTATGGGAAGAGATAGTCAATTACTCTGCTAATGGGGTACTCTTCTTATACAAAAAGAGTAACAATCTGAACCTAGGTTTCTATACTATTAAGATAACTGTTTACAAGAATGGTAATACCAGTGTATCCGGCCAAATAGTAGTAGGAATTACTAGGGATAAAGCCAAGTTAATAGTAGGTATGCCCTTCTCTACATTCCCACCTATACCCCTATCATGATAGACATAAAACTAGTAAATCAGGACTTTTCTATTAGAGAGTTTGATGGCGCCGACGATAGTATTACCTACTATGACATAGAGGTAGAGGATGAAGTGACTGCCATTAGACACTTAGTAAGAAGGGCCGTTGAGACGCCCTTAGGTTATATAGGTCGCTATGTTATAGATACTAATGGTATATCTAATCTGGATGGGGGTTTTGGGGATGCTATATATAGTCGTCTATCTGAGGGCCTTACAGTTAATCTTGTCTCCCAGATTAAACAGGATATAGAGAGTGCTATATCCTTTGTGTCCTCTGAGATTAATCTTGAGTCAGTAAGAGTTAACGTTGTCAGCTTCGATACTATTGACGTTAAGGTTGAGTATTCCCTACTAGGACAACCCGTCCAAACTATTGTTACCACATTAAGTCTATGATACCCAGATCAGTAAACGAGGTTATGCAAACCATGAGAAGGGGCTTACAGTCTCTATCCTCACCCTTGGCTAACTTCTCCCCCTTTAGTAATATATATGCACTGCTAAGGAGCAGTGCCATAATAGCGGCTGAACAAGATCTACTCTTATCTAATATAGAGAACTCCTTTTATCTAGACACTGCTAAAGCAGAAGAGCTAGATCGCAAGGCATCTGATGTAGGTCTGGCCAGACAGTTAGGTCTACCCGCCAGCGGCTTTGTTCTAGCCTCTGCTAGTCAGATAGAAATACCCTCTGGCACAGTACTAACCAACGCACAGCAGACCCTACAGTTTACTACTACCGCTGACGTATTTATCTATACTGAGAATCCCATACCTATTACCTCAGTAGATAACACTAGCGATGCCAATCTGGATGCAGGTATCAGACTATTCTCTGCTAGATATCCTCAGGTTACATTTGTAGTAGGTAAGTATAGGGACCCAACTACTAAAGAACCTCAGGTATCGCTTGTAGGAGGTAAGTCCTCTGAGTCAGATAGGCAGCTGAGATCTAGGATATCCTCTTATATTACTAGTTTAGCTAGGGGTACTAGAGAGGCTATATATACGGCCATATTATCCTATGTGCCGGGCAGAATATATATTAAGGAACACACACCTGCTACGGGTTTCATAACTGTATATATAGACAGTCAAGATGCAAGAGTTCAAGCCTCTGTAAGGGCTCTCATAGATCAGAATAAGGCCTCCGGTGTATCTTATATAGTTAAGCCATTGCAGGTTTATAGGACATCAGTATCACTCCTATTAAACACTGATAGGCCTGATATATACCAGGCCACATTATCCGAAGTAAAAGCCAGGATCACCTCTTACGGCGAGTCTATACCACTAGGCGGCACAATGTCCCTTAGTTCTATAGCAGCTATAGCTCTAGCTGTACCCGGCATAACTAACTGTCAGGTTATAACACCTACTGAGGATATTAGCGTAGAGGCTGAGAGTGCCATAGGTATAGACTCCCTAGTTATAGACTTGAGGATAGTATAGTGATAACAAGAGAAGAACTCTGTACTTCCCATCTAGAGAGTCTCCATAGAACCGGAGGGGAATCTCTTATAAAGAGTAATATTACTACAGACCCGAATAGACCCTTAGTACATATAGAGTTAACCAAGAATGGCGGCTACTACGATAGGGGTATAGTAGAGGGTATAGTAAGATACCTTGCTTTAGACTATGGCGGTACCATAGTAGAGAAGGACTGCATTGAGTATGGCTGTTTAGAAGAAACTGGTATATGGACCACAGCCATTAAGACCGATATCAGCAGGACAATAGGGGGCACCACCCAATATTGGGTAAGGGGTCCCCTAGATGAAAATGGCGATACTTATGTAGTGGATATAGGTTATGTATATTTGGCTTGTGGGGATATCGCTATTAGAGATGAGAATGTAAGTCTATTTAATAATATGACCTTCCGTTCTTACTCCTTATTACCTCAATCCATTAAGTTTGTGCAGCTTAAGAGGGTAAGTCCTACTACAGTTACTCCTGTACTTAACCATATGGGCACCTATAGTAATCCGGATAACCTAACACGTTATCAAACAGGTTATATATTAGGTTACAACTACGTAGATCAGAAGACGGACCTAGAGGATATAGCATTCTCATTATTACCTCTACTACTTACTAATTACTATAGACCTATTAAGGGCCAAACTTTATATAGAGATGACTCTTATAGAGACCCTCATATAAAACAGGTAATAGAGGATAATCTAGCCAGATTATCTAGGTTAGTAGATCGTGATATCTCTTCCAAGCGATATGGCTCTATTCCTAGGTATCCTGCCACCTATACTGAGCCTTCAGATATATACGGGCCTAATGCTGATAACAAGTATCAGAATAATGAGGTACGTTACATAGAAGAGGGTTGTTTAGAGAATGATTGTGTTAAAGTCGGCATTGATGAAACTCTTATATCTAGAGAGGTAAACACAAGGGCCCTTGCATGGTTACTGTATGCCTACTGTGTATACCAATTAAGTTATAACGATAGTAGGTATGAACCTACTATTAATCTTATAGCCACCTATCTGCTATCTCAGATTAATGTTGAGACCTCTCTATTGAGGGAAGGTCATACACATAATGATGTATATGGTCTCTCTGTACCTATAGAGGTATATAACACTAGTACCTCTATTATTACTTCATTAGCCCTTCTCAAAGCCTATGATGTAACCAAACAACAATCATTATTAGAGTATTCCTTGGAAATATCTAATTCTGTTTACAGGCTACTATTTGATACAAGCTCTAATCAGTTTGTACAATCCTATAGTGACCTTAATATAACTCTAGAATCAACTGCATATGGCCTTACATTCTCCTGGCTACAGGGTAGGGCAGATATAACAGAGTCTCTCATAGCCTTCTTATCTAGCAAGCTAAAGGCGCCTGATCAACTAATTAACATAGACATCAGCAACCCTAATAACCTATCTATATTTAATGTAATATCTATTAGTGATTCTTACACTACTAATCAAGTACTTAGAATAAACACTTTACTATATAGCAATATCCAATCAGCATTTAACTCAAACTACCTAGTAGACTATATTGGTCAACTAGATCAGGTATATAGTAACCTTACAGACTATCAAGCATCAGACAGGAATACCCTGAGCATATCATTTGTATCAGAGTGTCTACTACCCAATGCCCTATGGTCCTATGAGTTCTCCTCTATATTCTCTATAGAGGACCTCTATACTCTAGAGTTCCATAGATCCCAAAACCTTAATAGAGTTAGAGACTCCTGGCCTATTAATTTCACTTGGGTAAGTGAACTATCCAAGTCTCCTAAGAACGTCCTAGGTTCTATATTGTTATCTGTTAGTAGGGCACTTGCTAATATCCCCACTACACTACTAAGAGTAAGAAAGTCCAGCAATATTACCACCTCTAGAGGCTCTAATCTAAATAGAACAGGTAAGGATCTTAAGCTATCCAGGAGATTTAGAGAAGAGGATTACAAGTATACCAATAGGTTGATACATAAGATTATAGGTGGCGCCAATACAGAGTCCTCATTTAAAACCTGTCTTGAGCTTATAGAGATAAATCCTATAGAGATATATGAACCTTGGAAGGATGTATTAACATTTGATTCCCCTAAGACTTATACAGGTAACAAGGATATAAGCAATAGTCTGATATCAGGTAATGATTATGCCTCCGTTAATGTTATTGAACTTAGAGTGAAGCAAATATTGGATGAGGACGTTATCCTTGAAACTGAGCGTATTAGAGCTGCAGGTATTAAACTTCTCTACTTGGAAGGTATACTCCAGGATTTTGACCTCAACGATATAGGTCCTCTATGTTACGATCACACATATCTAGATGAGATACCCGTGGAGCCTTTAATTCTCCTACTAGAAGACGGTACAGATACGCTATTAGAAGATAATGGTGATCCTATATACCTCGAATTATTCACACCTTATCCTTAGAGGCTGATATCAAATGGGACTTAATTTATATACACCTGATGCTACCCAGACTATTAAGGGTAAGATCAGACTCACAGGGGACTTAGCGGGAACTGCTGAATCTCCCCAACTATCTAGTACTGGGGTCGTAGCAGGTCTTTACAACAATGCTAATGTAACCGTTGATGCTAAAGGACGTATTGTTAGTATTAGCAACGGCACTGGGGGTTCCGATGGGGGCGCCCTTGTTATACCTATATACACAACCGTAGCATCCCTACCTCCCGCTCCCTCAGACATTCAATTAGCATATGTTAGTCAGACTGGTGCTATATACTACTCAGACACATCCAACTGGGTAAGGGTTGCTAAGTTTGAACCTATAGACAGTATTAGTGGGCAGATAGAGCTGCCACTTAATAAAGCATACATTTTAGAGCAGAGGGCCGTATATGCTTACTACCTAGAGGGTATAACTATGCAGACCGTAAGTGGTACTGCATCGGTTACTCTTAGAGTAGATGGTAATCCTGTATCAGGCTTAAGTAACCTGACGGCTAATACTGGTTCACAGAGAACCGTAGCCCCTCAGGGTATATTAGTTCCTATCGGGGCTACCGTATCTATGCAGGTTGTGCCATCAGGTACAGTAACAGACCTCTCATTTACAATAGAGATTAGCAGGGTAGGTTAAGAATGGCTGGTAAGAAGATAACTGAATTATTAGCAGCCACTGCCGTAGCGGACGAGGACTTACTACCCTTAGTTAGGTCCGCTAATAGCACTCCTACTAATGAGAAGATAACTGTATCCCAGATACTAGTGGATGCCTCATCTCTAGTTAAGGGTAGACTTAGACTTACTAAGGATCTATCAGGTACTGCCAACTTACCTATTGTCTCAGGTATACAGGGTGTGCCTGTTGATAGTAATCCCCCTGTTAATGGAGATGTACTCCGTTATAACGGTACCTTAGGTAAATATATACCTACGGCTAATATGGATGCCTTGACGGGTCATATAGAGACTCCTGTAGTTAAGTCATATATATTAGATGTAAGTGCTGCCTTTGCTTATACTATTAATTCATTAGCCCTTAGGTTAACGGCAGGCTCTGCTGTAGTAACCCTTAAGGTTAATGGGGTAGCCGTTAGTGGTATTACCGCAGTCTCTGCTAGTACTAGTGTTACCACATTTACAGCAAATAGCGGTGCTGTGACAATTAATAGTTTAGTAGAACTTGAAGTGATTAGTGTAGTAACACCCTCTAATTTAGCATTCACACTGAGGGTAACAAAGTAATGAGAAGATTTCTATTCTTTCCTGCTCTAAACTTAGCCACTATAACAGGTCCTGAGGCCTACAACGTTATATGTATTGATTGTCTAACGTTTGCAGGTATGGCCAGTAGTCCACCTGATGCCCCCGTTACTTGGAGTCAAATAAGTGGTAGACCGCTAACTATTACTAATGGGAATACCTTAGCCCCTACCTTCTGTGGTCTAGCAAATAACGTACTAGACATTAATCCTATTGTAGTAAGGGCCACAATACCTGGACCACTAGTTGATACAACGTTTGATGTAAAGATAAGTACGGTACCCCAATCTCCAGCAAATGTAGGCCCAGCCTACAGCAATACTAGGAGTATAGAAATTGATAACAGACAAACCTCTGTTACCTCTACAACAGCCGCAGCCCCCTTATATTTATCCAAGGCTTACGTTGCGACTACCGCACTAATAACTTGGCCTGCACCCGCTGATACCCTATATTGGCATAGTAGTACGTGGCTTAAGCTGTCCCCAACCACGGGAACATATGACCCTGTAGAGACATTCCCTGCAGCCTCGGTTCCTAGGGGTCTATTAGATGAAGCACCCAGCTGGTTTAAGATTAGGTTTAACTATGTAACTAATGGAGTATTAAGACATAGAGACTCAGATGTTCTATACTACTCTAGTATACCTACTCTACCTATTGCGGATGATAGTGGGTCTCTCTCACCAGGCTACGGGTTAGCTAGTACTACAGTAACGCCAACTAACTTAACCTTTTCCACTGCCTTTACTAACCAAGAGTATGTAGATCCCGGTGTCTTAGCTCCAGCCTATAGTGCTAATACCACTATACTTATAAATACTCCTCTGCCCTTCTATAGCCTACTGGTTAATCTGGAGCCCACTGCAGAGGCAGCCCCATTGAGTCCTGGTTACTCTCTAACCCAGACTACTAAGACAAACACGCCTTATACCTGGAACTCAGGTGGTCTAGTATTAGGTTAAACATTATAAAAGGAACATGAACATGCAATTTCAAGGACCAACACTAAAAGGATCTGCCGAGATTAGAGTTATAGATTCTAATACTGGTGAGGTCAAGCAGGTTATCAAGAAGGATAACGTAGTCTGTAACTGGCTTTATATAGGTCTGTTAGAGGGTGGTAACAACTTTGGTAATCCTAACCCTCATAGGAACTATTTGAGAGGTAATTTCATATCTATAGGTAATCAGTCTGAGACCCCAAATATGGGTAGATGGTATATAGATGGTATTATAGCCACTGGCTTCGTCGCCTCTGGTGTAACATCTCCTACCCTAACAGAGGATGTCAGTCCTCCCTATTATCAGGTACAGAACAGGATTAGTTTTATAGGTTCATCTAGATCATTTAATACGGTATGCCTTACCACATCCCTACCCTCAAGTAATGCACATGCTAGCCCAATTAACGATGTGGCAGTTAGTGCTTGGTTAGTATTAGATGTCCCTTGTACTCAGGGGCCCTCTGACATTATAGATATATTCTATAGAATACAGTTTGTAGATGTAGACCAACATGTAAGAATAAGTCCTAAGGCCGCTATTGAATGCTATAGAGCTGTGGCGGGTTTCACCGCACCCAACATCTCCTATTCGGATGATAACTCTAGAGGTGCTTTCCTGCCTGGATTTTTAAGCTTTACTCCTGTCACTAAGAATTCTACTACTTTCCCTTACATAGATTACTATACTGAGACTAATCAGGAGGCAGGCTTTGTAGCAAATAGGGGTACTGCCTATACCCCACCTAGGGGTTATACTATTGGAGTTAAGAGGGCCTTATATAAGGTTAAGCATACCTATACAGTCAACACGACTCAAGAGATAGGTCGTGTAGTTAATGGTATAACCTATGGTATTCTGGATCCCGCCTTTAACTGGACACAGGCTAGTCCTATACTAAAATCGGCTACTGCCTGGTCTATGGAGAATGCTACTCCCAATACTAATGTTGTACAGGCTAAGTATAGTCACTCAGCCGCAGCCACTCTACCAATGCAGGATGATCAAAACCTAGCTACTGGGTCTGGTATTTTTACTGTTACAGGTACGACTAGCACCTGGACTGGTAAGTATCCTCAGATATACAACCTAGATGTTGTAACTGGGGGTAATGTAGGTACGGCCACCTATAGGATCAACGTTAAGCACTTCTTAGGTCAGAACGGAAACACCTGGGCTGATAGGATCACTACTAACCCCTTCTTCCACCCTGACAGAGCTATACGTGTTAAAGAACATGGTATGGGCTCCCTTAAGGCTATTAGATTTAATGAGAGTACTATCATCCAATGGGATGCAACAGGTCTTAACGTCGTAGATATAATGACCGGTGCTTATATAGCCCTAGATGCTACCACTACCCCTGCACTACCTGTTACTGCCCTTAATCAAGTGGAGGTTAATCCTGCCAATGGTGAGATATGGGCTGGCTGTAGGGCTACTGGCTTGTGGAAGATCTCTCTAACCGGAGGTCTCAATCCTACATTTCTAGCTGCTACAGTTACCAGAATGACAACTGATGCTTGTTATGGGGTTGACGTAGGTAGAAACGGTAGAGTGTATGCTGTTCTAGAGGGTAGACTAGCTAATAGTGATGACTTTAGTGTTGCCTTACCTATTACTTATGCTGGTCTAACAGATAGTAATTGGGCATGTGCAGTACTCTTAAAGGTTGATCCTGAGCATGTGGATGATCGCCTTGGCATTGCTTTGTGGGATCAGAGCACTAATGCTAATACTTATAACAGTAATAGGAGAGTTGTTTGGTGGAGTCAGGCAGCAGGTGCTACCACCGGTCATTTCTTATATACCTCAACTGTTAATACGCTTAATTGGATAAACCATAACAACTTCTTTAACGTATCTGACAGTGGTAGCTTCTGGGCTATACAACTGTTTAATGGTAGTAATCATATTCTTGCTAAGATGGCATGGGGTACTACTCAGCAAGACGCTTTTACGATTCTGGGGAACAGTACCGTATACTCAGCCCCATATAACCAAATCTTCTTTGAGAAGAACTGTCTAATTGGTAGAACCTCTATATGGGATATTAACGGTACTAAGGTGGCAGCCGATCACCGAGCTATAGACATGGGCTACCGCTTTGTCTACATGGGCAAAGGTATAGCTCACTTTGGTAACTACCAATTCCATATATTCAATCAGAGCAATATGGTCAATGGTACGAGCGGTACTACTATTAGAGATAACCCATTAGGTTGGGATTACTATGAATGGAATGGCAGCGCCTGGGTTATTAGACCTTGGGTTTGGAGTACTATTACTAATACCTGGTTACAGGAGCCTGCTATTGGGGCCAAGACTACTCATACATCTACAGATGCTATGCCATTTGGTTTAACAATAGCCTGGGCAACAGGTACATCCTCACCTCACTTTGTAGCTAATAACTACTACACCCAGTACGTCTGTAGGGGTATATTCAAGGATGTTAGTAACACTCTAAACCATGAGTTTGCCTTCTACGCTAAACCCCTTAAGATAGATCAAGCCATAAGCGTTACTGTACCCAATACAGCACCTTATAGGGTGATCGTACCTAAGTCCATGTTTGGGGGTAGCCCAGATACTAGATTTGTAGGTTTGGATAATGACCAAACCTATAACCACAGTCTGAGTCTATCTGGTTATGGTGGCAATCCCCTGGCAACCTTATATGGTACCTTTAACTCTGTACCAGGTCCCAACGAAGCCATAGTTAATATGTCTAATGGTTCCTTTATCTTTAATGCTGCGGATGCAGGCAAGACCTTAACTGGTACTTATAGTTACGTTACAGGTATTCAGGAGTATCCTCATGCTACTAGAACTCTCTTTGGTACTCCAGGTCTATTAGCAGGTTATGAATCTGATGTAGGTACTACTGTAGGGGCAGGCAATGCGGTCACCGCCTGGGCTGATATATCTGGTGCAGGTATTACGGCTACTAGACCAGAGGCTAGTGCACCTATCCTGACATCGGGAGGTCCCAACGGTTTACCCTACTTGGCCTTCAATGGTAGTAAGCTATTAGACTTACCTGGTACACATTTCAGGGACTTCCAAAGAGGTTTCACTTTTATCTGTGTTATTAGACAGGGCAACGTAGGAACTGGTCTTCTATTTAACCTTACAACCAGCTATAACAACCAAGGCATCGTCGTTATTAAGAATGGGGCTAACGGGGCTACTAGATATCTTATGGGCTTCAACGGCATGGCCTTTGACGAGGCGTCTACTGGTAATACAGTGCAGGATAGCTGGAACGTTATCGTCGTTAGTCACTTCCCAGATATGGCACGTTATATTAGGGTAAATGGAGTTACTACTGTTACCTCTAATACTACAAACGATAGTATCCTATATAACTATAGGCACATGAATAGGACTAGATGTCATATATGTGGTGATGGTAACGGTAACCCAGCCCTAGCCGCCGACATTGCCGCTCTCTATGTTATGGACACAGCCCTGACCTTACCTGAGGCAGCGGCTATAGAGCAATCCTTGAAATCTAAGTATGCCTTAACAACATACTAATTGGTTTTCTTAACAGACAAACAGTAGGATGAAAGTCCTACTGTTTTTTATTGCGCACCATCACACAACCCTTAGGGAACATGATGATTTAGCTATATAAGTATTAATATGTTTGATCTAGCAGTATTAGGTGTAGGTCCCAGGGGATTATCAGTAGCTAAGTATGCCATCGAGAGAGGGCTTAGTGTAGTTATGATTGATGATCAGCCTCTGGCAAGTTGGAGGGCCCCAAATATAATACCAGACCTTGAGATGAGGAGTCCTTCTACCTTTGATCTATTTACATATCTGCCTGACATGTATGAGTACTCACTTAACGAGTATATGGAGTTGAATCTGCCTTATAGTGCTAGTCAGTATGCTGTGGAGACACAAGGTTCCAAAGTAGATAGGGCAACATTCGAGGGTTACCTTAAACATATATTCCAGTTAACTTTACAGGGGGCCGCCCTAATTAGAGAGAGGGTCAACCTTATTGATGGTAATAAGATTAGGACAACATTCCAAACAATAGAGGCCAAGAACATCGTCGTAGCATTTGGAGGCTGTAATCTTGGCACACTACCCAAGTGGATAGCTAAGACAGAGCTGAAACAGAAGGAGGTTAAACTTAGCTTCTTATTATCAGAGTCTCCTACTAACAAGAGGATATGTGTAATAGGTAGTGGACAGGGTGCCGCTGAGGTAACTGAGAGATTCGCCCATGAGAACACTGTCTACTGGATTACTAAGGCCGATCCTAAGGTAACTAATTACCCCTTACCTACCTGGACAGAATGGGGTCCTAAGACAGGCCTTGGTGGATTCTATAGAAGAATCCAGGATTGGCCCCTCAGACTTAAATACTTACAGGATATTAAAGCATGGCAACCCTCTATAACTCCCTACATACATAGGAGACTACAGAGGGTCTCATCTAATATAGTTAGTCTTACAGGTAATAACACCTCAGACTTTCAAGAGGTATTAGATGATATAGACTATATAATAGTCATGACGGGCTTGGATCCAGACTATAAGCTTATACCTACTAAGGACCCTATAGAATCCTATAGCTTTATGCCTAACTTCCCTAAACTTAGCCAAGGCTTCAGGACAACCATACCTAACATTCATGTCACAGGTGTTCTAGCTATACCATATGACGGCCCTAGACAAGGCTCCTTTATATCCGCAGGCCTAACCTCAAAAGAAATAATAGATAGTATTCTTAACGTATGACTAACATAATCAACCAGAGTATAACCCTCCAAGGGAAGGCCCATAGAATATATGACTTTGTTAATGGCAATAATAACTTCTTTTTCTCCATAGCAAAGCCAACGGCCTGGCCCGATGACACACAACCACCACTACCTCCAGTAGATCTAAGGGGAGTACCCGAACCTATACTAATTAAGAGAGTTCTTACCTTCAAGGCTGCTAGGATCACAGATTGTCCAACCTCTAAGGATATACTGTGTGATAATGTTTGGTATAGGTTATATGATCTTGATGATTTGCTTATAGACGGCACGTACTTTGAGATATATCCTACACACCTGTACTTAGCTACTGTAATCAAAAGTACTGATTATACAGAGCCTGCTTATAGGGTTACAGGTCTACACACCAACGTGACGTTTAACTCAGGTATACCCACTAATAAGCAGGAATACCTACCCAGTGAGATTAAGAGCACGGGCCTCCTCCATTGGGTTGCTTATAGTACTCCTATAGCAAGAATTACCAACAAGAGTCACTCCATACAAACAATAATAAAACTGTAGAGACGAGAACATGGCATTATTTGACTACTCTAGAGATCCCCTGTATCCCGATAGGTATAAGAGAAACAAGAACTGGGTTAAGGTACTTCCTGTACCAGGCCAAGCACTGCAGACTGCTGAGGTGACTGAGATACAAACCATAATTCAGGATAATCTTAAGCAGGGTTTTAATACCTTATTTAAAAATGGCACCTCTATATCTGGTTTGAGGATGGGGGTTAGCGCTAGGTCTGAAGAGGAAGTAACTATATCTATTAGTGCAGGGCAGTTTTATGTAGAGGGTTTAATAGTTGATATACCATCTACTAATATTGTTGTACCTACATCAGGTTCTTACTCTGTGGGAATACTTCTAGAAGAGTCCATCATAACTGAGAAAGAGGATGCTTCTCTTAGAGACCCACTTAAAGGCGGTGAATTGTATGGTCCAGCAGGTGCAGCTAGACTTATATGGACTACCTCTGTTCTTATAGATGATCCCAATGCCTTTACTATAGGTAAGGTTATTGATGGAGTAGTTAACCAATCTCAACTTAATCCTTTTTATAGGGTTGAGACAGTTCTTAGTCAGTATACATATGAAAGATCAGGACATTTCTGTGTTAGTGGTTATGAGACCACTTCTGTAGGTAATAGTAGTAGGGCGGTAGCCGATAAGAATAAATACACTAGCTTACAGAATGCAGTAGATATTGCTAATTCAGAGTTACAACAATCGCTATCAGACGCTCAGGCAGCTAAGGCTAATCTAGAGAATCTACAATCTCAATTAAACCAGTCTAATCTACAAGCTAATGCCAGTCCCACTAGTGGTAACCTAGCACTTAGGGCCGATCTACTACAGCGTGTGGCTCAGGCACAGTCTGACTATAATGGTCTGGCTAACCTCGTAGTGACTAAACAGACCTTATACCAGAATAGCAGTACTAGTCTTGATAAGGCATCCAACCTATTAGTAGATAAGGAACTCTTTAGCATTACCGCAGGTGTGGCATACGTTGAAGGCTTCCGGGTATGTAAAGCAGATCCCTCTATAATATCGGTACCTAAGGACTTACCTACTACCGCAGTAGACTCAGTTAAGTTTACATATGCAGGCACCCCTGCTAAAGCTATTAGACAACTGCTGTTAACTGATGGATCCACATTTGCTAATATAGTTGCTGATAATACTCTACTAAGAGTAACCTTCACTAATCTTCTATATCAAGGTAATTCAATTACCGCATCTATTGAGGTTAGTTGTGCTGCTGCCAATACTGCCCTAACAGATATACCCTCATTACTACTATTTATAGAACAACAAGTTAATAGTGTAGATAATACTCTAAACGCTTATATAACTTACATTAGTCCTAATAGCGCCTTAAGTTCTATAGAGGTTAGAGCTATTATAAAGAACAATCTAGTTATTAATAAGGCAGGGGCCTCTGGTACTTCATTAGAGATAACCAGCACTTCCTTAAACGAAAGAGCTAACCAGATAGGGGTATCGATAGAATCTATTAAGAGGAACAGTAGCAATCAAGCCTCCGGTGCAGGCCGTATCATATCTGATATCCCTAGTGCTAATCTAGGTGGCGGAGGCACTACAACTGCCTTCCAACTAGGATTTAGACCCGTTGCTGAAATACTTAGCCTAGTTGCTGAGATGCAGGAGGACTTAAAACCTCTAGTCAGAGGTACCACCCCTGGTACTACAGATCTATTAGGAGATGATTCTATATTCAGAATCATCAAGGTTATACAAGGTACTACTACATATACGGAGGGCATAGACTTCCGTTTAGTAGATCAGTCTAAGATTGATTGGTCTCTGTCAGGGGTTGAACCTGCCCCCGGCACCACCTATTATGTGTCCTTTTTATATACCCAGCCCTTAGCAATAAACGATGATTTCACCCTGGATTCCAGTACAGACTCTATAATCTTTATTGGTAGAACGCCTGCAGTAGTCTATACCCAGACGGCCCAAGGCATTAATGTTTATAATGGTACATTTACTGTCAGCTATACCTATTATCTAGCTAAGGCTGGTGTAATAACTCTAGACAAGGATGGTAACTTTGGTTATATATTATCTGCGGCTAGTCAGGACCCATTACTACCTTCAGTACCAGATAATCTATTAGCAGTATCATCCTTTAAGATGTTTGCAGATAGGATTACTATTGCACCTCTTAAGTGTCGTAGACTTACAGTCCAAGATCAACAGGTATTATCAGACAGGGTACGGCAAAACACTCAGAATCTAGAGATAATCAAGTTAGACCTAGAAGCATATAGGAGATCTAGTTTAGCGGTAGGTAGCGCCCCTATAGGCCTATTCAATGAACCAGTGCAAGACTTATCTAAGTTGGATACTTCGTCCACTCTCTGGAGTGCTTCTGTAGTTCCTGCTATACAGTCTATTAGCGCGGGTTATATTCATAAGGATGTACCTATTAGGTATACATCAGGTGGATTAGTATCAAAGAATGAGACAGGTATTAATTCGGTAGTAACCTTACCCTATACCAATGTTCCCCTTATCTCTCAGTCAAGGGCCACTAGATCTATGGCGCTATCTCCTTACTCCAATAGTGTTAAGAGGAGAGGTAAGTTATATATTTCCAGTGCCACATTATTTAATAATAAGACCTTTAAGGGTTTAACACCTTGTGATTACCTTACGGCTATAACAAGCACATTACTTAGACAGGGAGCACGTTCTCCTTATGTGGATAGTATTGTATCTTCAGTTAATAGTCTCTTCTCCTCGGCAGCTGAAAAGGCCTCCGACTCTATATTATCAGGTGATGCTATTAACAGCGTAGATGCTAGAACTAATAGTTTCCTGGCTGCCTTATTCTCCCAGGTTACTATAGAGGCTAATATTGGCTTAATCCTTATGGCAGAAGGCCTAATACCGGGCTCTGATAATTATAGAATTATGATATCGGGTAAGCCTGTAACTACCTTTGTCCTACAGAATAATACTCCGGGTAGTCTTGCATACCCAGGGGCTATTAAGGCTAAAGCTGATGGAACTATAACAGTTAGAATAACCTTACCTGCTGACTTGGCCCCCGGAGTTCTAGCTATAGAGCTGGTAGGTAATGATGGCTATGCTAAGTCTAGGATTAGTCTATATAACAATTTGTTTAATCAGATAGTTATAGGTGCTATGAAGAGTTGGGGCGCCTTACCCATAAGCGTAACCAGTAACTCTGCATTACCCGTAGAGTATAACGACTATATTAGTGAGGATCTCCTAAGGCTAGGCGTATCTAATATAGATCCAGGGGCTATTGGTAATAGTAGTACCCTACAGCTAGAGAAAGCTCAGGAGTATCCTATTAGATTCAGTCCTATTAATCAGACCTTTGAATCCTTCGGTAATTACTATGTTACTGGGGTTAAACTAAGATTAAAGTCAGGTCCATCCGATGGAGATCTTAATGTATACCTAAGGTCTGCTAATGATATGCCGGGTAAGATAACTTACACTAGGGCCCAAGCAGATACGTATCAATACAGTACCAATTCTGCCCTACAGACTACATTCCAGTTTCCTAAGCCTATCCTTATAAATAGGAACCAAAACTACTCGTTAGGTCTAGAAAGTACCTCGGGATCCTTTAATATATTTACTTCTCAACTAGGAGAGCCAGATCTTATTAATGGTTCAACCTTAGGAGACCAACTGTATCTACAAGGCTCCCTATATACAACTAAGGACGGTAATATACTTAGCGAATTAGACCGGGAGGATCTTACATATGAGATTGACCGGGCTAAGTTTAGTACTAGTCCTGTAATTGTAGACTTAGGTACCTATGGCATATCAGATGCCGTAACTGATATAACTTATTTCTGCCTCAATACAAGAGACATAGTACCAAAGGGTACAGAGCTTACCTATGAATACGAGAGTACTCCTAGTGTATGGGTTAAATTCCAACCTAACGTCACAGTATGTTTACCCTTTAAGAAGAACTCTCTAAGAGTTAGGGCTACATTATCTACATTCTCAGATACTATTAGCCCTGCTATATCACTAGAGGGTAACTCTATATCTTTTTATTCTGCTAATGCTGCCTCTCAAATAGTAAGTAAGATGGTCACCTATCCGGATGCCTATAAAAAGATAGATGTCATAGTTAGATATGTGAAACCAGTTGAAGCTAATATTAAGGTATTCTACAGTCCTACTAGCGGCTTTGCATGGGAAGGCCAGGAGTGGTATGAGTTAACCCTAGATAACACCTCCGTCTCTCTTGTGGACAGTGGTACTCAGCTATATGAGGCTAGATACTTTAAGGTAGAGCCATCTACTATCTATGCACTTACTGAGCTCAGGAAGAAGTTTAGGTATAGGATAGAGATCAGTACCACCGATAGAGCCAAGCAGGCTGTTATAAAGAACGTTATGACATACGTGTACTAAAACAAGATGGAAAATAAATATTCTAATAGGTGGACCCCTGAGTCTGGTTGGGTAAAGGTGCTAGCCAGACCTGATAGGCCTTTGCAAATAGCTGAGCTACATGAACTCCAATCTGTACTTAATTACCAATACCAAAGGTTATCGTCCTATGTCTACGGTATATACTCTCCAACTTGGGGCCTTAAGGTTAGTGTCATTGAGATAAATGATAAGTACAACATATTACACTTATCTCAGGGTCAGATATATGTAGAGACTCCCCACGGAGGCCTCTACATAGACATAGCACCCGCCGACCGGATACCTGTATCCAAACAGGGTAGAGTATCCTTAGGCTTTAGGATAGACTTTCTTATAGATGATAACTCTGAGCTTCTAAGAGACCCCTTATTCATTAAGGGGGATTACGGGGCTCATAGATTGGTTGTAAGATATAGACTTACTCTTAATGAGGATAGTTATCCTATAGCAGTAATTGATAATAGACCTTCAGGTGGGGCCCCGGATGTACTTCACTATAGACCCGGTAAGCTTACCAAGGTATATGACCCTAATATAATAGGCCAGGCTATATCCTCTAGGGTTAGTCAGCGTTGGTATGAAGAGAACGGGGACTTCATAGCTAACGGTATGGAGGTTAGCCTGGATCAAGAAACACGTAAGCTAACAATTAATGCAGGTGTTGCTTATATAGAGGGAGTCAGGGTTTATTTACCCTATGGCTCCTACCTATACTTACCTAGTTTTCCGTCTACACCTAATACAATATTTAGGTACATCATACTGCTCAACCAACAAGGAACTATAGAATATTATTCTGAGCAGGATCCTACTACATATGTACCCGGCTTACCCCACTCAACTATAGATCTAGCTACTCTAGAAATTACTAATAGAACTTTAATAGGAGGGCAATTCAAGAGGGACATATCCCTTGTTTTGTCCAAGAAGAGATCCCTAACTAATGCAGATCTTATACTGCTCTCAGAGGAGAACTATCGTAATGAGAGGGAGATGACCCAATTATTATTAGATAAGCAGGCTTTAGATATAGGAGATAATAACCTATTTGATTTGAGTGGCGTATTTACAGATGCTCTAATAGACCTTAGCAGGAGCGATACATACCATCCTCTTTACAATGCTTCCTTCATGCCCTCTATTAGGGCACTGAGGCCAGGCTTTAGTACTAGTATTAAGGATATAGTCAATGTGGGCTTAACTCCCACTGCCTTAGACATAGTAGCCCGTAATGGGACACCTAATTACGCTATGTGCTCATTCTCTGAAGAGTCATACATAGAACAGGCTAAGTGTACATCATGGGTCAACCTAGGAGTCAACACCCGAACTATAGCTCATATGAATATAAGTCCCAGTAGTGGTCCAGCAGACTCCGCTACTATACCTTATAGCGCGGTGGCCCCATCATCTCTACCAACACTTAAAGATAATATATTAAAAGCATTATCACTTAATAATGATAGTAGGGTGAGCCTGAACCTCAACCTATTAGTTAGGGAGATAACCGTCCAATGTACGGGTTTCCAACCTAACGAGGATAATCTTACACTCTCTTTTGGTAATGTAGCTATAAGTCAGTTCACATTATTAAATGGCACCTTGGCGGGTTCTTCCACTAACTCCATAAAGGCTAGGGCTGATGGTATGGCTTTCCTTAAGTTCTTCATACCAAGTAATCTAGCTCTTGATACTTATGTTGTAACACTATCAGGTCCTAGATCGACTGCCTCAGCGGTGTACAGATCTATAAACGATGCCATAGTGCCCATAACAACTGATCTAGATTCAGCCTCTGGTGTATTACCTCTAAATACTACTTATGCATCAAGCACTGAGGGTTGGGCCCAAACATTCCTTATTGAGGAACCTGTTAGCATTACCTCGATATGGTTAAAGATAAGAAGTGCTCCTAATCTACAAACGGACAACACAATCATAGCAGCAAGGGTATCTATAGTCTCAGCTAATGGTGGCCTACCCACTCCAGAATGTCTAGCTATAGGAGACTTAAGTTTGTCTGATATACAACTAAGTAGTAACGGTAGTAAGTGGACAGAGGTTGTATTAGACAAACCTGCCTTTATAAGCAACAGGGGTCAATATGCATTAGTTATTAGTCCCAACTTACCTGGCCTAGAATTATATGTTTCTACAATAGGGGCCCGTTCGCTGCTTGACGGTACAATAACCACTACACAAGCCCTACTCAATGGTATCCTCCTATCCAGGAAAGAGGGTAGCTGGCAGCCTCATAATGATATGGATCTCAGCTTTAGACTTAATAAGGCTGTCATGGCTAATACTAAGTCTGAGCTATTAGTTAACATAGAGAATGTAGAGCCCTACAACTCTGTTAGATTTAACATGCCTGTTATATTACCTGCTGGTACTAATATACAAACCTACGTTAAAGAGAATGGTACTTGGGCTTTGGTTAGAGGCTATGAATACACCTTACAACAACCTGCAAGCACCTCTGAATTAAAGGTTGTACTTAACAACACTAACCAAATGTCTCCTTTATTAGAACTAGATGCTAGTACATTCACCACTATAGCTAATAGACGTAGTTCTACCTGGATCAGTAAGACTGTAGAGTTTGAGGCGGCCTATAATAATATAGAAACTACCTTTGAGGCATACATACCAAAGGGTACGTCTATCGATGTTCTATTTAGTTCTAATGCTGGTATTAGCTGGGAGACTATGGACATGGATTCAGCTGCTACCTTCCTACTTGATGGTAATATACCCTTATATGGTTATACTTATAAGGCATTATCCTTATCAGATGCTATATCTAATATCAGCCCATCAGGGGCCTCCATAAGTACCCTCAGAAGGAAACTAACAATAAGATTAGACTTCAAGACTGCTGATAGCTCCGTTATACCCTTTGCTAGAAGACTATCCTCTATTACATACGGAACCTAATATGAATAATAATAATCACCACCTACCTATAAATGCCTACTATGACGAGAGTGGTGCCATCATAATAAGAAAGTCCCCTAAGGATGCTGAGATACAGGAACTAAGGGAGAGAGTGATACAACTAGAACAACTAGTTAACGAACTAATTAGGAATAAATCTAATGAACTCCCAGCTTCAGAGCCTGTTTAATAAGCTGACTACCTTAGAACTAAACAGTAAGGTTAATCCTAGTAGGGAATCAGTCACTCATATATTCCAGATACTTATTAAGAGGCTTCCCCTAATTGGGGAGGCTAAACTTATACTTATGGCTATACTATTGCAGGGTTATGACATTACTCTCTTTACAGATGAGGAACTAGTAGAGGTATCTAAGTTTAACCTTAGTTCTATAGAGGTTATTAATCCACCTTATGTAGACCGCAACGTAGTCAGCCCCTTTAAGGCCCCTCTATTTGATACTGGTAGTATGCGTATCTATTATGATGTTAGCGACACAGATACTACATCCCTTCAGGGCTTAGATAGACCATCGGAGGTCCTATATAACCTTATGCATACATACAAGCCATGACAGTAGAACAAGCAAAAGAGAACCTAATATTAGTGGCGACTGAGAGCCTACCCGTCCTAGGTAAAGTAATAGAAAGTACCCTCGATACCTTTGTAGGTGCAAGGGCCCTGCCTGATAACTATAAATATCTAGGTGCTAAGTTAGATACTCTCGATGTTCTTCTAAGGTATAGTTATGATGAGCTGGACCTTATAGCCACAGGTAAGTCGACAGACTTTGGCCGTCTATCAAAGCCCATATACGAGTCTTATAAATACGCTACCGCCTTCTGTAAGAGCACTACCATACCTCCCACTGAGAGAACCCGTTGTATAGAAGTAGATAATAATATTGCCTCCTTCCAGAAAATACAGTTAGCATCTCTCAACTCTGCTATCAAATATCTACAGGATGAAATAAAGAAGTCCAAGGGTAATGCTTCAACTGAGGACAAAACCATGAAAGCAGGGGGCGGATTGGATCCCACTGCTAAGCCAGATACCACTAATGATAGCAGCCCTATGAGCGCTGCTTCCTGGGGTATTAAGTTTACCTATTTAGGTTTAGAGCCTTTACCTGGTGCGGGTTCAAGTAATACTTCTACAGGTATCTCAGCCAGCTCTAGCCTGGAGAGCTTAGGCGGGGTATTAGGCGGTAGTAGGGATGGTACTTCTGGAGGAAGCACAATAGGTAACTTCGTCAGCGGTTCTACTTTAGGTCAAAGGATAAAACCAGAGTTCCAAAATAAGATAGAAAAGGAATGGTATATGTCCTTACTACCTGCTATGAAGTCTGTCATACCTATGCAGGGTTCTATGGACGTACCAGGGGCCCAACCCGGTCTCTCTATCAAGGTGGTACCTAACGTTATTAAACATAGGATACCAGGATTCCAACCTGCCTATCAGCATCTTGGAGTTGATACTGTTATGGTTACTATAGTAGGTGCGTTCACTGGGGCTGATGGTGAATCCATTAGGAACTATAATCACTTCCTAGGTGCTAAGAACTTACTTAATAGTCCTGATAGTCCCGATCCCTCTTATAAAGGTCCAGCGGATCAAAGACCTTATGGTAACCTTAAGTTCATTAAGTCTACATTTGACTCTTATAATAGCTTCAATGAGTTCTATAGGATATCAGTCCTAGACTCTAATGAGTTAGTAGTAGAGATCAACATGGCCCGTAATAATGATATTACTCAGAAGTCAGATCCATCCCCTGAGCTAAGTACTCAGTTAAGGGATCCTGCTACGGGTAATCCTAAGTTCAAGGCCTTCGTACGTAAGATAGAGGCCTTCCATACTAGATCTGATAGGACCTGGTATACCATGGACCTTGAGGTGATTGATCACGGCAATAGATCTGATGAGCCGGTTAACCTTACTAATGAGGTTGATGGGGCTGTAGATGCTAGCGTTCCCGATCCATCTACTAAGAAACTCAGTAGTAGATGTAACGACGCGGTATTAACCTCTATAAAATCTGGTGGTTGGGTTACAAGGGATATACAAGGTAATCCTATATTTGGGGAGAAGGATACAGGTAGATCTTCTCGTAGGTTCCTAGCCTATAACGTTTCCACCTGTGAACTAGTGTATTTGAGGAAAGTAGATTCCACAGGTGAATTTATCTGTGAGCCTGATGACGGCAAGCTATATAGAGGTAAGGAGGCTATAAACTCCCTTATACAAAGAGCTAAAACCTACGGAGTCTCCCCTGATCGCCTATGGGGTGGCTCGGAGTATAAGAGAGCCTTAGAAGACTTACTGCAGAAGGGCAGACGTATAACTTATAACCCTGCTACCCCTCCTTACAATCCTGATGCTAAATTAGAAAGCTTGGGAGCCACTAAGATAATAGGAAACTTTGACTTTGACTTATACATAATAAGCAGCGGTAGGATTATTAGAAGGAACTTTAGTGTAGTAGGTCCTAGCAATACCTTTGAGGTAATGCCATCAGAAGCTTACCGTTTAATAATGGGGGGCCTTGCTGAAGGGGGTCTAAACTTCTATACTATACAGGACCTAGAGAGATGGATTAACGTTAGCACTAACGTGCAGGTATGTATAGACGCTAAAAGTATACCTTCTACTGCCAGCAACACAGAGACTAGGCCCTCATCTCCTGCTTCTAGCAATACCTCTAAAGGACCGATTGGTAAAGGCCCAGATGGTAAGCAGTTATATCTTGGGGATGTTGTAAAACCTAATGGTCCACTCCCAGTTAATACAGTCCGTATAACTGACGTATCGGGTAACAGCTCCTTTGTCTCCCGTTGGTTAGGTATACAATCTACCAATTCAATCGTACCCGGCCTTAAGACTGACTACGTCTACTGGATAGATATATCAGGAGTAAAACAGTCAAAGCCTGCTGACCTAGTTTATTCTATAACTCAAGGTACGTTAGAGCTATGGAGGAAGAGATAATGACAAGGTTACAAGAAAGACTAGATAGAATAGCGGCCGGTAATGTAGTGGACTTTGCCACTTATGTCTCACAACTTAGAGAACAGAGAGCAAGGCATCCTAAGCACCCCAAGCTGTTTAACCCTATAACCCTACCATTAACTCCAGATAAGCCAGTATCCCTAGCTATAACCGAGGTACTCAATGAGGGTTATGAGTATACAGGGACCATCAATGTAAGAGAGGGTATCTACCCTAGTTACTTTGATACTAATATGTTTAATGATGCAGCTATGATTAATAGCTTCTTTCTTATAGGTTATGACGGGCGGCCCTATAGGACTACCAACCTATACTATGAATTCGTATTAGGGGATAAGGACTTACCTATGTCCACCTGGAAGTATTTGTATGCTCCCGTCTCTGCTAACTCTAGGGCCTTACTTAAGGACAAACTACCCCACGTTACTTACTATAATACATCAGCTCTAACAGCCAATAAGGTATACCCGAGGGAGGAGTACCTATACAATAGAGCAGCCTCTAGTTTTGAGTCATATTATAGCTTAGATATAGCAGATGACTTTTATCATCCATATCAACCCTACTTCTATTTCACTGGTAAGGTAGCCCAGCAGTCTAATGGTTCCTTACTCTTTGAGTACTTTGACTCCTTAGGTCTCTATGGTATAAAGGATGATTTATACATATCAACCCTGAGGCCTATCAACTTAGATTATCCATTAGGTAATACAACTAGTGATGAAATTGTCTTAGATCCTTGCCTAATCGTAGGTATACCACCTAACAACTCTTACTTAAATATGTACGGTCTTAGCACTGGTTATAGGACTACCTCAAAGTATGATCCTCTTAATAGCTACATACTATATGAGAGAGAGGATGGTACCTCCTTCCTTAAATTAGAGGAGACTGAGGAGACTAATCCATATGCTTTACAGTTCTATGAATTAGCTAAGGCTATTGATGATCCTACTAATCCTGGCATTAATATAAGTATTTTAAGTACAAACCAGGCTTATGACATTACACAGTCATCAGACCTAGCATCAATTAATATAGGAGACTAAATGGCAGACTTTCAGGATAATAAGTTAGTACAAGGTAGTGCTAACATACAACTTATAGAAGATCCCGTAGAAGGCTCTAACGGGACCGCTGTGGTATTTAGGATTAACCAGTTTATATCAGCTGTTGAGGATGAACTTAATCAAGTATCCGGCGGCATTGTTAGTTATGCTAACTATAATCAAACCCCTATCACCCTCAGCGCCTCTGATTATATTATCGGCATAGGACAGAGAACAACCGCTATTACGCTTAATTTACCTAACGTCACCTTAGTATCTCCTGGTAAGGTCTATATAATCAGAGACGAATCTAACCAGGGTGATACCTATCCTATAAGCTTGGATCCCTTTGGCTCAAATCAAATAGAGGGAACCTCTACCTATGTGGTAAACACTAAGGTTCACATATACAGCAATGGCACAGCCTGGTTCACTATATAAATAAGATCATATGATACCTACATACTCTGATGAAATAAGAAAGTCTTTTATAGATACTTATATCTCGTACAATTTAGTAGCACTCCTTATAAATGATGAGACCCTTGGTCTTACAGATGCACCTAATAGTACCCAACTATCAGCTAGGAGGGCATTAACTATGGCGTATGTCATCTCCAAAGAAATAGGTGCTACATCCCTCAAGGGCTACAAGAGAAGTGTAGTTACATTAGGCACTACGGTCAATGGGGATCCTAACCTTAGCACTAATACAGCACAGGCTACTTTCCAGGCAGACCCAGGTCAAACCCTAGATACTGCGACTCACATAGTTTATGTTAGAGGGGCTAACCTAACAGGTATATCAACAGCCAATGGTAATAATAGAGGTAACATACAGGGCCTAGTTGTTCTTGTAGAACCCTTAATAGCTGCCCCTATATCCCTGACATTCCCCACTGTCTTTACTCATACTGCCAACCTTAGAATCAGTACAACCCCATAACCATGAGCGCCACCGAGGTCCTGTCATTTATATCTAAAAGATTAGTTATACCCAGCTCTAACTTTGGGGGCCCAGGTCCTTTGGTGTCTGCCATAGCTGATGCTAATGATATAGACTATTCCAGTAATCATAATAATCTTTTATTAAACCTGCAGATTGCAAGACTCCTTTATCATACCGACAGTATTGTTATGCTGTCCCCCTGGAGTTTTAGGTTCATTATGTATGAGAAGGATGAATTCAACGGTAGTTATTCAGAGAGATCTTGTATATTAGATGAACCTTATAGCATCTTAGATACTGAGGGTAGGCTGCTATATAGTGTTAGTGACCACCTAGGTGTATTTGGTAACTCTATATTAGATAAGGCTCTGGTAATGGAGTCCAAATCAGGGGCCACCTATTATCTACAGTTCCCTACTTATAAAGGCAGTAATAGAATACTGATACTTCTTATTAATAGAGTATCAACCACCTCCCCTATAAGTAACAATTACTTTAAATCAAAGACTAATAAGACTGATACATATCAGGCCAATCAGATTAGTTTAGATGCTAGTTCTATCTACAGAGACCCGAATAGGTTAAGTACGCCCTTATATCCTATAAAGGTATTCCTCCTAGAGGGAACCACGGCTAATGTACCCACTATGGGAGAGATGTTATCATCCTATACTAGTACCCTGGATTATCCAATGGATGTAGATACCCTACTTAATATACATATAGATAAGTCAGCCTGGATCATGTTCACACAAATAACTGACACAGGTACTATGCCCCTTAAGGTTAATGTAGTAGATAGTCCATCAGCTAAATACTTCATGCCTGGTGCTCCTAACATATATTATATGGCAGGCTCCTCAGATACAGACATTAACCTTATTAGACAATCCTTAGGTCTAGTATCTATATTACCTCCTATACCAGGAACACAGAAGGTCCTAAACATTAAGGGCACATTACTAATACCATGAAGGATATAAACCAGGACGACTTGTTTAACCGGATGCTCTCCATGATTAGCATGAGCATCCGAGGTAACAATGATATGGGTATCGTTGAGTTTGCTGAGGATGTCTTATTCAATGGCCAGTATACTCTCTATCCTCAACAGAGAGCTATACTTAGAGCCTTCTACAATGAAGAGTTGACCGAGAGTGATAAGACTATACTCTCTGAATGGCTAGGTTTAGATAGGACTACCTGGGTAGAGGGCAGACATTATATCAACCTAGTCCTTGAAGCAGGAAGAAGAGGTTCTAAGTCTACCATTGCCTCTATCATAGCCCTTAAAGAGTTCTATGATCTGATTACACTTGAGAGTCCTGCTAAGACCTATGGTATTCTACCTAATGATCCTATAGCTATCTTCGTTATATCTCAGTCACAAGATCAAGCTAAAGAGACTATCTTTGCTAAGATCAAGGGTTATGCTGAAGGTTCTATGTACTTTAAGGGTTTGCAGGACTCTGGCATAATAGAGATCCTATCTGAGGAGGTTAGATGTCCTGCTAAGAATATAGGTATATATGCTAAGCATACTAACTCTAGAGCACTGGTTGGGTACTCACTTAAGTGTATGATCCTGGATGAAGCCGCACGTTTTGAGACTAGTAAGGAAACTGGTACCAATGGGGCGGACCTGATGTGGGACAACGTAGGTAAAGGTACCTCTGCCTTCCAATCACATGGACGTAAGGTAGCTATCTCATCAGCATGGGAGATAGGAGATCCTATAGAGCGTCTCTACTTAGCTAGTCAGACTGATGCTAATAGTCTAGGTTTTAGGTTAAGTACTTTTCAGCTTAATCCTACAATGAGTAAGGACCGTACACAAGTTATTGTCTCCGATTACGCTAAGGATTATATTAGTGCCCGTCTTGAATATGAGGGTATTAGAAGTAGTAAACATAATACTTTTCTATCTCGCACCAATGTAGAGAAAGCATGCACAGGTCCCTCTGCATTTGATGCTAGGGGTGTTGATCTAGATCTAGAGGTTAATGGAGACAGGAGGGAATATGTTGGTATACAGATAGATCGTCTCTTTAGTGATGTTAGTCTGCATTCCTTTATACATGTAGACCCTGCACTTAAGAAAGATAGTGCTGCCCTTGCTATATCCCGCTCTGTTAAATTAGAGGATGGTAGATGGGGTATACAAATAGACGGAGTCCTTAAGTGGCAACCTAGGACTGACCAGAAGGGCATTAAGAGAGTGGTCTCATTTACTGATATAGAGGATAAACTCTTACTCTTATGTAGATCAAGGGGCGTTAAGAAGGTAACCTTTGACAGCTTTAACTCAGCATCCCTTATACAGAAGCTACATATGCAGGGTATACCTACCGCAGAGATATCTTCAAGTAGAGAGAAGCAATTGTTATACTACACCTTACTTAGAGATTTGCTTAATCAGAACCTTCTCATATTCCCTAAGGATAGTACCTGGACAGGGGATATTAAGGCTGAGCTCTCTGAACTAGTTCTTAAGCCCAATAAGCAGATAGTCCACCCTTATGCTGGCAAGGATATAGCTGATGCTATCTGCCTTGCAGTATATAACTGTTATAACTATCAGGTGCAATCGGGTATAGTATCTGGGGTTATGGGTTCTGTTACCAAGGTATCAAATAGTAATACCCGTAAACTTCAAACACCCAATGACCTCAAACGTGTGCTAAAGATGGGTAATGCAATAGGTAAGGTTAGGAAAGGCTTATAATGAAGACCCCTATATATACAGACATAACAGATTTAATAGTGCCTAATGAGGCATCTGACCCTAAGGAATTTAGCACCACCATACAAACCAATCTACCCCTCTTTCTTAATGAGTTAGGGGCTAAGATTCTTACTATGGCACCCCGTTTCTACTTAAGAATAAAGGCGCCTCAAACATACAACTCCCTAGGTATGTTACATGACAATGATAGGGTTTACCCTATAGACAAGGTTGCAACATCTTCAGGTAACCGCTATCTAATAAGACTATCCCTAACACCTTCTATTGGTTGGGGTATTAACTCTTGTTATATTGTTGAATATTGGATATGGTACCCCATAGTTAAGGGTTCATCATATGTTAATAAGACCATACCTAGGAAGAAGCTAATTAAGACAGAGAATTGGCTAGTCCCCTCTTGCAATGGGTATGCTGCTCTCAACTATAAAGAATGGTTCTCTTATGCACATAAATCACCTAAGTTAGGTAGTATCGATATAAGTAGAGGCTCCGGAACTTATGATGCTATACCCCTGGATATAATTGATATTGTTTCAGTAGTAGGCTCAGACGGCACCATATATCAAGACTTTACAGTGTATAAGGAAGTTGTAGATAACCTTATTACTCAGTCTATAAATGAGGAAGTCTATACCGAATTAGGCATTAGGTTTAATGGTGCGGCCCCTCTATTAAATGAGGTATATACTATCAACTATGTTAAGCCTCCATTATTCAGGGATATAATCTTCTTAGATCAAGCCTCCAGCTATAACCTATACAGCCAGAGCTATTACCCTGGTGTATTTGATCCTAGAGCATAGCGCCTACAACATATGGGAGTAAGCATCTTAACTTACTTCTATTAGGGATAGTAGCGACACATGCCTCAAGTTATATCTTCACAGTTTGATAACCTGTTAAATAATGACAGTTCCAGTGGTAATGGTAATTATTCATTCACCACTGGAACTTCTCGTATTGTTAAAACAAGGGTTACTAGAGTAATAGACGGCGACACCTTCAGCGTTGCTGATCCTGATATTAAGGGAGTCGTTAGACTCTCAGGTGCAGACACACCTGAGACGGCTCACGGTTCTCAATTCTGGAATAATGGTAACCTATTAAGCAGGATTAATAAGCTAAGATCCCAACCATACGGGACCGCAGCAACAGATTATACTCAGTCTCTTGTAGAGGGCAAGGAAGTAACCCTCTATATTAGAGGGTTAGATAACAATGGCCGTCCTATTGCCAAGGTAATGACTGAGGATGGTAGAGATCTATCCCAGGAACTACTTAAGAGAGGTTATGCTCATCCTTATTTTAAGGGAGATCCTTTCTATGATCCTACTGTAATGACAGAGGAGATGGAAGGTATTGCCGTCTCCAATATAGTCAACGGTGTGGGCATATACTCAAATCGTAACTATGTTAATCCTGTTAAATATAAGAACGGTGTTCTACAGTTATTAGGTACATCTCGTAGAGAAGACCTGAGGCAGGTAGCCTATTACAATGCTACTCACCTAGCCCAGAAGTACGGCGTAGATAACCCTCAATTAGTAACCTTATTTGATGACACCAATGTAACAGGGGGTCTATCAGTCCCTTCACAGATGGGCCCTTCTTACTTCTATGCTGTAGCTCTTCATAACAATATGATGAGACAGGGGGGTATGCCTACTGAGATTATTAATAATGATAATACTGCAGTCCTAGGCGCCCTATATAGAATAGCTATTGCTAGGAAGACAGATCTAGTCCAACAACAAACACCCTACGCTGTTCGTAGGTTTGACGTTGAGCTTACAACACCCGGCCTGGGTATGTGGCTTAATGAACACTGGTTTATGCCTGTGGGCTTAGGTAGATTGTATAAAGATGAACTAGGATTCCTACCATCCCTCACAGGCGCTATAGGTAGAGTACTAGATAAGACCTATCTTTATTACACAGATCCTAGGAGTGACTCTGCTAAGTTATCAGAGGATATGTCTAGGGGTGCTTCATATAAAGAACCTAAGGCTGGATTCTTTGAGAGCTTATTAGGCTTTAGTACTAACTTAGCATTAAGCTCTGCAGCAGCAGTATCCCTCTACCTGGCAGTGGGGGAACCCTTAAACCTTATATTAGGGGAGAGCTTCAAGAACCAGACACAGGATCTTCTTGACCTGGCATTTGCTAGTGATGGTCCTACTATGCCAGAAGCACTTAGAAGAAGGGCCGCAGCTAACCTGGGGTTAGGTCTAGAACATTGGGGTGAAAAGGATGGTACATCCCTCAAGGCCTCTGTAGTTAAAAGACTAATAGACCTTCAAGGTAGTAATAAAGAATTCTATGATATAAGTTCATTTAGTTTAACTCCCTATCATGCTAACTCAGCCTTCTTTAGAAAGAGGGCTGAGATATTACTCAGTACCATAGTCAAACCGTTCCTAGTAGAGCACATAAATCCTTATAGGGCAGGTAGTGAGGATTCCAGAACATTTGTTGATGCTATAGATAAACTTATAGCAGAGGTTGGTAGACCTGTAGGTCTACAGGTACATAACAATAAGTTCGGTAATCTTCAGGACTTATACGATGCTCTGCAGGATCCCAAGCTAGCTAAGACTATAGGTAAGGATGAGGCTGTCATCATGCTTACTAACGTAGGTGCTGAGAGACAGCAGAATGTAGCTAGAGCATTACAGGGTGTCCTTGATGCAGTACCACTTAATCCCCTTAATTGGAGGATATTTGGAGGTATAGACGAATCAGGGGCTAAGCCTTTAATGGTTGGCAACATACTATCTTTTGCCCAGGCAACTGACTACATGCAGAAGGTGTTCTTGGGTGCCAATGGATTAGGTGGTATGTTCTCTAAGACTGAGGTCATGCCGGGCACAGGTAGCGATAATGTAGGCTCTGCTATACATAGAAAAGCTAAAGGTCTATTTAGGGCCATTCAAATGGCGGCTGTAGAGGGAACTGCTAGGGTTAATACTCAGGCTGCAGTCGCTAAGAAACTTAATAGGGTAACATCTGCATTTAGAGCTGCAGAGGAATCCCTAATAAGTGGAGGGGCCACTAACCTAGAATGGAGTGACAACGGAGACGTTAGAGTAGTTAAAGCGTTCAAGCTAGATGCATTACCTACCCAACTATTCGATGCCATGATTGAATATGAGGATTTCCTTAAGGGACATGGCTATGAGGTAGACACTGTATCTAAGTTATCTGAAAGGATAGCAGAGTCTAAGATAATGCAGATGACCGCAAGTACTGCAGGGGATCTGCTAAGGCCTGGAATAGGTTCCGAACCTAGTCTATCCAGATCAAAGGCCAAGATAGCTATGTATGCCATCCTCGCTCTAGATATAGCCATAGTAGGTAATGAGCTATTCCAGTCATCAGGTGGAGCCTCTATATTTACCCAGATAGCAGCCTCAGTCACAACAGGTCAGTATGGACTAGCACCTGAGTTCACGGCAGGTCGTTTCTTACCGACTATAAGCATATTTCCTAGTGAGATGGCATCTAACGTTTTAGTTAGCTCTGCCTATGCTGGGGGTATGCTCATGCTGGCTAGACATGTTGCCCATGGTATGAGGAGACCAGTGACTGTTCCCTATTCTATTAAGGGTGAGGCTGTCGAGGCCCTGCTTAAGGTTACTAAAGGTAATATAGGCTTTAAGCTGATAAGTGATGAGGATATGCAAGGTGCCGCCAAAGGTGTAGCAGGCGTATTCCATTTAGCCATGATGGACGGAGATAAGGTAACTAGGAGTTTCCAGTTATTCCGTAAGGTAGCTATTAACGGGGCTATAACCTATGAGAAACCTGTCATACGTATGATGGGTGATATCAACAGGAATACTGCTATTGTCTTTGGTGTAGGTATGTTAGCCACCCAAGGGGCTCGTAGTGCTACTGCAGGTTTATTGCAGCTCTCTAGGAACTGGACATCTACTAGCAGTAGTCTCTTCCAGGAGGGTGGCAGGGGTAGTCTTGATCCTCTTATATTTGGTGCAGCAGGGGCTGCAGGTCTAGGGTCTCTAACCAAGAGTGGTAGAGGTATAATACTAGGTGCTCTAGCTGGAGGGGCCTTAGGATTTATAACCAATGCAATCGGTATTAGATTGACCGATGTTGGTACTGGAATGCATAGGGTAGATCCTGCTATGGCTAGCGCCATTAGCCAGATAGCTAACTTCAAGAGGTTAGTTAAGGAGAGACTAGATAGTGGTCAAAGACCCTCTAACCTGGAGTTAATGGCGGCATTCTACGGCGGTGAACTATCAAAGGTACTACCTGCATTAGACCAAGATAGAATGGGCCCAACTGTACAAGTTATAGCTAAACAGTCACCCCTACCATTTATACAGTTCTTCTTAGCAGAGACTATTAAGGGTCGTCCTACTTTACCTAATGGAGCGCCTGATAATAGCAAAGGTGGAACTAGTTATTATTCTGTAGGTATCCAATCCGCCCCTATATTTGGTGTGTCCATTAGTACCCAACTACCTATAAAGATATATAGGGGTGGGGGTATGTTTGGCTTAGGTGTTGCATATAATGAACAGTCAAACACCATAGATTTCATACAGAGTGTAGGTCTACTGACAGGCACTGCTACCCTAACTGTAGCGGTGGGCCAGATGTTGAGTAATCTTATAGACAGCAAGCTAGGACCATCTGGTAGCTACAAACCTGGCATGATAAGCATGACTTCCATTACTAAATCCTATGAGACAGCCAATAGGATTATAAGGTATGGGACTAGGGCTGCTGAGGCTATACCGGCAACAGCCTATCGTATAGTTAGGGGTATGGCGGTTGCTGACCTGGGGGTTTACGGAGGTATAGCTAATGCTATGAATAAGAGCCTTCCCGTCTTTAAAGCCCCAACACAGGCCCAGTTATTTAAGTCTTTGGCCCTCAAAGGTATGGTGGGCATGTACGTAGGTTCCATACTAGGAAGTACTGGCGCAGCCTTATTAGGTCGTAAGGATCCTGCTGACATAACTATGGGCGGCCTATTAGGAACCTTTACTGTAGGACCAGCCCTGACCATATTAGGCCCAGAAGTATTCGAACTATCTAAGAATCTTATACCTAGTGCAGCTAGACTAGCCCGTCTATCTGCTAGAGGTATGTACAACAGGATGCCCACTCATTTACAGAGGACCGTAGCATCTACTGGTAGCTTTCTCTGGAACAGAATGGGTAAGCCTATATATAACTTGAGACATAGTGGTAGAGCCAAGGTCTTTGGTCTATTTGCCGGTATAGCCTATGCCATTACAGATCCTAACTTTGGCTATTCTAGGGATATGGACAAGTATGATGGTAGGGAGGATATAGTTTATAGACTCAGCGTCATGAGTATGTATGCTGCCACTATGACATCCATCACCTATGGCATGGGTAAGATGGGTATGTCAAATGCAGATACCCTAGATGCATATGCCAATATACTAGAGAAGACTAAGAATACCCCTGCGGGACCAAAAGGAGTCCAGGCTCTTAGACATTGGTGGTTGAAGCTACATGAAAGAGCACTGGCTCAGGATAGTGCATATATTATAGATATGGCATCTAGAATGCATGAGGTCGCCAATAGTCCTGATGCCAAGGCTGATGCGGATATCCATAGGATATCTCAACAGATGGCTAAGACCAATGCCATGAAGGTAGACAGTGGAGAGCAAGTATTTAATCTTGCCACTGATGGAGATAAGGATGCCCTCATAAAGATTATAAGGGGTGATCATAACGATCCTAATGTGGGAGAGGGTCTATCCTCATTAGCTAGAAAGGCTGGCGCTGTTAACAGAAGGGTAAGACCTACATTACTAAGTAGGAGGGCCATTAGGAGTCTAGCTTGGTTAGGATTAGGCACGGCAACCACTGCAGCCCTATTAACTGGTGGCGGTCAGAATAGGGAGGCCATAAATAATATATTCGATGGTCTAGAGACTGGCTTCAATACGGGTATTAAACCCTTACAATATCTAGGTTCTATATTAGCAGACACATTCAGATTAGTAACCGGTCAGGATAGAAGTATAGAACGTATGGGCCCCTTACCCACCCCTATGGTACCTGGCAGCTCATTCGGTCTATCTGCTTCTCCAGTTAAGTACAGGAAACTAGTTAAGGGACCTGATAGAAACTCAGGTGCCAACAAGATATGGAAGGATATAAGTAGTTTATTTATCCTAGACGAACCCAATGCCTTCCTTAACTTCTACAACCTATTTGGTGTGACATTCAGGACTGGTGAGTATGGTACTAGAAATAGTATGTATATTCAGATGCAATCCGCCGGTCAGGATATATCTACCGCAGTCTATTCTATGTCTGCTGCTTTCCTATTCAAGGAATCATTCGCGGGTAATAATGATCTAGCTATCAATACTATAAAAGCCCTAAAGGCAGTATCTAATGCTGCCAACTCTGAGAGCGGTCTATCCAAGTTAGCTGAGAAGGATCTTAGGAAGGCAGCCGTTAATCTTATGAGCGTTACCGCTCATCTTCAGCCTCTCAAGGAGAGAAGGAAGATTAGTAAGGTAGATGAGTCTGTATTAGGTCTTATAGGTGGTGACGACTTAGTGGCCGGGGCTATAGATTACAGAAGTAAGATGACGGCCCATATGAGTTTCCAGCCTAGTCAGTCCTTGGTAAGTGACATGCTAATAAGGGCTATGAACCATAAGGACGCCGTCGGCATCATTATGGATATGATGAATGGTAATAGAGAGAATCTATATAAGATATTTAATGATAGTTTTGGTAATGTTACTAGAGACATTAAGATTGTTAGCGCTAAGTTCTTTGAGAAGGATGCTAAGACAGGTAGATTAAGAGGCCTGCCTACCTATGTATCAGATCCTAGCCAATGGGCTGATATGTATAGTCCATTTGTCCCTAGCGATGATAACGGTCAAGGATCCTTTATACCTTCAGGATTCGCCTATGGACTCTCTATGGTAGCCTCTAGTATAGGACCCCTACAGTATCCACTCTACGTATTCCTAGGTGCCGCTGTTGGTACTATGGGAATGTCTATGTTAACCACTATGAATGCCAGGAGGCAATTTAATCAACTTCAACAGGAAGTTGACAGACTACTGAATGAGCCTTGGTATACCAAGGGAGGCACAAGAGGAGCCCCAGACTCACCCTACTCCTTTACAGTTAGACAACAGAGAGGTTTATATGGATCTGTTATGGAGGAAGGTGGTAGACCAAAGCTAATTGTGCATAAGGGTTCCAGATACTTCCAGATGAATAACACCTTACTGACTGGTCGGTCAACAAGGGATCTATCTAATATTAAGGCTATCAATGATGCTATGGCTCAGATGGAGGTAGCCATACAGAACTCTTATATGGGTAAGATGTATGGTGCTGATGCGGATAAGAGCTTCCTGGATAATATGAGGACTACGGTTAATCAGAAGTTAGCTGAGCAGGCACCCTCTATAGGAGACTCTAGATCTGAATATATAGATAAGCTTAGAGTAGAGTATAGAGAACAACTTAACAAGTTAGTAGATAATTACTTTGAGGCTATTACAGATATCCAAGTAGATATAAATGGTAAGAAAGTAAGATTAGTAGCCCTACTTAATCCTGACCTAGATCTTAGTGATCCTAATCTTAGATTAGATACCCCACAGGATCTAGAGAAGGCTATGCCTCAGTTAGTTGGTGCTAAGGAGGAACTTAAGAAGTCTCTAGAAAAGACTGTAGAGGATGTACTCCAAAGGGAAGTAAGAGGAGGGGGCTTCTTTGGTTGGTCTGACAGGATAGAGCAACAACTCATCCACTCTATGAATGCTGACCAGACCACAAGTATAAAAGTACTTACGGAGAAGGTCTTACAGGAAGTAACTAAGTCCCCTGCCTTTGGTAACCTAATAAATAATATAGGAGGTCTGGGTAGAGTAGTTTCCATTGATTATTCTCAAGCACTACAAGGGGAGATAGAGAACGTTATCAAATTTGCAGGTAACGTTATGTCATCTACAGTTAGACCTAAGGCTAATAAAGGTACCATATCTACCTCAACAACAGTAAAAGTATCTGATCCTGCTGAGATAGTTAGGGGAGGAACACTTAGTAAGTCTATAAAGGCTAAGGCTGGTTGGGGTGGTGGCCTATTTGAACTGGTCAACGTAATAGGTTTGATAACCGATACGTTCCAAGCCTTTGATATATTCTCAAGCTTTAGCCGTTTAGCTGCCGCCCAAGATAACCCTAACATTAGTAGATCCCAATTAGCTTTGATAAGAAACGAAGCAGGTAGTACGGTTACTAATGTAACTGCATCTATAGGTCTGGGCTACCTAGCTACATTAGGAATAGGTAAGGCTATGACCGCAATAAGTACCTGGTGGGCAGGCATACTTGCGGCGGGGGGTTTGACTATAGGTGGTGCTGCAGCGGGTACCGGTGCTACAGCAGCTGCCACGGGTGTAACAATTCCTCCTGTGGGATTAGTAATACTCGGATTACTAGGCGCAGCAGCTATTACAGCGGGGGGTATAGCACTATGGAAGAAGTTTGTAGCGCCTGCTATGGATAAGGCTAGCAACACGTCAGGTTATAAGAGCTTCACTAAGTTTATAGGTGATAGCTACTATGCTGTAAGCGATGGAGTAGGTTACCTCTTTGGTGAGGCCTTACCCTCAGTCAGTCATATGATAGCAGGAGATAGGGGTAAGGCAGGGGCCACTATGGCGGTAGGTACCGGACTAGCGGGGGCTGCATTTGGAGTTGGACTATTAGCTTTTGGTGCTGTAGGTGGTTGGGCTGCGGTGGGTATTATAGGTCTTGCTGCTGCTGGAGTAGGTGGAGTCTTGGGCCTAATGTTCCCAGATGCAATAGCTAATGTTGCCACTACCATTAGTAGAGTAGTTAGCGCATGGAAGATAGGTAGTGTGCCTATTGGTGCAATGATAGCCTCCTCCCCTAATAGCATAACCGAGCAACCTAGATATGGCTTCTCCCATCCAGGTTCACCCTTTATGATAGGGACAGCACAGCAGGTTATAGATGCAGAGTATAAGACATTGTTGCAAGGAGCTGCAGATCCTACTGGGAAACAAACTGCTGCTTTATTTACTAGTCCAAGTTTATACGGTCAAGCAGTTAGTGACAGCCCATATAAGGATCTATGGTCACGTAACCTTGGTAACATCAGACCTATGAACTTTATGGCTGATAGTACTATATCCAGGGAATTTGAGATAAGGGCTCAGTACTATAACCAATCCATAGTAGGTCGTTATATGTGGCGTACTATGGCTAAGTCTGCTAATAACTATAAGGATATACAGGCCTCTGAGAGGAGATTCGAGGAGACCCTAGCAGCCCAGGCTGTTCAGGTTCTTAAGAATACATCCGATATTAATATCAAGATATTAGTTAAGGATGTTAAGTCTATGAGGCAACTTGAGGATGCCGGTATCATTAGTAATTTAGCTGAGGTTAATGCCTTAATAACATCCACAACCGCTAGAAGGAATCAAGAGTTTAGTATAAGTATACCCAAACAATCAGTTACATCTAGATCTGAAGATAGCACTAACTTTAATGCTCAGGTACAAACTGGTAATAAACCCATCATTAAACAGGGTCTAAAAGTCAATAAGAAGGAAGAGGACGTGAGTGTAGGCAAACAAAAAGCTGTTGACAATGATTTAGAGTCAACAGCTAAACAATACTTAATTAATAAGGCTTTTGATCCTTCTACGGCCCATCTAATGATGAACTAACTAGGAGGTATTAAACTCCCCATAATTACTCTATGCTCATTCAGCTTTCTTAATAGTTGTTGTTGGGCGGCCGGACTTACTTGACCTATTACTTCTATGACTAACTTTTGGAAGTCATTAACCCTATTCATGGTGGACACTGCTGATACTATATTAGCGGCGTCCTTAACTAATTGTCTTACTTCTTTTAAATACTCTAGTTCAACCTCATCCTTACTTACTTTATTACCCTTATAGGCATCCTCACTCTTAGCTCTAATAGTATCTATACGGATATATAAATCCTCAAAGATCTCTTGCATCCTAGCCTGAGTATCAAAGACTGAACCTTTAAGGGCCACAGGTTTACTAATAGTTAGATCATTCTTATTAATCTCAAGCCACTTCTTAACCTCAGCAGTAGTGATAGTTAAGCCTGTCTGATTAGTAAGAATCTCACCTATCTGTATCTCCTTATAGTCCTCTTCATATAGCTTTATAACCTGGAAGCCCAGGCCTAACCTATCGATAATGGAGGACTTCTTAAGATATGCAGGATCAATTTCTATAGGCTTATCAAATACATCTATAAGACCATCCAACTCCTCCATGAGTCCGGACCATACATCAACACCTGCTAACTTAGACTTAAGCAGTTGTTCTGAGAACCTATCCCTAAAGGACAATAGACTATTAATAAGAGTTTCTGTATTAGTCATATTGCAATAGATCTATAGCATCTAGTTCTTCTACTAGGTCCTCACGGATACCATGATTCAACCAATTAACTATGGTGTTCATAGCCTTATCCCAGGACCTCTTCAATGTAGAACTGTCCATATATAGGGAGTTAGCGATAGCCGATCTACTCCTATGACTTAGCCAACGGTACTCTAAGAGTCTATGCAACTTAGGGTCAGTCTTCTTAAGTCTCTTAAGGGCTTCCTTTACTTCCTCATATGTGAAGGTTGCCTCTAGCCTTTCACAATACCATTCTTCCTTCCAGGGGAACCTAGTCTTTAGATACTTTGTTAGGCTATCAAGCCCACTATGCGCACGTGCCAAATTGTACCTCCATACTTAGGACTTATTCCTAAGTAGCCTATATTATACGTATACACATATAGATTAGTACAGAAGTATGTAATTAGCAAGTGCAAGCGGGCTTATAGTTAGTCTTTACTAGTACTAGATGCCCAAGTACCGTAGAGTACTCCATAGAAAACTAAGAGTTGTATCATCCCATTATAAGTAGCTTCCCTAACACTCCATAGTCCTGGGGCAAAGCTATTATAAAGAATAAGGGCTACCCAAGCTGAAAATGCTATTAGGGCAACCCTTAAAGCTATAAATATAGCGGCTAGGACTAGGAACTCTACTAGTGATTTATCCTTCAACATTATTATTAACCTAACTTATAAGGTCAATCAATAAAACTACTCTAGACTATCCACAAGCGCTAACAGCCTTGTTATTCCTAAAAGCAGGGTCATTTCTAGGGCTTGCCAATAATTAACTGTTGGTATTTGCCATAGATGTGTGGCTAAGTCATTGTAGGTCCACATAGTTACTAAAGCTGCAACCAGCCAAACTATTAGCTCGCCCATGTCATTCTCCTAACTGTTTAATATTTCATAAGTATGAGGCCAGCAGAACTCTAGGAAGGGACATGCCTTTCCATAGCAGTCCTTACATGGCGAATAAGCACTATCAGGTGTCTTCTTAATGAAGTGACCCTTATCAATTAATAGGTGTGCCGAGAAGAGAGACCCAAGGGCCACCTCCATCTTCTCCCTATCAATCTTAGATAGTACGAGCTTATTATTTCTAATATTATTAATACCGATATAGTCAACCTGCTGTTCTGTGAGTATCTCATAGGCATATACATATGTCATAAGCTGACGATTGCAGGAGACCTCATCCTGAGTGTAGGCCGCCTTATCAGTCTTATAGTCTATGATAGCTATACCCGTGTGACCGTCTACCTCTACCTTAGCGATAAGATCCACATAACCATTAAGGTATATGCTCTTCTTACCCCCATAGGTAGCTGGCATCTTAACAGGATTGATAAGCTTCATCTCTTCTTTAGACCAGTGTGAGATGGGCATTTCTAATGCTACTATCTCTCTAATTTCAGTAGGGGTCTTATATGCAGTACACATAGTATATGCGTCAGCATATAGCTGAGGTACTAAATGTGAATACTCATCGGACCCTTTATCAGCTAAGAAGTTCTCTATGATGGTTCTTCTATTAGGTAGATCAAGTTCTATCTCAGCATTCTTCCAGCCGGTGGTCATCGTGGGGTTGGATGCAATGCCGCCACCCTTTACTCTAATAGCATCAGCCCCTCTATAGTTCTCAGAGGCTCTCTCATAAAGGAGAGCTATATCCTTACTATAGGACTCTAATAGAGATACGACACCCTCAGCCTCCTCCCTACTTACATTCCCCATTACCTTATTCTTTATGAGGTAATCAAGTACTATGACATGGAAAGCATCTATAAGCTTAATAATATCCTCCCTATCAGTAGTATGGAGGAACTCTAGGGATTCATGTATAAGGCCCCCGAGTAGAGTACTAAGTGTATGTTTCCTCTCCATAGGAGTTTCCAATACATATTTATGGTAGTACTCATAACTACATCTCTCAAAGGTCTTTAGCCTAGAGACAGAGTAAGTCTTGGGTTTACTCTTTAATACCTTACTTTCATTTATCTTATGCATAATCAATTAATTAATATCATCCCAATGACTTAAACCAAAATGAGCTATGAGTAGAGAGTCTGACATACCGTCACTCTCTGTTCTACACCTAGAGTTCCTAAATAGATCTACATTAGGAAATAGTCTCTTAGCCCAACTAATACTTCCATCCTTAGTATCATCGTTACTACTAAAGTCATAATCTGCCTGCCATTCCTTGGCCTCTAGTATAAAGTACTTTAGACCAAGTCCAGCACATATACCTTTATACAGACCATAACCCTCCATAGTCACACCACTACTAACCAGGCCCTGTTTGCTTATAACATGTTGCCTTTCGATGAAGACACCATCAATCTTATAAGACACATTCCAACCTGATAGAAGTGGAACTATAGATAGCTCATCTACTCTATCCCTAAACTTATTCTTCTTGATCTCAACACTAATAGTAGGGGCAGCCTTAGCTACACAATACTCTATCTTATTCTTAGTTCCTATAAGTAAGGATAGACCACCTCTTATTCCTGGATCTATCCCTACAACACATATCTTCTTAACCATAAATCAATATAAATATAGTCTTTTTCAGACTCTATTCTAGCACTTGTGAAGTCCTGCTTTCCTTGATCTTTGATAGGGCATCCAATCTCTTACCTCTAAATACCTGAAGATACTTAGATGCAAATGCAGGATCCCTCAATGATTCTATAGCAGCAGGATCAAAGACTTTCTCCTCTCCATACATACCAAGTGCTTTACCTAATGTAGTTATGTGAGACATAAAGTCTACATAGGCATTCAGTACGTCATCCCCTACCAAGAAGTCCGCCTGACACACATGGCTATCCAGATCTAACAGAAACTCATTAAGTTTGATTCCCTTCTGCGCTTGGTAATCCAGACACGTATCTATTACTTTCTGTAGTAACATCATCTAATTCCTTTGATAGCTCTACTAATAAATGTGATATATAGAAGTCGGGCCTAACTCTCATTTTCATTAGGCGCCTTATATGCTCTTTGTTTAACTTACCTCTATGATTAATAAGACCTAATCCAGGGAAGTGTAGATCATAATTAATAATATAGGACTCCCTAATTGCACGGGAGTGTATATAAGCTAATAAGGAAGTAACACTGCCTATATCAGGACCACCTAGATCTAACTCAGTACAGCTTATATCCTTTGTATTGACCCCATACTCTGCTCTCATTCTGAGCTTTAAGCTGCGGATCATACCTAATATGGAGGACTCTTTACCATAGTAATCTAGCCAGTCGGCCTTCCTTATTATCAGATCCCCTCTCATGAGTCTAGGTTGACCCTGCGATTCCCTATTACCATTGACCTTATCTAGGACCTCTAAGATCTCATAAAGGGATTTATAGTTTATATCACGTAATCTATTAGGGGATATAGCTATATGAAGCAATCCCCTTAAGGCAGCTACTTCATGATCATCTATTGCTATACCCACTCCTACTATAGGTCCAACTACATTGTCTGAGCCTCCAGTTTCTATATGTATAGCACTCTGCATAATATTTATAGTTTGTTCTTATATCTTATTTATACGCTTCCAAGTTACCCAGGTTATAGCCTGTAACTCATAAGGTTTTACCCCTATCTGAGTTGCGGCCTCCTTATAACTATCACTAACTTCTTTATATTTACTATTACTTATACTTGGTTTACTTAGGCGTTCTCCGTTATATACACTATAAGCATGTACATCCACGGTCACCTTGTCACTATAAGGATTAACTATATTATCAAAGAAGGCCCTAGTCTTATTAGAGGTAGTTACAAGTCCAGGATTGCCCTGCCTTAATACCTCAAAGGCCTTTGTCTTATTCTTATTGAAGGTATGTACCTTAACATCCCCCTCACCTTTACCTTCCTTGAATGCCCTTAGTACAGTTCTTGCATCCTCTATGTTATTCTCCCATCTATTTCTAGGTGAGAGGGCTGACATGACTGCAACACATTGTTCTATTGGAACATCATACTCTCTACTCATATGCTCTGCTATTAGACGGGCATTAGAATACCACTGGCTACCCTTTAGTACATCAGCTTGGGTAGCTTGATCATAGACATTAATTATATTAGTTATCGACATGGTTCTTAAGTTTAAGTACCAATCAATGGATCAATTAAATCATGAAGAGAAGACTTGAGATGCGTACGTTATAGGACTCCAGCCCACAGGTATATATCTCTCTAGTTGCCTAACATCAGAGCCCGTAGCAGTTATTAACCTAATTAAGGATAAGTGTCTACTAAGATCTGGGCCCCACTTCTCTATGAGGGTAGGTACTAACTCTTGTTTATTAGCTATGATATGAGCCTGTAGATCTCTACTGCTCATACCAGATCTGTTATACCAATCATTAACATCTTTACAGCTATAGCTAATACCTCTACTAGTGGTGCCGCCCTCAGGTACCATAAGCCAACTGATCTTGACCTGAGGTAGCATGATCTGCAGCTCTACTAGTTGTGGTATCAACCTTCTCCAACTCTTATATTCAAGCGGATATAATGGATGATCCTCAGCAAAGTAATCATTATCAGCTACGACTATTAGTTCCTCTAGATCCTTAAACTTTTGATACTGTTTAAGAAGGCCTTCAAGTCCTAGGATAGCTATAGCAGGAATGCCTGCCTGATTTAAGGTTAGTGCATCAGGGAACCCTTCAGTTAATACAAGGTATGGTTTGTTCCTAAGACTAAAAGCAGGGATTAGATGCTCAAAGGCGAAGTAGTTCTTACTAGTAATTGGACCCTTACTGTCCTTATACCTTAGCCATTTATCATCCCCATTCTCATCCTTGGGTACATCACCTAACCAACGACCAACTATATGAACATACTTACCTTGCATATCCCTAATGGGGAAGGTAATACGATTAGAGAAGTATTCCTTCTCATGGCGCCTATCATATAATTGATGCTGACTTAGCTTATTAATATCAAAGCCATACTTGAGTAGGGTTGAACCTTGTGGTGCATATCCTACTTGGTACATATTAAGGCTAATATCATCAAAGCCTCTACTCTTTAGATACTTGAGTGCTTCTCTACCCTCGGATGTCCATAGGATAGAGGCATAGGTGTCAACTACCTCCCCTAAGAGTTCAGATCTCTCATCATTAGTCTCAGTAAGATCAGATAGTCCTGCTAGCTTCTCTAACTCAGATATGGCTGTAAAGAATGATCCTTTACCCTCTAGTCCGTGTAGTTTCCTATAGATAGATACGAGGTCGCCTTGGGTAGCACACCTACTGCTATAGCACTTGAAGAACTGGTCATCTACTATATAACCCTTACCCTTCTTATTACAAAAGGGGCAATTAGACGCCCCTCTAGTATTGAAGTCAGGATGTATACTAGACAGGCCTATGTGGTTCTTTAATCTCTCTAGCCTTTGAATAGTAATATCATCTAACATTTAGCCCTCTACATTTTTATCTCGTATACCTATACCCACTGGGAATCTAGGTATACCATCCTCTGATAAATTCTGATATTTAACTTTAAGTAACTGACCAATTAACTCCTTGGACTTCTTGAGGTACTCCTGCTTCTCCTCAAGGGTGCCCTGAGGTGTTACAGAGAAGATCTGACCATCCTTGGTTCTACATTCGAATATGCCGCAGTCCTTGAACTTAGCCACACCTGAGACTACATTAGTGATCTCAAAGTCATCATCAAGGAAGTCCTTATACTTGAGTAGCCCAGCGCTCCTATGATTAATACTATAGGTAGAGTTAGGATCCCTAAGCATTGTGCCCTCGAAGCCTAATCGGATAATCTCTGTATGATACTTAAGCATATCCTCCTCGTCGACTAGAGTCTCAGTCTTACAGGTCACCATACTTCTAGATAGAAAGATAGAATGGATATGATCTAATAAGTCTAGCCTCTCAATGAAGGGCATATCTAGATTCTCAGTATCTATAACATCGTAGGTTACATATACTAGCTGAGGACTTAGGTCCTCCCTAAACTTCTTGATGGCCTTCATTGTATCCTGGAAAGTATAGGGCCTAAGTAGTATAAGCTCTCCATCTAGTATGTAGCTATCCTTGATACTTGGTCTGTGAATATGAGCTGTAACCTCAGCTAGGAAAGGTTTACCCATCCTACTATAGAATCCAGTCTTATTACTGTATAAGCAACGGGCCCCGTCTAACTTGGGTTGACCATACATAGGCCATGTAACCTTATTGACTGCCTTACGTTTACTATATTCCATAGCAAGCATAGGTAGTATGAGGGTAGCCGCGTCTTCACCCTCTAGATGATAACCCTTATCCTTATATCGGAGTATAGTTGACTCCATCTCAGATAGGGCTTGTGCTAGGGGGCTAGTCTCGTTCTTCTTACCTACGTTCTTAGGTGTAATGAGCTTAGGTTCACTAAACTGATGGACACTATCCGTGCCATCATTAGTGGTCTGCCAGTATTCCTGTCTGGTGTAATAAGATGTGCCTTTCTCAAGTACAGCTATCCTCCAGAACTTATCATTACCTTTCTTAGCTTTACTGATGTATGTAGGACTTTCTTTAATTATAGTCATATTCCTCTAAGTCCATATGTAATAAACCTGCTATCGCCCTAAGTCTTCCCTCAATAGATCTTATATTACAATCTATTAAGGCAGGCCCTGGATTAACATAATCGACTATATAACCATCGTGCATATACATGAGATACTCATGAGGGTAGTTAGTTTGGGGTTCTACTTCAAACCCAAAGCCCTCCTCCTTCCAGTAGGTCCTATCTACCTGTATTAGGTCACAGAACTCTTCCTCTCTACCCTCTATAAGTTCTATCTTGACCAGTTGCATATCATCATAATACTCATGGTCATCATAGCTCCTACAGCACTCAACCTGAAGGCTCTCTACTTGAGGGTATTCCTTAAAGAACTCTAGAGTTCTCAATGCATTGTGTAACTTTTTCAGCTCTTTTATAATGCCGGTTGCCAGACTTTCACTCATACTTACCCTTACACATATCGTTTAGTTCAAATAAGGCATTGATGCCCTTAATAGTAGTCTCTGTATGATCAATGTAAGCGGCTGCCTTATCAGGTCCAGGGTTGTGGTAGGTAACCTCATCCCCATCATAGGTAAACCATAGTGTGTTGGGATATCCAGTGGTATCCTCTATATCAAAGGCACATATATGATCAGGGTTACATACATTGAAGTTAAAGGCTTCCAATAGGAATTGCTCCTGTCCCTCTAATATCTCAAAGTCATACAGCGACACGGAGTCATAGAACCCACCCTCATCGTTATAGTTATTAGAGTGTTTAACCACCACATAATCAAGTTGAGGATATTTATGAAAGAACTTTAGGGTCTCTAGCAAGTTATGGGTTATCTTTAGTTTTTCTACTAGAACACCTATATTAGCGCTACTCATTCCTGTACTTCATTTAACTTATTGATGCCCCAGAGCATAGCCTCAATACTGAGTAGATTACTCTCTATAACCTCGGGGCCTGGATTAGTATAAGTGACTTCCTCATCCTCAATATAATGAAGTTGCTGCGGGTATCCTGAACCACATTCTATGATCTCTTCTAAATTAAGGTCTGGGCTAGCAAACCTCTTCATAGAGGCTGTGAACTCTTCTGCTTTATCCTCAAAGAGTCCCACACCTTTTAGTTCAATAACCTCATCATAACCACCCCAATCGTTATATTGGTTAGAGAACCTTACTTTAACCTGTTTAATCTCAGGGTACTTCTGAAACAATTTATAAGTGGTCAGCAGATTATGGGTCCTCTTAAGTTTAAGGACTAAGTCATCTATGTTTAATGTCATTTATTTCTCCTCTTATCTAACCTTTCGTATTCCTTATAATCAATAGGTACAGACTCATAGGTTACAAGACGATACTCATCGTCCCACTGTTCTAAGTATTGGTTAAACCAGATGGACCTCGGAATCATATCATGAGAATCAGCCCTGCCTCTGTTATGTGAGAGATGTATCTCTAGTACTTGGTATCTCTCTAATAGGGATAAGGAGACATTCTCGGCCCTACTAAGATTACCCTCAGTCCATAGATTTATATGACTAATATCCAGGAGGATAGGGACACCAGGTACCATATTATCCTCAGACATCCAGTACTCAGGACTAGGCATTATCTCTAGGGCCACAGGTATACCTAAGTACTTAGACATATACTGAAGGCCTTCTCTTAACTCACGCTGAGTACAGTCCTTCTTTAATGGAGGATGTATACCCATATAACTAACCTGGTGCTTCTCTATGAAGTCCTTATACCTATCATAGTTAGTATCTTCTAACGGATTAATGAATAACCTAGAGTCCCCCTCGTATAGACAGCTATCATGCAGAGTAAAGGGAGTATCTAGGCCATCTAAATACTCCACATTACACTTAGACCCAACTGCTAACTGAAGGTACTCTACTCCTAGCTTATCGATCAACTCATAGTAGATATTTACACATTCCTCTATGGGACGCCGACCGATGGCTGTAATAGATAAACCTTTCATATTAACCTTCTATTTTTATTTCCCTCACTTTAGCAAGGGAGCTATATCCCACTCTATCAATACCTAAAGTACCATCTAATATATCCTGTACAAGCTTATCAGCTCCTAGGTACATATAGTCACTAGGCCAGGTGATATGATCCTCAATGTACTCTATGTCATCACCATATTCCTTAAGGATATAGAGGGCACATTGCTCTGCTTTCTTCTCTGCTGCTTTCTTATCTAGGAATACAGAGTCAGCCTGATGACCCTCTGCTAATCTATAGTAGGAATCATCATAGTTAACTATGACTTCTTCTACTATATATACGATAGGGATATTGGATGAGCCTATAGCTTCACTCATTCTCTGAGCCAGACTTAGACAACGCTCTCCTAGAGTTTCCCTATCATTATGTAAGGAGCCCTCGCCATATTCATCCGCATGGCTTTCAATATATCTACCTAATATATAACCAAACTCATAGCTGCCTTCCTCCTCTAACCATTCCTCCATATCAGTATCTGGATAACCCATACGGTTGAGGAACTGAGCCCTTCTTTGCTCATCATGTATTTCTACTGTGTTTATCCTAAACACAGGATAAGTACCACCCTGATCGTTGTATTCATATTCACAATAGAAGTGAACCGTATCTATCTCTGGGTAATCAACAAAGAACATAAGCTCAGAGAACTCTGTTTTGAGCTCATTCATATTCTTCACTTTATTATCCATTTCCCTGTAGAGGTCCTGTAAGTTACTCATTTATCTATACCTATTTAATATATGGAATGTATCTAGGATCAACGTAACAACTTTGTATAAACGATTCTCTATTACCTACTATGCGTAGGCCTTCCTTTGTCCTTACTCTAGATAGAGCAGTATATAAACCACCACTTAATCTCTCTAGGAACTCACCACCTAACTTAATCTGTACTGCATCTAGACTCAGAGACTGACTCTTATGAATAGTGCTGGCCCACGATAATCTAACTGGTAAGTAACTGATAGAACCTACAGGTTTATATTGACCTAGGGGCACATTATTTACACCATGATAATGGATGTATACCTGCCTCTTAGTTCTCAGTAGCTTAACTAGGATACAGGTGTCAAAGGTCTCCTGGACGATGGCCATATCACCATTGGCATAACCCTGCTCAATGTTATTGATAAGGATAGTAATGAGGGCGCCCTTCTTTAGTTCAACATACTTAGGTATGTCCTTCCACACAGCCATAGGTGTACCCTCTATTAGGGCTACATACTTCTTGGATACGCCCTCTAACTCAGTGAGCTTCCTAAAGTTATAGGTATCCACCTCAGCATTCATAGAGAAGAAAGTGGAGCCCTCAAAGTCCTCATCAATAGAACTATGGAATCCTATGTTCTCCTCAAACCAGTCTACAGCCTCCTCGGGCCTACCTGCTCTCACTAGTTGTAATGCCTTAATAAAGTCCTTATCACTCTGTCTCTTTACCTCAGTTAGATATGAGACATGAAAGGCATTCCAGTATCTAGCCTCAAAGAAGGGCTTACCACTTACAGCAGGCAACTGACCACTATCACCAGTTAGATATAGTCCTAACTTCCTCTTTCTATTCTGAGCATTAAATCTACATATAGCAGTATATATAAGGTCCACCTGAGCGGCATCTAACATAGAGCACTCATCTATAACTATGTACCTGAATCTCTCACTGATCTTCTTCAGAATACTATCTATTTCTTTATTGGCTACCTTCATTAGTAGCTGCTTAGTATTAAAATATTTGAGGGCTGAGTTAATAGTCATGGCACCCCCTCCTAGGTTCACTGCTGATATACCAGTGGTACTGGTCCTCATACAGTAGGATGGATCCTCTTTAAGCTTCTCATTAACCGTAAACGACTTACCGACCCCCGCAGGGCCCAGTATACTTATAAATAGTGGTTCGGTCATAAATCTGTTTGATAGCATAGTATCCTTATTATCTATGAAATCAATAGGAGGGAGATGGGACTCCCAAAGTCCCCGGTAGGAGAATCGAACTCCCTATACCAGGCCGGGGTATTTTATATAATCAATTAACCTATTCCCATATTCCATGATGGTCGAAGGATCCATCTGGATTAAAGAAGAACTCTGCAGTAAAACCTCTGTAGCCTCTTCCATTACCTAAGAGGATTATATTATCCGTATTTTCATACCCGGAATATTGGACTAGCTCGGGGTTATTATAGTCCAGCTTCATATCATATAACAGGCGTTCCATACGATCCCTATGACTAGCATTAGATTCTATACAGCCTAGACCTAATAGCCATTCGTATACCTTCTTATTCCATAGAGCATCCTCAAGAGCGTTATGGAGTACTCCATTGAAGTCCTTAGGCACCTCTGGATTGCCGATGGAATCCAACATTTGCTTAATGTCCCTAGTATACATAGGCCACCCCTTGGGAAGCTCTATCATAGTACCAAAGAGTTGGCATAGGAGCACATGGTCATAGGCAGAGTAATAACCATACCACCTAGGCTTATCAGCCCCTATGAACTCCATTAGATCATGAGCTATCTCAGCTCTACTACAAGGGTGAGTAGGACCCAGGTAAGGTAGTACGTTAGCCTTAACCCAATCATTACAGTCCTCCTCCCTAAACTCAGAGGAGACCCTATAGAAGGTTCTACCATCATCATCTACCATACCTATGCTGATAAGGGTTAGGGGGTAATCAGGGCCCCTTTCTATGAACTCAGTGTCATAGAATATGTTTCTAGTCCTATTGGTATTGTGTGTATCCATATCTATCCTGACGCTCATAATAAGGAATAACTAGTTTCCAGTCACTCCATCTTTCTTCCTCTTTGAACCATAGGTCTAACCTGGTCTTATATATGTAAGGATAGAGGACATCCTGATTAGTTGTAGTCTTCTCTAATTGAGTCTCATCTAACTCATTGACATACACAAATAGGGGACTGGATTCTATAGCCTGCGCACGGAATCTTAATGTTTCTCCTACTTTGTTAGGATCTATTGAGATTAACTGCTCATAGCTCCATTTAACTCCCCATAGTCTAGCTGCATGTAGAAAGGGGGTTACATAGCTACCCTTCTTTATATGGGTTAGCTCTTGATCTGTACCATGATATACCCTCATAGATACCTCAATGCAAAGTAATTAATTAGTAGGTGCATAGTGTTATCCATAATAATGATCACCCACGTAGTGAGCCATATAGGTCTATCCAGGGGGAATCCATTAAAGGTCCAACAATCATTCTTTAACTTATTGAACTCCCTAGCTAGGGAGTAATGATCAATAATTATATGAGTAATCAGTATAACTATTAGGGCCCAAAAGGAGTTAGTAATGAGGAAGAAAGGTAGGAAGTAAGTGGCCCCGTGTATGGCAGCCACTGACATGTCCTTAGTCTTATTACTAGCCATCCAGTCGTTTTGCAATAAATAATCGCCAACTAGATGGCATAGTAATTGTTCCAATGCTATTTTCTCTCCAAGACGTATAAACGATCTAATATGCAGGGCCAACGGGGTATCTCTAAGACATTAACTACCTCAAAGTAGTCCTCAAGATAATTATGAAAATCAGCATCCCCTGTACAGCCATACCATTCCCCCACATATATAACCCTATTACCACTAAAGGCCTTAACGGCTTTATATGCAAAAGAATTCACTGGGGGCCATACAAGTAATAAGGTGTGATTGCACCTACTACTTAACCTATATAAGACCTCCGCAGGAGCTACCCTCTCTACATAAGACCAAGAAGTGTTACAGTAGCCATTGAAATAAGGCTGCTTATCCCAAGCCTCCACCTTACAACCCTGCTGTCTTAATAGGCCAGCCCAGTAACCTGTACCGGCGCCAGCATCTATTATGTTGTCATAGCTAGCAATTAAGTCTATAGCCTCATCAGAAGGTATAGCCCAAGAGAAGCTATAGACAAAAAAGTCCCTAGCATATGAAGCCAGTAGGTCTGCCTGGACATCCTCTAACGTCATAGGAAAGAAGGTGCGTTCTCTCCAATTCCTAAAGATTTTCTCATACTCTTCTAAGTACTTATTGGTAAAGCTATGAAACCCAGGAGGCTTCTTACCTACATTGACATACTTCTGAGCAGTCAATAGCATCTGTCTTGCTAAGTCTCTCATAAACCCCCCTAAATTAAAGGGGGGCCCTATGGTCCCCCATCATTTATAGACCTTTCTGAGTAGTCTGAGTGAAGTCATCATTAAAGAGCTTCACTGTATTCCTTAATATATTGGCTAGTTGATCTGAGAGACCAAAGCGCTCAGTATTAATATCAATAGACTTATAAATATTCCCATCAGCATGGCGCTGACATGAGGCATACCAGTCACAGAGCATCTCTAGGACATCTATGAGAGTCATGCTATCAACCCCTAAGTTGTGATGCTCAGGATGATGAGCATTCTCGGAATAGTGATGCTCCAAAGCAGGGCCCATCTCAGCTAGACAGTCCTTATACTCTTGACTACCATAGGTAATACCTTTGAGTTTATGGGTAAGCCTAGTGAACATCTCTACCTCAGGATCCTCTAATTTGGACCTATCATGTGAGAACTGTCTCTTAGCGAGGGCTAACTTCATCTGTTCCATATAGAGCATCACCTTATTGATGTGCTCATAGGTCTCAAAGTTAGTAGCCTTCTCTTCTAGGTTTAACTCTCTATCCATAGGTTCAATCCAATATGCGTTGTTACCATAGTTAAAACACTTCTTAGTATCTTGTCTAAAGATAAGACCAGTACTATCCAGAGATGGGCAGGCCACCTTCCATACATATATAGGTGGATTGCTCATTAGAGCATACTCATCTACTATATGAGCCTCTCTACGGGATCCCACCTCCCTGACTAACCAGACCTTATCCCCTACTTTCATCCTTAGGTTCCTCAGTCTTAACTTTAGCGAAGCCTAAGGGTTTATTGCGGTTACAATAATCAACCATGAAGCGTCTAATACCTTTGTCGTAGTAGTTGGTAATATACATATCCGCCATCGGATGGAACTTATCTTTCTTATTAATAATGCTTTTCATATTTAGCCTTTAATCGTTCATATTCAATCAATTCAGCTTCTTCCTTAGAGACCTCAGCTGCTGCAGCCTTCTCTCTAAGCTTATTCTTAACCTGCTCCACTAGGTCACCATTCCATAGAAGCTCTGCTGGGACCTGGCGCCAGGCAAACGTATCATCCTCATACTCTATCTCGAAGCATATACATATCTCCCTCATCCAGAAGTCTAAGGAAACAATGCTGGAACATACCACCTCTAGATCATGGGCCCTGAGATACTCCCTACCCCGCTCACTTAGTATGCCTACTGCTATACTAGATAGCTGATAGAGTATCTCATAATCTGTCTCAGTTATAGTACCCTTACCTCTCAACATATTGAGGTAAGTAGATGCTACCTCATTGCTCATACTTAGCCCTTAGCCTTTCATACTCAGCAGCATCCCTTTTCTCTTGGGCCATAGCCTGTTGAGCCGCTAGTCTTTTGGCATGCTCCTGTTTCTCAATAGCCTTCTGTCTCTGCTTCTCTAGAAACTCCTCTTTGGCCTTAGCCAGGATAGAGTCATCCCATAGCAGGGCAGCAGGTATAACCTCGGAGTAATAGTCGTCACTACAACAACCACAATGCCTACGATCAACGTAACGCACATTGATATGACCTCCATCATACTCTATTGAGTATAAGGATCCATTACAACTTCTACCTACAGATGCAAGGTAGGTATTGCACTTCTCACTGATAATATCGTCGGCCATATCTTTTAGTCGACAGAGGATCTTATAGTCTAGCTCAGTCAAGGGAGTATCGTCATACTCTAGATCCTCTAGATACTCTTGTTTATCCTGTTCATTCATATCCCACCTCAAGGGTATACACGTGCAGTAAGGACCACACGTGCTTTCCTATTACTTCCTCAGGTTCTTCAGGGCGGTACGCTCCCAATGCTCATCTGTTTGAACATGATTAGCCCTAACCCATTTAGCTGTCTGAGCAGTCCAATTAGTTATCTCGTCCTCAGGTCTTAAAACAATACCCTCATGGTTACTTCTATGTCTCTCCTTTATTAAAGACTCCAGAGTAACACGGATAAATTCACTGCCTTGCATGTGCCATAGTACTGGCACTGTCTTCATGTTCAATTTCCTAGCATACTGTTCAGTATCAAACCAGGACATGAAGTGACCTGTCTTATCATCTCTAACCGCAATAACGAATAGATTGGTCAGTCTGGGTCCATATTGTATAGAGTGGACTACTGTAGTGTCCTCTACAAAAACAGACAATCCCTCATCTATTAAGTAGCAGACTTCGCCCCATTTAGCCTTGGCTCTAGATCTCAATTCTCCACCCGAGGTAGATGATAGACTCCTTAGATTAAAGCTGCTACGGGTCCACCTTTGGTTCTCTCCGTCCATCTTTGTGGTCAGCAGTAGACGCTTACCATCTAGCACAAAGCTAAGATCTGGGTGAACCTTATCATCACTACCTCTACCAGGAGAGAAGGGCAGATGTTTAGTCCTAGGGAACTTGAGATCAACCATAGTTACCTCCTTAATTATTAATGGGGACCTAAGGTCCCCATGAGCCTTAGCGGAGACTCAATGCGCCAGCCTGGATTCGAACCAGGGACATCCGAATTATGAGTTCGGCGCTCTAACCAACTGAGCTACAGGCGCGTGTGATAGGAGTTGATGGACTCCTATGTATATCATAACCTATTGGACTACTGATCTCCAATTTTGTTCGTCAGCCTTTGTAGTACCTACGAATGTAAGCACTTGACCCAGGTGTAGGAAGAAGGGATTATTAACCTCCACTACAACTCCATATTGGTCTGAGGTTAAGGCGGTCTGAAGCATCTGCTCAGCACCTTCCCTTGAATCCCAATTGTACTTACCCTCCCTAGTAGGAATCTTATTTGATTCCCCTGTTTCCCTACTTATTGCGATTGCCAGGATCATTAGCCTGCCACCAATCTTGACTTATCCTCGCCACTAGCATTCACCCATATTATGGGAGGATGCCTAAGCGCGTTTGTATAACCCAGACCTCCATAAACACAGCCAAACTCTGTTTCTGATTTGATTGCATTCCTTAGTCTAGTCTCGGCAACCTGAGGATCGGTAAATCTAGCCCCAGGGCTGCCCGCGCTTACTAGGGAACTTTTAAGGCTAACCTTATTGTAGACTATTGCATAGTACAACATTCTCATTTCTCCTCAATTGTAATCAAAACTAGTTGCTGTGAAGTTGTCATTACAGAAGTCTAAGAACTTCTGCCCATTCAGCCCCTTCTCAAGCCAGTTGTCCTGTTTGTTCATCAGGAAACATTCTATCTGATGCCACATGTAATCTATTTCATGTAGTTTACGGGGTAGCAACCAAGCTCCATAGCTAGCATCATCAACACTATATATCTGAGCCTTATAGTCTCCTGGTCTCTCCCAGGTAGCCCTCCGTTTACTTCTGTCCTTAGGATCACTCTCTACTTTTACTAGGTAGTGAAGTGTCAACCAATTATAGTAACGACCATAGAGTCTTTGGGCTGTATCATCATCAACCTTTACTACCATTCCTATCATATCTTTGGACAGCCTATAGGGCATCCAAAGGTGTGACTTCACAACTATTAGGTTGGCCCAGTATATATCATAAGGGTTCCACTCACCTGGATAATTCTCCATATTTGTCTCTCACTAACTTAGCTACCTTACGATGAATGCCAGGATTAATATCGGTTACTGCAGACACCAGGTGATGTCTTGTATAACATCTCTCATGTTCCCAATTATCATTCTCGGGGTCATCTAGGAAGGGCACAGCTTTTTGTATACACCAGTCTCTCAGACTCTCTTTCCTTGTAAGTAGAAAGGGCCTAATAATATTAGGGTTATCCCTATAGCTTGGGATTAACTTGGGGGTGCCCTTAATCATACTCATTAACCAGGTCTCTACCTGATCATCAAGGTTATGGGCAGTAATAATAGGTAAATCAATAATAGATTGTATATGCCGGAGGAACTCATAGCGTTCCTGTCTCCACCACATTTCTTCAGACATTCCCATTGGTTTAGGTCCAATAGGCTCAGAGACGTATAATGGTACATCTCTATATTTACAATATTTAGTTACCAGGTCTACACATTCAGCTGAGTATTCATCCCCATGATCAACATGAATGGCTGTAACCTTTCTTCTACTTAATAGTAGATAGTCCAGTACAGCCATTGAGTCACATCCACCTGATAATGCTAGACCTACTTCCCTAGGAATAGGGCCATAGGTTGTAATCATTAGATCCTCAAGTATTCCTTTACAATATCCCTTATTTGATCCTGTACGGATACAACATCGTCATGTTCAGTTATCTCTATACGTTCCATACTATGGTCATCTATAAAGAGGTTCCAATAATGTTCCCTTAGCTTTACATAGAAAGGTCTACCTAACTTCTCAAAGCTTTGTTGTACTCTTACCCTTGATAGGGCTAATTGTACGGGTAGATCCAACCATATAGTTACAGCGGGTTTGACAAAGGTACAGGCCTCAAACATAGACTTACATTGATTCTCAGTTAGCCCATGTGCTTGACCATATGCAAAGCCAGATTGTATATATCTATCACTAACAACAATATGTCCAGCATTAAGGGCAGGTATAATAACCTCTTCCTGATGATGTACCCTATCTGCCATAAATAGTAGTTGGGTAGCCAGCGGCCCTAAGGTCTCACCCTCATGTTTGTCTGTATCAAAGGTTAATCTTCTTATAAGACTACCTATAGCGGTACCGCCAGACTGTGCTGTCTTTCTAACTTTTATATCCTTACTTATAAGCCACTGGACTAGTAGGTCCGTCTGTATAGACTTACCACATCCATCTATGCCCTCTATGGCAATTAGGTTACTTCTCACATTCATATTATTTATTCCTAGTTATGACTTCCGTACATCCTGGATACACACTCTCTACTACATCCATACGTACAGATGACTGCGTAGCAAAGTAGTATAGGGGATCTATGAAGTCTATGATTGTAGGTCTAGCTTTACCCTCTTTTAATCTAAGGGCCCTACCTACTCTCTGTATTAATGTATTATCTGTTCTACCTGCTCCAGCGAGTATTACGGACACAATAGAATGAATGGATATACCGGCGGATAGCACTTGCGGGCCAGCTATAACCCCACCTATTTCATATCCAGCTAACTGTCTAAGTATAAGATCCTGAACGGGTCCTGGAGTGCCACCATGAACAATGGGTAGGTCTATACCTCTAGCCAGTAGCATGTCATATAACACTTGAGCATGACTGGCGCTGGGCTTACCTGTCTTCTTATTAACAGTTGTACCTACCTTATTCACTAGGATAACTATAGGCCCCTCATTCTTCTTTATCTCTTCTATAGCTAGATCAACAATGAGTTCATTCCTACCTTTATTATTGAGTATTAGAGCTTTATAAGCCTGGTTATATACCCAATGACTATAGCCCATACTCATTAACTTGGGAGAGATATATGCCCCTGGAGCATAGTAGAACTTAAACTGAGGCTTCATGATGATACCCTTATCTATCATATCAGCCTCATTGATATCTACGATCCTAGGACCAAACATACCCTCAAGGAGTATATTCATCCCATTGTTAGTCCAGGGGGTAGCTGATAGACCTATAGAGTACTTCCTACGCTTCATCAATAAACTAACTGCATAATAGCTGGGTGTAGCATACTCATGACACTCATCACCTATTAGACAGTAGATATTCCCTAGGAAACTCTGTAGCTTTTCATCATCTCTCCTAGAATGCAGGGTATCAGGTATAGCAATAGTTATACTCTTAGACAACTCATAATTACCATCGCCTATTAATCCTATGTCAGGTGTATCGTATCCACTCTTCTCATAGAATTCCTCTATATCTTTCTTCATTTGATATAAGAGGTTACGAGTAGGAACAGTAATAAGTACGGTGGCTCGGAACGTAGTGAGCCATACCTGGGTACAGTTATAGGCTAGATTGCCTATGATATAGGACTTACCTGCGCCTGTAGGCGCCTTAATGATGCCCCTTATCTTATCTATAGCAGTCTCTACTGCATTCCTCTGATGCTCAAATAGTATAGGGCTAAGCTGAGCTATAGCTTTAACCCCCATGCTCCCATTACGAAAGTGCATCTGAGTCTCAGGTTCTATAGCCCTTACCACTGACATGATACTTTTAATCAGACCAGTGGGAACCACATAACCATTCTCATTGTTCATCAATAAGGTAAGGCCATCCCTTAGAACCATTATCTTGCTAAAGCTAGCAAGGGTAGACTCCTCGGGACTGATGGCAAGCAGTCTATTCAGCTCATTAAGAACATTAGTGCTAATATCCCCATTGAAGAAGCATGTGGCACCATCAAATACACCAGTTATCATCATAATCAATATAATCAATTAACTATAGTAAAGGGGACCTTATGGTCCCCTTTTATCTTACAACCTAAATAAATAGTTTATCTAGAATGGGCTATCTTCATAATCATTGTTACCGCTGTAACCATTATCACTATTCTCATAGTTAGCTACAACAGAAACACTAGGAAGAGCCAAGGGCATGGCAGATCTAACAGGTTTCTGATAGCTGTTTACTGCCGCCTTGATATCATCCGTAGATGGTACACCATAAGATTGGAAGTGAGGTTGGAATATAACGCCACCCTCAGCCTTCCTCATTCTAATAGTAGTGAAGTTGAATATCACATTCTTTTGAGGACTATTCTTATGATTCTTCTCTAAGTTTCTAATATAGTCTGCATAACCTACGATGCCTGACTTGAATGCCCCTCTAATAAAGGACTTAGACATAGGGAGACAAACCAGGAGAGGCTTAGTAAAAGGATTACCATCCTCATCCACTAGATCATAGATAGACATAGAGCTTCTTTCTTCAATAGGCTCTTGCCCCTTAACAGGACTCTTCTTAATGTTGATCTTAGTCAGTTCGCTAACTGCAATTAGCAGTTGGCCTCTAGGCTCACACTCGATAGTCTTAGTTTCTATCTTATCGCCATTCTTGACCTCAACATCCTTGAAGGACATACCACAACGGATACATTCCTCACAAGTCATCTTACGGGAACCTACAAGACCAAGGCGCTCCACCATAGGATCAGGCGTCATCCTGTCTAACTTCTTATCAACCCAAGCATACTTATTCTTATAGGGGATAGGAGGCAGCTCTTTGATGAGACCATCCTGAGGATGTTTATAACCAATAACGGAGCACTCTACATTTAGGTTCTCGCCGTCATAATGGGCCAGATGATCTCTTTGTGTATAGCCAACGATGATACCACCTATTTCAAGTGGAGCACCGTATTCTACTTGCTCACCTGCAATTACTCTGTAGAACTTCTCTTTGAACTCAGAAGTCTGACCAGGTATATTCCATTCGATAGTATCTTTCTTATAAGCATCTACTACCTTTCTTACTCCTTCGGGTACGGGAAATGCTGTATAACTATTAGATTCTCCCTCTAACAGTTCACCATGCCCATCATCCAAAGGTATATTGAGGCTGGCTGCTAGCTCTAGATAAGCATTAGCATCAAACTCACCGCCGCCTTTAACAATACTACTCATATATCAAATTCCTATAGCTTTCTAAACTAAAACTGTCTCTACAATCAATATCAATAGTCTTAAACTTACGGATTAATCCTAGACGGATAAACCCTTCATTCATTATGATAGCGCCTACTCTTAGGTCAGTAGCACCATCTATTACCGCCTCTCTTAGGATGGATACATAGGTCCAGAGATCTGGGCATCTACCCATCAGATATCCATAGAGTGCCGGGGGCCTGGAATCTGATCCTATGAACATAGTCCATAGTTCTGATTTATCCATATCCCTTAGTACTTGGGTACCTAAGTCTGTACCAATGTTAGATAGGTAAGAGCTGTTACCCTCTGACTTATCATATATAGACTTAAGCATATCCTCAGTAAACCTCTCCTTACTTATGGAGAATTTAACCAGGAGAGAACTTAACTCTATATTCCACTTTAATGGATTCTGATCAAACCTTTTTAGGCATAGTTTATACCAAAAGTATTCCAGACCATCCCTAGTGAATATTGAAGATAGAGCATCCACATTCTTCTTATAGAGATTAGGACTTAACTTAAGATACTCTATATGCTTCCACTCTTTTATGTAGTCATCCCAACTATCATTTAACTCCGACAGCCATATATAGGTAGTGTTAAAGACTCCATGTTCCTCTAAAAAGGGTATCTTCTTAGACTTGTACTCAAGGATGTGTATAGATTGTTCCATAGCGTCTAGACTATCTCCTATACCTCCCATTGAGATACAAGCCGCTCTAACATCTACCTCATTGGCCTCCCTAATTATCTTAGGCTTCCTCTTCCAGGTGTCTAATACATAATAGGTTAATAGACTTATGGGGGAGTCAGTTACATATATCACCCGTACTTCTCCATTAACTCTGCAAAGGACATTGGCAGCTCTAAGCCATCTCTTTTATTACCCAATTGCATCTTAGACAGAGCACTGCATAACTGAGATATCTTAGCGTTTACCCTATCCTCAAGACCAGGACTGGGTTGATCCACAGTAGCCAGAACTCCTACTGTTGTAGGAAAGTCCTCTATCTTAGGAAGATCAACATTCTCAGGGACTTCTCCTCTTATTTGCCGGTCATAGACATGTAACACGAAGTAAGTGGACAGCGGGGCCTTATGCTTATCAGAGATCCAACGAGATAAGCTTGCCAATAACCTTAGACAAACAGGATCCTTTATATGATCCCTAAGTATGTCCTCTATTAGAAGTTGAGCTACAGATTCAGGATCGGCCTTAGCCGTCCAAGAATCTACGAGATCCCTTACCTTACTTACATTACGTTGATCTTTCATTAAATCCCATAAGATCTTCCTCTTATTCCTAGAGGCCCCTCCTGCTCGATCTCCAAGTACCACCGCCTCAGTTATATCGGACATATGCTTAGTGGTCATGTACATCTCTAGTACAGACCAGGCACGTCTCATATTACCGTTAGATAGTCTAGCGATAGCCAGGGCGCCACTCTCATCTAAATCTGGATAGGCCTTAGTCATAGTATCTTTTATATCAGATACAGATAACTTGTTAAGGTTTATCTCTTTACATCTAGACTCGATAGCATCCCTTACTATAGGATCCAGCTTATCTGGGTCCATACTAACCAGTATCCAGGTAGTAGTTGGAGGACCAAACTCAAGTGGGTCCAATAACATACTAATACTTTGTTTACTGGCGTTCTGTAATTCGTCAACAATAATAAACCTTCTCAACTGATCAGGTCTATCAGTAGTACTATGAGGAGCACTGTAAGCCTGATCAATAAGCTGTTGGAACACCTCTTTTACTTCAGTAGCATCCCTAACCACATAGTGCGTTATGTTATCAGTGTTATCACCTTTACATACATCACACTCTCCACAGGGTTCATATTCACCCTGCTTTCTATTGGGACATAGGGTAGCCGCAGCTATTAACCTAGCTAAGGTACTCTTACCACTTCCAGGCGGACCCGTGAGCCACATAGCCCCTGGGGTCATACCTCTTGATATGACCGCCTTGATGTAGTCCACATGACCTCCACTATCATTACCTTGACCAACATAGGCACTAAGCTTCGTCGGTCTCTGTTGGTTTGCCAGGCTCATTTATACTTCTTCCTATCTTATTGATATAATCTACAGCCCTATCCCTGGTAGCCTCATAGGCACTAATGCTTTGTTCTACTTCCTTACCTCGCTTACCAGGCCTCATTGCTTTACATTCCGGGAATGAGAAGCCAGCAAAGGTGCCAGGTCCTTGTACAAAAGCAACAGGATTTAGATCCTTACCCCCAGGTACCACCATGCCTTCCATCATTATTAGGGTGAAATCTATATTTCCTACCACAATGATCTCGGTACGCATAACTCTACCATTAGGATTAATGGTAGCCTCTTTTACCTTTGTCTTAGCCATGCTTACTTTCCAGATATCTAATTACAAACGTCTTGATTAGTTCGAGGTCATTCATGTAGTGCCAGCGCATCTCACCATAAGGAACGGGTTTCCAGAAGGTGAACTTGTCACTATCCCCCACTTGGGTTTCTAGGGCATACCTCAGAGGTTCAATAGGATTGAATGTAACCACTAGAGGGTGACCTTCCCATGTAAGCTCAGTCTTTCTCCTATTAGTATAGAGACCCTGATCTGATCCCAATATACTCTTAACTGCCTCACTAGCAGCTAACAATATAGGGACATTAGGAGGTAAGGACCTCATCTCCATTTCTAACCAATCTCTACACTTAGCTATATTAGGTGGTTTAACTCCACCCTTAGCAGGACTGCATTTAATAGCATTAGTAATAAAGACTTTCTTTATAAAGGGTTTATAGGTCTCAGGTATCCTATCATCATTATCAAAAGTAGCACTTATAGATAGCCTAAAGAACTTACCAGCATTGAATCCTTTCTCTATAGGAGCCAGACTAATATTCTGTTTAAGCTCTTCTTTACCAGGATATGCAGATATAACTGCTAGACAGACATCATCTAACGGGACTTCTGCCTGACCAAAGATTGACTGGCCTGTACTTAGGTTACATCTCTTGCACCTAAGATCTAAATCCTTAATTCTAAAGTAAACCATAGTTTAATTGACTGGTACTGTAAAAGAGTACCAGTCATCTCCTTTTATTTAATAGTTAGAATAAGCCTGTAGAGTTAAATCCACCTCTTTCATTGGTGAACTCCTCATCAGGATACATTTCCCTCAGCTCAAGGGGCATCTGAGTCATAGGAATAAGTTGAGCAATCCTCTCACCCCTGCTGATTATTGTAGGGGCCCATATAGCATGCATAAGAACGAATAACTCATTACCGTACTTCATTATGTTATCCTAGGGGCTTTTTATCCCCTAGTTCTACGTCTTCATTATGTTATAAACGTAGCTCGGCATATGTCATCTTCTACATTCATATAGAAGCTGGGCGCTCGTGGAAGGATTATTGTTAGCTACTCACCTTCTATGCTCTACTCCTTCTATTCCCTTCTAGCTAGGAATAGCTTGGATCGGCGTTACCCTCTTCAGGACTTTCACCGAATTCACCCAGTTTAAAGACTTCAAGTTGTTTAGTTATATCTAGTTTCAATAGACTCAGAGCTCTATTAGGATCTGAAGACCAGGTAGCGGCTACATCTAGAGCTACAGCCCCTCTAATAATTGCAGAGAGGGCATCTATACCGTAGTTTTTATGTAACCACCAATGATCTGACTTACTTAATAATGCTAGGTTTCCCACATTATTATTAGTCTTATCGCAATCCCTATGATGAACCTCATAACCTTTAGGTATATTGGCTATCTCTAGGTACTCTTTGACCACTCTTCTATGCGACATAATCCTTTTCTCCCCAGGTTTGTAGTCTACAAGGTATCCATTTTCCTTACCTACATTCCTAAAGTTAGGATTGAGCTCTCCTAAGTAAGCTTCCTTTTTAGCTTGACTAGCACAGTACCTAGAACAAAACAGACCAAGAGTCCTCTTGTATCTTTGTACTCGGCTAACTTTTACATGAAAGGAAGTGCCACAGTAATCACAGGTAAGATCCTTAGGAGCCCTAAGATAAACTCCCATACACTCCCTGGAACAGGTCTTAGCTGTCAGAGCTTGTTTACCATATCTCTCGAAACTAGATTCACATATAACACAATTTAGTTGCATAAGCTAATACATAAACTATAACTAGTCTATACAACTAACATAGTGGTTATTGTTGTTCAAAGTCTATAACACCTACACTATTAGCTAAGGCATAATTGTACTTACCAGGATTACCTGATCTATTATAGATACCACACCACATTAGATCCTTAGGCTGTAACTTAATACCTGTGGGGACCAACTGAGGCTTGAACTTTTGACGTAGGATATTACCATCCTCATCTATTTTAATATCATAGAATTTAGGTCTCCTCTCATCCATTGCTCTAAGCTCATCCACGAACTCAGGATCCTTATCCTTGATATTACCTATGCTCTCCCACTCAAAGGGAAGCTCAACAAAGGGCCGGATAATCATATCCTTAGCTGCCTTGATATCATAACCAGCATCCGTAGGGTCCCCTGGTTTAATTAGTTGCCCCTGTGGGCAATGAGGTAAGGCCACCCATTGAATAGTTTTTATAAAGTTCATCATATATTCTTACTTATTACTAGATCTTACTTGTTCGTATATCAATGCTCTACCCAGAGTATCCACATCATCAGCCGGGGATATCGATAGGAGTTTTATCTCCATATCCCCAACCTTATGGACTCTCTCCTCTAGGCTCACACTATTAACCATAAGGACTGCGTTCTTAGAATTGCCTATAGCTTTAAGGGCAGTAACTAAGGATACTAAGGGTACATTAATAGCCTGGAATCCTACATCCTGATCACAACCAATGCTAGCAGGATTATCAGTTTTATTGCTACGGACTATCAGATTACCATCCTTAACATCTAGTTCAACACCCTGACCTACACCAGCACCATAACTTTGCCAGTTAAGGGCTGAGGTGAGGTCGGCATGATTAACTACGGCCTCACCCACCGGTGCTAGATCCAATAGACTATCTACAACAATGTGACTCTTACTATCTAGGGTGTCCCCCTTAACAGTTAGCACACTATCATCACATTTAAATCTTAGGACCTTATTAGCCTTATTATAATAAACATCTAATTCCTCACCCAACGAGGAGGCCATCCTCAGTAGATTAGGAGACAAGTAAATAGCACACTGCTCACCGCATATAGCAGGGAGGACATACTTAATGTATCCAGTCTCACTGAACTGAGAGTACATAAAGACCTTATTAACATCAGTCTTCATTAATACATTCTTATTAGCAAAGACTGATGAACATATACTCCTGAGTAAGGAGGGTAATAGATCAGATCCTCCTAACAAATCCGTAAACTCATTATCTTTAAGAGTTACTATAGATTGCTTAAAGCCAGCCTGATCATGAAATATAGATTCACTTATAGCACCTAAGATAGGTAACTTATATATCAGATTGTTATTAGCTAGTGTTACAGCTAGAACTGCCTTAGGTGTTAACTTCTTGGTCATACCATTAAGCTTAGAGCCTAATATATATACCACACCCTCTTCCTGAACCATGGCAGGTACGGTGACACTCATACAATGAGAATCACTCTCTAAAGCAGTTAAGGTCACACCCCTTTTAGTAGCCTCTACCTTAACACACTGCTCGATAGGACTATTGATCTTACTACTAGTTAGACTAGCTACAGCAGCCACCACTCTCTTATAAGTAGCGATATCTTCTACATTAAACTTCATCGTCTTCTTGCTCTTCTTTATTATCTGTATCAAACATTTTATTAAGACTATCTAGACTAAAAGCAACTGGAGTAGGAGCTTTACTAGTAGGCTCATCCGTACTCTTATTGAGTGCGCCCATCATCTTTCTTATAGATTTAAACCTACCACGAATAGCTAAATACTCAGATTTAATAGTCGTAGCTATGGCCACATAATCTTCCTTATCACTCAAATCAAATAGGGCCGATACTTTGTAGCAAAGAAAGACTGCATCGCTATAAGATCTACATATACCTATAGTGCCAGACAGACCATCACAACTTATTAATAAGGGAGTTAATATAGACTCAGACAAGGTACTATCACAGGTAATAAGTGGTAGGTTAAATTCTACTTCTTCTAAGCAATTTAACCTGATTAGAAGCGGAGTGTCCTTATAAAACCCCTCTATTACCCATTTACCCCACTCTTCTTCGCATAGTTTTATACTGGCATCTTCTACCACAGAAGCCATAGCTGTGCTACCTAATACCACCATTAATTCATATGGATTCATACATATAGTTCCTGAATGTAAACAATAAATAAAATCAATAATTAGTATTCTATACTTATCAGTTCCTTGGTAGAGGGTATGTAGATATTAAGAGGTCCTCCCTCTCCTGCACCCCCATCTATACCAGCGGATCCCTCAAGGAACCATGTTTCATGATAGTGACCCACTATAACAAACCGGTCATGAGGCGCCTGATACTTCCACCACTCAGCACGCTGATTAGAACCACCACCTACTCTAGGTCCATATATAGATATATCCTTAGCCTGCTTAGGTTCCTTATTAGGTGTATTGGGTGAGTAATAAGCATGTGCTGCCACATACTTCTTACCATCCTCCTCAAAGTAATAGTAATTAGGTCTACACTCAAGCCACTTAAGTAGTCTTTGCCTAACCTCCTCCCTAGTGCCTTCAGAGGCATACCTCTTGAACTCCTCAACAGTATGTTCTAGACCCCAGGTAGTAGTTACCCTATTACCCCTAAGCCAACGGACAAACTTATCCTGGTGATTAGAGTTAACGGTCTCTGACCAGCCTAGTTGATTTAGCTGCATCATTGTATTAATACAACCTATAGAACTAGACTTCTCTAGACCTTCCTTGTGTCTATAATCATTAAGGTCTCCTAATGAAATAACGAAGTACTTACCATTAGTGGTCCAGGTACCCTCCTCATCTCTATAAAACCCTAGATACTTAAGTGCTATTATTAATTGGTTATAACAGCCATGTACATCAGCTATAAGTGCGTATCTCATTGGTCCCCTACTCTGTGTAGAGTCCAAGTCTGTTTGTTCTCTTCTATATTGCTGATAAGCCTAGCTGCTTTTCTAAGAGTAAGGATGTCCATAGCTGCCAATCTCTTATTTAGATCACCTAGCAATTCCTGCCTGTTCATTGTCATCTCCAATATTTAATTCTTTACATGCCTGCTCTGTAACGTCCTCTATAGTAGGCCCATTAAAAGATTTATAGCTCTCATGGTAACCCACTGTCATAGTATAGGTACCATTCTGGTTCTTACGGTAATCGCAGTCCCCCATTAGGTCCACTATCCTTCTGAGTAATTCTATGTACACGACAGTTTATCTCCTCGTATTCTGTGGCACCTGTTAGCTTATCATACATGGTCTTGATGACATCTATTGGCACCTTCCTATCTCTATAGTCCTGCCTCTTTATTGCTAATTCGAGAGGACAATCCATAAACAATAAATGTACTATATAACCAAAGCTCTTAGCCCGTTGTATATAGGGCTTCCTTCTCTTGGGTCGAGTAAAGGTACAGTCTAATGCTATAACTTCTTTCTCACTTCTTAGGGCCTCTAGGTATCTCTCATCTAATAGATTCCAAACCTGACGGTCCCTAGTACCATTACCAGCATCACCTGTTAGCTCCTCTCTAATACTGTCAGCATTTATATAGACCGCATCAGGAAACGCCTTTATCTTTTCCTTTATGAATGTAGACTTACCGGATCCAGGTATACCAATGGTTATCAATACTATACCTGCCTTAGACATGAACAACCTCCTTAGCAAATAATACTTTTAGTATTAAGTCTAAAGAGTTACGCCACATCTCATCTAGGCGGTCCATACTATCTCCTAGTTCCTCCTCTGGGAATAGGATTACATCGGTCTCATTACGAAGACTAAAGAGTAGACTATTGAATCTAGTAGCATCCTTGATAGCAAGAGCAAAGTCTTTCCTAGAGCGTATGCCACAAGCATCAGCCCATACCTTTTGTAATAGGTCATACTCTTTATCTATACGAGCCTTATACTCTAGTAACTTATCCTCTACCTCTGGGAAGTAAGTGAGTAGCTCATAGGTCTCACCAGTAAGAATAAAGGGTACTAAGTATTTAGGATGATATAAGTTACCTGAGTCGCCCCTCATCTTATGGAGGACCAAGTACTTCTCATTCTTTAACTTCCAATAGTGAATACCATCATTGATGACTACACCCTCATTAGTTGGGTCATTAGCCTCTAGTTCCCTTAGGTACTTCTTGATAGCCCTTATATTATTGAGGATATAGCGATTAGGCCTATCTACATCAAGGAAGGCCGCATGCAAAGCTAAACCCGCATCATGGTACTCATCGTGATCCACATCCAACCTAAACTCCCCTAATAGGTAAAGTTTAGGTTTAGGGTACCAGCGGACTACCTTGTTATACGGAGATACCAATTCGAATACATAGGACCTATTATTCTCAGCTATTAGGATATCCCCAACTTCTTGTAGTGTTTTACCCATAGCTATCTCAAACAATTGGGTCCAGGTATAGGGACCATCGCCCACTATACTATCAGCCCAACTGAATCTAGTGTTAACTCTCCAGGTTCCATTGTAATGGTAGAGGATGATCATAGATCCATCTATCTTCTCATCACAGGTAGCATTCTTCCAATCAAATAGGTGCTCCTCCTCAGGGAACTCTCCCCAATTATAGAAGCGATTGAATGATCTGGCTACTACCTTCCACGTATCCTTCTCTAGGACAAGACCTCTGCACTCACGCACAATAGGATCCTTTCTAGGACTCCTGATCTGATCATAGTCAATGATGACTAGAGGATCGACAGGATGATGCTTAATATTTAATCCTAACTCATTTGATAAGTCTTCTAGTGACTTGCCAGAAGACAGATACTCTTGTACTAATAACATAATGGTTCCCTAAGGGTAACCAATCAATAATAGGGTGGGCCCCCCGAGCAGGCCCTTTGTTACTACCTTCTACTTCTACTGGTACTCACAGATCTACCTCCACCACCTCCTCTATTACTAAAGCCAGTAGAAGGGGAGCTGCTTTTCCTATTGGAGTAGGAAGAACTGTTGTAGGTTGATTTACCTCTCCTACTATCAGTCTTGTTAATGGAGGTATTACTATCGCTGCTACTAACATTGTAGCCAGTAGTCCTGATGGCACTACGATCCCTCACCTTAGGTGCTGCAGGCAATTGGTAGGTCTTACCATACCTTTTACTGACAGTCTCCCTAACTTGACTGTAGTTACGGCCTGTTGTACCGCCTGTGTAAACATTAACATTAGTTACATTTGCACGAGGGGGAGGCGCAATGTAAAAGCTGGGACCAGAGCTATCTAAAGAGGAGCTATAGGGGCTCCAATAAACAGGCTGGTAGTTAGCTTGCATCCAAGTGATACGAGTACCTGGATGTATGTTGAACTTATAGGTACCACCAAACACGGTTAGCGTCTGTTTACTACCACGAGCACGACCCCATACTAAGTTCTGCATGGGTATTGTGATACTAGTAGGGACACCCTTTAAGTTAAAGGTGTACTCATTAGTACCTGTATTCAAAGTGGCAGCGGTAACAATATAGGTACCGTCAACGATACCCCCTACATTAGTTGCTGGGGGTAGTACCACATCTTCTGTCTCAGGACTAACATATTGAACCGTGCTGCCATTACAGGCAGCAAGAACAGTTAGTGAACTCCACAACGTGAACAATAACAACAGTCCAGTGATCTTCTTCATTGTCTTCTTTAATTGTACTGGTTAAACTCCACAAGGTCGTAGAACATATTAGGGCTCAACGGCTCCTGAATTTCATCTACTTAAAACGAGATAAAGTCAGGGTAGTAAGGTAGCAGTAGATCATCCGGGAGTTCAAATCCAGGTTTGGGAGTAGACAATATTTGTATTGTCTGGAAGGCCTGAGCCGCTCCTATATCTTGCAAAGTATCCTTGATGGCCAGTAGAGCGTACTCTATATGAGCTATCTCAGTCATAGGCTCCTCAAGATCCGTAATGGTACCCCGGTAGCGTAGTAGTAGCCAAACCACAATACGATTTGGCATTAGGGCTACATTACCTAAGGGACACTGTTCCACCCTATTCTGAATGTTGGATAGGTGCATATTACTCTGCTGGTCTGCAGCATGACCCTCGATCATATTGTACTTATGACAACTATGAGCATAAGATACCCATAGGTCCTGTACATTGAGTAGACCTTGAGCCACCGCAGCTAACCAATTAGCATAATCAGCCTTAGAGGGCTCTTCTTCCTCAGCAGGACCATCCATAGCTAAACTACGCATATCAAGGAGCCTTTTATTGTTATCAGGCTCCCCACATGCCTCCATCATTAAACCTAAGCAGACTACTTTGAACGGATCGCTGTAAGCCATAGTCCTCCAGTAATTACTTATCAGCCCAACTAAAGCCTAGACCTGGGTCTGCCTTAGCGGGGAAGTCCTGACCAATTAGAGGTGATAGTAATTCACTCTCAACCTCCTCCATGGTGCCACTGATTAACTCAGCATACTCCATAGCTATCTCTGGGAATTCATATATAAGCTTATCTGTACCGTCTTTATTACCAGCTTTAACTATATCAATTAACTTAGGAGTACCTGGAACGATAGCCACAATCTCATCATGTACGATAGCCTGTATCCAACCTATCTTACATCCTGGATCTAATGACCTTCTCTTATCATTAAGTCTTTCTATCCTAGGTACGGCCCTGCTAAATGCCATCTTCATCATGTCAGATGCAAGACCTTGGACTAATGCATTAGGACCCTTACGTTCCACTGCATTATCACTGCCCTTATTGTTAGACTCAAAGCAGAAGAGCTTACGGCCAGTCGCACTAGTAACCCACTTCTGTTTCTTAGCTAACTTAGCTGACCTATCAAGCCATGCCTTTAAGCCTCTAAACTTACCAAAGTAAGCCGCAAGGAACCTCTCAGCCTCCTCAACTGAACACTTAAGACCAGGAGCTAAGGACTGGGCAGAAGCACCATAAATTATGGAAAAATTGAACACTTTGGCAAGATCTCGATACTTCTGACCTCCAGGACCTATCTCCTTGGCAGCCTTCTCAAGCTTCCACAAGGGCACCTCATTGAGATGAGGGAATAGGGACATGGCTGCTACTGTATGTAGATCCACCAAAGGGTTAGCGTATTCATTACCTTCAGGATCGATAAGAGTTGGATTATCCCTTTGCGTAAAGAAAGCATCAAGCATTACCCTATCATTAGACAGGGCCGCCGCAATCATTAGCTCCTGACTACTATAGTCACAGTTGTGAACTATTATGCCGTTAGCACTGAATCTTCTCAGACGAGGTACAGTAATATCATAAACATCACAGACTTTACCCTCATCTACTATTGATACCACCCTATCAAAGGCAAGGGTTCCATCTATAATAGGTTGCATAGAGGGATCAAATAGATGAGGTACCTGTCTGTATGCTCTGTTAACCGCATACCTTGTAGTAGTGCCAAATCTATTACCATTACGTTTAAGGTCCGCCATACCAGGCTTACCTGATTTACCTATCCTCTTCTTAACAAAAGAGAAGGGTATGTTATGGCTACGATTGAATACCTTAGGCTTATCACAGTTTCTATCTAATGCTTCTGTCTTAGCTTCGTCAAGGAAGCCTATGAGATTACGAAATAGGTTGACCTGATCGATCTCAGCTATTGTCAGCCAATAGTCACTATAATATCCATACTCACATTCATATCTTCTACTAGTCCTTCTAGATATAATACCCAGACTCAGTAGCATGGTCTGTATCTGCTTACAGTAAACTTCGGAACCCGTAGATAAGGCAACATATCTGATCTTACTGTTCATTTCTAGGAAGCCCTCATTTGTATAGAGGCCCCTTAAGAAAGCAGCTTGAATCTTAGATGAGGCACTCATAATAACAGGGGGTACCTGCTTATCATTATTCCTACCTTTCATGTTGAGACCTATCTGGGTAGCCTCATACTCAGTTATGAGTTCACCGTCTACCTCATAGGAGCTATGTTCATTCCTGTGCAGTACTATAAAATCATTAGGTTTAAGATGTCTTAACTCCTTGAAGTCTAGGTCACCCTCCTCATTCACAGTCATAAATCTGTGACCTGGAGTCGTCTCTATCTCATAGCCCAGTTTAGTCTTAAGCTTCCAGACACGGCGTCCCTCAGTCTTCTTCGTATGATATACAGATGCTGTACCTCCATCAGTGATGACCTGATCCCCAGCCTGGATATCCTTTATCTCAACTAAACCTTTAGTCGTATAAACGAGAGTATCTCCAGCTAAGCATATTGCCATGCTATGTCCTTCAGGACTTTGGAAGGCGCCTCTAAGAGATAAGTTAACATCAGCTAGCTCATCCAGCTCTCCCCCTAGTAACCTAATAGGCACCTGGGCCCTAGTACTAAATTTGTTAACCTGCTGTAGGTTTACCCGTATCCCATTCATATTAGAAGAGGATGCCATACGACCTGTAGCCGCATTGATAATATGGAAGTCAGTATGTATATTACCTGTTACTACATTAATAGCATCTATATGCTTACTGACATCTGAGACCAACTTTACATACTTCTTGTACAGTAGTAGTTCTTTAATACTACTGATACCATAATCATAGTCATAATCTATATCCTCATCAGAAGACTCAGATTCTTCATCAGCTTCTGATGCTTTACTCTCAGACAGTAATTCTAAACGGTTCTCTAACTCTTCTTTCTGTAGATTTGTTAAAGTTAATCCAGAACCCTCTAAGAGTTTATTTATATGTGATACGAGACCCTTATTATTATTGAGTAACTTAGCTACTTTATCAGGTACCACAGTATTAACCTGTAGTTGACCATCATCACCCATTACTATCTCCCTCTCAATAGGGAAGTCTAGTACTTGGCATAGCTTCTGTTTATGAGACTCAGCTAACCTAGTAGACTCCTTCAGTAGGATCTCCAATGTTTCCCTGCTGACATAATTGCCCCTATACTCAATCTTAGCAATGGGTACAACAGCCCCCTGATCTATCTCAAAAGGTTTAGGCTCATCATAACCTAATGGTATGGGTCCACATAAGGCCTCTTTGATAGATAGGAAAGCATCAACTATGAAAGGTGCTACATCCATAGCGGCATACTCTAACTGCTCAGCATCCAGTGTATCCTTAGACCAATCACTAGTCTGTTCAGTCTTATCCAGATGTCTATCACAGAAGTCTCTTGCTAGACTTCTGAGTGAATGACCTCTCATTCTACCTACTTGCCAACCAGTGGAGACCGATAGGGTCTTCATGGCAGTCATACTGCAATACACGTTAGGTAGCCATATACCAAAGTTAGAATATATATGTCTCAGGTCGAACTGAGCATTATGTATAAGTTTCTTTAGGTCCTCCCTCATTAGTTGATCTAATAGAGGCTGGATATTCTTTACCTTTTTAACATCGACTACATAAGGTATATTGCAACCCTGCCAACCAATTTGTATAAGTCTTATCTTAGATGTATGAGGATCTAGACCATTAGCCGTATGACCGAACTTCTCACTTAATGGATAAGTCTCGGTATCAAGCAAGACAAGGTCTAGATCCTGGATCGCTTCTACTAGAGGTCCTACATCAGAGGTTACGTAATAGAAGTCGATCTCAGAACCTTTTATCAGTTTCATATAATTATCTCTAGGGTAGGCGGTACTTGGCTGTTAGTGCTAAGTCTAGACGGGACTTCAGATAGTCCTCGTAATCCTCAACCCTCTTGAAGGCCAGTTCAACGTCATCATCATCATACTCAATACTGTAGTAATGAGATATCTCTCCGACTGTTGAAGGTTGTATCTCAAGGGATCCTGTTATATGAATACAGTCTATAAGTCCATCCTCTCTGTGTCTTAGGGGTAGTAGGAACTCACCGTTCCTATACTCTTTTCCAACTAGAAGACCGCAATCCAGTATAGCCTCTACAGGTAAATCACTTTTAGCTTTCCAACTTACTAGTACGCTATGTACTAGAGTCATCTGCTCCGCCTTCTCCAAGGCTATTAGAGAACTATAAGTATCATGCTTCTCTAGCTCTTCATGTATATAAGAGACTAAATGATCAAACTCATCCTCCTCATGCATAGCATCAGGTATATATATATCATCTATGACTGATGCTAGGTTGAGCAGTATACCAGAGACTAAGGATATCTTCGTTGCTTGTGAGATATTCATAATTGATTCCTATATGTATATAAAAGGGAGCCTCTCGACTCCCTCATTAGTCTTTAATACCAGTCAATATAGGTTAGGTATCCATTGCTTGGATACCTTGAATAGTCTTAGATATTTCATCATGCAGAGCATCTACCTCCACAGAGGGATCCAATATACCCACAATAGGTGTTAGATCTCCTGAGGTGGCTAGAGATGGATCAAAGGGAGGTGGGGTAACAGGACCTGTCATCATGTTATCTATTTGAGGAGGCGGAGGTGCTGGTATGGTTAGTTTAGTAGGGTCGTCTGTGTAGCTACCATACGGAGCAATTGGAGCCTGACCACTTCTTTTAGTATTGGGGTTGTATCCCCCAATTACACCATTACTCTTTAGGACCTCAACAGCCTGCAACAATAACTTATCTATGTCATTGATAGAGTCCTGTAGCTTACTTCTCTCAGCAAGGAGTTCCACTAGGGACATATCCTTGTAAGGCGAAGCCTTAGTTCTAGTCCTCTTGGGCTTTTCCTGATTGTTCGTCATCTTGTTCCTTAATATCTATATCATTTAACTTAGTTCTTACCGTAGCCTCAAGATCAGCTAGTAAAGCTTCGTCCTCTAATAGTAGGGCCCTCATCTTATCCTTACCCTGAACCTTCTGGTCCTTATAGGTAAGCCATGAGCCGCCTTTAGCTATAACATCATAATTAAGTGCATTATCTAATATATCACCAACTCGATCGACCCCAGCAACTACCTCACCCTTATACTTGAAGGGGAAGTAGACACTCAGTTCTCCTATCTTAAAGGGACTATGGGTCTTATTCTTCTTAGTTTGTATATTAATATTTATACCAGTCTTCTCACCCTTATCCTCAATGAAGCCTGCCTTGGTAACCTCTAGTCTTATAGAGGAATAATACTCAAGTGCATTACCACCCGTAGTAGTAGTCTTGGACCCATAGCCAGTTAGATTAGAGGCCCTTAATTGATTAATGAATATAACAGTACACTTATTATCTGCTGCTATATTTACTATCTGCTTAAGCATCTGACTCATGATACGAGCCACAGAGCCAATCATACCTGAGCCTGCATCCTTCTCATATTCATCTTGAGGCACCAAGGCCGCAGTACTATCTAATATGATTAGGGATACAACACCACTCTTAGCTACTAGGCGTACACTCTCAAGAGCATCATTAGCAGTGAGGGGTTCTAGGATACCTAGAGTATCTGGATCTACGCCACATGCTCTAGCATACTTAGGATCAAAGGCACGTTCAGCATCCACCCAGAAGCAGGCTAGACCTGCCTTTTGGTATGCCTTAACTATGCTTAGGCATAGGGTAGTCTTAGAGGCTGATGGAGGTCCAAAGACTTCTATCATCCTACCCTCAGGTATACCACCACCTAACACTCTATCAAGCGTTATGCAGTCAGTACTTATCCTGGTTACCTCACCTATATTACGACCCGTAGTAAAGCCAAAGTACTTCTCACCAAACTTCTTGCTGAGATTCTTATCTAGCTCAGCATAGGCCGAGGTTAGTTGTGCCGTATCAATAGTTTTATTACTCATTTATATAACCCAATAACTCTTCGAATAACTCTTTACTCATAGTTACTATAGAGCCATCCTTCTCACTAGATGTTACCCATATAGTAATACCCATTGCCTTATCCTGTTTCATCTCGGATGAGGTAGGGCCCAACGTATTTCTATTATTAAATCTATTCTTATGACCTATTCTATACTTGAAGCCCTTGATAGTTATATGGCCATCACCATCATGATTAGTGGCGCCGCTCATATATGTTGACTTAGCTCCTAACTCTTTCATGATCTTCTTCTCAATGGATCTACCCTTTCTATTATAGGCCCTAGCTTTAGCATCCTTAACCTTAGTCTCCTTGACCGGTTTAGCATAGGTAGGATGGGACTTTAAGGGTAGATCAGGGCTTATGGGTTGATAAAGTAGTCTATCCCCCTTACCATTAGCAGAACACTTAGGACAGCCAATTACACCAAGGGCACAGTTACTAGCAAAGTCAGGGGGACAGCCCTCCATGTTGCCATAATCATCCCCGTACATATCCCACATATCTATATCACCAATATTACATTAATAGGGAGACTATACTTACCGATAACAATATGTCCTTAAACTTCTCCTACGCCGTCTCTCTACAAACAGAGAAGACAATAGGTCTTACCCCCTCTAATAGATCAGAGACAGTAAGCGATTCACTTAGACAGGCTATGGCTAACGTCTTACCAGAGGGTAAGCAGTTCAAACTAGATATACTTATACCTATTACGCAAAGCAAGACTATAGATCTATCAGCCTTAGGTATGACCTATATTAGAGCCATACTCCTTAAGTCTAATGTGCAGTTTGGTTATAGCCTTGGTGGTAATGTTTGGCATCTTACTAGGACAGTACTTATAGATATGTATGATGACGTGCCCCAAGGTAACCTGACTACTGCTAATACTTATACCAAACCCTTAGAGATTAAACTAGAGAACCCTTCAGTTACACCTAGTGCTCTTATAGAGGTAATGGTTATAGGTCAATAGTCTGCATCAACATAGCCTATGTATATACTAGGCTCGCTATCTATATTTACATAATTCATATGGTAGGGTTTACAACCAAAGGGTACGTCCACCGTGATCATAACCCCGCTATTTGGTTGTATGAACTTATCGTTAATATCCTTATACTCACCACTAACTATCCTCATAGGACGGCTGTGAGTATTGTTAACTATATGTTTTATAGTCCAGTAGTTACTGTCCATTCTTGATCCTCGATAGTTGCCATACTATACTACTTCTTATCATTGGATATTTATCCAAGAATTTACCAGAGCAATCAGAGAGTAGGATTGAATAGTCGATAGCCTTAATTGAATCAAAAGAGCTTATAGAATTGCCCTTTACATAAAGGGCAATGTTCTTAATTCTCTTATGTCCTACTGCATAGTATATAGTCCACTCCTCCCCTACTCTATGGTTATAGCAGATAGAATAAGCGATAGCTGCGCTCATCCTATCCAGACAATCGCAGTATCTTATATATTTTTCTAGTCTTCTAATAGGAATTAAGTCAGGCCTTTCTACTGTAAGGGAGCCTGACTTAATTGCTTTAAATAGTTCAGATAGGTCTGTAGTTACCATTCTTATCTGCTTGGGTACGGACTAAGTCTACCTTTAGCTTCCTCCAAGTATACTTAGTGTGATCCTTAGGCTCGTAGCCTGTCGACTTAGCTTCCACTTATATTTACCTTTAACATCTTTTTATATAGGGCCTCCTTCATAAGCGTCTGCTTATAGAAGCCCAATATGAACTCTCTTAACTTATCAATATCTAATTCCTTGATATAGATCTCTAGCTTCCTAGCCTTGAGACTATCCTCTAGGGTGCAATCGTCTATAGAAGCCTCTATAGGATCTTCATTGAAGAACTGATATGCTTTCTGGGTATTCATTCCCATTGAGCGCATCTTCTCAGTATCCATAGGCTTGGCTAGCTTCATTTGGTCCTCCCAGGAAGTAGTCCTATGCCATATAGCAGTTCTGATGCAGGATAGTACAGACTCTTTTAGTGAGTAACCTCTACGGTCTCCCTTATCTACATTCTCTACCCATTCCTTAAGAGGCATTATGGTCCACTTCTCTGGATCTGATACCTCTATGTACTGCCTATAAACAGCTATAACATCAGTATCCTGTAAACAGCTTTCTATTGAATCTTCCATATAAATACCTATAAATACCTTAGCAAGAGTATATCAGCTATTCTCTAACCATGCATTAGTGCAGACTGGGAATAATTGCTCCATTATTCGGAGGAGTGCAAGGGCATACTGCCTAATCTCCCATTGGGCATGGTTGTCATTCCTAAGCTCAATGAAGTTCATGATGGCCTGGAATGATGCGGTCCAATAGATCTCAGTATAGAAAGAGATAGGCAGCATGATCTGTGCCTGCTCTTTAGCAATACCCTTAGCTATAAATGCTTTAACCTTAAGATCTAGGGAAGCTATAAAGTCTGCGTATTCCTTACAGGCCCACTCTTGTATAGCCTCGTTAACTATAGGATTACCGTGTTCATCTAACTGAGATGCTTGCTTATTAGAAGGAGACTGCAGGCGCCAGATGTCTGGCACATAGTAATCATCTATCTCTACATAACGTCTACTAATCTCATTCCATGCATGATCCTTACATACAGAGGAAGAGGAGGTCTCAATACCTACGACATGTTTATCAGTTATGTTACGAGTATATCGGCTCCATACACTCTCTTTAGGTCTCCCTAAAGCTCAGACTATATCATCATCCTATTAGGATGTCCTGCGCTTCGAGCTCCCTTGAGCCCTACTCCTTACGGATAGTCGTTGCTCCTTCAATGAAGACTACTCTTCAAAGCTTGGATCAGGATTGCCCTCGTCATTATACGTTAGGGGTTCCCCTGAATTCACAGGATTATTCACCATATCATTACTGATATGGGCTGCTATTCTATAGCTACCAGCTTCATTATCAAATTCTATAAGATTTAGTTTAACCAATTGCATAGATACTTGCTCTAATTGTTGGTGTAGAGTCTTGTGGTGAGACATAGATTGACATAGGTATAGGTTCTCAAGTCGATTATCAGTTTTGTCACCATTAATATGGTGAACTAGTTCTGATTTATCAAGGACTCTACCTAGGTACTTCTCAACTATTAATCTGTGTTGGAGATAATACTTGCCTTTCCTATTATTATCTACAGCACCTATATACTCCTCGACGTAACCTGAGGAATTAATATAAGTACTCCCTCTCTTAGGATTGGGTTGCCTAATAATACCTTTGTATCTAGAAGGTTTACCTTTACGTGCTGCTGCTTTTAATCGGCAGTAACAATCTCTACAGGTGTGCTCCTCTAGTTTATAGTACTTCCATTTCTCAACCCACTTCTCATTACCACAGGTATCGCATCTACGTAGTACCTTATCGCCCTTAGTCTCTAGAATCATTGATTTATCCTTTGCATAATCTATTACTAGATTAATACAAGGGAGTTGTATTTACTGGTCACCATTTCTGTTAACAGTTGTCTTGCCACCACCTCAGGCATCTTGATATGCAGCTGCACCATCATATGGCGAAATGGAGAATAGTGCTTGTGCTTCTTTAAATATCCAATTAACTTAATATCTGATTTATCAAGGGACTCCTTACGATGTCCAAAGGATACCCTAGCGCTATTAACAACGGTTAGATCGCTACCTAAGGTATCGACCACCTCTATAAAACCTTTATCTAGTACTTCTAATTTCATATTAGCTCTTAAAATAATGGGTGGAGTGTTGACCCCACCTATTATCCTAACCTCTGAGGAGCTCCTTCCTCTCTAGTCTCATCTTAATTAGGGCCTTAATAGCCCCATCCAGATCACCTCCCTTAGTACCATTACATTGACAGCAACACGTCTGCAGATTATCGATATGATCAGAACCACCCATACATCTGGGTACTATATGATCTGTGCCCATCTTAAGATTAGGGAAACCCCCATATCTAGGATTAGGAGCATGAAGGACAAGATAGCCATCCCCAGTCTCACGTCCTCTGTTATCAAGGAAGTGATAGAGATTGAATACGATCCCCTTTATACCACATATCATACAGTGAACACCTGAATTCCTGAAGGTGGTTAATGTTTGAGTATCAAGTCTTACATTTAAGCCATGAAGAAGAATAGAGTCTAAACCCTGTCCCTTCCAGTACATTACCTGCTTAATAGACACAGAGGCCACAGACTTAGGTAATTCAATGGACTCCTTTAGGAAGACCTGAAGTCTCATCGGAGCAGGAATGACCTTCTTTCTCGTCTTTGCCCTCACTGCCATGCCCATAGCTATCTCCTTTCTTTCTATTACAAGGCGCACACATAGGTTGAAGGTTAGACAAGCTATTACTACCTCCTGCACTCTTAGGGATTATATGATCCTTAGTCATGAGTATGAAGTTACCATTTCTATGTGTGCTATACAGATTGAGATGAAAGAAGAGATCGCTTATATGACTCTTCTCTTTAATATAATGATCTCCTGTAATACCACAACGGACACATTGAACCCCCTTAGAAGCGAAAGTTCTAAGTCTCTCACTAGTAACACAGACCAGATCTCCATCTAAATCTATCCTAGTAGGATCCGAAGATGAACCATATTGTCTTACCAGATCACGAATCTGTTTTATGGGGTACCTGCCTTTAGATACCCCATATTTATGGCTATAGTGGGGATTAGTACACTCCCTCGTAGGCATCGAGTATTTCTCCTGTTAGACCATGACGTACAATATCAGCCTTTGTAAACCTAATCATACCCACGCCCTCCCTAATAGATCCTAGTCTACTGACCGCATCAGAGAGTCCATCCCTTCCTCTATGAGTTACATCCACCTGCTCAGGGTCTCCCACTAGGACCATACGGCTCCCATAGGATATACGAGTAAGTAATGTCTTCATAGCTTTAGGGCTAATGTTTTGCACCTCATCAGCAAGAATAAAAGTATTGGCTAAGGATCTGCCTCTGATCATCATTAGGGGACTAATCTCAATCCTACCACTCTCTATTAAGTAGGTAGCCTGATTGTTAGGCATGAAGTGGATAAGGTTATCTAGGATTGGATAGGCAAGGGGCTTAACCTTATCTATGAAACCACCAGGTAATGCGCCTAGTTCTTTCTCCTCCCTAGAATCCACATTAGCTCTTATATAAATGATCTTTTCTATAGGACTATCAGAGTTATTTAGCATCTGTACTGCGGTAAATAGGGAGACCAATGTCTTCCCCGTACCTGCAGGACCATAGGCTAGGGTTATATCATTCTGCTTTATGCTTCTGACTAACTCCCTCTGATTATAATTAGCAGGCTTGATTAGTGTGTCTGTCTTTATAGGAAAGGAGATAGGGGCGTTATTCACAACTTCTTTCTCCTTCAAGGCCAGTCTTCTCTTAGTCATACTATTTCCTTATGTAGGAATGGTTGACTAATCTTATACAGCCTAACCGTAGTAGAAGGTAGGAACAGAAGAGGCAAACATGAACACAAATCACTCTCCATATCAGATTAGCCTAAGGACACAAGTATGTCCCCCAGGAGAACACAGAACGATATGAGAGGTTCGATTCTCAATCCCCTTTACGCCACAGATGATCTTGGGCGTATTATATTATCACCTAATAGTCCGATCAATATTACAGGTGGTACATTTTCAGGTAACTTTGATACGTTACCCCTACAGCAAAAGCTAGATCTTATAAATGCCAATGTTAGTGCCATTATAAGCAGACTTCCATCTGTGCTAGTTAATGACAGGCTTAAGGTAGATATTATAAATAATAATACGACACCAACGCCCCCAACTCCCCTATTAGCAATAGCAGTTGACGGACCTGTTTATGCACCTTCCTATGCTATTGGGGCAGATGCTCAATTAGCTATAGACAAAACAAGTGGGGGCCTGTTATGTCATATCAGAGAACTTAATAAGGACTTTGATAGTGTTACCATACACCCTTCTAGCGGAGTAATGCTGGATAGGAGTGGCACTATACAGAATGCTAATACTAACCAGACCATAGCAATGTCCAATGCTGATAGGAGTTACTTCTTCCTTCAGAACGTAGGCAGCTATGAGATATGGTTAAACTTTGGTGCTAATGCTAGCGCAGCCCCTGGATCTATTAAGATTCCACCAGATGCCTCCTATGTAATGGAAGGCTCTGCTGTATGTGTCCAGACGGTTAACGTAGCAGGGCCTGTAGCAGGTACTCCTTACACTGCTAAAGAAATGGTATTACTAGAGGCTGCCGGTGTACAGTTCCCACCCAACACTCCTACTACTCCTACCGTAACCCTTAATGCTGAAACAATAGCCTATCAAAACTCCATCATAGCTAACGGCGGTAGTATATCTAATACCGCATTACTAACTACCAACAACTTTGTTGAGACACTTAAGTCTGCTGGTATTTGGGCTAAGGCCAAGATGCTATGGACCGCTGCAGGTGATCAATTAGCAGCTGGATTAGTTGCCCTTAAACATACGGCCGCTAACCAGTTACTTATTAATAATGGATTTACATCAGGTAGCTATGCTCAGGCAACTGGGTTTACTCCTGGTACTGCAGGCCCCTGGTTAGATACAGGTATAAACCCGGCCACTGTACTCACCAATAACAATCATGCTATCGGTGTTTATAGTCATAGTACTCAGGCCCCTCAGGGTTTTGATACGGTTGATATGGGTATTGGTGATGACAGTTTTACTAACAATAGACTCTTGTTATCCACCATCAATAATGGCGGCTTCGCTATGACTGATTCTTATAGTCAGGCCGGTAGATTACAGACTCTTAATCCTACAGCAGGCAAAGGTCTATTCATATCAAACAGAACGGCCTCAGATAACCTTGGTGTATATGGCAACGGTACTCTCCTAGGTAGTAGCACAAACTCAGTTACGGGTGCACAACCCTCAGGTAATATACACCTCTTTGGTATGCATGACACTACCCTAGGTACTGCTAGGTTCCAGAGTGCTAGGCCTCTATCCTTTGCCATTGTAGGTGATGCTTTAACCTCAGGAGAGATGAGTGCCTTGTACAACGCATATGTAGCCTTCTGTAATGCAATAGGTAGATCCCTATAATGTTATCCGGTAGAAAAGTAAGATATCCCCCAAGGGCTAGGACCGCGGTTATCCCTGATAACACAACAATAGAGGTACCTGTACTCTCCCCTAACCTTGACTTTAGTAACAACAAGACCGCTAATTCTATGTATCTAGGACTAATATAATATGACACTTAATGTAAGAGACGGGAATAACAGCCCGAACGCCCTTAAGAGTACCGTAGTTAGTGGGGAACATATACCTCACCATAATATTGATGTGATGCCCCCGGTCACTATCAGTAGTGTAGCCCTAACACCTACTATCACTCAGATAATACTTGTTAATGCTGATACGCAGTATAGTATTAACCTAAATAACGTTGCTAAGGTATCCTTTGCATCTAGACAGAGTAATACGGTCATTAGATTTGCCTATGCTAACAACGTGGTTGCATCCGGTGTATCTAACTTTAGGACACTACCTATTGATTGTGAGAAGAGCGAGGACTTTATAAATAGTAGGTTTACAGGTACACTCTACTTCGCCAGTCCTACTGCTGGCACTGTTGTAGAAATAGAATACTGGGTGTAATTAAATGCCAATTAATAGATACGGTGGGTCTAGTGCAGTTACTACTACTAGCACAATACAGACAGCCTATAACAACTCTAATAGCCCTGAGTTAATACTTGATCCAAGTAGAGGTGCCCTTACACTTAGGGATGCTGCCTCTCCTATTACTGGTAACCTGTTTGAGGTCCAGAATAACTCAGGTGCTACTACCTACTTTGCGGTTACAAGGAACGGGGTAAACATTACTGGTACCACTGTAATTAGTGGGGACACAGTAATAACTGGTACCACTACAATACAGGGTACGACAATACTACAGGGTCCTGTTAATGTTAGCAGCGGCACTACTATCAACGTTACCAACATTAGTGGTACAGCAGGTACCGCTGATAAGCTAACTAATGCTAGAACGATAGCCCTTAGCGGTCCTGTTACAGGTTCAGGTCAATTTGATGGCTCTGGTAATCTTACTATTCCTACTACGATTACCCCTGGTTCCATTGGTGATAATGAGTTAGGTACTATATCTATCGCCAAGGTTACCAACCTACAGACTGTCCTTAATACATTCGCTACCACTAGTAACCCTATATTCCCAACAGGTATAGCCATTAATGGCGACCTGAATATGAACGGGTATAAGGTTATTAATGCGGCTACTCCTACTGTAGCTACAGATCTAGCTACCAAGGCCTATGTAGATTCCATAGCAATGGGTCTGTATGATCCTAAGGATTCTGTTAGGGTTGCTGTTAACTCTAATATTAATATAGCTAGTGCTCCTGCTGCAGCGGATGGTATTACCCTTGGGCCCAACAATAGGATACTACTGTTTGGTCAGACTAACCCAGCTGAGAATGGTATCTATGTGTTTACCACAGCAGGTGCTGCCCTAACAAGGTCTATTGATGCTGACACTTCTGCCGAGCTTAACACTGGTGCATTTGTTTATGTTGAGGAAGGTACGCAGGCTGGTAGCCAGTATGTACTGATAACCCAAGGTTCCATCACTCTAGGTACTACGCCACTTAGCTTCGCTAAGTTTAATAACACTAGTGTTACTGGTTCGGTTGAGCCTGGCACCGGTCTAGGTAAAGCAGGTAATACTATATTCCTAGCTAACGTAGCCACAGTAACCCCAGGTTCCTACGGTACGGCGGTTGCTGTTCCTACTGTTGCTGTAGATGCACAGGGTAGAGTTAGTACTATCGTCAATACACCTATCAACTTCCCAGTGGCCTCGGTCAATGGTAAGACGGGCAGCGTGGTACTAGTTCCATCTGATATTGCTGGTTTATATAACAACGTCACACTAACAGGTACTACAACAGCGGCCACCCTAAATGCTACTACTGTTAGTGGCGATGGTAGCGGTCTAACTAACCTGACTCCTGCTGCCATAGGCAATGACACTGCCCTATGGAATGCTAGAAGGATACAGGGTGTTAACGTATTAGCTACAGCACCGACTGATGGTCAGACCCTAGTATTTAATGCTGGTACTAATAGGTACGAGCCTTCTACTGTAACGGCCTCAGGTAGTAGGGTATTTATAGGTGATAATCCTCCTGTAAGTCCCACACCTGTAGCGGGTGACATGTGGTGGAGCTCTGAGCAAGGTAAGCTTAAGATCTTCTATAATGATGGTACTAGTTCACAATGGGTAGACGCTAGCCCTCAGAATGCCGCTAACACTGCATCTATAACTATATCTGATAATCCTCCTCCTAGCCCCAATAACTCCAACCTATGGTGGGATAGTACTACAGCTAAGTTGATGATCTATTACGTAGATCAGGATTCCAGTCAGTGGGTGGATGCTACACCACAAGCACTAGTTAATAGCACTAGTGCAGGTTCGGGTATGGTTGGCTTGGCAGCAGGTAGTCCTACTGTTCCTAGCTTGTACTTCCTAAATGATCCTGCTACAGGAATCTATCAACCTAGCGCAGGTAGCCTTGCCGTAAGTGGTACACTCTTGGTAGGTGGTGGTACTAGGGCCACAGCTAATGGTGTTATCCATTCTATTAGTACTGCCAAGGCATGGATTGTTTACTCTGTAACTAACGGAACCATCCTTAGTTCATATAACATAAGCTCAGCTAGTAGACAGAGCGCAGGTAACTACACTATTAACTTTAGTGTTCCAATGGTTAATAATCAGTATGTCGTAGTAGGCAATGCTGGTTCTATTACCTCAGCAGGTACTACTGGAGTAAACGTATTTGATGTTACCTTACTTAACTTAAATACTAACTTTGCTCAATTAACTGTGGCCTATGGTAATGGAGCCCCTTATGATCCACAAACACTTACAGCAGTTGTATTCGGAGCTTAATTATGAGTCAAAATGTAATTCTATTTAATAACGGCACCGGGGTATCCCTTATGATACCTGCCGAATCTTCTGTAGATGAATGTCTAAAGAATGATGTACCTAAAGGTGCTAAGTATATAGTTATAGATAGGGATGAGATGCCCAGCTATATATTCCAGGATGCTTGGTCTATTAAGAACGATAAGATCTCTATAGATATGAATAAGGCTAGGGATGTCCACAGGTCCTTTCTCAGAATAGGTAGAGAACCTAAACTTAAAGAGTTAGATATTAAGTTCCAGATAGCTCTAGAGAAAGGTGAGGACCTTAAACCAATTACATCTGCAAAACAGGCTCTTAGGGATTTAACTATAGATCCTGCTATTGAGGCCGCTGAGACTACTGATGATCTAGTTAGCATATGGCCTGAGCTAGATCCTAACCCTTACATCAATTATAAATAGGAGGCGACATGGCTATAGAATTTCCAAATAGTCCTAATATAGGTGACCTATTCGTCTCTAGTGGTGTTAGATACCAATGGGATGGTAAGTCCTGGGTAAGTGGGGCCATAGACCAGAGTATCCTCAATGGAGGTATAGTTAATGGCAGCTTAACTGTAACAGGTACTATAACCACCCAGGGTGTCCCAGTTATAACCAGTAGCACCCTACCCTTTACAGGTCTAGAAGGTCTAAGAGTTATTAGGTCTGCCCCACTAGAGATAGTGATTACAGCAGGTAGGGCTACTGCCTCTGACATATCAGGTAACAGGACCGTCCTAGCTAGGACTACCTCTATTACTAAGAAGTTGGCCTCCCCATTTAGTGAGGGGGACAATGGTAACGGTATTCTATCTGGGGCTGTAACTGACGGTACCTACCATATCTACCTTATAGGTAATGCAAGCGGTACCACTAGTGACATAACCTTTTCTAGATCATTGACGCCCTCATTACCGGCTGGCTTCACGCATTACCGTAGAATAGGCTCCATTATAGTTGTTAGTAATGCTATACCTAACTTTAATCAGCATGGTAAGTATTATGAATATACGAGTCTAGTTAGGGGCCTTAATAATTACGCTATACCTACAGCGGGAGAGCTTATTGCTATGCCGGTGCCTACAGGTATTAAGGTAAATGTTAGAGGTATATTAGGAGTTGGTCTACCTTACCCAGGTTACTACATCAGTATCCTTCTTCTAAGTGCTGATCAAACTCCTTATGCACCTACCGAGCAGATGTATGGGTATGACTTTGATACCTCTGTAACTACATACTATGGTGCCTACGCTGATAGTAATGCTCATGAGTTAACCCGTACTACGGATACCTCAGGTAGACTCTACTTTAGAAGAAGTACCAACTCTGCCTATTATAGTACAGCCTATCAAAGCACCTTCAGAGTATTTGGATATGAGGACTTCTCAGTATAAGGAACAACTATGCCACTAAATTTTCCCAATAACCCAACCCTAGGGCAAACATTTAACAATAATAATATTACACATACGTGGAACGGTACTGCATGGGTATCCGCATTTGAGTCAAGTACATTAGTACCCTCAACTGCTGTTACTGCCATGGAGGGTCTAGGCTTACAGAGGGTTGCTAATCAACAACTTCTAGTAAGGTCAGGCTTTGCCATAACTAAGACCACAGCTAATGTTAGATCTATCACTACCCTTACCACACCAATAACTAAGAACTTTGGTCCTTGGGTGGTAGGTGATAGTCAAGGTATGTTAGATACTGGTACCTTTGGTAATGGTACGTATCACATATTTATAATCTCAGGTCCTGCACTAGCTACTGATGTGTTAGCCAGTATCAATCCTACTAACCCAACCTTACCAGGTTCCTATAACTCCTTTAGGAGGATAGGTTCTGTGTTAGTGGTAGCAGGCTCTATAGTGGACTTTACACAGTATGGTCGCTATTATGAGTATAAGGTAGTCCAGCAAGCCCTAGTTAACTATGCGGTTGCTACTACCCCCGAACTTATCGCCATGCCGGTACCCACGGGTGTGAACATGAGGATTCAAGGTGTGATAGCGCCAGGCCTTCCTGCTTATAACAGTAACCAATTCTCTATATTAGTAACAAGTCCTGCTCAGGTAGGTAACTTCCTTAGTGGTACAAACGAGGCAGGTAACTCTGGTAATATATCAGGTACTGCCTATGCTGCTTACTATGCTAGCGGCTCCTTATTATTCTGGTACAACACAGTACACGAGATAAGTAGGGTAACCAATAACTTAGGGCAGTTAAGGTTTGTTAGGCAAGGTAGCAGCTATAACAGTGCTAATGAAAGAACTGCATTTAATGTATTAGGATATGAGGATATCACACTATGATAATGTATTATGATCCTACGGACCCTACAAGGGGTGCCGTGGCTGTACCCCAGGGTACAATGACACAACCTATCGATGAGGCCCAATGGAGATCCTTATTACCTCCTGCAACACCTCCAATAGACTGGAATAAGCTCTACCAATCCTTGATTGATCCTGATAAAGGTTTAGCCTTATTCTTATGGGTTAAGGCTAAATCTAAGTTAGACTTAGGAGTTAACACCTCCTTTACTGTACTTATGACTACTATAACTACTACTAAGGCGGTACCTGCTCTATATGTAGCGATCAATGAATTGAAGGCTGATATAGAAGCATTGGAACTAACTGAGGCTGAGCAGACTGAATGGAGTGTTCATAAGTCTACTTGGAATCTCCTAGTAACAGAGAGTCACCTAGATTCTACAGTTCATATTTAGGTAATAGAACATGGCAGCTATAGAACAGGACATAACTATTGAACAGGGTGTTACCTCTATAACCACTATAGATACCACCCTCAGTCTTTCAGGTACTAATATATATAGTGATATTAAGATAGGTCCTGGGGCTTGGAAGGTCATACAGAGTTTTGACTGTTCTATAGTAGCTAATACTAAGATCATATTAACCCTACCTGCCATCAAGACTAGTCTCCTAATGGCCAGGGGGCTACCTTACTCATATGATGTGTTCGTATATCCTTCAGGTGAGAGCAGTCCTATTAGGGTTGCTGCGGGTAAGGTATACGTTATTGGTAGGGTTACCAGTAAGTAAAGCTTATTAAATACCCTTAGTACCTGAATATATTAAGATGACAATCCAAAGAGATAACTTATGCCTAAGCCTATAAAGAGAGGTGACCTCAATCGTCCTCTAACATGTGCAGAGTTTGACGAGAATATAGATAGGTTACTTGATAGGGCCAACCATACTGGCACCCAACCCTGTAACTCTATATATGATCTAGAGCTCTGCGTCCGTAACTTTCAATATATAAAAGATTTAATACAGTGTTGTGCTGATCTGACTACTGAGATTAATCAGTTAAAGATAGAGATCTATGATACTAGCGGTGCAGTATATCAGGCCATTAATAACCTGAGAACTGAGCTGATGAATCTTATCAACGTGATAAACGATAAGATCATTGATATAGAGGCCATACTAGTAACAGTTAATAATAGGTTAGAAGCACTAGAGACTTGTTGCAGTTCTCTTACCGCAGCTTATAATACACTTAACACTAGGGTGACTGTATTAGAAGGCAAGGTAGACGAGGTAAGTCCTGTTGGTATTATAGTTATGTGGTCTGGTGGCATAAATGCTATACCAGGTAAATACAAACTATGTGATGGTACCAATGGAACTCCTGATCTAAGAGATAGATTTATTATTGGTGCTGGGGGTACTAGAACAGTAGGCGCCACGGGTGGGTCCTTTACTACTACCTTTAGTATTAACAGTACAACAGGCGCTACTAGTGTTCCTGCAGGTGGTCTGTATACAGATGGTACCTCTATCAATGAGAACCAGATGCCACCTCACGTTCATACTCCTGTTAATACATTACTCTACCCAGGTGGTTCAGAGTATCCTATCTATACTGGAGGTAGTGGAGGTAAGAAAGGTAGTAACCCACAGCTTGTTGGTTACGTTAGTACTATAGGTTATACGGCTAAGGGTTTAGGAGCACCTCACGCTCACAACGTATTAGGTAGCACTGCAGCTCACACTCACACCATTAGCATACCTACACAGACCTTAAACATCACTAACCCCTTCTACGCTCTAGCATTTATTATGAGGGTCAGCTAATGCCTAATTTCTTTCAACACAATCAAGATAACTATATAACCATAATGAGGGATGGCATCTCTTATGTGGAGACCTTAGAGCAATTCCTCAAAGATGTAGACACTCCTTATGATCTACCACCACAATATGTGGGTAGCTACTATGAGCCAGGTGTCAATCATTACCTAGATCGTAAGGAGGCCCTCAAGAAGTTTGATCCTTCTAATAGGGTGTACCTAGATCCCAACTGGGCTAAGGGTGATCTATTCTTATCTAAGGTAGAGGAACTAGTAGCTAAGAAAGCAGCTAGGGATGAGGCCTCTAAAGCTCAACTAGCTAAGATGAGGGAGAGCTTTACCTCAGCCGAGGTAGAGAATCCAATGTCCAAGTATACTAACTTCCTACAGGCCCTTCAGAGCTCAGGTCTAATGGATAAGTTAAGTCAGAGTTCTAATATGATTCATCTGACTTACCTAGTAGTTAATACGACAGTACTCTTTGATGATCCTCGCATTGAATCCTCTCTGAACCTATTGATAAATGGGTTAGAGGGTGGACTAGCTGCCTCTGATCTCAAGCTACTTAACTCGTTACTGAAGAAACATGGATTTGACTTTACCATTAAGGCGCCATAAGTTTATCCAGAAGAATGCTGAGGGGGTATACATGGGCTTAGTCTTTGAGCCTAATACTCCTTCTAGTTATCAGGTACTTATGATATTTCATAGAAGTAGGACAGTAGTAGAGAGTTACTTACTGTCTCTTTCTTTTGATAGGTTCCATAACCTAACTACTGGAGGATCCTCCTATACAGCCTTCAAATGGGCCATGGATATGTTAGAGGAGGTTATCCTGTTAAGTCCTGAGGGTACAGAGTTCATCTTTACTGTACTTAACCCTAGACTATATAGGGCATATGTCTCTAGGCTACCTCGTAGATTTATACTTAGACAAGGTGAAGGCAGAGAACTCATAGTAAGCGGTCTGAAGTCATGATATTATAGGTCTGTACATAATACAGATAATCATATGGAAGACTTCGTTAGATCCTACGGTAGCCCCTTTAGTAGAGAAGATGCTGCCCTACTGGTAAAAGAGTTTAAAGCATTAAATGAAACTAGGTCAGAGATTAATCTTGCACTAGACGGGAGTACCGTCGGCTATACCTCTTATATTGAGACTGCCACACAGGCAGAGCTTATTCTGATAGCTGCTATATCCACACTACTTGGTGAGTACATAACAGACTTAGGTATACCCTTCTTATATCAATCATTGGTAGATGAAGGATATCAGATTCAGGAGTGGACTAAAAAGCCTGCCCATTGGATCTCCAATAACGAAGGCTTTGATACTTTAGAGAGAGTGCTGAAGGTTATCTTTGTGCTTGATTGTGCCAAGGACGCTAAGTTAGAGTTCAGACACCACAAGGCTATTAGTCTTAAGAAGGGAAAGGTGTATGCGTTCCCAGCCCTTAACACTCATACTTACATGTTAGAGCCTGGTAGTAAGTCTTTGTTTATAGCCTCTACATTCGTTAGAGCATTAGGTCCGGACAGTCCAAGTTTACCCAAAGAGGGGGACCAATAAATAAGGGGGACCAATTGGTCCCCCTTATTACTTTATATAACTGTTCTACTCAGCTGCAGCACGAGCAACTAGCTCAGCATATACCTGCTCTGATACAAGCACTTCCAGTTTACGATACTTCTCAGTCGTAGATGCGCTAGTACCACTCTTCATACCAGCTACAACCAGGTTAACATTCTTTTGACCCGCTCTTACTGACTTGAGCACACTAGAAACTGTAGGCTTGCCATTACGTAGTCTAACAATAATAGTTCCAGCTACTGGTTTAAATTCTAATAGCGTCTGAACTTCATTAAGTACTACTTCGGCTTGGTTTACTTCAGTCATTATATTTGTTCCTTTATATTTCTTAAAATCAATAATAGGTTTAGACATTCGAGGGTCTGGGTTATCATCCCTTAGCTCTAAATCTAATTCTAGCATATCTTCATCATACATGTCTGCATAGTAGAAGCCCTGCTCGGCTATATAGTCTCGGGCTTCATACGCGAAGTCAGCGTGTCCCTGGTAGTTTAGAGGAACCAAGTTCTACCTCTTACTATGTTACTTACATTGCAGGGAGTTACATCAAACATCTCCGCTAGTTTCCCCTGAGTGTAAAGCCCAGACTCAAACATGGAAAGCATTAGGGATACATCTTCCTTGGTTAGCTTATAGCCAGGACCACCTTTGTAGGCTACGCCATTAGGTACATAAATCTCCTGGATCTCCGCTCTAGGTCCACAAGTAAGATGGTTAGGGTTCAAACATAAAGGATTGCCGCAGATCGTACGTACATATCTGTTGGTGAGCTTCCTACCACTAGCAACATACATTAGACTTCTAACTGAGAGTGACTCTCCCTTTTTAAGACCAGACCATCTAATTCTAGGCAGATCACCATTAAACGTGGCTCCCACCCAGTTCCAGCAATCATGATCACCTTGCTTAACTAGATATTTATTAACTCTATCCATCAGGCCCTTATCTTCTAAGGCCTGTTCATACATATCATGTGTAACTGTTCTCATAACATTCACGATTCTAAAGTACGAATCAATGAATAAATAGAAATGAATTAAGTTAGGCCAGGCTATCCATTAGCTTTATATAGTCTACTAACTTATCAGCAGGAGTTACATAGGTTCCAAGTTCTAACATTGGGTACCTTGATCTGCAGGCTGTATATAAATCCTTTAACTCTGACTTACCTTCTAATTTATAGGTATGATATTGAGTACAGCTGGCTATCATATGATAAGGACTGGTCTTATCATCCCGCATCTTAACCTCTTTCGTAGAGGACGTTACCATATAAGTAATTAACATTGACTTAGGATCTAACCCTTCTAGAAAGTCCTTACTCTGCTTATAGAGCTGTGAGTATTGCTTATTATAATAATAGTCAGTATCCAATAGGTTAGACATGAGTTGCTCCTTATTAGGTAGAGCATCCACATAGTTATCTACTGCCTGCTGAAAGGTCAACCATGTCTCATCTAGTTTCTGTAGGACAGACTTATTAAAGACAGGCATACCCTTTACCTCACAACCTAAGGTCTTAGTTAGTCTATCTAGTTCTGCAGGTTGTTGACCGTAATACCAGGCCCCCATACTAACAGCATGAGTACAGCGGATACCCCCATCCACAACTAGATATATACCGCCCTTATCCCTTGGTATCTTAGTAGGTAATAAGTTAGCATGTATCCCTCTTGTATTAGATCTGTGTAGATCAGGGTCAAAGGTATATCCATCGACATGACCTCTTAATGCTCTATTCTTTGTCTTAACAAAGTTAGGATATAAGGTGCTCATGAGACTTGTATCGAACAACTTAAGGAACTCAGTTATTTCATCACTAGGTTCTAGGGTTGTGAATACAACAAGGGACCCTTTCTTCTCTATGACATATTTGGTGACGATCTCCTTGTTAGCTATCTTACCTCCTAGATCATTAATCCAGAAGGTGGTATCACGTAATAGCTCTACACTAGCTAACTTCTTAGACTTAACAACTTCCTTATAGCCCTGATTAGTATAAGCATTCTCAACACCAAAAGACTCAGCCCTTAATCCCTCAGGTAGGTTTATACCTGACTTCAGGACATGACCCCTCCATTGGCTACAATTCACGACAGCCTTCAATGCTTGAGGCAACTCACTATAAGTCTTAGCTGCTGTATGTATATACTTACAGTCCGCTACAGAACGTTCGGCTACCTTAGTTAATTCAGCAGATATCTCAATAAGCTTATTAGCTAAATACTGTTTAGTCTTATCGCTATATTTAAGATTCTCCCTACTAGGTGTTAGAGTAACAGAACCTAATGGGGCATGTAGATGTAGACCCGACTTCATTAGGGTTACCATCTTACTATCCTTTAAACCTAACGAGCTAGTGTTTATAGGATATGGTATGCCGCCCATGATGACCAGTGAGTTATCAGCAACCCGATCCATCTGATAGGGGCTACCAACATGACTGCCTATCCACTTCCAGTCATCCTGTTCATGATAGTAGGTATACTCCTTATAGCTCCTATTACCAATATTGGTAATACTAACCCTATCCCTTAGGAACTGAGTAAAGTACACAACCGAGTTAGACACAGTTGTATAATCATCCTTCTCTATAGGTATTTTGATAGTGGTACCTGTAGGGCCCTCAACTTCCTCCTCACCAAGTAGACTCAGCTTACCGATGAGACTTTCATCTACATACTGTACCCAAAGTCTCTTAATAAACCTATTATCTTCTAATGTAATAGTTTCTATACTAAAGTTACTAGCATAGGATAGAGGACTGGCTGCGCCAATACCAAAGCATCCTAACTCCTCATTACTATCTCTTTTAGTAGAGGTACCTAACTGAGAATATATAAGTTCTATAACCTTTATAGTCATAGAGTATCCATAGTCCCTAACTACTAACTCAGGGGCAAATGGATTAGGTAATGTTACCTCTACAGGCCGATCCTGTTTAGATCGAGTATGTGCATCAACAGCGTTACTAATAATCTCTCTGACAAAGGATCCTATAGGGTCAGAGTACAGCTCTGATCTCAATAAGTTCATAATGACGTGCTTATTAGCATCATCAATACCCATTACCACCTCAGTAGTAACGTCCGATCTTTCTATATTTACTGTGGGTATAGCTAGTTTCATATTGTTAATGAGGGCCTGTTATAGGCCCCCTAATTACGTCCTTCTTCTGTCTCTCTTAACAAAGAAGCAGAACTCATGATGAGGCTGCATCCTTTCCTCAATAATAGGTTGAACCCTTTCCCAGGATTCTCCCCCATGACCGCAACCCATACCAATAGGGAATAATAGCTTGTACCCAGTAGCCTCATCAGAGGATCTCCACTGAGACAAACCCTCCAAAGCCAAACTAAGGGCCTTCAGATTAGTGGGTACTGGATTAGTACGGCTCTTTACACCTCTCTGACCTGCTAGGTTAGCCACACAGATATTAGGGTAGTAATGTGTGGTTACGATCTGTAGATCCCCTAATCTCCAACCATCATGCTTAAGACGATACTCCCTCTCCACATTAGGAAAAGCATTCGCTATTTGCAGAGCTAATCCAGCTCCCATAATAGGGATACAATTAACCTGATGGGCTATCACTATCTTATGTGTAGTAGAAGCATCAATGGCGAGACTGACAATGTCCCCGTATAGTTTCCTAATAGTCATACCAACCCATTATCTCAACTAACTCAATACACAACTCATTGACCTTAGTTCGGTCACAGGATCTAGGAAGTCTAGTTTGCTTAAACGCATCCTCTACTCTTTGCTCTAAGAGACTAACATAGTCCATTAGCTTCTCATAGGGCCACTCGCAGTTACGTATGGCCATAAGATCATCTCTATCCCCAGCTATGCCTCTATCCACTATAAGCTCCCCTGTCTCTAGGATCTCAATACCCATAGACAACAGTCTTACTAGATGCATACCATGTTTGCTGTCATAACCAATAGCGGCCTCAGTAGCTGCCCTCTTCTTGTTACGATTAAGCTTCCAATTCTGATAAGCATCCCAACGGGTCAGAGCTCCTCTATACTCCTGACTAGCATGCAGTAGACTTATAAAGTCATCAGAGGATCTAGTTAAGGATTGTACATAGGGCAGTACCCCTATAGATAGTGGATGTTGTTTGAATAGACCCTTGTAATCTATACGAGCAATTAATATGTTATATAAGTCCTCAGCTGGTTGAGCATATTCGATAGCATCTCTAACCAGGATATATAGAAACTCATAGAAGGCATGTAGTTGTTCCTTGGTCATAGGATCTTTATTACCCAGACCAAGACCAAAGTCCTGTGGCTCAGGTCTCCTATCCGGTGGATCCAATAACCACTTACGGTGAGCCTGTATCTTCTTTAATTGGCTATGGGCATAACCACTAAAGGTCCATTTACACTTACTAGTCATAAACAGTTGCCTATGCTTTATCAGCTCAGCACCTACCTCTGTCTGTAATAGATACTGCTCTGGTTTCAACCATAGGAGTTCTAGTATATTAGGATTAGCATCCGCAGCCAACTGCAGGTACTTACGTAGTTCATATACAACTAGGTCCTCACCTATCTTAATAGGATGATCCTTCCATAACGTCTTACTTATATCCCAACCTGCGTCCTTCTGTTCAAATGTAGTGAAGCCTAGGTAATGCTCCTTTAGCCCTACACATATACCCTTACCATCTATATCAGAACCTTCTACATTTAGACCATAGGAATGACTACCCCCAAGGCCTAACAATATTGTCCTCTTGCTTACTATTTCACTGTCCATAAGTTAGTATAATGTTATAGTTATTTCCTCAATACCAATCATATGAAATTAATAGTAAACGTTGATACTACGTTCAAAAGATCCAATGCTCAGGCTAGTGAACTACCTAAGGATCAGAAGGCTGCAGTAGTTAAAGGTAAGTCCTTCATTGTTGATTCACTTGCTACTGAGAAAGGTCATTATAGAGTAGTACTTAACCCTGCTAACCTTATTAACAATATGAATACCTGGTATGTATTCATGGGTCATTGCTCTGTAGACCATGAGATCAAGGAGGCACCTAATGGTGAGGTACTACTAGATGTACCTTACTTCAGCCAATTGGATAATAAGATGTATCCATATGGCTCCTGTAATGTTACCTCTATAGCTATGGCCATGGCATACCTAGGTCTAAGTGCCTCGGGCCCTGATCAGTTAGAGGATGAAATTCAGATGTGGGTAGAGTCTAATGGTTTATCTAGACACTCTCCTCAACACTTGGCTGAGGCTGTTAAGGGTTTCGGATTTAAGGATACCTTCGTTGATAATGCTAACTTTGATGAGGTAAAGGCATGGTTACGTAAGGGCTTCCCTGTTGTTGTCCATGGCTACTTTACTTCCTCTGGTCACATAGTTACGCTGGTCGGTTACAATAGCAAGGGCTTCATTGTAAATGATCCTTATGGTGAGTGGTACCAATGGGGCTACGATAGGAATGACAGTTCCAACCCAGCCAAGGGCAAGCAGGTCCTGTACTCATATAACATGATGACAGAAACCTGCGTTGACTCAATAGGTATGTGGGCTCACTTTATTTCAGCTTAGATAGCTGATTCCAGAGACCCTTCTCCTCTTCTATTAGAATAGCTAGCAACTCAGGGTTATCCTTAGCTGCTTCCATTCTTTTAGTTATACGGTCCCTCTGATTATTGAGGTGTGTTCTACGCTCTTCATTATTCATATTTATATCCTCTAATTATTAAGGGCCCCATATGGGGCCCTTATTGTTTATCTAACGGGACACATACCAGTAGCACAGCCTGCATCAAGCTCATGCTCCTCGTACTCCTGCTCAAAGACTGAGATCAAAGCTACAAGCTCATCCTCATCGATGGTACCCATGGCCTTAACCATCTCATGGTACTGTTCTTCAGTACATGTCTCATATGGCATCTGAGGGTACATGTTACCCGGCTCACTAGGATCAAACCTAGGTAAGAATGCAATACCTACACAGGACTCCCAATTGTCGTAGACCCAATCTACTACCTCATCCCATTCATCCGGGGCCACAGTAACGGTAATAGAACAAGTATGATCAACATACTCATCCATCATAACCTTGTACCTCTTAAGCTGACGGATCGCAGGCTCATCAATGGCCCTGATCTTAGCATCAGTCTTAATGGGGAAGCTGAATACCCAGGTGGAACAGTCAGGAGCATCCAGGTCTTTACCTTGTCCATTCTCAGGCTGAGGTTCTAGACCCATGTCCCTTAGTGCTTTAGCCACAGGATCATTACTACTAATCCTTACTCTCCTAATGTAATAAGGAGCATAACTAGCATGGACCCCACTGCTTACTGTAGGTAACTGAGAGATCGTGCCCTCTGGTTTAACAGTAGTAATCAGAAGGGATGTAGGAATACCCATGATATTATGGTATTCATCTGCGTATGCCCTAGCATAAGCCTTAGCACTAGAGAGTATATTGATGGCAGTAGTACTATCAAAGTCTACCCCCATCTTATTCCAGCAGTCCATTTGACCAGTTAGGGATACACCTAGTAGGCGGTCTCTCTTCTGAACATAATCCCAATCAGGATCCCACATATTAACATTGGTAATACGGGAACCCATACGGACTGCATGATAAAGCGCTCTCTCAAAGGCCTTCCAGTTAAAGATACGATCAGCCTCCACAAAGGCAGCCATATTTATAGTAGTTAAATTACATACTCCATTATGATCCAATAGGATCTCATGACATGGATTAGAGCCCTTATAGTTAGGTCTTCTCTTAGCGGCATTACCTGCAATAGAGATGCCAGGCTCACCATTATTCTTAATACGTTCAAATATATCTACTAGCTGGGCCTTACTAGGTTTCTCCCATATAGCCACAGAGTTATTGGAGAGAACTCTAGTAGCCTGGTACCTTTGCTTATCTGGATCAGACCATAGGTTCAGCTTAGCCTCTACGAAGTCCACATCATCTAGGTTACCAAAGGCAATCTCAGAGGACCTACGGACACCACCTACAACTACTGCGGCCGCAATGATATTCATGATATCCATTACGTCTACAGGTCTCAGATGACCCTTAGGCGCTTCCTTGATGGTCTGTTCAATACGCTCGAACATTAGTCTTAGGGGTGCAGGCCCACTGGCTCTACCACCAAAGGTCTTAAGCTTCTCACCCTCAGGTCTGACATCGTTGTATATAAATACAAAGTTCTTCCAACAGCTCAGATCTGCTAAGTTAGACAGGAAACCAAACAGTGCATCGCACCAGCCTTCCTTACTATCTCCTATCTTGATTATGTGGTTGTTATCATCCTCTTCAAGACGAGTGATGTCCTCTCTTTTTCCCCTAGCTATCGGATTATAATCCAGATGTCTAACCTTAAAGTCCTGTCTGAACCTGGGTAGATTCTCCGTGTACTGCCTCTCAACTGAGAAACCAACACCACAACCATTCATCAGGAGATACAGGGCATCCTTGAATGCCTTCAACTCACTAACAGCAATAAAGCTACAATTGAATTGAGAGTCCCCAGTCTTCAGTTGGGCCCCTCCAGTGAACATAGTACGCCCTGCAGCAAAGACCTTCATCCAGAATAGGTTATCAAAGAGTTCCTCTGCCTCTGCCTGTAACTCCTCGAAGGACATAGGGTACCTAGGCTTAGCTGGGAATAGGGACATACTATATTCAGTTACCCTCATACAGGTCTCCCACCACAACTCCCTCCTGCTCATTTGAGGGACAAACCTAGAGTATGTCCTTAGATATACGATGGGTCCTATAGCCCCAAAAGGAGGCTTGACCTCCACATACTTAGATAGAAACTCCCAAGTCAAGTACTTAGGTTTAATCAGTTCAAAATATCTTCTATCCATACTGGACCAATAATAAAGAGTAAATCAATTCAATCAATAGTTAGAGTACTAAAAGTACTCATTTAGTATAGTCGTTAACACCATACAGGTTCAGAATCCATTCATCCAACATGTTATCTAGCATCTCGTCACCAAGTGCCCAGATAATATCATAGGTCTTATCCTCGACCAACTGCCGGTTGAAATAGATGATATCTGATAAGGTAAGCTCAGTAACACCCTTGGCTATAGCACATAACTTATTCTTCAAGTCTGTGATACATTGGACAGCGCCTATCTTCTGAGATAGATCCTTTAGTTTAACACCACCCGCCGCCACCAGAATGTCAGATGTCTCACCTAGTTTATCGACTTCATTCATCAACATACTAAGGAAGCTTTCTACCCTCTCCTTATTTACAGGATGCTTCAATACTTCCTTATAGTCATCATCCGTAATCCGGTTAGGATTATATCTCTTGAAGTCCTCAAACTCTCCCTTACTGATAATAAGACTATTATTAGAGGGTAATAGAGGCAATAGACTCTTCTGCATAGGAGGCACAACAAAGGTAGTACCCTGAGGCTTCTTGCTCTCAAGAGTTGCACCATCCTTGGTCAAGCACTTCCATACATCTAGGACTTGATTTAGCTTAGGCTCAACCTCAACGATCTCAGGTTCAACTGCATAGTTGATCCTCTCCAGTCTATCAAGTCGGATGGCCATCTCCCAACTATGGAATTTAGCTCTAGGACCTGCATAACTAGCGTGGCCCCCTCCACTAGCAAAGGATGTAGTAGCTGCCACTGCATTGAACAGGATAACAGGACCCTTAGGCTTATCCACGAACTCCGTAGAGTACTCCGACTCTACAACTTTAGGATCAAAGCCACATAGCTCCGCATATTCCTTATTGCTAGTAGTACGATTACCATAGCCCATAGGATTAGGAGGTAGATAAGTCATCCACTTAATAGCATCAGGGCTCATAGATACTCCACGTCGATGGAATACCTTAGAGATACCCAGGCCATAAGGGTTGACCAGATGATGGATAACACTCAGCGTATGTTGCTGAGGTAAACCAGATGCAACACATAGAGGATGAGTCTTGTACCAGTACTCATCATGGTTATCTGTTTCCATCCCCAGATTGTGTTTCATGTAGGCTGAGGTTGCCACTAGACCACAAGTAAGGACCTGTGGTGTTGATGATGTGTAGGCCGCTCTTTCTGGCGGGATCAAGGCCTTAACATACTTTACCCCATCAGCAATACCCTCGAAGCAATCCATATGCTCCTTAACAATATTGATAAGGTACTGAGTGGCTGATGTGATATGCCAATTGATACCACCTACAACCTCTACATAGAGTTTAGGAGTTAGACTTGCTGCTGCTTGATAATAAACCATCTACTTACCTTCCATATAACTAATGTGAACCAACTCATAACCCTCGGGCTTGATACGCCACTCAGTGACGAAGCCAGCTTGATATACCTCAGGGTCTATTCTAATCATGACATCCTGACCCCAATAGATAAGGAATGCCTCACATGCGGCCAACGCAGTATTAAGGGCTAGACCTCTATACTTAGTTAGTTCACAAGGGGGTACCTTCTCTTCAGGTTCCTTTTCTTTCTCGATTGCATTCATGATTGCAGTGTAGCTACCTGCACCTAGGCCCCAGGTGTTGTGATCAAAGGCAGCACAGGTCCATGTGACAAAGCCATTACCCTTCAGGCTATTACCCATAGTCATCAGGGGTACATTCTGTGTTACCGCATAGTTCCACAGAGCATACCTGGTGCTGACATTGTCTACAGCATCAACCACTACCACGTTCTCCATAGCTTGTAGATCTGGGAAGGCAAAGCGCTCAACATGGGCGATGGCCTTTATACCATACTCTGCAGCCAGGTCAGCCATAACCACAGCCTTGGGCTTCTCTCGATCCCTGGGGGTGAAATACTGTACATGGGTATTCCTATCCTCTACGATATCATCATCATAGATATGTATAGTGATAGCAGTGAAACCTGTAGCCGATATCCGTTTAAGCAATTCCAAGATAAAGGCTGAGCCCAATTGCCCAGCCCCAACTAATATTAGATTCATTCTATTTCCTAGTTAACTTTTAAGGGCATTAGCCTTAGTTAGATAATCCTTGATAGCTGCAAGTCTGGCGGACTGAGTCTGTCCATCAACCATGGCTTTCTCATTGTAACCAGGTATGTTAATACCCATGTTTACACACTTAGGCACTAGAGAATATGTAATCCATTCTGCCAATGTCCAACGCATACGGAAGACATTATAGAAGTCCAGGATACCGTTATGCTTAGCAAAGGCCCCACTTCTTTGGCACCAGTAGCTACATACAAAGTAGATAGCCTCAGGATCTGGTTGCCATAACTCTAGCAGGTCTGGCCGGTAAGGTCTAATAGCATCTGCATACATCTGACCTGTGACGCAGAATATCTCATTATCCTGAAGCACATCGATGGTAACACCCTCATCATTCACATAATGGAATCTAACACACCAGCTAGGGCCCATATAGTGAACAATAGGACCATTGTTGGAGATCATACGGTTACCCTCTTTATGAGGGCTACCCCAACCTATATTACCCTCATGATCTATGATAGCGGTTAGGGGTCCCATTCTATCCTTCTCCTCAAGATCCATATTCCAAGCCTCAGGTGAAACCCCGAAGTTACTACCTGCGGTGAATACAATGGGATCACGCTTACGGAGATAGCTAATAACTAAGCCCTTAATAGACTTAGTAGCTTCCTGGAACTTAGCTAGCATCTCAGTGTTATCTTCCAACTCAGAGAGTGTAGGTTTATCAGTTATGTAACCTCTCAACCTATTCTCTCTACGTGCGTTCATGATTAGCTTTGCTGCCTCTTCCTCCGTAAGCTTGGGAACACTTAGCGTATCCGCAAACAGGATATCAGGGCGACCACCTCCAGCATGCTCATCCCTAGCGTTTCTTATGGTGACCTTAGCCTCCTTAAGTTTCTGATGGACTACGGATGTGTAGATAGCACTATCCCTAACTGCCACTCCAGAGACATCAAGGATCTCCAAGTAACTACTGATAAGACGGTAGAGTTCCTCAGTCTTATCATCTATTCCCCCCTTGCCATTGATTGTAACCTGAGTCAGACGAGGGTAGAAGTGACCTGATCTATCATGTGTACCCTGAGTAAGTATCTTAGTGTAGCCCTCATTATTGATCTGAGGGGGCTGAAAGTCAGCTAAGAGCTTCTCCCCTAGCTCTACAATACCTGCCACATCATCACCCAAGGTCATTAGAGGGTGAGAGTTATTCAGTAACGAGTCTAGATAGACTGGTACCACAGGAGTCTTACAGAATCTACCGTTGATCCTCCAGTGCCCATCATCAAAGTCATACTTATTGAGTAATCTACGATCTATAACTCTAGAAGTATTATCACCCAGTAGCTTCTTACCTAACTCAGATAAGGGCTGCAGCTTTACTTCTATATCATCATACCCATAGTCCAGATAGTATTTACCATCCCTGAGGTTTAATCTTCTCAGTGCAGGACTGTATTGTCTGTAACTAACTCTATCCACTTCCATTGTCCTAATTCAAACTAATAGGGACAATCAATAAAATCAATATGCCTAGGTATTAACCCCAGGTTGCGCTAGGATAAACTTGGACAGCGGTGCCATCTTCAACGAAGTTAGCAACCAAGTCCGTAGCACGAACATAAGGCTTTTCATCTCTACCATTAGCAGAGAAGCCTTCATGTGCTACCAGATAATCCACAACAGCAGAGGGCACCATATCCAATGCATTGACGCCACCAGAATGCAGGAATGCATTCTGGGCTTCAGTGTACTCAAGAATGATAGCGTTAACACGGGACTGCTTATCAGCGGCCGTCAGCTTCTCATTACCATTGATAGATGCTACCTCTTGTTGAGGGAATACTGGGGCTTCCAAACCCTCTTTGGGGAAGCCCAGTACGCTTGCCATTACTACACGAGATACAATATCCCCACTGATATTACCATTACGACCGGGGGTAGCAATGGTGATACGGATGGGGGTTTGTGCAGTGATTACGTTAGCCATGATAGAAATTGATCCTTTTTGTTTGTGTTTGTTTTCACAATCAATAAAAGCGGACCAATCAATAAAGTCAATAAAGTTGGAATTACCGGTAATGAATACCAGGTGAGTATCCCATAGCTCTTAATTTACGGGGTAGTTCTCTAAAAGCATGATTACTATTTAGAGCAAACCCAATAGTCTTAGTACTATTATCACCGCCAATACAGGTAGCTTGACTACCACCTCCTGAGTCTCTAAGAGCCTGGGCCATATCTGACTGTGCTTGAGACCTCTTAATAGCCGGAATAGAAACATAGGAGTAGCTACCTGCTGCATCATTACATTTAGGTAACTGACTTAATAATACCGGTTGACTAACCAGCGTCAGTGCCAAAGCGATATTCATTCCTCACCTCATAAGAACTATGACAACCCTAATACCAAACAGAAGGCATAGACTGAACCATATGAAATCCCATATGGTCAGTGCATCCTTCTCTTTCTTAGGCGCTTTTTTAACATCGAATATAGATGGGTCTAACTTGAGCTCCTCTATTAGATCGGCTCTCTCCCCTTTACTCATAGTTGATAGAGCATCATGGGCCTTAACAATAGTAGGTCCTAGGACTGACTTCCTATATTTAAGCCTCTCAGCCTTCTCCTTATCATCACTGGTAGCCATGAGCAAGACCCCCGGCCTCCAATGTCAGCCTCTTCACCCAAGCATTAGGGGCGGGGATTCTATCACATGTATAGTAATAGTCCTTACCATACACAAGTAGCGAGAAAGCTTCTGCCATACCTGCGCTTCGGGATATTCCAGCATCACAATTGATTAGCAGATGGGTTAGCTTATCCTTACATGCCATAAAGGTAGATACTACTCTCTTAGCCTGTCCCCTGGTCATACATGGTGTACAACTATCAGGCCCATCATTATCATAGAAGCTGAGCATAACGTACTCCTCTAGCTTCACAGGAGGTAGTCGAGGCCAGTCTTGCTCATTGGTTATACTGATAACCATCGTACGGTTGCCCTTGGGCAACTCTGTTACTGCCTTAACAATAGTCTCTCTATTGTGTACTTGTATTTCAATAGTCATAGTTATAAGAAAGGGGCCATTGGCCTCCTAGTCACCTATTAAGTAATCAGTCAATATATAATATTAATGAGCAGGTCTACCCTTTAGTTCTTTGTATAGGGCCATGAGAGTTTTATTATCCGTAGGACCTTCCTCAATAGCAGCAATTAGTTTGTTAACATCCAAAGCTTTTAGGCTGGCTAACCACTTCTCATACTCAACCATAAGTGCATTCCTAAGGTGAACCGCATTCATACTAGCAATGAGTATTAGACCTTTGCTAGTAGAGTTATAGAACAACTCACCATCTCCCTCACCCATAGCCCTAAGGACTGCCGCTACTTGATCCTCACTACCCTCAATCGTTACACCTTTTACAGTAACCTTCATAAGTACTTCCTATTTATATATATATATATCAATCAATAATTACGAGCCCTAGCTACCTTAATGATAGACTCTATAGCCCTTCTATCAAGACGTCCGCCTAATAGCTCTGCTATATCGCACAGATCTCTAAGACTAGAGAACTTAACCAAGGTCTCTATGTCCTTCTTTATAAGGTTAGCCATATGTTGCTTAGACATAGCACCGACTTTAATAGGGCCGCCATGGGACATGTGTACATAATCCTCATGCTTCTTCAGGTCAGTGGCTAAAGGCTTAACTGGCTTAACTGCCTCTGCAACCATTAGCACAGCCTCATTGGTACCCTCAAAGTGAATACCATTATCTAATTGGATAACTGCCATTATATTGATTCCTTACTAAGTAACCAATCAATTAATCCTTATACAACCAATAGAATAGCAATGATATCAATATAGGGGCCACGATAGAAAGCAATATTACAGTAGCAAACTCCTGTATAACAGGCTGCATCCAGAATTCCATTATCATATATTGCCTTCCATATTATAGAGCTCAGATAGCTCATGCTCAGAAACATATAGTTCCTTAGGTCCACTTGCCCTATGTTCTAATATGATCCACGTACCGTGAGTATTAGTGTGGGTATCTAATCTTATAGGATTTATAATCATATGACCTACCACCCAATGGGGTATACCACTGACTCTATTTCTCCACATTGTTCCAATCATCTTTCTCCTTTTATGGGCCCCTTAATTGAGGCCCCTTCATTAATCAAACAGTGTATAAGAGGAAGGATATACCTCCCAATGATAATAGGTAAGTCATAGCCATCCCCATCACCCACGAATCGCAGGGTAGGTTGGATTGAATAGATATAAAACACAGTCCCGTAACTACTGCTAGGAACCCTAGACAAATAGACACTAACTTCATTTATCCCCCAGGCCAGGTATACCGCCGATATATTGTGATCCGCCGTTTGGTTTATCGCTTTCCTTAGTTATCGGTTTATTACTTGAACCTTTACCAGTATCCTTCTCTTCTTTCTTATCGGTCATGCTTTTGCTCCTGAGTATTGACGTTCCTAACGATCTCGTCCCTTATAACTGCGCCCCCTGCAATCAAGCCTACAACAATAGCGACCGCAGCAGCGGCCTGACCAGGATTCTGTTTTGGATCCTTCATATTACCCCCAAATAACAATGGCTAGACCTATTGGGCCCAGAGCAATGATAGATAAAGACATTAACGTAAGATGGACCGCATCAGTCTTCACTCCCATAAACTCTTTTATACTAATCTTAAAGAGGTTAAGGAACATAGCTCCTATACCTACACATAACCACATAGTAATACCTATAGCCAACCAGACTTCCGACATACTCTTCTCCAAATGTATTAACCCCCGCTACAGGAATCGAACCTGTTATGCTCAAGGCGCCTGCTTAGAAGGCAGGTGTCCTACCTTAGGACGTAGCGGGGAGGCTTAACTGGCATCCTGCCAATCATTAGGGTCCTCATGCTTCTCAGGTAGATATATTAATCTATCCTTATAGTCACAGTCGGTCCATTCGTTACAAGGTTCATTGGGGCATCTGAATCCCAAAGGGCATGTCATCTTCATCATCCTCATCTACTGGAAGGGCAACTACCTCTCCATTAGCATTCTTAAAGAGAACAAAGGTGACATCCCCCATACTCAACACAACCGCATCATCCTTTTCCTCCTTAGGCCCCGACATTAGCACTCATCCTCTCTACTAGTGTTTGACCTACTAATAACTTCCATAGGTCTTTAACCTTAGTAAAGTCATTATCTACTTCTTCTAAACCGCTATTGTTACAGGTCTTACAGTCGATGACCTCGTCCTCTCTATCTAGCAATACGCCAGTACCATTACATACATGACAGACTGCCCAACCACCACCTCTAGACATAACTTACATCACACCCTTTAATCATTAGACTGCACTGAGAAACCACTGCCATCACACTCATAGCACTTCTTGCCATCCCCACGACCTGGTCTCCTATCAAACAACTTACCATGGCCCTTACAGGTCTGACAAGTAACAGGTAAAGGATCACTCCTAGACATATCCCTCCTAAAGATAAGACCCCAAGGTAATCACCCTGAGGTCCTAAAGTAACTAATAGAGAATCATTATATCAACCTATTCTTCTCATCATTTATAAATGTACACCAATCCATATTATCAACTATAACAACACTCATCTTTTTAGCTATACGATGAGCTAAGACCTTAGCTACACTATCATATGAATTGAAGGACTTAACTAGATTAAATAGGCCTACATATAGGACCTCAGTTTGATACTGACCTTTACCTATTGGTAGTCTTGAGACTCCAACGATTGTGATTCTATGTGAAGAGTTAATATCCCCTCCCAGTCCACTCCTTGGATCAGCTCTAACTCGTATAGTGGTATTGCCTGCTCGCAAGAACAGGTTATCTCGGCCCATTTCCTCCCGCTTCGTTCTATCAACGAGGCAATAAAAGTCATAGGCTGACTCATACATTGGTATGGACTTCCAGGTATCAACTGCCCCTGGGTAATCCCTGTTAATCCGAATAGTCCTGGATATAGGACTCTTAATTTCTTCAATAATCCTGACATGGCTCTTTTCACCCTTAGATTTCTTATAGAACAGACTCTTAAGCCACTCTAGGAAGCGGCTTAAGGACGTTGTACTTGTCATTATCTTCCCTCACTTTCATCTTCCTCCGCAGGGTTTAAGTCCAATAACTTATTAGCTGCCTTAGTAGTTATCTTGTGTAGGGTCTCAGGGTGATTAGATGCTAGGACTAGGGCCGTTAAGCCTATACCCCAATCAGCTGGTTCTATGTCCTGCTGCTTATATATCTTTGTTCCCCAGAGGATGCCGACCGCAACCACAGTTAAGAGGAAGAGTCGGATATGGGGCCACTTAGAATCATCTGCCTGATAGGGGCATTGTTGGGGACATTCCCACTTACTCATAATATCCTCTAATACCTACAGTAGTTAATACTGAATATTAAGAGGATATGCTTTGTGTAATGTGGGGTGATTATGGTCACTATATTAAGTTGTATAAATCACAAACGCAGTTAGCAGGAATCGAACCTACATTAACTCCTTAGTTTGGAGACGTCTTATCCATTAGACCAACACTGCATAAATGAAGCCGGTAGGATTTGAACCTACATCTGCCCCACTAACTTGGGGAGTCCTACCATTTTAGACGACAGCCTCAAGAAATGATTGGACTAAGCCAACCATTGCTAAGAATCCCAGTTGGGAACGCAAGTTATGCGACTGGGAAAAGCAACTATTGGAGTTGAACCAATATATGATTACCTGATTAAGGGTTAGCATAAGCCAGTTAGTTGCTAGGAGAGCTGATATTTGTGTTGAGAGCTGGGGCCCTCATCGGGAGTACCTATCCCCCAATATTCCATCCGTATCAGCTCTTAGTCAGAGACCATATAGGCTCTATGACTCTATCAGTTTGATGGAGATATTTATATAGTTACATATGCCGACTGAATAAGATAGGCACATATAAAAGCACCCTCACAGACTCGAACTGTGTTGTCCTGCTTACAAGGCAGGTCCCTCACCATATAGGGGTAGGGTGCCAGTGACTACAGTATATACTGTAGTCATAATTATATCAAGCGGGTACTGGGGCTAGGTGAGATCTGAACTGTGCCCACTCATAGGTTGGATCTCCGTCCAGTTGAGTTAGCTCGTAGGGCTTAATAGTGTAGAGGAATGCAAAGGCCTCTACCTGATCCTCAAACACATAGGCAGTACTCTGATCTTTAATCACATAGACTTCTATGGGACCCCTTCCTGGAACGTAGACCATAGTGAACTGGAAATCTGAATCCGTTAGTCTACATATAGTATTGGGTTGATAGAAGGGTGCCCCATCCATGCTAATTTCTAGTACTTGGTTCAGGGGGTAAACATTCAGTTGAGGACATCCCTTGATAGGCTCTCTCAACTTAGTAGTGATAAGTTTCCTTGGAGGAATCCAGCTAGCTGGGGCCACACTTAAGAAATCTTTTACTTGCTGACTAAGACTCATATATTCCTTTAACTCGACAATACCACCTGTAAGAATCGAACTTACTATAAGTGAGGTATGAACTCACCGCCGCACCATTTGGCCTAGGTGGCAGGTATTTACCAGTCTCTCCATTTACTACTACAACTGTCTATATACCATAAGGTAGCAACTGGTATAACCAGCCCTCCTAATATAGCTATGGTTACATCTAACCACGGTATAGTACAGGATCTAATTAAGATAACAGCTAACAAGGAGAGTAGTACTCCTACGAATAGCTTCTCTACGAACCCAAAGTAAGCCAACACCTGCTCGATCTCATCTAGATTATTCATCTTTCTTTTGGATACGGATACAAAGGTTTATATCAAGCACAGCTATTATACTATAGGTAGCCAATACTGCGGCCTCTATTAACCATGCGCCTATACCCAAGCGCTCTAGTAATAGATGTATTATAGCTGTTGCCAATAAGTATAACAGTATCCTGTGACATATTCTATCAACAATATTTAATACATAGGAACATGTATCAATATTCATTTAAGAATACCTCCTCTAACTCATAGCAGGGCCGCCACCTCTTTGAATGCTGACCTAGATACATCTTATGTACTTTGATAAGACCCTTTACCTTTAAAGTACGTAAAGCCTTACCTACTTGAATGTAGTCCGCACCTAGACTATCCATCCTTACACCGTGTAGTATTTGGGTTACTAGTCTAGGATTCCCTTTGTGCTCTGCCAAGAATTGTAGTATCCACTTCTCTAAGAGATCAGAGTCCATACACCCTCCTAATGTGAAAGGGCCCCCCCAAGGAGCCCTCTCTAAATTAACCTACTGCTACGCGGGTGCGTGCAAAGGGTACGAACATTAACCCACTCTTTCCTATATTACTTTAGTAATATAAGCATGTAGTCAATACAAATTTTATGAAATCTACTCATATTAACCCAACGCCTATTATAACTATGTATAAGGAGGGTCAGTCTGTTACAAATATTAGTTCTAAATTAGGGCTATCCTCTTATTGTATATACAAAGTCCTGCAGAGCTCCGGGGCAATGTCCTATAAGCCATTATCTAAGCTTAAGAACTATAAATTGTTCCCTATGGACACCTTTAAAGCTTGGATGTTAGGTGTATTGTATGGGGATGGTCACTTACATAGAAATGGATGTCAGATAGTATTTACTACCTCGGACAGGGATATTCTAGAACAGATACAATCTAACCTCAATACCGATTATAAAATAAGGAATATAGCTTCTAACTGTCTTCAGCTCGCTATATGTTCCACTAGTCTACATAGAGATCTAACTACTATCCTAAAGTTAGAAAGTAATAAGTCCAAGACTATGATTTACCCTGAGCCTCTTATAGACAGCGTCTACGAGTTAGATTTCATTAGAGGATATCTAGACTCTGACGGGTGTTGGTCCTCCCGTAGACTTACAGCCTATGGATGCTCAAAGTCTTTTATGTATACTCTAGCCTCTAGGCTCAACAAACTACTAGATATATCCCTTAATGTACATATGAGGGACTTGCAAAGTAAGAATCCCAACTGGAATAATCAGTACGGTTTCTCCTTTCAAGGTAAAATCCTTAAGACTTTTATATTTAGGTTATATAACTTAGGTGGTCCCTACTGTATGCGTAAAAAAGAGCAGGCGTTTAGTATACTAAACGCCTGAGTAGATTACACTACTATAGAACTTACCCTTGAGAAGGGTACAATGTTATTGGTTGCACTTGTTGTTCTGTACTTTGGTTGTACACACCTTCAGTCATAGTTCCTCATGCTAACAATCGATTACCAAGTCAGGCCCTCGAAATGGACCTGTTGAGATTCGAACTCAATTCTTGCTAGTTAGGCCTATGACCTACACCTATCTTTTCACAACGTCAGGACAGGTAAACTGACAATGTCGGGGCTGAGAATTGAACTCAGCGATGTATGGCTTATGAGACCATCGAGCCTCCCGTTGCTCCATCCCCGCTATGGATTGCTGCCGCTTCCGCTAGGACACCATTGACCTTAGAATCTGCGGTGTTAATACTAGTAATATCATCTTCATCAAAGATAGTCAATAGGAATTGTATATAATGGCCCATGCTCTCTTGTTTAAGGCATGCACCCACATAGAGCAGTATAGATTGATAATGCTCCATATCGAACATATCATCCTCACGAGCCTTCTCTAGTTTATCTAGGGCTTCCTCAGCTCTACCATCCATTATCTCATCTATAGCATTATTTCCATAGTGAATACAGACGAGTCTTGAGGGGCTAAATATATCCATTTCCATATAAGTTAATACCTTCCTTACTAATGATAACTATAGCAGTTATACAGTAAGGAAGGTATCCTTCTTATTTGATTTCTACCTTGACGGCCGGTGGCGGCTTAGGTTGAAGCAGGTCCATTGTGAGAGTTACCAGTCCATTATCATAGTCAGCCTTAGCTGTCTCGATGTTGACCTTAGTATCCTCAAATGGGATGGTGCGCCTTAGCTTACCGCAGGAGACTTCACTACTATAAAGACTCAACGACTTAGGGCCGCTGAGACTTCTAGTAGCAGATATCTCTACTCTGTCAGGATGGACAGTGATATCAATATCCTCCTTCCTTACACCACCCAAGTTGAACACAGCGATGAACTGAGTGCCAACACTATTAGCATCACATGGTATATCAGCAGGTGCCTTATAGGTTGAGTTAATTAGGTGATAGAAAGTATTAGGAGGCTTAGGGAAACCGATACCAGGATAGTCCGGTATATAACCACCCTTAGTTGTCCCAGTTCGGTCTGGGATACGCCTACCCACATCATCTGTTCTCCAAGGTGGATCCCCCGTAGAACCACTCATAATGTTTAACTGCATAGATCAATAACTCCTATAATGTTTAACCTAATTTAACCCTAACCGCAGTGGGAGGATTAACTGGTAATAGATCCATAGAGAGAGTCAGAATACCATCTGAGTAAGATACAGAGGCAGAGTTTCTGTCTACTCTCTGACTTAGTGGGGCTGTACGATAAACCTTACCGTAATAGAACTCACTCAGTTCAACTGCTAACTTATCATCCTTCTTACGCATGCCATATAGCTCTACGTACTTATCATGGATGGTCACATCAACAGTATCCTTATCGATACCAGGTACTATGAACTTAACTACTAGTTTACGATCAGAGATCCCAATTTCATACGGGGGACTCTGTTGGCTAGCAATAGAGCTACTTGCACCTAAGACACGGCTTAACTCATCGATAGCAGAGTTAGAACCACCAAAACCAAATAATGCCATTTGTGTTTCCATAATTATTAGAAACAATCAATATGTTTACAGTAGTGAATATAGCAAAGGTATTAGCCTTAGTACAAGTAGGGGGAACCCTACATCATACCGTGTGCTCACTACTGTAAATGGGGGAGGAGAGATTCGAACTCTCACGCCTTGCGGCACAGGTTCCTCTTACTACTCCTACTTTCATAGGCCAGCGTAAGCTGTTGTAGTCTGGACTATATCATCACCTTCGTCTCTACGTTAAGGTGCAAAGCGTTTAGTCTCTGAGGGGATACCTAGGTATCTTCCCTGCGGATTGGCTATTGTTACATCCTACAAACTGTTACTTATATCTTGGTAGACATATAGTGTTGTAGGCTTTAAGCGTTTCCCGCATATAGCTTCGTTCACAACATGTATTTCTACATGAAGGCTCAGGATTATGAAGTTAATTAATAAAGAGGTACTTGAGGATCTATACCTGACTCAGGAACTTAATCCCTATCAGATAGGTCAGTTACTAGCCTGTAACCATAAGACTATTAGGTCTTACTTAAGGAAGTACCATATACCAATGAGATCTGCCTCAGAGTATAACTTTCTAGCTAGGAAGAACTATATCTCCCCTACAGATGATTTACTCCTAACACCTCTTTCCATTGCTGCCCATACGGCCTATTTATGTGAGGGCTGGCATACAGATAAAACAAATCATGTTTACTTCTGCAACCAGGATCCTACTTTAATAGATCTGATAAAGCAACTTTTAGTACAAGTCTATAAAGTTAAGACTTATAGGATAGAAATAGCTGCCTCTAATAAAGATACTGCCACATCCTTCCTGGACTTATATCCTCAAGCTAGATTTCAGTTAGACCACTCACGCAAGAACCCAATTATAAAATTGATATCTGGTGGTAAGATGCTCTCTAGAGATCTAGTTAAGAACGCTTATAAACTAATACACCAACTAACTCCAATGAGTTAAGACCTGCGTGGCTACCATTACACCACTCCCCCTCAACCAGTTCTATTTTATAGAACCAGTGGGTCATGAAGGACTCGAACCTTCGGTTCCCTAGTTAAAAGCTAGGTACTTTAGCCGCTAAGTTAATGACCCAAAACTTTCTCCATGAGGTAATCGTCTGCCTCATTCGTATTACAACTCTGCTTGTTTTTCGCTGCTACTAATCTTATAGTAAAAGTATCTTGATGGGTTCTTAGTACCTCCGAACTTACAGCATATACTTTAAAGCTAATAAGGTCAACTACTATAAAGTAGTCAAACATCTCCTCTTTATACTTAAACTTATAATTAGGACCAGATTTCTTCAGCATTAAAGCTAATGTATTATTCTTAGGAGTTACAGCTTTTACCTGAAACCTAAGTATTATATTATCCTTAACCCCTATTATATCCACCTTGGAGTTATCTCCCTCCTCAGTGAATACGGCGAACTCTAACTCGGCCAATTTAGCAGCAGCATAAAACTGCCCTATGTTACCCTTCGACTTGCTATGCATTAGAGTATAAGATTACTAACTATATACTCTAAGCATAACCCCTCAATCTACGGAGGTCAACTTAGTTTGTCTGTATGTAAGACTGATACGAGCCTCTTTAACTTCTCCCTCTTTAGGAATGCAATGCATCCAGTTCTCTTGAGTAGGACCAGACATGACAAGTACAGTACCTGCTGCCAGTCTCCACTCCCTGCTGATACCTAATACTTTATGCATCATCCTAAAGGTACGGGTTGCACCTAGAGATAGTATGGCTATAGGTGAACCTGGTATAGACTCATCATCTGAATGCCAGTTAACCCCTATCCTCCCATTCTCATAACAATTAGCTAGACAACCATTGTAGGTGTGGCCAGTCACTCGTTCTACTGGTGCCTTAGCTATCTTAACGACCAATGGCATATCCTGAGGTTTATGAAGTCTATCCCGATAGGTATACTCTCCCCTTCCAAACCATGCCATCTTCCTTCTAGTACCACCCATAGTATCCCATTCTACAGCTTTTGTTAACTCATCCATTAACATTGCCGTATCAAGGTTATCTATGTAATATATAGATACATCCGCCCCCTCCATTAGGAGCCTCTCTATTAACATATGATCTTCCTATCTATCTGTAATATATCTTCAGTATCAGGTCCATACATATAGACTAAGAACAATATGTACTTACCCTTATGTTTATCCTTTAATCTTCTACCTACCTTGATGGTAACCTCAGCTATGATCTCTTCAGTAGCATCGCTAAGGTTCTCCTCTATATAGTCAAATGTTTCCTCTAGCTCAGGGTCTGTCTCAGCTAACTCTAAGATCCTATTGACATAGAATCCCACAATAAGATCATTAGGACTCTCATAGCTCATAGCAGTACCTCTCTATAATACTGGTGATTATAGAGGGTAACCCATGGACTATTTGTAGGTAAAGTCGGGATGGTTAGAATCGAACTAACTTCTTTCTGACCCCAAATCAGAACGTCTACCGGTGACTTACACCCCGTTGGTATATGGAGTATACCATAGATCCTAGGATTTAGTTAGCTTCTCTAATTCATTAGGCCCAAAATAACCTAGACCTGTTACTGCCCATTTACCTTGCTCAGGATTGTTCTGGTAAACCTCAGCCACTTCTAACGCTCTATCCTTATATACAGGACCTACATAACTGAAACCTCTTTCAAATATTAGGTCCTCATTGCAAGCCACCAGGCTTAACTCTTTCCCTTTTGGGTCATCCTTAAAGCCAGTCCCAATCTTAATAAGGGTAGCCTCTTCTTCATAAAGTAAGGAACAGTCCCAGTCCTTTACTAGGTTACCAATGGGCGTATGTGACTTTAGACCTACATAGGTATCCATAGCTTTGTAAAGGTCTAGGTCCATAACCTCGATGGTTTTATCAAAGCTGACTCCCATGTTGTAGTGGATCTCTTTACCTCTATAGGAATAGGCGCATGTAAATCCAAGGCCCCACAATACCTGTGGTTTGAAGTTAATCTTCCAATCGGTACAAAGCTTATATACTTCACAACTTAGGGCAGCAGACATCTTATCTACTATATTGCTATATCTTCTCCCGTACGTTTCTAGGATTCTCTTACACCTAGTTTTTACTTTCTTAACCATCACCTAAGACCTTCAATATACTCTCTGATAAATCCTTTTTACCTGATATGAAACCGCAATCCCAAGTTGTATCCCAGGACTCATAAGTCTCCTTCAGGGCACCATTACACATATCCTTAATTACTTTCAGTTTCTCCTGATCCGTCATCCCTAATGCTCCTTATTATATGTATAATCTCACGGGCTAACTCAAAGGCACCTACTAGCCTACCACCCTCAAAATCATGAATATCACTATCACCATGGAAGTAATTAAACTTAGCTTCCTCACACTTAGTCACAATTTGGTCTAGGGCGTCGATTCCTTTATCCAAAGTATCCCAATCGTTTGCCATAGTTATTGTCCTCTATAAGGCCCAAGATAAAGATCAAGGGCCTATTGTATCTTATCTATAAATCGTTCTGTCCTACCAGCCGCCACCCATGGTAACTCCTGACGCTACCTCTTAGCATCATGCTTATACCATTACCATTGCTATGTAGCCCTCGTTCTCTGCAGAACTGAGCGGCATTTACCACCTTTACTAACTCGTTGGTTGTGTCGTGTCTTAAGTAGATTGCGGTTCCTCTTAGAGAAGCACTGATCTTTTGACATGCCTCTAAGGTATGAGCAATAGGGGCCCGTGGTAATCTCTTCCTTATGCTAAGTAGATTAGCCATAACGAAAGGATCTGTGGCTAAAGTCCCAGCTAAGGCTACAATAGCCCCCTGAGCCTCCCACAAACCATTCCTACTAACTGAGATTCTACTCTTCGTAGAACCTATCCTGGTCGCTTTAGCCTTCCTCATAGTTATCTCCTAACTAACTATTGTAACTAAGCCTTGACGTTGAGGGGGTATTACTACCCCCTCTAGGTTATCGACTATCCTAAGGCTGCAATCATTGCCTCAATCTCTTGAGGGGTCTTACTCAAGAGATCTTTCTGCTGCACTTGATGGAAAGCATCCATAAGGTCTTGTTTCCTACGGGCTAACTCTGCAGCATTGGCTCGGGCCTGTTGCTCCTGATATTTAGTCAGGATTACATCCTTGAGGATCTCCAGTCTTAGTGTATCCTCTTCGTTACCCTTGTTGACGGTGGCATCAGGGATGAAGCTGACGGCATTCTTGTTGAGGCGTTCGTTCACCTCATTGGCCATGCCATTTAGGACTTCCAAGGAAAGACCATATAGGTCCTCCATTGTAATCTGCCCTTTAGCTGCCTGGAAACGCAGCTTCATGCGAACAGCCTTCTTATACATCATGTCTTGCATTAGTCTTTCCTTACAACTACAAAGTCTTCACACGTAACATACGAACCGTCTTCCCGGTCACTCTGACTACAAAGTCTGCAGCCTGAGTGGATGAGAAGCCAAGTCCGCTTAATTGAGGACCATCACTCTGGGCTACCTGAAGTTTGGCTCCTAATAACTCAAAGGCGGTCCTATGCGGGGCCAATTCCTGACGTAGGAACTCATTAAAGAGTCCTCGGACGATGCCATCATTCTTACAGGCCTCGATGAATAGGAACATGTGTTTGTTACCTATTTGCTTATCTCCCCAATAGTTGGGGGATAGGGTTACAGCCTGCACGGGATGGAAGGTATCTGTTTGGATACCCCATATCTCCTTACTTAGGCTGCCTGTGCTGTCTGGAGTACCTGAGATTAGCTCGATACCTTTTGTCTTGCTGTAGCTGAAGGTGGCTACAGTGTAACTAGAGTGATTAGTCAGTGGTTTAGGATGGACAAACTTCAGGATGCGTCCCCCAAACTCCATCTCTACCTCAAAGCCAGAGCCATCGTTGGATCTCTTAGAGTAGTTATTTACCCAGACCTTATACACCCCTTCCCTCATGTTACTACCATAGGGGTAGATAATGTTCTCTACTGGGTTGGTACTATTGTCAATACCGCCAGCATTCATATCTACATCTAGGGCCCCTCCAGTTGGAGATTTCTTAGATCCAAAGTAAATATGGAAACCGTTAGGTTCCTCAAGATGCAAGTCTAGATCATCTCCATTGCCCCAACCTAGAGAACACCGAAGTATACCCTCTACTTGACCACCTGCCGCCTTAACCAAAGCCTTAGTACTTGAGTCCGCAAGGGCCCCATTGTAACACCAGGAGTGATGGTTATCCCATTTGAAGAGATACTTGGCATCAGGGTTAACTGCGGTAGTCAAGCTGACCAGGTTAGAGAAGTGTCTACCCTCAAAGAGAACCTCTACCTTAGATGCACCGGGTAGTACACTCTCTAGGAACGTATCTACTGTAACATCCTTGAGGTCCTCAAACTTCTTGGGATCAACCTTAGTCTCTACCTCTCCCATGATCTCACCAAAGAGAGACTGGGCTCCCTTGACAGCATCTCTATTAACATAGAGGACATCCTCAATACGCAGGTCATCCAGGGTCGAGTGTCGTCTAGCTAAGGCTGTATCCAGACCTAACTCTAGGACTTTCTGCTCTGCCTGCTTGATCATACCAGAGGATACTACAGCAGTACGTCTCTGGTACTTATTGGGATCCATTTTATCCACAAATCTGTGAACAGCAGGGGTTAGCTCCATGCCCCCAGATATATCCTCCAGCAGAGTACCGATAGCCGTATTCTTGATACGGCTTATACCAGGATTCCTCCTAGAGGTAAGCCAAGCGAAGGCTTGCTTCCTAGAGTAATCTGGTAAGGCATCATAGGTCTGCTTTAGGGTTAAGAAGGATTGAAGGACCCCCTTACTTTCAGCACCTCGATAGATTGAGTTAGTCTCTATGAGTTCTAGGACTGTCTCTACACTGTCTGTAGTTAGCTCAATTAGAGCCCTTTCAAACGCCTTAGCACCAGTCCTAATATCATTAAGCAGGGTAGGCACTTCACTACGTACCTGCGTAGGAAATGACCTAGGCATCTCATAGAAGAGATGTGTCCACTTGGTCATACTCTCAGCGGCGAAGTTATAGTCAACACCTAACTTACGGGTATCGTTAATGAACGCATCCCGAATAGTAGCTAGTTCTACCAATTCTCTCAGAGCCTTAACTGGGCCATAGTCAGCCATGGGTCCTTCTAGCTGCCAGATATTATGGAGCTCATAGGTGTTGGGGTCTACCCATACAAGACCTCCATAATTCTTAATGAAAGATCTACAGGCGTTGCAGTTGTTCTCTTGTCTTTCAGCGCCCTCTGGATATCCAGTTATATAAGTGTTCCATAGATCATCCCTAGAGATATCCAGGACAAACATATTCTCACCATTCCCTACAACGAGGGAAGCAAAACGAGCCTTAACGGCCGATCTTAATTGCTCAAACATACATATCCTTTATAGTGATAATACCGCAGACAGGATTTGAACCTGTAACATGTAAGCCCTCAACCTACAGCCTCTACCCAATTGGGCTACTGCGGCAAATGTCCCTGGTGGGATTCGAACCCACAACACACGGATTTTAAGTCCGTTACCTCTACCAGTTGGACCACAGGGACGTGGTGCCCCACTTAAGGGGCTATGATCTATTCTACTTCATGTAACAAATAAGCAAGGGCATGTATAGTGGCAACCTCTATTTGGTCAACCCTATTCCATCTCCCACCTGTGATAGCATCAATAACACTACCACCAATAGCTAGCTTATCTAAGGGTTGAGCACCCTTAACCTGAGTCTTACCCATCTCACCACATTCATTTAGCTGATCGATAATGTACTCAGGTACCCTCCATTCACCCCCAGTCCCATAACCTAGAGTACCTGTTGGCACATGCTTAATGAGACAAAGCGTAGTTTCAGTATTACCTATGGGTGCCCTCTTTTGAATAAGGCCACTCTCAACTACCACATGATAGATACAGTCCCCAAATTCATCCTGCAACTGCTCCATTCTTGTCATAGCACAGTTCTCCATTTGACTTAAGGACTTGGGCTGTACTATTCCCGTTATACAATTCTTAGGATATATATCTATAGCGATTAGGCCTAGTACTTCAAATCCATTGAGTACAGACTCTATCTTAGGACCACTTTGAGTACCAATGGCTACCTTCACTTATTAATAATCTCCAGCTTATCAGCATCTATATTCAATATCTTTAATAGAGAGTTATAAGACTTAGTTCTACCAACTTTCCTACTGAAGTTATCCTCTTCAATACATATGGATACTGCGGCAGCTAGCATTTCACCAGTGGCCTGCTTTTTAATATAACAAATGGATGCGAAGGGGTGCATATCCTTATTATAAGGAGGCAGTTTACCTTCAAAGAACTTCTGTATAATATATGACCGTTCTACATCAGCCTCCCGTTTATTCTTAGGGGCCTCACCAAGGGGGCATCTCACATAGTGGAATCCAATAATATGGTCTTCCCCATTAATCTTAACCAACATAATAAGTATCTTCCTAATAAGTTAATAGACTCAGTAAGCGGTTACCTACTGAGTCCTAATAATCAATTACCTATATAACAAGTAAGGCACTTATAGTTAAGCACCTCCCTACTTACATTAACAACTCTGCCGCAATTACAACGGGTGTTGTGTCTGATCGTCGTCACCAGTAGGTTGGCTCCCCGTTGCTTCCTCTTGGACGCAGAAGCACTCTGTTGGTTCCCAGATGATATTACCTTGCTCATTCCTTACACTCCTGTACAACCATTTACTATCATTACACGCCTCGCATTTAGTCATACTGGTATCCCATACACCGCACTAGCCGCTATAGCAAACAGGGCCAGTATGATTACCGCGATACTAGGCAGAGTCTCTGTCAGTGCCAAAGAGGACTTTAAGTTCCTCTGCTTTCTCATCGATATCAGCATAGCCAAAGATGGCCTTCTGTCTCTCCACTTCATCCTCGATTGGATTGGTGACTTCCTCATCATTAACTTCCTCTTCTGGTGGCATATTGTTTCTCCTTAATCGGTGTAACCTATATCAACGAATATAGGATCATATGTATCATCATCAATATTAATATTATTAAGGGCCTTCTTATTGAGGGCCCTGCATCTCTTATTGCCAGATCTAATCATATGGCTTTTATATTCCGATGGTCTATTACAGTGCTTACATTTACACCTATATGTAAGTCTGTAGACACTACGACTCACCATAACATTCCCCTGTTTACTATGTAGAATCAGCAGGGTTGGATTCGAACCAACGTTCCTATAAGGTAGGGTTGTACACTCCCCAGCGATCACCAACTCGCCTAGCCTGCCGTTATTGAAATGGGTGGAGCTGGATTCGAACCAGCGCGCTGTTACGACCTGATTTACAGTCAGGCACCATCGGCCTCTCGGTCATCCACCCATGTTACATGAGTATACTTCTATATACCCATGTTAGTCAAACTATGCCTTAATACTCGAAGCCAATACAGTTGCTAGACTTACCCAGCTTAATGGTGCTGAAATCAGGATGCCTAGACAGGCCCCCACAGTTGCGGACATGCTCAGGTTACCCATAAACAGAGCCCAAAAGCAGCCTAACAGGGCACTTACCGATATCAGGCCTAGAATGAGGAAGATTCTCTTAGCTCTCCTCTGGGCCTTGGATATGGTATCGGCCATGCTATTAAACATGGAATCGAAATCATCATTGCTATGTCTACGCATTCTCTATACTCCTAATAACTACTTAATCTTCATCCTGAGCTACGGCACCCATAATGAATCCGATGGCCGAGAGGACAATACCCCCAGCTCCCAATAACAGACCCAGTATGCAACCTAGGACAGCAGCCCCTGAGGGCGTACCAAATAATAGGTAAGCAAAGGACACTAATAGCATAAAGGTGCTAATAGATCCTACGACTATAGCTACAAGCTTCGCAGCCGCAGCACCCTGAGGTCCCTCTGTATTCAATCTATATCTCACTTACTTCTCCTCCTGGCCTTCTTACCAGGACTATTAGTTCTAAAGGATGTCTTAGGATCATGACCCTTAGACTTTGCAATCACATCATCGGACTTAGTGGACTCATCTACGGGACCTATACTTGCATTAAGGTTATCTATAAACATATAGATCTCTTGATAACAATACATAGGTTCTTCTATAACCTGGAACCCTAACTCTACAAGTATAGGATTTGTGGTCAGGGTATACTGAAAACCAGTACGTCCAAACTCCATCTGCATATGAAAACAAGGAGACCTTAACTTATTAAAGGTCTCAATTCCCAGTTCCTTACCTATCATCTCTTTGACCATCCTGTCTTTGAGGAGGGCGTCTTTATAATTCCAGGGAGAAAGGACATGCTTATTAAGCAGAGCCTCTAACCTTCTTCTAGCATCGTCTTTCTGCTTACCGAGTAGGTACTCAGGAGACATGCCGTATGTGTCCTCGTATCTATAGACAGGGTACAACGTACCACAGAAACCTAGGACGGAGGCCCTTATATCCTGAGGTAACCAATGATTTAACTCTCTATAATATTGACGTATCTCACGTCCCTTGAATACCTGGTCTAAGTGAAACTCCTTAGGATGCCTAACATAGACAATCTTCTCATCAGTACCATAGGCCATAGCATGATCATAGTAATCATGCCTGCCCTTATATGTCATGATTCTCATGATCTTCTCCTAACTAAAACTCCCCAGGCAGGATTCGAACCTGCGACCGACCGCTTAGCCTCCTACTACAGCTTTAGCTGCCACTCAAGAGTGTTTGTAGTCTGGACTTTATCTTCACCATAGTCTTATGACCTTAGGTGGTGGCTGTTAAGTCTCTGCACCTTCTATTCGAACCCATGATATAATAGGGCTTTCGAATAGCTTGGCTCAGGATTAACATATAAACTATGAATTGTCTCAACTGTAATAAGGAAACAACTAACCCTAAGTTCTGTAGTAAGAGTTGTGCTGCTACACATAATAATCGTAATTTCCCCAAGAGGAAACCCGAGAATAAATGCTTGGTATGCACCACTCCTATAAGTAACTCCAGAACCTACTGTAAATCCTGCTTTGGATCTCATCGTAAGGGACTAAATCTAAATGTCACTTTAGAAGAAGCCATGTACAATAAACATCACAGGTCCTCAGCCTATGCTTTAGTTAGAGCAAGGGCTAGAGCTGTAGCAGCAAAACTCGACTGGTCTTGTTGTATTAACTGTGGGTATAACAAACATGTTGAAATAGCCCATAGAAAGGCCATCTCTAGTTTTCCACATGAAACCTTAGTTAACGACATTAACTCTGTAGACAACTTAGTACCTCTATGTCCTAACTGTCATTGGGAGTTTGATCATAATCTACTTAGTCTTCCCTGAATTTAACCACATTCACTTTAAGGGTTTCCCCTAGAAGTGCTCCTATCCTAAAGGCGGGTGCGCTATCCACTGCGCCACTGAGGAATGAATAAGGGCTTACGCCCTAAGATTTATGGTCTAATGTTATACACTTCCCTATCGGGATACCTCCTTCTCAGGAAGTTGTAGACCTTCTTAGCACTGGCCTCATTAAGGCCCTGTACCCACAACTCTCTAGGAGTCCTATTATTGCATAGGCCCATAAAAGTGTAGTAAGTGATCAGCTCTTCCTTAGCAAGGAACTCTGAGATAACTACTGACATCTCCTCTCCAGAGATACCCGAGACTATAGTTACAGTCCAGTAGCCGCTACCCAGTTCACAGAAGGTTGCACCCTTAGGATTAGGTTTCCTTGCCAAAACAGGTGCTGCTACTAGACTTAGTAGCAAGATAATGAGCGCTACTCTAGGGCTTCTCATCTTTATCCTCTTCAGGATAAACAAACCACTCCCCCGTATCAGACAGGACCATACATCTGAATATAGTTTGGTCATTGATCTGTTGATAGGGTGGTTGGATAGCCATAATCCCTTCATTAGGACCTGGCTTCGTCTTCCTTACCTTAACATGACCTGTCTCCTTATGGGTATATACAACATATTCCCCATAGGATTCATGCCGGAAGACACAGGTCCTACCTGCAACCAATAGATCAAGAACATGATGGAACCTACTTATATTGTAAGGTCCTACCATCTTATCTTTAAACTCTGGGCTAGAGGCCCTTACAAGCTGAGTGGCCTGTAACTTATCCTCTATCTCCTTAACACGTAACTTGGCGTCAGCGAGGTCCCTCTCAAGGACGGCCACTTCTTCTGGCTTCATCAATAACTCTCCTTGTTTTACCAGCACTGTCAATTTCTTGTTTTGCCTGGATTAACTTAGGTGGGTAACCCGCAAAGTAGTCCTCTACCTTAGGCTCTCTACCATCTATGTACTCATCAGGTAACCTGGGGCACCTAGTGGTGCTATCGTACACGATCTTACACTTAAGCCAATTGGCATCACTAAGCAGCACATAGGCACCTAGGGACCTATCATAGTCCTCTCTACTCTTCTGTACATCCAGATATATCAGGGTTAGGATAAGGAGTGTTACACATGCGAATAGACCTAACACAGCCATGGCTGTGAGGTTACGTCCTCTAGCCTCAGCTAACTGTCTGGTCAGCAGTATCATATTCAACCTAACCTGCTCAGGATTGCTTGTCACCCTAGCTTCCAATCGAGTACTACCTAAGATCAATAGATCATTAGCCATCTTATTCAAGTCCTCAGGATGTCCCGAGGTTATGATACTCTGAGCTTCAGCCTCCAAAAGCTTTGTCATAAGTTGCCTTCAATCAATAGGTTTGTGGGGTGTAGAAATACACCCCAAGATTTAACTACTTGCCGCCCAACTGGACTACTGGTGTTTGGATAGTGGGGGCCTGTTGACCATCCCACTTCTCAATACGAGCACGCTCAACACGTAAGCGTTCCAGTTCCAGCAGTTGATTAGTAACGGAGCCGGAGCGTAGCCTGTTGGCCTCCGCCTCAGCACGGGCTTGTTCAATAGTTACCTGGGCTTCGCCCTTAGCTCTAGCTACATTAGAGGCGGCTTCAGCTTCTACCTTACGCTTATTGGCCTCCGCAGTCTGTGCGGCCTGTTGAGCTGTCTGTTGTTCATTGATACTCTTTTGGATATCAGGAGGTAGACGCAGAGGTCCCAATAGACTCACATCAGAGATATTAACAACAGGGTAGCGTATTTGGAGGCAGTCTCTTACCTTGGCCACTAGCTTCTGTTGGTTGGTGGATAGCACGGAGGGAATCAGTTTTAGGTCCTCGGCAGCTCTAGTGAAGCAATCCCGCAGGCCGTTACGCATATCAGACTGCATGAATTGTTGAGGTTCCTTACGGTAAGTCTCATAAAACTGATGCAGTTTGGTCTTAGTGCTACCCGGTGCTTGCTCAGTACTGAACCCAAAAGATACCCCAACGTCCCCAGAGACTGGACTGCCACCCACGGCGAAGGTGATAGATTCATCCCTAGCAGCACCCTCTTCTACACTAGAGGTGAAGGAGTATGTACTAACAAAGGTAGGGAATACAACAATGTCTTGAGTATAGCCGTTGTACCAAACCCTACCGTTAACAATCTGAGCATTCTCGATACCCTTATTACCTCCATAGAGGTCAATCAAGAGGCCCGTATAGCCAGGCTGGACAGTTTCCACATTAGTGCCGGGGATTACCCCGCAGGCGCCTAGGAATAAGGAACCAGCAAATAAACTCACACCACAAATCAAACGGCTTAACTTCACCGAAAGTCTCTCCTTAATAGTTCAAACAAAGAAACATGGAGGTCTTCCTCCTCTCGACATATCTGAGCTAGGAGCTCAATGTTATCCAGCACTTCCTCTGGGTATATACCCAAGAAGTCATACCAGGACAGGGCCTCGTAGGTAGGAAACCTCTCAACGAAGATCTTCCTTACCTTTGAGGCCTGGATTGCTACATCCAGACTATAGGCAGCAAAACCTATAGTACCTATAGCTAATATTGCCCATACCAAGAAGCCTAACAGCGCGAGGTTAGAGTTCAGTAGCATTGGGTTGATTGAGGTAAGTACCATTGATACTACGATCAAACCAATTGTAACAAAGGCCCATTGCCTCAACAGCTTAAAGCCAGCAGACCTTCTACGTCGTCGTGGTTTAACCATAAAACTCCAATAAAGGGCTTGTGTATTCTCTAGCTTGTAGGTAGAGTCACCTGAAACCTACCTTGAACATTATTACTTGGGACAATAAAGGAGAAGTACACTCTATCTCCCTCCACTGTTATAGGCACTACTATCTGCTTAGCAAATATGGTTTTATTGATAATCTGCCTAAGCTCCTCCAGGCTTTGAGGTTCATTAGTGTCTTCTTCCTTGAAGTCATTCATAACATTCTTCTACTTCTTCACGGGAGGTTCTTCATCCTCATCATATATAGCCTCACTAAAGAAGGCGTATGTACCAGCAAGACACTCGTCAGTATTACCCTCGGTAGGGTAAAGATCTACTGTGACGCCCATGTCAGTTCTCCTTATATAAACCTTGAGGTTATCTACGATAATCCATACATGATTATGGCGCCCATTAGCCTTGAGTCTATACTCCTCCTCATTTGACTGAACTAAACTACTCATCGGGTTCCTTATCTATATCCTCATATCTAGGTAGTGCATATACTAGAGGCTCATCCCTTCTACCATATACAGTTACCTCTAAAGCTTTATCCAGTTTAAATACATGGATCTCAGCATTACCTATTATTATATGTAGGGCTGTCTCTTTGGGGTCCAATACATAAGCCCCATTAACATCCTGGACTAATTTGTCTTTTCTGTTTCCCATATTGTTGTCTCTACTACTTCCTGGCTTATTAGCTCAAAGCCCAGTATCTTTATACCTGTCATCTCAGCAAAGCGTATAGCCCTAATCTTCATTAGTTCAGCTATATCCTCCTCAGGTTCCTCTGACAGGAAGATGGCTACACTAGACCAAGCCTTTAATTTGTTGTTGTACCAAGGTTCACATATAGCGTCCCCGCACTCACCTGGAATCCAGCTAACTGCATTATCAAACCAGTCCTCGGCATACTCACTTAGCTCTTCCTCAGCAGCCTTAAGGCACTCGGGACTAGCCCCACTATCTCCCTGTCTGCCAGTGATAAAGGCAGTCATGTCCCTATCTATCTGAGTAGTACTGCTGCTAGTCTTAATTATGAATACGTATTCAGCTAGGCACATATTTATATCCTTATATATAAAGAGGGCCTATAAGGGCCCTCTTATCTAGCACTTAAAGCTAGGCATCATGACCTGTAAATCAGGTACCTCATTTAACTCGGATTCTTCTTCCTCGTCCTCTAGGGTATCCACACTAACCCCAAGGTAATGTAGGGTTGCCTTAGTCATAGCAAAGAGTAAATGGTAACCATAGGCGGTCCATTTAGTATAACCATCAGTCAGAGTTACTCTACACCAACCATCAGCCATATACTCAACATTACAGGTGAGCCCAGGTCTCATAACCTGCTCAAAGATAAGGTAGAACCCGTAACGATGGGACATAGATGCGGGCGCACTTAGGCCCACAGACATTAAGAGCATGATAGCTTGGGTCCACCTATCAAGTTCCCTTTGCTTAATGACCTCTAACTCCGGATCTGTCATTGCTGCCTCCACAGCTTAGTATCCTGGCCGCACTTGAGTATGACTACAGGGTCACTCATCATGCTACCAGTGATAACTCTAACATCAGGGAAACCTTCAGTACCCTCAAGGTTATATACCTCAAAGGGTGACCCACTTGCCCTAACTGCAGGAGGAGGGCTGGGAGTAGGGCTCGCACCACAGGACCATAGTGATATGCTCATTAGCACTAGAATTGTTAGACTCACTAGCTTTCTCATAGAATCCTACTCAATAACCTCTTTTACTTTTGTTAGTAGCTCCTCTAGGCGCACTTGAGCTAACCTAGTTGTCTCCACACGCACATTTAGACTATCCAAGTAATCACTTAAGACAGGTGCTACCTCAGACTCCACATGCTCAGGGGCTAGACACCATTCCTCGCCAGGAATCCTATGCCTGGATATAGATGTTTCATCTACACCCTTATGGCGAGTAACTAAGAAGCCTCCTACCATACCAACTCCCTCGTGAGTAGGAAGAAAGTACTGGGTATTATAGAGTGTGCTGCCCTTCTTGTAATACAGCCTATTCAGATCTAGTGGACCTAATGGAGGCTTTGTGAATGTCTCTAGTAACTCATAAAGCTTATCCCTCATACACCAATGATTGTCTAGCGTCTCTAAGATACCCTCTTGTTGATCTAGATGATCAATGAAGGCAGCCTCTTCCTCGTTAGTGCGACATTCCACATCGTTGGCTGTTAGTATGATCTTCCAAGCTAGTTTATAATCCACTAATCCTCCACTGTTACTATGTAATCAGGGTATTCCACAGGGGGCTTCTCTTCCTTCTTAGGGGCGGGACCTATAGCCCATCTAAGTACACGAGATCCTGCAAGAGTCTCCGCTAACTTATTCCTGGCATCCCTAATATTTGCCTGCATAACCCACCAAGCATCCTTATGAACATACTCAGGGGCAGGACACCATACCTCAGGATTAGGTATATCAATTCGATACACACTCTTTAAAGTTGGGAGCTGAGACCAAGTAATATGAAGTCCCTCTACTGTCTCCCCTTTGTCTGCAGTAGCAATAAAGAAGTCTGTATCATAGGCATCTGTACCAGGCCGATAATATAACCTTCTCAGTTGTAGCTCAGGTAGTGTAGGTTTAGAGAACTCGTAGAGTAGGCGCTTCAATTTGTTGTCAGCACCCCAAACATCCAGACTACTCAGGATATCATCCTGTGCCTCTAGATAATTGATGAAGGCATCCTCTTCCTCTACTGAGGTAAAGCTAATGCCTCCCATCCTAAAGATAACTGACCAAGCTTTCTTATCTGTCATAGTTGTTAGGGCAACAGGAATTGTTTGATATTGAGTATATCGAACTCAGCACCAGAGTGCTCCGGCCACAGCATTTCCCACATCCCAAGGCCATGTATATGAGAGTCCTTCCAGACTTGATCATGAACATCTTGAGGCAATAGAACCTCTATTCTAAGTCCTGCTTTATTCTCGTCAGTTGGTCTGCTTTGAATATCACTAACATAAGGGTGCTGCTCTAAGTAAATCCTCATGTTATCTAAGTCAAACAGGTCCCATATGAGTTCATTAGCCTCAGTCACATAGGGCCTAGTGATTGGATCAATCTTGTTCCACCTGTACATGAAGTAGGAACCTATGTGCATACGACCTATTAGATCAAGGTCAAACTCAGGCAGATTTACTACCTCATCAGCCTTCAATGTGGCTAGACCTATGGTTCTTATGTATCCGGAGTAGGGCATGCTACTGTAATGATCCCATGCTTCCTTAGGGTAGTAATAGTATCTGTCCCCGGTTCCATTCTCCTGCTTACAGAAGAAAGCATTGAGTAGATCCAACTCCTGAGGCATTTCAGCCTCATTGTTTATGCTACGTTCCTCTAGAATTAAGTAGAGTCCCTTAGTAATAAGGGTAGAGGTAACCCTATGTCTAGTTACCGTATCTGTTATTACTCTCATGTTCCTTAAGTTATAATGAACTTATATTTACAGGTATTAATATGAATGAATCAGTAGCAACACCCCCCTATCAACTATGGATAATGGCTGATGAGGAATCCATAATGTTTGGTGCCTTTAATCTAATTGATGTAGGCCCTGAGGTCATAATTGTAGAGCAGGGCTACATAGATTACAGAGTACTGCCACTAGCTCAGAAGTATGGCTTCTGTCTCATCAATAGATTAGAGCCTGCTTATAGACAGACTGCTATTCTATATCATGGTTGTATCTATGAGTCTATGAAGTCCACAGCCTCCCCTGTAAAGAATAGGCTTAACGTAGAGAGTTTCCAGATGAGTTATGATGGCTCCTCTTATATATATCCAGATCCTAAGGGTGAATCAGAAGGGTCGGAATCCCCAAAGCCTCTGCGATTCTAATAGCCTGACCTGTACCGCCCTTTGGCTTACCTTGTTCATCTAGGTAACATAGGGCTACCACTCTACCTACGGGACCTGTCTTTGGGTCTACCATGATTAGGTAGTTACGGCCCATAAGATGGAATGTAGCGAAGTTGGACTTAACAGCTAGAGGATTAGGATGATACTTATCTACAGAGTCTGCAGCTTCCTTATGTATACTTTCGTCGAATATGAGTTCTTCCACTAGATGTCTAGGAATAATCCTTCTCCATTCCTTCTGGTAACCTTTCCAGGGTAGACATAAGGACACCTTCTCTTCTAAGTAGAGAGCACTATCAGCAGATAACTGATCAGCCCCCGGTGCCGCCCCTGTTCTAACCATAGTACCTGCAGCACAAGTTACATGAACCTGTTGCTTATACTCATCTATTTTCTCTTCGGGCATACCTGAGAGATCCCTAGGGCCCACAAAGGCATGATATTTATGAGGCTCCTCAATTAGGGGAGTCTTTATGTTATTTATTATTTGTAATTCAGTATTAGGATTCATATGTTAGTAGATATAAGCGCGGATCCATATGCCAGCCGAGATACCTTTATCAAGCATGGCGATATGATTCTGTTTAAGTTTGAAGAGTTTTGGCTACCTCAACCAGGTAGGTTTAAATTACTCTATGGTATGACAGCAGTCCCTGCTATGTCCTTATTTAATGATGGATACATAGGGAGAGACTTACTTATAAAACCCGATATTAGCTTTACTATCTTCAGTACCCTATACTATGAAGGTAACCAGAGGGACTGGGATTACCAGTGGACACTAGAGGGTTGTCAAGTTACTTATTCTAAACCGGGGATTATTCCCTCTAGAAGAGTTATCTATCACAAGGTGCAGGGTACATATGAGACTTTAGATAAGCATCATCATAAATGTACCCTTGATCCTAATAGGGCTATTTAGTAGGAGCTTTCCATTCGTTCTTAACTTCCTTAAGGGCAGCTAGGGCCCCTGTCATGATATCCACTAACTTATAATACTCAGCTACCGAGGGTCTATATCCCTCGACCTCACATAGATTCAAGCTTGCCTCTAACAGTCCAGACTGAGGATCTATACTCACCTCTTGGTTAGCTGCGGTTAATGTTACATCTAATCCAGCTCTTAAAGCTCTTACATATATATCCTTAGCTGCCGCAGCCATCGGTGTCATAAACTGGACTCCCTCTTTGGATTCCCCTAATAATATCTCTGATACTGGATTTATCATTATTTACTCCTAAGTTAATTGGACCCCCTCTTATGTGTCTTACATAGAGGGGCATTTCTTTATGTCTCATTGTTCTATCTTAGTCAACGCCAGTGAAGGGGATCGAACCCTCATATCCATAGGTATAGTTGTGCAGTCTGGGACTCTGCCGAATACGGAGTTTATAACTCTCACAGAATCTTGCAACTACACCTATTACCTATGGACCCTTTCGGTATACCCTGAGAGGGGTACGCTTTACCTTTTAAGCTACACTGGCTACTTACGTCTAGTAAGTCTTTCATGCTTACTAGTTGTCTTCCTACCTGGCCTACTAGGACCATCATTCAGGACCTTTAGATTAGATCTTGAATTATTGGTCCTATCACCGTCCTTGTGATGCACAACTTTTCCATCGCTATTCCTAGCTCCCGCTATGGAACGATAGGAACGTCTTCCATCCTTAAACATACCATTGGCCTTACCTTTTACAGCCTTGGCCCTCTTGGCAACATGGGATTTACTCTGACTACTACCCTTCTTAGGTCCTGGTTTCATATACTATTCCTCCTTAGTGGGGGTAGTATATCAATGCCCTGACCTATTAGAGTAAGCATTAGTCCTTATTACGCACAGCAAGTACGACTCTTGCATAAGGATCAAAGTCAGTGGTTTCTAGCGCGCTATCTAAGTTACTACTAACCTTAATCATTGCGTACTTATCTTCTATAAGTTCATTGAATCTTAGCTTAGCCTTTGCTGTACTAATGATATCAGTGGGATCCCAAGGGAGAGCCTCATGTTCTTCCTTACTGAGTAGTACTATCACACCCATACCCTCTGGTATAGAACTATGGGCTAGGTAGATAATCTCCTCCACCTTATTAGTTACTCTATCTATATCAGCTTTAGATAAGGCAGCCCTATCTTTAGACTGAGGAGGTCTGATTAACCGTGTTAGAGCTAGCCCTATACCTAGGAACATTAGGCCTAAAGCCATTTGTTTTACAATCTGCATGATATCTATTCCTTAGTATATTCAGCAGAGTAAAGATCTAATGTAGAGGACATCATAATGCCTGTTATCATACCTGCCCATAGAAAGGACTCACTTAGTGCCGCTAACCTATAGCTATCTGATACTGCTGCCCCTACAAAGAATATACTGAAACATACTGTAACTATGCCGCTAACTGCACGTAACCGTCTCTTCTTGATCAGTTTAGTAAAGGGCCATAGGAGACACTTGAGCATTGCATCTGGATCTTTCCTCATTTCTGAGAAGATCAGCATCTTTAATATAAATACGGCTACACTAAGACTATATAGAAATCTAATAGTATCTACGGTTATTCTTAGTACTTCTAACATTATCTCTCCTTTATCTTGAATCCCTTAGGGGTTGCTACTACTAACTTAATACTAAGGGCAGGCTTTCCTGCCCTTAGTATTCTTATCTCACCCTGGCCTGATGGTAGAGACCTGTTCTAAGATCTCTCCTATTAGCACGGGCTAGGAAGTCCTCCTCATCAGTCATCAGCAGTAACAATTGGGCTACCATGCTGTCATAGATAGGAATATGGCTAGGTGAGTGATAACAATAGGACATGAAGGGTTTACCTTCAGTATCTAACTGTTTCACATTATGAGTACGGTAGCCATGGATCTGATACCTATTACCCGCTGGTGTTGTGATAGTGAAGAACTTCTTTGTCCTTAGTTCTACAGCCAGCTCAACAGGTAACATAGCCAATAGTAAGGCTAAGGATCTCTCCTCAGCTTCCTTCATAGCTTGACTCCACCTGAGTCTTTCAGACTCCTGCTCAGCCATTCTATGTCGGACTGCTAGCCTCTCTTGTTCTCTGTCGATAACCTGTATAGTTGCCTGCACAGGTCTTCTCATAGGTATCTCGATGCTAGTAGTTGCCACGTCCGTTACCCATTTGGGCCATAAGTAGTCAACGGTAGTCGTTCCATACCTAGCAAGGTGTGTAGCCTGTGCACTCATTGTGATCGCACTATCAACCCAGTCCTTCCAGACAAGTGATCTTAGGTAGTTGGTTGTTTGTGTCATACCTCAACCACTTACCATGGGTTGACTCATGATGATGACCGCTGCTAGTGCATTGAATTCATGCATGATCTCACCCTTACTGCCATCTGGATTTACTGTGTAGGCTATGTAGCTTTTCTTCTTTAGGCTATCAAAGGTTGCCTTGGCTACTGCCACCTCTTCTGCCTTGGATGGATCCCATGCATGTTTGGTATCCCCAGTTTTGTCTAAGGTTGCCATGAAGTGACGCCCTGGACCTACCTCAGCTTGGAGGTTGTTGAGGATCTGTTCTGTTGTAAGTAGCATCTGTGTGTCCTATGTGTAATTATCGTCGTCAACGGATCCCTCAGGTGAATCTATATCCACCTTAGTCCACACCTGAATGATATCCTTACCCCTATTAGCAATAGATATTGTAGGGGCATCAAACACTTTATGGGGTATTTGATTGATTGTCTTGTTCTGGTGGACTAAGGTATTACCTATGTGGATATATGTCTCTACATAGGGGCTCTCTAGTATGGCCACCTCATCTACCCCATATCCTCTCTCCTTACCAAAGCAGGTATGTTTATCAGGTATCCATGCCCCTATGACTACCTTAGGTTTATAATGCTCTACTGCCTCTAAGGCCTCCATCTCTTTTACTAGATGTATGTTAGGGGTTGGTAATGAGAATCCTATTGAGGTCATCCACATTGATAGGGTTGCATCCTTGACTCCAGCAAAGGAGTCAGTGCCTAATATTTGGAGATAACCACATAACAGGTTGTTACCTGAGCCTATCTCTATTGCTTTACGCTTTGCAATTAGCTCCCTCAACACCTGCTTTAGATCGGTAGTAGGAAGGCAGCTAATACCCTTGTCCCTCATTGCCCTACGGACCTCAATAAGATCCATCCTATTTAGGGTCTCTAGGCTGAGTAGGTTGGGTAGCTGAAAGTAATCAGCCTTACGGCCTTTTCTACGCTTATGTTGACTTGGTGCAACTAACTTTGGCATCTCACAACCACTAATCAATAAACAAATAATGGGACCTTGGTCCCATCTTAAATATTAATCTTCAATAATTACCTTGCCATCAAATACTGCCTCTCCTATATCCAGGATTGCCCTTGCTAAGGGAGGATCTTCAAGGATGTTTTGAGCATTGTTAGCGGCCTCATATATATTTCTAGGAATACTACCATTTACCAAGGCATCATCTATAGCTTCTATTAATTGGTTATTATCCATCTTATATCTCCACGATTAAATGTTTAAAGTTCTTATTTAATTGCTTATGGTTCCATGTGTCATAACCATAGGGATTACAGATAACCCTTGTCTCACCTATATGGTAATCAAAGCTATCATGTGTATGCCCATGTATAACTAGCTTAGGTTGCCTCTCTCTTATTACTTCCTCCATATCAGATAGGAAGAAGCAGTTGAAGGCATCACCCTCATACTTAGGGTGTACTGATTGCTTACTGGGTAAATGGTGCATCACCCATATGTCAGCATTTACGTTACACCAGAACTCTATGGCCTTCTGATTTAACTCATGGGGCACCTTAGGGTCCTTCTTGAACTCTTTTATATAGTTGTAGTCATTAAGGTATATGCGTTCTGTATCTACCTCAGGTACCCAAGGGAACCAGGTGGTAGAGCCAGCAATACTTATAAGGTCTGTATCACCTACAGTAGTTACCTGGTTATCTAGGTAAACATAGCTATATTGTTTATGTTCTTCCTCTCTAGCTATAAGGGTGCCCTCTTTTATCCCATTACCATAGAACTCATGATTACCTGCTATATGTATGAAGTCATCATACTTGTTGGATAGGCTGTACACTACGTTCCGATAATTATAATCAGTAAAGGGAATCATATCCCCAGCTACTATAAGTACATCAGCCTCAGGTAATCTATCTATGAAGGTCTTAGGGTAGTCATGTCGTTCAAAGTGTATATCACTTACTATTAATATCTTCATATTATTAGAGGGTCCATTAAGGACCCTCTCCAATTTACTCTATAATCCAGACTCTGCAATTACAGTGCCTGGTAACCTGGGTATAGTCACCCATCTCTTCTCTACTATATCAGCACAACCATAGACTACACCTCTATGAGTGCTTCCAATAACCTCTGCCGCACCTTTGCTTAGGTCAACAAATCGACCTGGAGCATAAGGACCTCTATCATTGATCCTGACTATTACACTGCGACCATTCTCCTGGTTGGTAACCCTGAGCATAGTACCAAAGGGCAAGTCTTTATGGGCTGCACTGATGCCATCCTGATTAAAGACTTCACCGTTTGCAGTTGTATTACCATTAAACCCAGGACCATACCATGAGACATCAGCACATCCTATGGATCTATAACTGGTTACCTGCTTAGTAACATAGGTTACCTTGAGAGGCTCAGGTTTAACATGAGGTATATCCGCATCATGGATAGAGACGGATGCAATCATTCCAAGTAGAGTTAAAGTTTCTAACATTCCTTTATTAGCTGAATTCGACATCTCTCCGAGGAGAGCTAAGTGTCCCCCTTATTGATGGTTAGAACAGTAAGGGAGACAGACTGGACTAACCATAATCTAACCTAAGTTAGAATACTGGTAGCCCTGGTTCAGACTTGCTTAGCCAGAGTTGACGGAGTGCCACTTCTATAACTGCCTCCTCCTCAAGTTCAATCCAGGTTTGTACATAGAGTAACACATGTCCTCTGTGGTTACGAGTGAGGTTCTCATGTCCCTTAGTCTTTAGTCTTTCCAGGATACTTCTTTGGTTAAGCATCTCTAAGCCTTTTATCTCAGAGTCTGTAAACCCTAAGTTCCATAAGGACTCTACAACCTTACGCCAGGTTAAGCCTGTGACTGGACATACAACGTCCCCTAACGAGGGGTTGTCATAGTCATTTAGAATATCTTCCCAGGGGCCAGATATCCAGGCTACATCTGCTAACTCATTGTCTGTCACATTATTAACCACTTGAGCTAACAGCCCACAGTTGCAGGCAAATGCCTCACTCCACTGGTAATACACAGAGGAATCTGCTAGTTTAGCCTCAAGACCTTTTAGAGCCTTGATTTTAGTTAATCCCACAGCCGACTCCTACCATTTGTTTAGGTTTAACCTTAACCAGGGAGCTAGACAATTGTTGGACTGCCTGCTCCTCTTCATACTCAATCCATGCCTCAACATATGAGAGCGCGGCCCACCTATTCTCCTTACTAGGCTGATAAGGCATATGCCTTGACTTCATATAGTTAATGATCTTGCAATGATTGATGTATTCTAGGCCCCGGATCTCATCATGAGTGAAGCCCGTATTAAGTAGAGATTCAACTATTACGGCTAACCGTATATTAGTGATACGACAAAGCGCTGCATCATAACAATTCAGAACAGAATTCCAGGTCCTCTTAATATAAGGGTTATCTAAGAGTTCTTTCTCTGTGACACCACTAGTCACCTGGGCTAAGAGGCCACAGTTGCAAGTAGAGGCATGGTTCCAATAGTAATAGGTACTAGGATCCCTCAACTTATCGGCTAACCCTCTTAGGGCATCAATCTTATTCATGGTCCTCAAAGATTAAATTAACAAGTGATAACAATAATGGGCACCTCCTTAGTGAAAGTGCCCATCAAAGTCCATCTTATTTAACTAGATAAGAATATCTAATCACTGGTAAAGAAAACAGCAAGCATTAGAGTACCAATTAGCTCACCTAGATCGATACTCATGAGCATACCAAAGAGGCAGGGATCAGCACACTGCTGATGTGTAATAGGGCAGTCCTCATGCATTAAACCTAGGACTACCTCATCCTCTACCTGACCCACACTTCTGCCTGATGGCAGAATGAAACTTCTATCTAAGACTCCATGAGACATAAGTTCCCCCTAATCTAATAATATGAGAATGAGTCTACACTCTTAAATAGAGTCTCTTATAGTTAGCACCATGTACCCTCAACAGTCCAGTACTTAGGTAGGTACTGGGGTTTAGCATACTTAACAAAGTGTTCCCTCCACCTCTGACAGAAGTGTTCAACACTCTCTATGTTAGATACAACATAACTATGCTTATCTATCTTAAGGTTAGCTAGTTCCTCTAGATCTGACCTATTGAAATTTGAGGTGCCAAAGTACTCCTTTAATCTATTGAAGTTAGCACTACCCTTACGGCTCCTAATGTTGGTAGATAGATAGGAGGATGCCGCCTTTATCAGACTATTAATCCTTAGGATATCCTCCTCTTTAATATCTACCTCAGCTAATAGCTCTACCTTGAATAGGTCTGCACTAGCCTCATACTTCTCATGACATTCATGACATACCGCCAACACATCATGAGAAGCAAAAGACTTAACATCATTAGGGAAATGTTTCCTATAACAACGAGGGACCACATGATGTCTTGTTAAATCATCAGTGGTCCCACAGACTACACACTTATTCTCTTTTGGTTCTCTGTAGTAGGGGTTATCTATTACACCAGGTCCCTTAGGTTCAAACTCTAACTGTATAGTTAGCCTTCCATCCTTATCCTGGTCTACTAGTTTAGCCCTACCCTTATTGAGATACCATCTTGCTTTTTTGGAGGCGCACCATGTTAGAAACTCCCCTTTAGGATTTAATATGGTGCAACCGTCATATACTGCCATACTCGTAACCTATCTGATACTAGGCAATCAATCTTACCCAGTAGGTAGGTCAGTCACATGCGAGTTATTACCATGAGGCATAGGATATGTCTTAGGTATATAAGGAACCTTTAACATAAACGGCCCTAAGCCTGTATGGACTACCAACTCTAACGCAGGTCCTGCAAAGTCTAAGAGTGCTTCCATATGACTCATTAGGGTCAGCACCTGTGAAGCTGATGGCATTTCTACACACCGCTTACAGCTCTCTAGATCGCTTCTCATTTGATCTAGGACTTTCTGGTTTAATTCCATAACCTTTAATTAGTGAGGTCAATCAATAAGTGGAACCTTAGAGTTCCCAGTCTATTACTACTTCCATTGCGGCCTCAGTTAGAGTCCCATCTGGAGAGTAGGTAAGACCTATTAATATATTATTATTGTTGTCCCCTATACCTGAGTACAATACTACGAACGTATAAGGATCGTCCTCATATACCGCACAATGTACAAATGCATAAGTAGACATATCCTGCTCAGAGATATCTACAAGTCCTTGGGATGCCATACCTACTTTAGGATATGTGCTCTTGAACTTATCTTCATCACTGATGAATATTTTGAAGGAGCTGTTGTTGCTGATGTCCATTACAAACCTTTTATCGGACTAAGCAATCAATAATATTAGTTAGGCTATATGACGAGGGGCCTTACCACTGAGGTTGCGCTCCAATAATGATTCTACAGCCTCGTAGCCTTCAGGGGTAAATGCCTCTGGACCATCCACTGCCTCTATTAGATCACTAAAGGATACTAGATCCTCCTCCTCAACCCTCTTGGCCACATCAAATATGTTAGGTCTCTTCTCTTGTCCCATAACCGTACCTCGTAACTTTTCCAAAAGCATATCAACCTAAGCGGTCTTTAGGTGCGCCCTTTAAACTACCTAGATAACCAGTCTACTTTTCTGTCTGTAATCTTCTTCCTATCTATCTCATCTAAGAGCTTTTTCATAGGGGGATTATAGATTCTCTTGTAGGACTCTAACCATAAAAATCTAGTTAGGGGATCCTCTATCCAATCTATCTTACAGTCCCTGGTAGTATTTACTAACCTACCCACCCTAGGATTCTTCTGTACTACTTCTAGGTCCTGCTCTATATCTAATTGCGCCCTATGAGCTAACATCTCATAGTCCCTTGTTCCCTGGAAGCATATGAGGGCTATCTCTTTAGCCAATAGACTAGGTAAATGTATTACAAATACGGCAGGCATTAGACTTGAGGCAACACCATAGGCAGCACCTCCTGCCCCTCCTAAAATCCAACCAAAGGCTGCGAATATAAGTACTGCAAAGCATTGCAGCATAACAAGGGTCAGTATTAATTCAAACATATTGTCCCAACTATCTATTTAACCATGACTCATCGGACATAACCCTGAGAGTATTATTGTATTCTCTCTTATAGGTCTCGAACCACAGGAATCTCTGTACTGGATTCTCTACAAACTCCAGATTACAGTTCTCAGGTATCTCTATTAGAAGATGAGAAATATCCAGCCCTTCTAATCCAGCCAACCTATTTGTAGCATCACATTTTGCCTTAGCCTTGATTCTGCGGGACATCCTCGTAAATCTAAAGGCTAATAGGCTTAGCTCTGTTATAAGTAAGAAGATAAGGAAGAATGGGGAGAAGTACACCTTTGCTACAAAGATACCCTCCTCAATTCCCACTTCGTCAGACACAAAGGCCATGATACTAATACCTAGTAATGCATAGACTACTAGGGTCCCTATTAACCCACCAATCATACATTATCCCTAATTAACTAACGCCTGGTGTGGGAATCGAACCCACTATAACTAAACCACCATATAAAAAGCAGGCCCACTAGGAATCGAACCTAGATCTAATCCTTAGGAGGGAATCATTCTATCCATTGAACTATGAGCCCAAACATATGTGGTCTAATCGCACTACCTTAGTGCATACCAGGCAAGTAAGAGTATTGGGGATATCCCCAATACTTATTTATCTAACCTTCGTAATCTCTAGATGAAGGATAACAGTACCCTTCATCCTCTTCCTCTTGCATCAGGTTGCGGTAGGTAGTTGCTACCACCTTATCTGATGTACTAATAGGCAACCCGGCCCCTATATCATTTAGCTCTTTTCTCATAGCTACACATTGATCCTCTGTGTAGCTATCCGCAGCGACCCCGTTGTTATGGAACAGGAATCTTCTAATTGCCAATACCATATCCCCTCACCTTTATTACAACCGGATGTTTCCTAGTAGTTATTAACATATCTAGGATCTGTAATCTAGTGGGCAACATAATAAAAGGAGGAGATTAACCCTCCTCCTTTCTAAGGACTACCTAGGCCTGTGCGTGAATGTCATCACTATTAGCCTTATGACTAATACGATCAATCCTACGATTATGATAAAGAAGGCCTTGGCAAACGGATCGATGATCTGGGTCATAGCTCTACCCTCCTTGGGGTTATAAATGAGCTACAAATAACTAATGAGTTAAAGGACCTAATACCCAGATAGCTAGGATAAATAGGCCTATACCCACCAGCATGTTAAGTATAGTTAACAGAACATCCCTCATTAACGGAAGCCCTTCTTATTTGAACCCGGACGGGTGAATCCACCTGGGTATGCATTCCAAGCCGGACCTCGTTGACCTGCCGATGCAGCATAGATATCGAATGCTGCTTGACGATTAGCGAGGGCCTTGGCTAGTTTCTTTGATCTACGCACTGTGTTTATCCTATGAGGTAAACAATCAATAGGGTAAATCAATGAAGTCAATAGTTAGAATGGGCGTAGGGCTCTATCATACTGAGGCATTACTTCCTCATCTGTCCCTATAGGTAAGGACTGTCCCGCCTCAAAGCCATTACAGTCTTCTAGGACCTCGCCCTTATCTTCTGCTACCTTTCTTAGTTTGAGGTTGGCATAGAGGAAGATAGCTCCTTTGTGTAAATCACCGAACGTCATTTACCTGCTTTCTCCCTACACATCTGATGAGGTGCGGTTGTGGGTTCCCCAATGATACCTATCCGATAACATTGGGTACGGTCACCTACCTTTCTCCACTCATACTTATCACATCCCCCTAAGAGGAATGTTAATCCTAAACAACCTGATATAACCAGGGCTCTACGCACGACACATCTCCTTTGATACTGGATCCCTCTCAGTTAATACTGAGTCATTTCTAGATCTAACCGTATAAGTTACTCTATAGCAGGTACCTTCTTGCATCTCATATACAGTGAGTACACGAGGCTCAGCACAGCCAGATAGGATGAATGTCCAAACTAGCGTTAATCTTAAAATAGTAATCACCTCCTTTAGGTTAACCACTATCTTAAGATTTACTTAATATTTATCAGTGGGCGATTAACCTAGATCAATTAGGGGCTCACCACAGCTATTGAAGGTATAGACGATTAACTTCATTCTCAGTTGATCTATATCTTCGTTAGCCTTACTCCTATATACCTCTAGGTGTTTGGGTCTATTCCAATCCATTCTCAGCACCTCAGCCACCCTATGCTCTAGGGCTATACTAGCACTAACATCATTAGCCAATCTTGAGATGATGATTAGACAGGCAGCGTTACCTACTATCCGACCGCTGAAGCGCTCTAAGTTATATTGATGGTCATAACCCTGTCTATCATTATCTAATTCCATTACTCTCTCAATAGCCTTCACCAACTTGGTAGGCGTAGAGATATCCTCGGAGATTATTACTTCTGTATCTTCAAACATTACTGTCTCTACTAGGTAAGACAATCAATAAGAAAGGGTATTGAAGAGGAGGCTCCCGACGATGAGTAGGATTTTCCTACTACCTGCTTTTAGCCACTCAGCCATTACGCAGCCGGATGGCGTAACTAGGATTCGAACCTAGGGTCGGGTGGCCCCCTCATTAATACCCTTTAGATAGGAGATATATATTATCTCCTGAAGCCAACTGTGAGGAATCGAACCTCAAGGGGTGATCAGGTCCCTGACCATATCCAGCGGCATGTATAAGGGAGTTATCATTAACTCCCTAATCTTTAACCTTGAACTAGACCTTTCTCTTGAGCATCCTTAATAGCCTCTATCCTTTGTAGGACAGACTCCATGGATTCCTCTTGGGCCTCTTGCTCTTGTTCCTTATCTTTATCAGTATTCATATGATTGTCTCTAGTGATGTATGTAGACCTTTAGCAGGTCCTTTAATCTCTCTTATCCTTAGGCTCATGCAATCTGTCATCCTTCTTTGGAAGGGACCCTTACCTACCTCTAGATAATATACTCTATCCAAATGGTCCCTTGTACAGTAATCATATTCTCCTGGTATAAGCTGTATGACAACTCTATGTTCTCTATCTAGATAGTTGTTCCATAATTCACCCAATATCAAATTGAAGTAGATTAGGTCCTGTATCTCCGCACCATAGTTATCATGGCTATCTCCCATATGTGGATTCAGTTCTGTATAGCTGCTACGACTAAGAGATTGCTTTACATCCCTTACCTTAAGACTATCAAACTTACCTATTCTTACTAAAGACTTGTCCTTAACTGAATACTTAAATACATTTATCATGACTAATTCTATTTACCAATAGGCAGCCTAGGATTCGAACCTAGCATAGCCTCTTATCGAGACAGCCCGTTCCTATATTGGACCAGCTACCTATACATATTGATATCAAATATTAAACTCTATGTCAAGGGTACTCTGGTGGATATAACAGTAGGGTTGTTTATCCCTACTGTTATAGTACTACCTGGTAAGGATTAGTAGTAAGCTTGATAATGAGCCTGCTGCAAATAAGCCAGAGTAGAATATCCAGCTTAGAGGGCCCTTAGGTAATTTAGAATCTAAGAACCAACAGCTTATGATCACACCAGCACTGATACCTGTAGAGAAGGCAGCTATGAGGATTGGTATGATTAAAGGAAGAGAAAGGGATACTTGAACTTGCATTTTACCTCCCAGGTAAGTAATAAAGAATGTCGCCACAGAAGTAATGGTAGTCCTCCTTATGGAATGGAGCATTGATACTCCTCTTCAACCAACCATGTTCCACTAACTGATCCACTGCCTTCTCTGTCCTTCTTATGCTCATACCAGTAAGCTCCGATATCTCATTGAGCATAAGCGTGGGCTCTTTGTTAGCTACGATAGCATCATAGGTGACCTGAGCGTCGATGGCAGTGGCCCTAGCCTCTAGGGAGTAGAGGGCTAGAATTCCAGAGGCTAGTAGTATTATTACAAGGGTTACTGTCATGAGCTCTCCCATAACCATCCTAAAACTGCGCCAAGGGCATAAAGGATTGTGTATCTGACAAACCTAATTAGGTCAAAGGTTCCTGTCATAAAGAAGTGAGGTACTACTACTACGGAAAAGCCTAGAGCGTACACAAGTAATACCATTGCGATCTTGTAGTTCCTATTATTCCAATACATTCTACTCTCCTAAATCAATCAGCTGTTTGTTTCTGTACGCATCTTGAACGTTATGGCGCCCTCACCTTTAGCACTCTTTACCTTACATTCCTTCTTTATATCTAGGAACATTTCTATAGGTATTACTCTTAACTCAAAGTCACCTAAACTTTCTTCACTAACATGGATCATTATGTAATCCACATCAGTAAGGATAGGCCTTAGAGTTCCATTGTTGGCTTTCCAGGTAGTAACAGGTAATCCTGTTCCATAGAACTTAGGTACCCTTTCATCCTCAGTACTCATCCAACAGGTAGGATCTACTATACTTATCTCTATGGATTCAAACTCACCGATACAGTCTCTAGTGAGTCCATAACAGGCATATACTTTATGACTCATCTATATTCCTTAGGGCTAATCTATTTATAGTAGGTTCAAATCTATTTATTATTGAGTCTATAGCTACACTCAACTCCATCTCTTGACCATGCATAGCGTAGTGATTCTTAAACGCACGGTCAAGATAAAGTACAGCACGAGATAACTTCTCATACATTTTATCCTCATTCATATATACCTCTTATTAAGAGACAGCAGAAAATGAGTAGGATGTTTGCAACCCTACTCTACAGTTCTCTATTAGACTATTTAATAGTCATTAGATCCTTAGTAGTCTGAAGTATCAGCACCTGTTTATTTAGGTCCATTAGCTGTTCAATCCAGGGGCCCTCTAATAAGGTATCTACCCTATACCGATAGCCACCCTTAACTTTAGGGAACATCCTTAGTCTAAACCAACATTGTTTAACACCTAGAGATAGGACCTCTATCATGTAGCTATTCTTCTTCCTGATTAGTCCATTAGTCTCATATTCAAAACTAACAGGTCCCATGCAGGCTCTAAGGATAAAGGGATATTTATCCCCTCCTCTATAGTGGTAAACAGAGGAAGAGGGTGAGATATCTGCTTGCCCTACTACTCTCAGTATTTTGGATATATACCCGGCCAGTTCTCTGGCCCTCTCCTCTTTAATACTACTCATATGTCTTTAATAGATCTTCAATATAGTTACGATTCTCAGTAAAGATAGGAGTCTCATAGTCTACATCCCAATAGGATCTAGCAACTGTATTACCCTCAGGTCTTCCAGCTACAGGTGTATACCTAATAAACTTACGAATACATCTACCCCTCTTTCTAATGATAGGTAGATCATTCCAGTTATGACCCTTCTGGAAACAGAGCTCCTGCATCTGATTACATGTAACCCCATTTAACTCCTTATGGGAGTATAAAGACTGGGCAAGCATAGAGATACTATTGCGAGTAGCATCCTGCTGTCTCCATATGAAGTAGTTACATACCTCTGATTCAGGGAGTACGAATACCCTAGAGTCAAATACTGCTGGCTTTAGCTTAGATTCTATAAACTGTTGGGTATTACCTATATCCTCAGATACAGTAGTTAACCTAGATGAGTGGTAGGTAAACCATGCACTAGCTATACCAGCACTAACACTGGTCATCTTCTGTACATTATTACCAAACCATGACTCACTATTGAGCTTCTTATAACCATGAATTAATATACTGATCTCATCAGATTGCACATAGGCTATCTGAGCACCTTGTATTTCCTTACATAGCTTAATAGCTACAAGGTTCATTACTTCTTCCAATCTCTCATCAAAGGGTCTATTCATACCCCTTGTATAAGAGTGGAATGCCTTACCATCTACTCTAAGTATGACTGGCATCCTCCTGGGTAGGAAGGTGCGGTATGCATACTCATAGAATTCCTTGATCCTGACTGCCAGATCCATATAGCTCCTTGTGATATATGGAGAGGCGATTACCCCTCCATATATGACTAAGGCTGATTAGGTCTTAGATATTTATCCATGAAGACACTCATCTCCTCTACCGTTAGATTAAAGACATTAGGAGGGGTTATAGGACCATTACCATAACCCATAAAGTTGGTGTACTCAAGGATAGTATCTAACATCCTATATCTCTTTCTATCACTAGGCCTGTGTATTACCTTCTTAGGTTTACGGCTGATCTCCCAGAGCCTATGTCTAGCAATCTCAAAAGACAGCTTAATAACATAGAACCTACCCATACCCATAGTGCTTATCTTGTAGTTAGGGGACCAACTACTAATCATTCCCCTTAAGACATTAGTGAGTACATAACTAGGGCTGGTACCGCTCTTGACTGTGATAGTCATATCTACGAGCCTAATGTTTCTGCCTTCACTCTTAATAGTTAATGTACTATTAAGAACTTCATGGTGTTTCCCCACCCCCAACCATTTAGGCAGCTGAGATCTGCCATTGCCATACATCTCCCAGTAAGTCTTAGCAGAGTCTCTACTAAGGAGTTCGGAATCATCCTTAATATAAGCACTACATTCCTCAAATCTAGGAGGTGGTTTGATATGGAAGGTGCACAGAGGTTTTCTTGCTACCAGGTAATACTGGCAATCAATGTTGCACTGAGACATTGACGATAGCCCCCTTGAGTCCTGTCCTACTTTGGGCCTTTTGCTGCACTTCGATAGCAGCATAGCGAGAGAGGATTTGCTCCAGTTGATTACTCGCATCTTCGCTATCACTTACATAGTAAGTAGCAAAGATAGCATCAGCACCCTGCTCAAAACCCAGACGGCAGCCTCTGTCCATACCTTTACTAATAAGGTCAGGGCAGAGAACCCCCAATAATGCGGGTCTATCTCTTAGGGCACCAGCGCAGTTAGTGATGTGGACATTGCTAGTGTAGCGCATACCACAGGCCTCGATAGCCTTCTTGAGAGCTTCAATGTCTGTAACTCTTGTGCGTACCGGTTGGAAATGACTCATGACTACTCCTTAACTTCCTATTATTAAAATAGGGGAGATATACTCCCCCGAATACCAAGATTGTCCAGAGATAATGGCCATTATTAAGGACAACTATATAGCAAGCAATCAGGTACCTATTACCTACTAAGAGACTCCCCAAGGTCTAGGATGACAAATTCCTAAACTGTGAGATACCTACTCCTCTATGTCAATGGGGTAGACTCCCGATCTCTACTGGGATCATATGACTTTGTAACCTGAGGTTGGATCTATTGTATTGAGTATCCCCTGTAACTCAGGGATAGTTAACCTACCTACACCCCTGAAGGTATTATCCCAGTTATCTTTTATGGGTATACCATCAAGATTAGAGAGGGCCATCCCTCCATCATCTAGGACTATATTCTTCTTGTTGGATTCCAAATAAGTCTTAATGAGGCCAACTGCCTCAACTTTACGTATCAGATTCATTACTCTCTTTATCTATAGTCAATGGGGGATCTACCACTTCGTAGTCATCCCCCTTAATAACACTAACTAGTTGACCTAAGGTCTCATTACTAATTACATCACGTTTCATAGCAACCTCCTGCCATAGAATGGCAAAGGCTTCCTCCCTGTTGATCCTAATGCTCCCACTCGATGACATTATAGTTATACAGGTCCTCCTCCAACCTATCTAGTAATACTTCTAATTCCTCTCTACTTAGAGTAGGTATGGAGTCCTTGAGTGCCTCCCACTCAGCCTCATTTAACGGCTCATCCAATAGGAACTTCCTTGCCTTCTCGGCTTCAAACTTAGTGAGCGCCCTAGTTAGTAGACTATTAGGATCCCTTACGATCCTATCCTTCTTCTCTTCTAACCATCTTGTAACCTGACTAATTGCATCGGACTTACTTATGTCCAACGTACTATGTGCGCCCATCTTCTTTCTCCTTTATTAATAATAGGAAGGGGATTACCATGCAGTATGCCTTGCATTAGTAATCCCCCATCAACAGTGATCTCAGTATTCTCATTTCCAGTTGTCTAGGATCAATCTAATAAAGACCTGACTAACCTCTAGTCTACCAGGCCAAGAAAGGGGTAGAAGTGTGACAGCTACCTACCCATATAGGGTCGCCCCCAAGCGGCCTGGGTTGGATTCGAACCAACGTGGGTCAATGTTGTCCTAGACAGTCGACCTGAGCTGTTGTCCTTAGACTTAGTCTAGGGCGATAATCTGAACTTAATGCTCAGTCTTATATAGTGTATTGGACAGTCTCTACCAGTTGGACTACCTTCCCATATATGGGAAGGGCAGGATTCGAACCTACACTATTACCTATACACCTTTAACCTTAGCCTACGCCGTTTACCATCAGGCACCCATTAGGTACCCAATGATACTTGTAGCTACATCCTTGGGTTCTACTTGAATACGGTTGGCCTCCTCACGTGCCACCTTTACCGCCTCAATTAGTCTATCAACCCTCTGTAGCAATTCTTTCCTGTGGGAAGGGAGTAGTGCAGTACTAAACTTACGGCTCTCCCATGTACCCTCTAGCTTTGTCCTAGATACTTCCTTGGCCTCACCTGGGTGGTGCTCTGTAGGTTGGAAGATAGGTACCCACTCCTTAATTACTTGTTCCTTATTAGTAATGGTAGCTGGTGTGCTCCATACCATTTGACCTGCATTATATTCCCACTTGTCCACGGGACTTAGAGTGGGTACATGATCAAACAAAGTTCTATAATCAATTAGCTGACTCTGTAACGCCATTAGGAATGTTACAGGTGCATCCTTAACAATAACTATATCATCAATAATAACATCGGCCTTAGCCTTTGTATTGCCCCAATCCTGGGTAGCCATCTCATTTAATAGTTTGGAGACAGCCTCATTGAACTCATCCAATAGTAGAGGTACTGATTCAGGTACGATTGATGTACCCTCAGATGTGTACTGTATACCTCCCTCTACTAATGGGGTGTACTCCTTTAGTGTAGCTACGAAGAGAGTAGCCTTCTGTAACTTCTGATATACGGACTTCTTGATGCCCTCCGCTCTCTTCTTAGTATCAGTTATCTGGGCTATGAGAGCGTGTAACCATAGTGGCTTATTCATATACTTGATCCTTAGTTTAAGAAATAGGGATGTCTACCCATATCAACACACCCCTCAGGACATCCCTTATATTGTTCACAAAGGGAGGGGTGCGGTTTATATAATAGTTACTATAAGAAAGAGGGTCCTAGTTGGGACCCTCCACATTTAGGGATTTGAGACGATCACAAGGGACCTTATATATTAATTAATGTAGAAAGGGGTCCTTTATGGGGACCCCGGAATATCCAACTACTAAACCAGTGAGCCTAGGCTCTTCTATAATATTGTAAATAGGAAAGGGAACCATCAGGTCAAGAATGATTCCCTATATTGCTCTTCGAGGAGAGCCCTTATATATCAGCTATCCTTCTACTATATTAGGATCAAGATTGATCTCTTCTACTAACCACTTGTAAGTCCAACGACCCTCGGTCTCAAGGTCTAGTTCTTTTCCTACTACAGCCTCAGACTCGGGTAACCATATGCGTTTAGACTCCCCATTACTAGTGAGTCTGCATAAAATAGTACATCCATCATTGTCCTTCATCATCTTCATCCCAATTGATTCTAATATATTCTTTCTTCTCATTGATCATGAGTTGAGTAGCCTCAATCACTAACTCCTGTAGAGCTAACTCTTCCCTATCAAAGTGTTGGGCACCTATAAGATGATGACCAAAGAGTTGGATACGAGCTGAGAAACACTTCTCTACTAGCCTATCTAACTGATCAAATAGACTATTTGGATCCAAGGACTCACCTAGAAATAGCTCAGCCGCCTTCCTATGAATCATGAATTGAAACTCCATCCAATCCCTTCTAGTCACACTGTCCTCGTTATCAAAGCCCTCGATAGAGCCATAATCATCATATATACCAATGGCTACATGACGGATAAACCTTCTAACTTGCCGCTCTTGGATCTCAAATAACTTAGCATGTGCCGGGTTCTCTTTTATTAAGTCTTCACACTCTGCATGGTATTTGGCTAGAGCTTTAACTCTCCAGAATTCATGCACTAAGCTATAGGTGTCCATTGCATCATCAGGTTGAACCTGAACATAAAGGACCTCGTCACCATGATGGATAGAGGTCCTCGTCAATGCACAGGTGCTATCAAAGCATCCCATTCTTATTGTTCCTTATGTAGAACAATCAATTGGCCACAAGCTTAAGCTCTCTCGCCTCAGATTTGGTCCTTGCAAACTGAGGTGTATACAGCTTTAGTTGCTTAAAGGGCTTTGCCTCTAAACCCAGTACAGCTATATAGTCCCTACCCCTAGTGTCAAGACCCACCTTCCAGATCAGGTGATAGACATGTCTACCTGTTTGCTCTTCTTCATAAGAGAAGAACAGGGTCTTACCCTTGTTGATTCGCCTTTCAGTATCTCCAAAGTCTGGAGGTTTATTGAGGATACGTCCAGGTATAACATGAGGTAATACAGCTACTGGAATGATCAGTGCCTTATTAAGGGGTCTCTCCTCTCCTCTAACATCTAAGATAGGAGGTACATTATCTCCTATCTCAACCTCTACCACCTCATAGGTAACTTGTTTACCTTCCTGTATACCTTGAACAAATACTAAGATCATATCGTTCTTGGTAATATCACAGAAGATAGTGCAGGGTATATTTAGGATGTCAGTCATCCTTTTGAGGAGCTTACCGTTTTTATCTCTAAACCTACCATCGTAGATATGAAGCAACTGCTCCTTGGTAAATATGGACATGAGTTTCTCCGCTAAGAACTACACCTAATAGATAGATGCTTCAATAGTTATTACCGGGATGCCCTCATCCCATTAGTTACAAAGGTTAATAATCATCTTCACCAGTATATCTCTCTTCACCAGTATCTAGGTTTATCTCATAACCATGATATCTACAACGGGTGACTATGCCATCCTCAGTATGAGTAAACATGATGGTTAGAGCATCATCTAGTTCAGTGGGTACCTCATAGTCCCCAGCCTCAAACCGTTCCTCTGCTATCTCAGCGTAAGTCTCTAGGACATCTATGCTATCTCCAAAGTCTGGATGCCAAGCATGGAACTTTGCCCATCTATCATTTACATATTGGGCTGCTACTGCCTCTCTTACCGGCCCTATCCAGGCTTCTAGTCTTGTCCTCTGCTCATCCGATAGTGCAAGAGTATAATCATCTATACCTAACATAACTAACTTGTCTTACCTAATAACTTATCTAGAAACCCATTATCAATAACACTAGCAAGTACAGACTCAGCTGACTGGAAATGAGGTAGTATCGTCTTCATCTTTGATGACATAGGTCTTAGTTCTTCTATACCATTCCTATGTATCTCCATACTCTCCTCATATTCCTGAATCCTACCTGAGGATTCATACTCTTTAGGAGGAGGGCCTGTATGTATTACATAGTTATCAAAGTGACTATGGAGACCCAATATTAAATCTTCTATATAGTTATTGTCCCAGGTTCCTTTGTATAACAAACCATTGAGAAGGCAACTATCACTTACTACTAGGTCAACCTTACCCTGCAGAATCCTCATCCTGTAGAACTGGTTACTTGTAATGTAGCCTTGACTAAGGAAGGGTTCCCCTCTCCATACCATGTCTTTAGCAAATTCAGAGACGAACTCTGTTTTAATATAGGGGAACTGAGATCTAATCAAATAAAAGAGCCCATGGGCTAAGGTACTCTTACCTGTGCCAGGGGCTCCCATCAGACTAATTACTTTGAGCATAATTATCCCCAACTATTGAGGTCAGTAAGGTCTATCTCACGTCCGAAGTAATTACAGCTGACAGCCATACCAAGACCAGTAGGCACAAATGTATAGCTTAGACCTCCACCAGAGGCCCCCTCATAAGGATAATACTTGTCTTCTCTGTAACAGGATTCTATGAAGCTAAGTTTAGTTTGATACCACTCAATAGGTAAGATATCATCATCCCTACGATTAATGATGGCATCACGATAGAAGGCCATCTGTTCCTCACAGACTTCCTTCTTAACCTGGGTTAACCATTTGTTAAGCTTAGCTTCCTGTGCATCAGTTATGAAGAACTCTTTAGACATACACACCTTCGCTAATATAGGCACCAACCTCTTCCCAACCCCCATAACACCTATGTATTAGGTCATGCTCAGGTTTACCTGCGTTCCAAGGGTTATCAATGAGGAGACATGGGACACCCTTCTCAGCAAATGCTAGGGCTGTCTCATATCTATCCTCAATGAATAGGGAGAAGTCTATGGGTAGCTCATGCTTATTATGGGAGCCCGTGCAGATCAACCTATCATAATAGAAGTCATGTTTACACAGCCACTCCTCCGTTTTATCATGCATATCTATAGGTCTAGCGGTAACAAATATGATCTCCCAGGGGGCCGCACTACTAAACAATAGACCTCTTATCTTCCTACGTGCTCCCTCCATAGGTTCCACTTCCATATACCCAGTATCCCAGTACTCTCTTAGTACTGCCTCACACTGGAGAGGAGTGCATATACCCTCCTCTACCCAACCATGACCACTGATATCCAAGTAACCCAACTGTTTACCTGTAGCCCTGGAGAGAGCCTTTGCAAACCACTCTCCCGTATCGGCTACAGTTCCATCAATATCTATACCAATTATCTTAGTATTCTTCATCATAGTCCCCATAGAGATAGCTGTAATGGTCATCCCAATAGGCTTCCTCTTCGTCCTCATCCTCGTACTGATCATACCCAACGTATGCCTCAGTCCTCTCATAACCAGCACTGATAGCTAATACCTTATAGGCACAGACTCTCATCTTTTGGTTATTATAGTCACGAGGAATAGCAACTACGTCCTTAGGATTAACCTCGACCTCTAGGAGCACATCGCTATCAGAACCATAAACTCTAGCAGCATAATCATAAGAAGCCACATGCAACCCATAAGAGCATGTTTGGTCGATATTCTCATCAACTAGATTCCTTTGTATAGTTACAGTAAGACCTACATTATTAAGGAAGGTCCCCTTATCATTCCTATAGGTATAAATATCATATAGGTTACCATCAGGACTCTGCCTTACCTTCTTATATGCAAGGAAGTTGCCGTCCTCAGTAATAGGATGATGATTATGTTCTAGACATTCATATAATCTATCCACTGCCCGGTTACTGGGGTTCAACTTAACATGGCCCCAGAACTTAAGTAACGGTGCATAATCTAGGCCCTCCTCATAGAAGTCTAGGACTCTCTTAGATAACACCTCGGGTAGAGGACGATCCTCACCCTTAACATACACTAGACCATCCCTAACACTAAAGGCACCATCAGATTTCTTTTCGATTGTCTGAGCTACATCAAGTAACTCAATAGCACTCTCCCATTCCTTAGCCTTAATGAGCTCAATGATCTCACCATATTTAGGATTAGTACTTAATATGTTATATATCTTGCCTCTATAGGAAGCAGTAATGCCCTTATCCGTCTTACACCAGGCCGTCATGTTTATATACCTTTTATTTAATACTGATAATCAATAAGTCAATGGACCATATCTAATACTATGATTTAATGCCTTGATCAAAGTAGGATCATCATAGGCCACCTCTACCATTGTTAGCTCCCCTGGCATCGTAGTTATGGTTCCCGAGAGGGGTGACCATGCCTCATCAGAGAAGTCAGCATCAACCTCTAGTAGACTGAATAGATGGTATAGGGCAGTATGATAGGTCTGGCTATCAGTCACAAAGAAGCTAGGGTAGTTATCCCCATTCCTTCCTACGTTCCTCATAATCATAAAGGCCTCACTGTTATACCACATGGAGGCTATCAGCCAGGATGAGACATCATTGTACCTCTCATAGCTATTGCTGAACTGATGGGTTACCCTGAACTCTATTGACCTATTATTCTCTCTAATGTTATCCCTGGTCCTCTGATTGAATGAACCAATAACATTAAGCTCAGGGAATATATTGGTATATACCCCTATTATCTGACTTAGATCAAAGGTTGAGGCTATTGCTGGCGCCCCATATATATCATTTGCATCCATAGTATTTACCATATAAATGAATAGAGGGACCCATGGGTCCCTCTTAGTTTTCCTAGGTTTGTTCTTCAGTACCTAAGACTGCTGCCTTGATCTCATCAAGCTTAGCAAAGAGTACCTTCCTACGTTCTACAGTCACCATAGAATAGATAAGCCATCCTGTGAATGCTGTAGTACTTAGACTTCCATAGAAAGGGATCTTATTAAAGATATCCCCTACTTCTAGAGCTAAGAATAGACCTACTAGGGATACCAAGGATACCCCATAGAAGGTGAAGTTACGGGCCTTTAAGGACTGCAACACATAACCTAGGACTAGGTTACTGTATTGATCTAAGGTGTCCTTAAAGGTCGTCTCTACCTCAGGCTGTTGCTCCAATTGTTCTTCCGACATATGCTTCCTTCTGTTTAGCACAATCAATATCGAATTCCTCAATCTTACCCTGCCAGTATCTCTCAATGAGGCCACTATCCTCAGATCTACCAGCTAGTAATTTACCCTGAACCCTAGAGGCCCAGAAGAAGTAAGAGGAAAGTCTGTTTAACACTTGTATATGATAATTAATAATCGGGAGAAGGTATCTCTTACCAAACAGCTTCTCTACGAGGGCACTATGCTTACCTTCATACCAGGAGAGAGGGACATTCACCTCAAACGGTAGGACGGCAAGAGGTCCCTTGAGGTGTAACTGCATCTCCAAGCTACGCTTCCAACCAACAAATCTACTTTCTACTTCTCTAGTTCTAATTCTAATTTCATTCAGGTGGATGAGACTCTTATGGGAGTACACCAGAAAGTCAGGTGCATCCCCTATATCAGCCTTCATATCCTCTATGGCTCCCTCAATATAATGAAGGAATCCCTGGGGCATCTCATGGTTAGAGGTCTCACCCTTCATAAAAGCATAGGAGGAAAGGGAGAACATATTAGTATGTAACCACTTCATCACATGCTCTAATGAGGGATCCATTAGCTCGTTAGCCTCTAAACATATAGCAATAGATTGTTGGAAGTCCTCTACTGCTCCATACAATTTACAGGTGTCATGATCCTTAGGAATTAGTACACCTAGCATTAATTGAGAGTACCCATTATCGCCACCCCTCTTGCCCTCGCAGTAGCCAGAGGTTATCCTTGCCTTAGTCATAATAAATATAGTCCATATAGTGGTTTGTATATAATAAATCTTAGCTATGACAAAGGGTGAGCCTTAAAGATCTAAGAATGCTCACCCTTATCCAAATAGGAAAGCCTGGGCATAGGAACAGTTAAGCGCTGTATTCACTAGAGTTTTCTATGGGGTACATAGAGAACCATACCAGGCAATAGTTATTTATTTATTTCATCAATAATAGAAGATGCCATACTTGGATCATAGGTGCCATCATAGTTCTGCTTCAGATACTTCATGACCACACCCTTTAACTTGGGGCCATCTGCATTAGCACTTACTTCTTTAACAGTAGTTATGATGGTCTTTAAATCCTCTCGGCTTATTTGCTGAGGGATATATGCCTTAAGTATAGATATCTCTGTATCAATATTGAGTGTGGGTCTACCTGCTGTTACATATGCACCAGCTAGCTCCTCTCTCTCCTTGATACATTTCTTAACTAGGTTAATAACATCGGCATCGACTACTTCTTGACCTGTATCTTTAATCCTGGCCTCGACTTGGGATAGTAATACAGTTAGGATATCTCGCTTAGCAGAGTCCCCTGATCTCCTAGACTCATTTAGGTCAGACTTAATAGTTTCTAATAGCATTGGGATAATAGCTCCAGAATAGTCTTCATGGGGGCAATCATAGTACCAGTGAACTCTATAGGAGCATCATCTGCGTTCAGAGCATCAGTAGTTATTCCTAACCTGGCTGCTTCCCTAAGACAATCAGAGTATATCTTTATACCTTGTGCCTCTACAAATTTACCCTTCCTACTCATTACACTATTTAATATAGAGGCAGGACTAGCTATGGCAGGCTTAATTACCTCTAACTTATCAAGTATCTCAATAGCTACGGGGGTAATAGCAACACTGCCTCTACCATCCATTAGGTTTACTCTGTTGATACACATAAGAGCCCAGACTATCTCATCTATAGCAATACCCTGATGAGACATTTTGGGTATACGATCCTCAGACATACCACCTGCCCTCATTAGCTCAGGAGAGACAGATTTGTTCTTATGATTCTCCCCAAATATCTTTCTATATCTGAACTCTTCATCGCTCCTTCTACCTGATATAGTAGATTCGGAGAATCCAGTATAGGCTGCTATCTCACGTAGTGTGCTATAGATAACACCCTCTAAAGTAAAGGTCTCCAAGGGTCTACTCCCCGGTACCTTAAACAGAGGCATAACCTTACTAGGATCCTTCTTTGACAGGTCCATTAATGTTAGTATGTCCCCAAACATTCCATCACTTGGAATATACATCATCTTATATACCTACTTCTATAAACAATAAATAAGGAGGCTGTTTGGCCCCCTTATCTCTTAGCTACTGCTCTCTTCATGTTATATAGTTTGCGTAGGTCTACCTGATCCATCTCCACCTGTTCGGCCATCTTTAGGCCCCTAACAGTATCAACCAATTTAAGTATGGTGAACTTAAATCCGGGTAGACCATAACGCCGGAAGTCATCTTGCATTCCCTGGTTATGGTGTCTACCCATGATTAAGTCTAATAGATGTGAACTCCATCTCATGCAGATATCCTTGGATGAACCAATGTATACCTTACCTGAGGAGAGACACTCTATTCTATAGATTCCAATAAGTTTGTGCCTTCTTGCCATGTATTAATCATAGCATGAAGGCATGGTAGATCAGTGGATCTACTGTCCACCGATCCGACCTCTGGTCTAGGGGGATCTACTGCTGTCCCCATAGCCCAAGGTCCATCATAGTACCAGATGTCCTCCTCATAGGGAAGACATATCATATCCTCATTCAAACACATTACGACTTAGGTGCCCTTCCCACCTTTCTTCCTCCTCTAGTATTACCCCCGCTCATTGCAGGCTGTTTCTCCAATGGAACGGGCTCCACAAAGAACTCAACATTATGAGGCTCAATCCTAATAGGGTTACCATCAGGATCTCTTAGAACCTCACCCTGTTTATTAAGGGCCACACCTACCATTAGAGGCTCAGTCCTTGTTATTACTGTATTGAGTTCTACCCATGCAGTAAGTAGTGTAGCCATGCGGCCCGTAATAGGATGCTGAACAATAACCCTGATGGCACCCTCTGGTGCTGTTAGGGTAACCTTAAAGCGTTGATTACTCAACCACTCTATAGCCTCCCTTAAAGTCTTAGGACTACCATCAATTGCATTCCTCCAATATTGGCCAACTTTAGGTAACAGAAGAGCAAGAGACCTACAATATAGGTCCTCATTCTGAATCAACCATTCTACATCAACCAGATTGCTTCTCATAGTAGCAATCTGATTAGCACGTAACCGGACTAACGAACCTTTATTGAGTTGCATGTCAGTGCCTGGATAAACTGCTTATGTAGCTAGTTCAGTATATTACGGTCTTGTATAGTCAGCTTCCAATTGTTAATGGTCTCAGATATCTCTTCCTGTGTGGGGAGCCTTTTCTCTCCTCCACGCCTTAAGTAGTTCTGCAGGGCGGGGTAATACGTGAGGTCATTAATATTACGACCATCACATACTACCCAACCCTCAGGTAGGTCTATTATGTTAGGGTCTATACCCATAACACTACCTACTGACATATTAACCCCATTGGCGGAGCTAAAGTCCGCCTTCATTATGTAAACTTTTGATCTTATTCTATCGGTCGTCATAGCAAAGGCTTAATCGAACAATGATCTCCAAATGGCTTCAAATGTACTGGGTACCTCATTCTTATACCTAAGTTGCCTTAGAGTATCAAGGCTAATAGCATTAGGTACCCCATCCCCAGCTAATGTCACATCCTCCTCAGGTCTATAACTTCTGAGGTATTCAGATAGCTCAGAGGTGGTAGGTTCCCTAAGACAAGCTAATCTTAGTTTGATACCATCCCTAAACCAAATAGTGGGTGGAGTGTTAGTAGTGACTACCACTGGTACCCATCTTAACGGTCTGACTGAGACATATACCGCAGTGTAAAACATGATAAGGGCTCCCTGTGATTAGGCAAGGTGCCTGGATTAACCCCAGGCACCAATGATAGATAGTTACTTATAAACAACCACTGGATTAACCAGGGTCGTTCTTCTTAGACGGAACCTGTTACGGATCCATATAGTAGGATTCTCTTTCATCCATGTATTATACCAACCTTTCCCGATGGGCCAGCTAGTATTATGCATCGGACATACTGCCCAATGTCTCTCACCATCATTCATGTAGTAGCGAGACTCCCCACAATGAGGACATCCCTCCTTCCTAGGCAGTAAGGATTGATGCAGACTTAAGAATTCAGGCTTACGATTAGCCCTATGAGCAACCAGAGCATTAGATAGGTCCCTTAATGGGTAGCCAGGTATATCTCTAGCTTTGAGAATCGTTCCAGTCATCTAGTGCAACCTCTAATAATGCTCTTACAAAAAGTTCCTCATTACAAACATATAGGTCACAGCAATTAGCTAGGCCTATCTCTAGAACACTATAACGACCATCATACACCCCTATATCCATAACCCATAAACGGGCAGGTCTCCAACTAGTACTGTCTAATACTAGACGGACATATAGAAGTAGGCATTCGGGTAATGCATCGACATAATGAGAGTCACCCTCTCTACTATACTGACAGCCTGTGATTATCTCTGAGTCCTTAATGAATAGCCGGTACTCTGCAGATATCCTTTTCATACCTGAGGCCACGGCCATCTTATCAGGCTCATCTATGAATAGACAGTTAGCTCTCATGAACCTATCTAAGGGTTCCTTTACACCTACCAGTTGACCAGTGAAGCTTTTATAGGGATCATCAGGTCTTATGAATAGACCATCGTCACTATAGCTCTCACCTATGCTATGGAACATCACACTATATAGTGAGGCCATCCTAAAGATTTCTCTTAATGGCGCCATCACATAGGTTCTGTTTAGTAAATATGGACCCAGATGATTATAGTAAGTGGTACACCTAAAGTTATTCCACTCACCAATTATCCCAGGCATAACTATGTCATCACTCTTGCCCCAGAACTTAGGCTTAGTTATCCTACGGGCCCCATTAATAGAGCCATAGAATATAGCAGGACTCTTGAAGTCCACACTAGGTAACTCTCTTAGTGCATGTATTATCTTAGCCTCATGCCCTAAACTTTTAGCAATAGAGGCTAATCTAGTTACCCTTTTACCCTCATCAAAGACGAGATCCTCCAGTATTAATTGCATTAGTACCACCTATAAAGGGAACTAAGGGTCCATTAATGGACCCTTCTTATCTAACTATTTAATTAGGGCTTATATTACCCAGCAGGTGTTTACCATTATCCCATACTAACTGGGCCGAGGGTCTCAGATCAGGATGACCTACGAAGACAGATAAACTAACATTACCTTTTGCCTCACCCAGATAGACTATATAGTCTGCTTGATAACCTCCACTCTTAAGAGGATGGATATCTACTAATACAGATCTAGGACCTAGCACTGTGTTTATGCTTGTACAATAATAGCTATTCATACTTCAACAGATAATTAGGATTAACTACTTTGAAGGACAGTCTGTCCCTCAATACATTACTATAGACGGGAGTCTGAGGGCGCACTACGATACCCTCTCTAGGATTCTTAGTGCCCTCATATTCACCTATACTCATTTGGACTAATGCCTCCTGAGTTAGATCAAAGGACTCCCCTTGATCGATAATGGGTACATGCTTGAGCTTACCAAACTTACATACTTGCAGAGCCTCAGATAGGGTTAAGTATCTCTTCTCCCTTCTGTCATATACGTTAAATATGAATAGGTCTAACTCTTTAAGTCCTAACCTATTAGCTTGAATACCTGGACCTACTACCTCACCCTGGAATACTAGGTAATCATTGGTCTTCAATATCTCATCTAGTCCATACCTCAGCGCAACCTGATGGAAATGAGAGTCCTCACTCTTTCTCATATTACGTGAGCAACTGACAAAGCCTGGGGACATATCCATCTTAGGCGGGGCATCATCCCAGAAGTAGGTAGCACTGGAGCCATCCATCTTAAGGGCAGCATACCAAGGTAGTCCCTTCAATTCCTCTAAGACCTTAGGACAACTCTGTATCCTGATCTCATCGGTCTTACTAATGATATGGGTAGGGAAGTTACCTCTACTCTCACCAGTATTAGCATCAACAGGAGGCTCCCATTGTATTACACCTAATAGCTCTGTTAGATCTAGACCTTCGATATCCCCATCCACTTGACGTAGATGTGACTCTACCTCAGGTATAGCATCGATGGGTAACATGAGACCTTGTGCTAATACACCACCAAACTTCCTAGTCCTGATCCTAGTCTTACCTTCTAAGAAGGCTGACCACTCTGCCTCAGGTAATATACTATCTATCTCAAAGAACACACAGTAGTCACCCACTTGGAAGTTATTAGACTTCTGAGTAACCATTGACCAGCCAAGGACCCCACACTGTACTATTCTATCTTTACCCTCAATGGCTTCTACACTTACAATCTTCTGTATACTTGCTAATTTACGCACTGTCTTTACACTTAGGTAAGACAATCAATATTTGTTTATTGGGGTGGGTAGTCACTCACCCCAATAAACTAGGGCCGTTTGTTCTTAGCCCTATCGATCTCCTCTTGCGAGGGTAACTCCCCTCCATAGGGTTGTCCCTCTCGCTTGCCAAATACTTGACTGAAGTTATCTACCCCAGCAAAGTCAGCATAATCCTGCATAGCTTGGCGCTGCTCCTGAGTAGGTTCCTTACTCTTAGGGGCTAGAGCCTCCCACAAACTATCAAATAATCCCATAGTTATCCTTATGGTAATTGTAACCTGACATTAACACTGATAGGGATAAGTGCTGACCTACCCCTATCAAACGGACTACCTAGGAGTCAGAACAGGTCTGACCGTCTGGGAGTTCTGTTGCTGCGGATCCATCTGCTCTTGTTCAGGTTGTTGGTCCATCGGTTGTTGGGGTGATTGCATTGGCATCACCTCTAGCTCATAGTGAGCCACAGGCTTACCGTCTGGTTGAAAGACATCGATGATGTTGACAGGGCGATCCGGGGCGCTCTGGGTGACAACACAGATAACCCCTTTCAGGGTTCCATGGTTCACTTCCTTAACCTCGATCTCCATCCTTGTGATACCAGACTCAACCAAAGGCTTAATAGCCTCAAACAATTGTTGTGGTTCCATATGTTCTCCAATCAATTAACTGACGTGAACGTATCCTCTTGCTTAGAGATTTAGGTCTCCTTACTTTCTCCCCCGTTAGGGATTGCTGGCGCTGTAGTCTCACCAGTCTTGACAACATAACTATCCAGACCAAAACGACTTATGATTAAGTCCTCTAGATTCAGACTAATGAAGACCTTAGTCACATACTCAGTGAGTAACTCTTCAGCCTTATTGAACGCTCGGAGGCATTCTTCCATGCATCTCCGTTCCTCCTCAAGCTCTGTAGTACAAACATAGGCCTCTACAGTATTCTCATTCTCAGGTACTACAGATGACTTGTCCCTGTTCAGCAGACATATGGTCCTCAACATCTGAGCGGCATCTTCAGGGCTCTGTAGATGGTAGCCCTGAAGTTGTTCCATACTCCACTTAGATCTAACGTAGAGGGCCTCGGCCTCATCCCTTCTAGCAAGAATGTGGATTAGTCCAGATTGAACCTCCTCAATCTTCTTAGCCACCCGTAACTTCCTAAGGGACTCCTCAACCAGCTCCAACAACTCCAGCTTAGCCCTCTTCTCTCCAACTAACTCAGTAAGGTACTGAGTCAGCTGTTCCTCAGACATAGCTGCGATCTTATGCTTTAGAGATACTCTTACTTTGAGCCCACCTCCTCCTTGCTTCTTGAGGGTGTCAATATCACCGCCCATTCGAGTGACAGTATTATCGGCAATTGTCCATGGCAAATTAACTAGGGTCATACTTACTCCTCAAATACCTGCTGTTATTTATTTAACTGGGATGGGAGGACTCGAACCTCCAGGGCCCCATGTTTAGGGGTACAAATTAACAGTTTGTGTGGTTACCAATTACCAGCTACATCCCACTGCTATGCGCCTCTATATACAACCGTACTATTAGTGGTATATAATGGGCACAATATATTTAATTGTATGAATAACTGATATGGATAGATACTTCGACCCTAATAACAGTAATAAGTTATCCAAGAGACCCTCATTAGAGGAGGCCATTATGATGGATACGCCTAAGGCTGATCCTCTAATCATTAAGAAGTTATCTAATCTATGTAAGAAGTACAATATTAATTGGATACCAGGGGGTCCTGGTAAGGGTGCCTTCTTTGTATCTAATCAACTAGCCACGGCTAAGGGAGTAGATAGTAGAGACTTCTCTAATAACTGGGCAAGTAATAAGGTAACCATCAGTGCTCAGTTCCAGGAGTCTACAGGTAAGAGACCCTTTGTCATGAAGCTGAAAACCCAAGAGCTAAGGACATTTAAGGACTTATGGAAACACTATATTGGTGGTGATCTTGGTAGGGCGCCTGAGTTATATATATGTGAATGGCCTATTGCCTATTGGTACTTAACTAGAGGTAGATCGGATGCGGCCACAGATTTCACCTTATTAGGTGCTGAGGCTATTAATCCGATAGTACTAACTACCCCAGTCGAATCACTAACCTACTTAAGTGAGGAAGAGATTCAGACTAGGATAGCACTACTATCAACTTACTCCACCCGTATCAAACTGACACAGGAAGAGACCCTGATTAATACGCTGGACAAAACCTCTAAGACTAGAAGATTTGATCTTGTAGAACGTAGAGGTAAGAAGGAGGTGATCATCTACGAACTCAAGAGGGACGTAGTAACTGCCGATCATATAAAGGAAATCTTAGGTGAGAGGGGGTATCTCGACCTAGCAAAGAAGAAATACAGAGGCAAGAAAGTAAGACTAGTCTTTATTAGTCCTAATGGTATAGAAGAATCAGCTAAAAGGATGATCCGCTATAACCTAGCCGTTTCCTATATGAATGTATTCAAACTAATAGAGAGAATACAAAGGTCCATATTGAATCAGACTAATCCTGCTGGGCACTTTAAATTCATCAAGGACATATTCCCTAAACTAGCTATTCCAACTAGTTTAGATCAGAGTCCAAAGCTTTTGGTTGCCAAAGTATGACCTGGGCATGAGGTTTGACCTCTATAGTATGCTTATCTGAAATAAAGAAATCCCTCAAGGGAAGGGCTCCTCTATTCATTGCATCAACGATGTAGTAGAGGAGCCCTTTATAGTCAGGACTTTCTTTACTAATATCGTATAGTGCTAGGACAATACCACCAACCTGCCTAGGTAATACCTTAGTTGCTAAGCGCTCAATGAGTAAGCACCTATTGAGCGGTGTTAAGAATCTAGTCGCCTCTCGTACACTTGTGTACTCCTCTCTATTAATTATGGACATAAGGTCATGCTTAGTTATGTATTCATCTAACCAAGCAATAAGGACCTCTCTTTTACTAACCAGGACACTGCTTATCTGGTTTAACACATCTCCAGAGCCGGGGAAGAAGATCTCAACATGAGGACGCCATACGGCCTCCTTCATGGATATGACAAAGTCCCTCAAGGGAACTAATGCCACACTACCTCTCTTAGTTGTATATCTCATATCATACAACTCCCTAAACAAGGGTATGAGATTGATATACATTCTACTATCTATTTCGGCGAAGGTGCGAAGGAAGTAGAGATACTCTCCCTCATTAAGAGATGAGAAGTATCTCTCTAGACTCCTCATACTATCTTCATCCAAAGATGTTATGTAGTCTAGAGGCGTAAGACCCACTCCTATAGTAAGGACTCTACGGATCAGGTCAACTGCCAGCGCGGCATCGCTATTCTCGATCATGGTGCTTCTCGTAACCTAACAAGGGACAGGGAGGGGGGACAGACAGCAATACCTTGCACACGCGATCGGGTTAGTAATTGCTGATTAGGGATTCCAACCCTAACTAGATCCTGCAAGAAGGATTCAGCTATGAACACAATCCACTAGGACCTCTGTGGTACTACTAGGTTAGTACTTTATACAGAATCCATATGAATCCTAAACCTCAATCTCTATTTGCCACTCCTACATTCTGGGTAATACTTATCATTGCCCTGCAGACCATTGGTCCTCAGCTTGAGAGGATGGCTGATGCTAAGGCTGTTACCGTTAAGGATATGGTTGTTATCTTTAATCTCTTAGTTGGGGGTGCCGCTGTATTAGTAGCCAGGGTCAATGACATTAGTGATGTCTACACACCTAAGGGTATCCCAGGTCCTAATAAAGAAGATATAGCCACTAAGATTATTACTAAAGCGATTGACAAGTTTTAGTAGCACAATCTAGTAGTAGCTGACCATAAGGATAATTAGAGAGCCGGGCCTTTACCCCACTATCTACCCATATATATTTATCATCATCCTTAATTACTAGACCCTGTTGATCTATAAGACTCAGGGTCTTTTCTATGGAATCCCTATTTACATAACTAGCCACTATAAGGTGCATGTCACTATGCTGAATGATACTCTTACAGTAGACTGCTAGGTCCACGTATATCCTTAATAGACAGCTAGGAATATTATCACCAGAGTAGAGGATATGCTCCTTGAGACATTCTAGTATCCATTTATTCCTCATATCTAAGGGGGCCGCAACATCCTCTCTTTCACCTGGATACCTACCTGAGGACCATATGAAATACAAGAAACAATGGAAGTATATACCACTCTTCTTATCTGCAAAGAGATGATGATACTTACCTCTATTCATAGATAGTTCCATCTTATCTAGATCCATACCCTTCATACTACGTATCCATCTAGATAAGAAGAGATTCCTATTATAAGTCTCATCTAAATAGTCATCTATATAGGATTCAAAGGGTCTCATACCCTCGTCTAGGAGTCCCATACAGTAAGCTGTGAATATCTTAGGACTGAGATCAGTCTCCTCACCTTTAATTATTACTTTCATATATCAATACTAAGTAAAGGGGAGTCTAGGCTTCCCCATAATAAACCGTAGTAAAACTGACTAAAGTACTTGTCCTAGATCAAGCTTATATAATCATTATTATAAGGAAGAGAGGTGAGTGGTGATTCACCTCTCAGGAAGGGAGTCTACATCTCCAACGAGATGTGTGGTCTTAACCACTTATATAATAATGTAATAATAAACGGGATAGTATGTCCATCACTACTATCCCTAAATAGGCAAAATCATTACTAAGACTTTAATGAACAAGAAAGTTAGAGATTATGGTGGACGGTCCTCTCTATCCTACGGTGTAAACCGCATATATAATCATTATTATAAGGAATGAGGGAGGCTGTCCCCTGCCCTCTACTTGCCTTTCCTTGACGATGCTTTGAGATAGATGGGATTATAGTGGACAGTACTCCCATCTATCTCAGGTACACCTTATGGTGCTTATATAGTATTAAGAATAAGAAATGGGCCGCTGTTGAGACGGCCCAGCTTATCTTGCAACACACAGGATGTTGGTACATCCCCATATATAACATTAACTATAGGTAACCATGTTCTGCTATCTGCTTACCAATGGCGGCATACTCATCAGCTGAGGCCTCCCTAGGGTTAAGGGCCTCGACATAACGATTGAACATACAGAAGGCTGTGGCTATTACTACAACTAAGTTGATATCCTTATCCGTATAACCCTCATTTTGGGCTGCCTCAATTAGGGCATCCTCTACTTTCTCCTTGTTAACTACTGCACGAACTATAGGGAATAGACTCTCTCCCATTCCATCATCCCCATCCAATGCATCAGCAATAGCATTATGGCTATTTGTACAGAATTTACATTTATTATAGTAGCTGGCTACAGCGGCTACTACTTCACGTTCCTTATGACTTAGGTTGCTAGGTATATCTCTCATGATTGCCTGTGCAAATAGAGATAGTGCTTGGGCTGTATCCTTATACTGTGTTAGTAATCCTAGGATTCCTGGTTCTGGTCCTATTTTAATCATTGCATTATGTCCATATTATATGATTGACATAGCTGTTTACCGCTAGTAGCCACATCTAACACTGGTACTGTCTTAGAGGGTGTCTTGGTTTGACATGCCTCTATCCTAATACCTGAGCTAACATTTAGTTGTATCAGACTTAACTTAGTAGCATAGGATTTAGTGTTGCCACCATTGGCTAGTGCTATGTTATTGACGTTGGTGCCTACCGAGGTTATTGAGTATCTATAATTACTAGAATCAGTTATTCCTATTCCTAGGTTCTCTACAGTGCTGGCAAATGCAATGTTCTCTGCAAAGTATGCCTGTTGGGCCCTATTCATAGAACCTATTGTACTTTTGGCCTCACTCTCTCTAGCCTTAGCACTATGCCTTAGATAGCTAGGCAGCGCTATGGCTCCTAGTATACCTATGATGACTATAACTACTAATAACTCTATTAGAGTGAACCCTTGGTTCCTCTGTATGTCCATGCGATTACCCTAAGTTTACACTATGATAATCGCATGGACGGAGATTATTGGGTGGGCTTCATACTTTCTAGTAGCTTTAGGTAGCAGTCAGGTACTTTAGCTATACCGTAAAGGGTAGGGGCTATCCTATCCTTATTGGGTATATGGGGATGGTACATTAGCTCCTCTCCATTTATTAGTACACGAGAGTAGTACTCCATCTCTGGATGCCACCCTATTAGGGCTGTGAGCTCACATTCTCTGCCCTCTAGTGTCTTAGCTACTATACAGTTTGCTGGTAGTTGAAGCTCTGCCATTAGTCATTGTGAGTCTCATCGTTGGATGATGTGCTCTGGTCTGTTGGTGGGTTGTCTTCCATTGAGAGGTCCCATCCTTCTCCTTCTTGGGGGTAGTCCTCGGGATCTCTTGCTGCTTTAGGTTGTCCTGCCATAGTTAATCCTTCCCTTTCTAGGTTATCTTGGACTGTGCTGATTCTGGTTAGGTCATAGATGATATCAAATCTTCTATTACCGGTGCCAGGTATTGATTCTACTGTCGATTTTACTGTAACCATAAGTCTCCTTGGAGTCCCTGGTGTGTGCTAGTGACAGCTTATATAGGCGTAAGTAATATTAATTATCGTCGCTAACGGATCCCTTCTGCTAGCATACGCATACCTCTGTTGAACATAGATTGTTGAGGTACGTGCTGGGTTGTTCTAGTGACTTGCTTTGGTCCGCTGGGTATAACTAATACCTCTGCATCTCTATCTATATCTTTACACTGTGAGCACCCTGTCGACTTACCTCTCAGTATGGCAGAGGCACTAACAGGCTTAACAGTACCGCATCCTAAACACTTACACTTATAGTAAGTATGTTTGTCATGGGATATATCTCTATTTATTACGGACCATAGTCCATATCTAGTACCTATGTTTAACTCTAATCTCTTTCTACTCATTATATTTAACCTTTATCTATATCCCTTTCAAACTCAGATAGCTCTTGGAACTTCTCTTTGAATAGTTCCACAGGTCGGGCCCATATCTTCTCTACGTTTACTAGGTTTAATCCTAGGTTTATTAGGAAGAATCCTAGTTTAGTACTGGGTGCCTCCTCTGTTGCCCCATATATAACTAAGGGTTCTACAGTCTCACTATGAATAGCAAAGGTGATCACCCTATAGAACGTACCCTTCTTAAGATTTATATAAACCTTACCTATCCTAACTCTATCCATTACGAGTTACCTATGTATGACAAAGGGGGACTGTTGGGTCCCCCTTCACTAGGCTTATGTTCTCTAGGTCAGAGATATCTATAGGTCACCAATTAATACTACAGACCTTTGTGTATTCCATCTATCAGCCCCAATATTAGATCTGCTTGATGTCTATCACTATCCTTCTCCTTCTCACTGAGATCTGGATAGTCAGTATTCATTTGTCTCTGCCATCTCTCTACCTTGTCCTTAGGGATAGTAGCAGTACCATCCTCATTCATAGTGCATTGGGCAAATAGATACATCATCCACTTAGCCCATATCCTGTGGGATAGAGCGGCTAGTTTCTCTCTCATTCTAGTTCCTCTCCTGTGATTATATTCAGCCCCTTCCTGACCCTATACCTTATAGTATAGTAGGGAAGTTTTAAGTGCTTGGACCATTCTGTGATATTGAGTGTTTTTCCTCCAGCCTCTATCAGTGTCTCCCTTTTCATCCTTGAGGCCTTATCTCGATTGACATCTTTAGCGAGACATCCACATGATTTTACCTGGTTTGAGGTAAGTAAACTCCCTAGCGCAACCTTACTATTACCACACTTACAGATACAATCCCAGTAGGATGCCCCCTTTTTTATATAGGCAAACCCTACTACTGTTAACCTACCGAATCTTTGTCCTGTCAGCTGCAGCCTATGGAACTTACTACCATAACACCCACATGAGGTAGTTCTACCCTGAGATAGTGCGGAGCCCCATACTGAGACTATCTTATTATCACACTCACATCTACAAAGGAACTTACCCTTTTCATCTGGGCTGGGTTTAAGTACGGTTAATAGACCGACCTTTCTACCTATCATCGCCTGTCTCAAAGTAATAACCTCCTAAAAGAAATGAGGCGGCCCTCTCGGACCACCCCTATGAATTATGTTTACGCTTATATATATATATATATTAATTAGAATATAATCTAGCCTACGATCATACCATCTTCATTTAGGGTGAAGGGTACATCATGTGCTGCTGCTAACGTATTAAGGGCGGCTATCTCCTCTACAGTTGGTACTGCCTGTTGGGCAATAACATTCCATAGGGAGGGCACCTCAGTAAAGGCACCAGCACCCATTACCCATACAAGGGTAGTATTTATATTAGTTGCTATAGGGGTTGAGGATACAATCCTTAGGTATGCAGGATGTACTGCAATGGCGGCACGGAAGCCTGCCCAATCTACAGAGGATGCAGGAGGATTAAGTTCTTCTAGTAGTTGATTAATCTGTGCTTGTAGGGTCTCATTGGCGGCCTGTAGAATTGCTATCTCACCATCCTTCTGGTGGGCCAGCGCGGCCTTATCAGATTCTAGCTGAGCAACTTGTGATTCCAATGCTTGATTCTGTTCTTGTAGAACCTCATTCTGGGTGTAGGCGGAGTGTGCATACTCCCCTATAGCAATCTTAACTGCGTTAGAGGCTATCCCGCTCTTGAAGCCGGTGGTTTGCTCTGTTGTACCATCTACAGGTATGTAGCGTATTAGCGCCCCTGTGAATTGCCCAGTGGATGGGTTACCACTAATTAGTATTTGAGTAGGGAATATATCTAAGTTCATATGTGTATATAGATTTAGTTTAACGATGCATTGAACATTGGGGGATGGCTATCTACAGGGGTTGCTGTTACTACACTAATAACATTATTGTGTAGGTCTATACTATCCCTAACTAATGGTAAATATATAACCCTATTACTAGGGAAGTGATTAGGTGACCATCCTTTAGAATATGCCTCAAGGATCTTATTATCTAACTGAGTATTATAGAAGGCAAACTCTGCCATCCAACCTGCTAAGCATCTAGTGCTCCCGCCTATTACCCGGTTAGCTACAATAAGGGCTGCCCCTGAATTACTAATATTATTAGTACCATTATTTGCCCTATTTGTAATAGAGCGAACTGTTCCATTTAAATATAGGATAGGATCCGTAGTTCTAACTCCAGAGTGACTTATAGCCAGCCTGAAAACATTATTAAAACCTGGACTAGATATTGTACTGCCCCAACCCCAGTTCTGTGAGTTTGCACTACCACTATAATGTCTACTAAGTTCAAATCCTGCGGTGCCACTACTGTTTGTAAAGAGTCCAAACTGTGCGGCTGTTGAGACAGCCTTATCAAATATACGGCCTAACCCACCACCCCCGTAGCCTGTTAAGTATACAGTAGCTAGGCAGGTAAATGAGGTAATATCTGCGGTATAGTTGGTTTCAATTCGATCTGTAGCGACATTAGTTCCACTGAATGTATAGGCCATGTCTAAGCTCCTCTGATTACTATAGAGAATACTTGTGCCTCAATTCCATTTAGGGAGTCTAAGACATTAGCAGCATCCCTTGATAATCGGAACTTAATAAACTCACCTGCAACTGCTGAACTAATCTGACTACTGGTGAATGGAATGGTTGTAACTACGGCTACCCCTGTGGTTCCAGGAGCCGCACCTGTTACTGCTTGGGCAGTCGCATAAGTAGGTGCACTACTTAGGTTTGTTGTGCCACTTTGAATCTGACTAAAGGCGCCATTCCATATAACATTCCCACTGCCTGTAGCTGCACTTGTCCAAAGGATTTCAACATTAAGTCCATTCCCATTATAGTTAGTGGGAAGTCTAGTAATCCACTCCCAGAACCATGCGGTAGTAGCATCAAAGGCTAGTACAGGTTGTCCATTCCTAGCATCAGGTCGTGCTGGTGTTGTAGAGGTAGGTCCAAAGCCTGAGTTAGCAGGTAGGACTAACTCCTGCATTACACTACTACCACCACCCCCGCTGGGAGCTGCCGCAGTAGTAACAATCCTACTATATCCTAGGTCAATCCAGTTGACTCCATTTGATCGTACCCAAGCTCCAAATCCAGCATTAGCATCTGTAGCGATTGTTGAGAAACCATTCCACGTAGCAGCGTTAGGTAGGGTGGCAACTGTATACGTACCAAATATTACTGGACCATCCGCACGTATTGAACCTAAAGCAGTATCAGTACTTGAGCCTAGGGATAGTCCGCCTGATTGAGTGATTGCACCCTGTATGGTCCCAGCATTGTTTACCCAGGATAGATAGGGGTTTGTATTAGTTGTCTCTCCTCTACGCAGCCTAACAATTGCTCCTGCCTTAGAGGTAGTTGATTGTACCCTAATGAAATCATGGCAGGGGTCACTAAATGATCCTGCAGCAAACGCAGAGTAAGGACCATATCCATTGGATCCTGATTCAGTATAGGAACCTGTCGTCTGTTGTTGACCAAAGAACTGGAATCCATAGTAACTACGGAATTGAAGTACTCCACCAAAGACATTGTTAATTGAGACGGACTCGTTACCTATCTGGAAACGGCAGGCCTCTGTACTTGCCTGAGAGAATCCTAGAACACGTGGGTTGGCTGTAGTACTCCCAACAGCGTTTAGAGTGAGGTTACCACTGTCATCTAAGGTTGCATTGGTTGAGTTTTGTAATAGCTTACCTGTTGTCCCATCAAATCTTGCGATTGCATTATCCGTGGATGAGCTAGGGCCAGCAATGTCTCCCGTGCCTCCACCTGATGCACTACCCCCTGCAACATCCAAAGCATGATCAATATAACCAAGTGTCTGGAATGTTGTTTGATAAGAACTATTGTAATAAGCAACGTTGGTCCTTCTGAATCGGAGCTGTGCAGTAGTGTTGGTGACTAGACCTGATAGCATTGTGGCACTAGCATATAAGTAGACACTATTGCTACTAGATCCTGCTGTACTATTGAAAGCCCCTTCTGCTGGACCTGCATTAGCAGGCACATAGTCATCCTGTCCTGGGTCGGTTACGGCGATTGATAAGCCTGTACCAGAGGCAGCCCCTACACCAGGGCTGATTACCCCTAGTACTCCCACGTTAATACCAGTAGGTACTGTTAAGGCATAGAGGGTTGCAGTTGTAGGTACCGCGACATTATCTAGATCCCTTTGTACTGCCTTCCATTTAAATATATTTCCATACTGGTCGAAGTCTAGTATAGTATTCGACCTGATTAATATAGATCCAATTCTTTTATAGTGTGTATATCCCGTGGGTAAGGTAGGGGCACTAGCTGATAGGCTAGCGATAACATCTACAACACCTGTATCTGTACGTTTAATTATATATATATGATAAGTCTGAGGACTACTGATGGCACCTATATCAAGGCCCCCATTAGCAGTACCAACAGCCCATGCTACGTTCAATATCTTAGTGGTAGTAGTACCAAGGACAGCTATATCCCTATTTCCACTAGCACTTGATACTAAACATCGTCCGGGTGCTATCTCTAGATTATAGGTGCCAGTCTTAGATAACCTTAACCCTTCCCTAGTTGTTAATATTCTAGGTTCAGCCTCATTCGCAGAGGTATTGGCCTCCCATATGGAATTAGTATATCGGTATGTTACATTACCCACTGTGAATGTCTGACCAGCAGATGGGTTAATGGGGAAATTTATAGCCATGTTCTTAGAGTATTTATATTAATTAAATTATAGACCGATATCTTCATAGCCTAATACTCTGAAGGTACTTTGATTTAGGCCACCAGCTAGGTAACCAAAGGAGCTTCTCCTGAAGTACAGTCTCCCACTGGTATCTGTTACCCTCTCTATCTCAATACCACTGGTATCTGTATAACTTCCATAGTAACCTCCTACTGTACCTACGAATGCAGGCCTGGCAGGCATATCATTGCCAAGGCTATATGGTGTTACATCTGGACTAAGGCATACTTGGCTGGTTTCATATCCACTAAGGGAATATCCAGGACTATAGAAGGCACGTACCTTTAACCTGATACCTATTGGTATAGGCATTACTATCAGCTCACCTGTAGCTGATACGTTGTAATTATTAAAGGCATTAATAACATTCTTATACTCAAAGTACTTAGCCTGTTGTGTATACTCTACTATCGTACTAGCACTTGTAGTGATAGAACCTATCCTTCTCCTGAATGTATAGCCTGATGGCATAGTAGGAGTGAGGCTAGTGGATAGGAGTACATCAACGTTACTCGTATTATCTATAAGGAATATATGATAAGTGGCGGCCGCAGCTAGGGCCCCTGTATCTAACCCTCCATTACTATTACCTACTACCCAGTTAGAACTGAGACTCTTAGTAATGGCACTAGATAATGTTGTTACCCTACGACTAGTACCTGTAGCATCTGTCGTTATAGCTCTACCTGATGCTACTGTTATCTGTGTACCCGTATTCCTACTTGTGGTTAGCCCCTCTATTAGAGAGGGTAGATCAGTAGGTAGGACCACCTGATTACTACCGACGGCAACTGTGGCTGCAGTAATAGAACCTGTGACAACAAGGTTACCTGATATGGTACCCCCTGCTATCATGTTCTGTCCCGTTACTACTGACCATGAGCTACCATCCCATACGTAGGTGATACTATTAGCTACAAAGGTTTGATTAAGTGTGGGTGACGCGGGAAAGGATACTGGCATAATTAGTTACTGAATATAGCAAAGTTAACAGTGGCATCATAGTTATTACCATTACCAAAGGTCATACCTAGGGATACAGAGGTGGTTGTTCTTGCATAGACCACAACATCAGCTACGTTATTGGAGCCTGCCTCACCCGCACCCACCACTATAAAGTTAGCATCAGGCATAGCCTGGGTAAAGTTAACAGTGTATGCCCCTAAACTATTCCTTACTACTGAGCTGACGTTGTAGGACTTACTAATGGTAGCAGTAGATCCAACGAACCTACCGAATGCCTTAGCTGTAGTACCTGACTGTATAGGGGTAGTAGTGGTGGCCGGTGTAGTACCTGAACCAACCCATACTGTATCCGCTGCCCTTATACCCAGGTTACCTGCTGATGCTAAGTAGAGTCCTGTACCTGTATCCCCACTAAATGATAGGGAGGGCGAGCCTGCTGTACCTGAGGACAGTTGAAGGTTAGATACATTACCGTTCCATGTGGCATCCACCCATTGGCTAGAGTCACTGTCTGTATAATATATTCTTAACTTACCTACAGTACTATCCCACCATAGGGCTCCATTAGTAGGACTTGCAGGAGCAACATCACCTACGCTTACCCCAGTACTACTACTGCCTCCAGTAGGTAATACATCTACCCACTGGGTATTTGTACCATCAAAATATCTAACCTTTAACTTTAATTGACTAGAGTTAAACCAGAAGTCCCCATTGCTAGGGCTTGATGGTGCAGTATCTGATAATGCAATACTAGGTATGATATTAGTAGCAGTAGTTACCGTCTTACCTTGTACTATATCTAACCAGCTGGTTCCATTAGACTTTGCAATAGTGCCCCCACCCCCATTAGCGTTAGTGGCAATTGCGATTGCATTAGTCCAACTAGCGGCAGCAGGTAGTCCTGCTACTGTGTATGTACCAAGGAAGGCAGGACTATTTAATTTAAGGTTACCGGATGCCGGTATAGTCAGTACATTGTTAGCATCAATGGTTACATTTGAGCTTAATAACTGTCTACTTGAGTTACCATTGGTACGGGGGATACCATTAGGCGTAAAGCTCTGAGCCCCAAACATAGCTGAGTTCATATCTGTACTCGCTGCTCTGTTAGAACTCATATCAATCCAGTTAGCACCATCAGATCTAACTGCGGCACCATTACCTGCATTAGCATTAGTAGCAATAGCAATGGCATTGGTCCAACTTGATGCTGTAGGTAACCCCGCTACTGTATAGGTACCCAAAAATATGGGCCTTGCAGTACTAATGTAACCAGATCCTGTAGTACTTAAGTTTCCTGCTGTACTAAGATTATTGCTTACATCAATAGTAACAGTGGAACTTTGTATAGCTTTACCTGTATTGCTACTGAAGATAGCTATTCCAGTAACAGTAGAACTAGCAGGCCCCATTACATCGCCTGAGCCAGGACCTTGAGGGCCAGCTGGTCCCTCAGGTCCTATTGGTCCTGTTGCTCCCGTAGCGCCGGTTGGACCCTGAGGTCCTACTAGAGAGGCAAGAAAGTCTGCCTCTGTGCCCGTATTACCTGCTGCTAACCATGCTTGATATGCTGAATCACCTGTATCCCCTTTGGGTCCGGTAGCCCCCGTTGCACCAGTGGGTCCCTCTGGACCCGTAGCACCTTGAGGTCCAGAGGGACCTATAGGTCCTTGTATACCTTGGGGTCCAGTGGCACCTGTAGCACCAGCTATACCTTGTATACCCTGCTCACCAGTGTCACCCTTAGGTCCCTGTGGGCCTGTTGCTCCTGTTGCCCCTATCAATCCTTGTATACCCTGAGGACCCTGATCTCCAGTGTCACCCTTAGGTCCAGTCTCTCCGGTTAATCCTTGTATACCTTGGGGTCCCTCGGGTCCCATTGGTCCTTGTGGTCCGGTATCACCAGTATCACCCTTGGGACCTGTTGCACCTATGGCACCATTGTTACCAGCAGGTCCCTGGGGACCTGGCGCACCAGTAATACCTTGTGGTCCTTGGGGTCCGATGGGACCAATCTCACCCTGCGGTCCTATTGCACCTGTTGGTCCCTGTGCACCTATTAGGGAATCCAGGAAGTCAGTGGGAGATCCTAGGTTACCCTCTGATAACCATACTTGATATGCTGAGTCTCCAAAGGGTCCTTGTGGTCCTGTTGCTCCGATGGGGCCCTCAATACCCTGAGGTCCTATCTCACCTTGTATACCCTGGACTCCCTGTGGACCCTCAGGTCCTGTATCTCCTGGTTCACCCTTAGGTCCAATGGGACCAACAGGGCCTATTGGCCCAGTTAAACCAGCAGGTCCTACCTCACCTTGTATACCCTGTATACCTTGAGCACCAATGGGACCTTGTGGTCCTGCTGGACCAGTATCACCTTGATCTCCCTTAGGTCCTACTTCACCAGGAATACCCTGTGGTCCAGTCAAACCTATGGGTCCAGTATCTCCCTTAGGTCCGGTTAAACCAGATTCACCCTGTATACCTTGAGGACCCTGTGGACCCATTGGTCCTACAAAGGAGGCTAGAAATTCTTCCTCGGTACCCATGTTACCCAAGGATAACCATAGGCTATAGGCAGACTCACCATCTACCCCATTAGCACCAGTTGCGCCTTGTATACCTTGGGGGCCCTGAGCACCATTACTTCCTCTTAATGAATTAAGGAACTGTTGCTCGGTACCCATATTACCTAGGTCAAGCCATACCTGATATGCTGACTTACCAGTAACACCATCAGCACCCCGAGGGCCAGCCGAACCAGTAGATCCTTGGGGACCTGTTGGCCCAATGGGACCAGTAGGTCCTACACTTCCACTAGGACCAGTGGGACCAGCTGGTCCCCTTAATGCATTTATAAAGTCAGACTCAGTACCTATAACACCCTGGTCTAACCATACTTGGTATGCTGACTTACCTTGAGGACCCTGTGGACCCATTGGTCCCTTAAGTGATTGTAGGAATCCTTCCTCAGTACCAACATTACCAAGTGATAACCATATGTCATAGGCTGAGATACCATCCCCACCTGAGAGACGGCGTAACGCATAGATGAAATCACCTACTGTTCCAGTGTTGCCTTCATCTAACCAGACTTCATATGCTGACTTACCTGGACCACCAACAGGTCCCCTAATACTTAGTAGGAACTGCTGCTCGTCCCCATCATTACCTAGCTCTTTCCACACCTCATAAGCAGAGCTACCCTTGGGGCCTCGACTGCCGAAGCCACCTATTATGCTACCACTACTGGCGAATCCCCTCTTTGAGGAACTAGGCCTATTAATCTTCTTCTTAGCCATTGGGAGTTATATGCTGTGATTCTACTACAGCATATGATTTATAGGCTAAAGATAGTGCGCTTATTTTATACATCTAGTAACTTTAAATATAACTGGGCAGTGCCCATAGCATCACCCAATGCAGTATGTCTATCTTTCTTATCTATCTTTATATCAAAGTGAGCAAAGGCCCTATCAGATGATGAGACATCTATGGGTACCTTACCCGAGTGATGCAGGAACCTTAATATGGAACATGTATCAACCACCCTATGACTGAATAGATCGCCATAGTTACCCACCATCTTGTTATCTGCTAACCTATACAACCTTTTGAGGAACCCAATGTCGAACTGTACGTTATGACCAACCAAATTAACAGGTGTCCTATGCCCTTTGAGGAACTGCTTAATAATATTGATGGAACCTGTAGGTGTCTTAGCATCTATCGAATGCTCCTTCAGGTCTATATTGTTAATTGCCATTGCCTCTGAGTTAACTATGTAGACCCCCTCTGATATCTTTATCTCTATACTGGGCCCAATAGTTCTACTCTCTAGATCTAAGGTTACCAGGGCTAAGCTAAGGATTGAATGTACCGTAGGGTCTAACCCACCTGTCTCCGTATCTAATACAAATAGTTTCATAATCAATATCACAATATATAACTACTAAGGTATTAGCCCTAGCATTTTATAGTTATATCCAATTATTAAGAAATAATTAAATTACACCCACCTTTAACGTTGAATATCAGTTATCTTAATACCATAGCCTTACAAGTCGATCAACCTGTTAGGCTAATCAACTAGATTCACCTTAAGGAGGATCCTCAATATGTTGATCATGTTGCTAATGACCTTATCCATTACTACCGTCTTCATCGTCATTAGTATTGGTACTGAGTACCGTATAGATGAAGCTAAGGATATCCCTGATATCCGAAGTGGTAGCAACAATAAAGAAACCGTAACCAGCCTGACACCTCCTAGGAGAGGTAGTCCTGGTCGAAGAATTCCTGGCGGCTCCAGGTAAAACCCAGAAGGGTGGCTTAATGCCACCCTTTCTTATTTGTTATCCCATACAGACAGAGTCTGCTCTTAATCCTCTATTAGAGTGTACTCACCCTCTCGGTAACCTGGTAAGGGTACCTTAGACCGAGGGACAAAGGTGTAGACTACAGAGCGGGTACCTACTCCCCCATAAAACTCTATTCTGTAGAAATTACCGTTATTGTAGAAGTCTGTACGCTGACTTCTACAGGCGTCAATCTCCGCCCCTAGTGTTAGAATATCAGCCACAGTCCTTACATTATCAACAGCCTCCTGCAGTACCTCAAGGCTAGTGAATCTATCCTCAGTTACCATCTTCCTTAATCTCCCTATTACTAGCGACTGTCTTTGGTTTATTGGCCTGTCTGAGTAGATAAGCCCAATGTTTACAAGGCTCTACAGCAGTGCAATGCTTAGGATCCTTACCACACTCTTGACAGACCATATAAACCTCTCTTACTTCAGTTGTCATTGCCAGCATTATTGCTGAGCTTATATAGTAATTAACCTAGGGCCTCCGCTATCTTATTGGATAGCTCTAAATATCTAGTACCTAATAACCTACCGAAGGATTCCTCACCTAGTTTAGACCTTAGCTTACCTATGAGGTCATAGGTACGTATGCGATCCTCTATACAGACATCACCTATACAGGTGTTTAATAATCTGATAGCTAGGGGCATCCAATCTATATTCTCTACCTCGGTCAGGGCCAGGTCCTCTTTTAATCTAAGGAACCCAATCTGCAGGGCAGCATAGGATCCGTCCATATCCAGGAAACCTATGGGCATCCACTTATTCTCACTGGCAGCCTCGAATACAGTACCATCCTGAGTAGGAATGCTAGGCTCAACATTAGTTACGTCAGCCCAGAACATATCAACATACTCATCAGTCTGGGTACCTACGATGTAACCACCAAGATAACTAAGTTTATCCAGCTTATATCCTGCTTCCTCATATGCCTCACGTAGGGCGCATGTTTCAGCAGACTCGTTTAACTCATACCCACCTGTAATAGGACATGAGTATAACTCCATATCATCACCAGTATCCCTATTAAGTAGGGGTAGGGGTTGGCGTCTAATAAGGACTTCCCATCCCTCATTACCCTGGCGTACTAAGAACACAGCAACAGAGTCCTTACCCTTACGACGGGCAAAGTAGAACTTGTTAGCTGTCTCTATTACTTGGAGCCAACCGCCTGCGGATTCAAATACTACTTTCTCATTCATTATAGATAACCATTCTTTCTTAGCTTGACTCGATCATCATTCCTAATAGGATAATGATGCACATTAGTTTTATAGGTAACTGTTTCTTTGGTCAGGGGCACCTTAGCATTCTTCATATAATCGTAGATGAATACAGGCTTCTCTTGTTCATCTAGGACTAACTCCTTAGTAACTACCTTCTCCTTAAACTTAGCTACGTAGTACCAGCTTTCCCCTCTCTTTAGATATTCGTTATCTCCTATCCTGATTATCTGCTCAGCCTGAGGAACCTTACGTTTCCTCTTCTGTTTAGCCACCCTTCTTAGGATGCCCTCTGGATCTACATAGAACTCACCCGGACCTAACATACGACCATGTGGTTTATATATAGTTCCATCATCATCCCTAAAGGTTCTAGGTATGACTGTCCATTTAACACATTGCTTAATCAGGTCTATGCGGCCATATCCATAACCTTTAATCTTACCTAACAGTTCAGAGTATATCTGATCCCAAGGCTGACCTACTCTCTTCAGTAGCCATTGACTAACTGCCTTATAGTTAATCATTTGGGAGTCTTCAGTACCAAAGCTATACTTCTTCCTTATCCTTCTCATAGTATCTTTCAGGCTTAAGTAATAATAATAGTGATTCTACAAAGGCTATAGTACATAGTTGGGTTATACCTATACGATCATATAGGTGCCCCGTATTATATAGGTCCATTATTCTTTCACTCAACCCGAATCCTAAGGATAGCTGTAGCATATCCCATGCAAATATACGGGCTGTTATTCTATTAATCTTTATCATTTTGTTTACCTGGATGTTGATAAGGGTTAAGTGGGTCCTCATGATCCCTACCTTTGGCCCCTTCATCTAATATAGGTTTATTATTAATTGATATCATAGGTCATATATTATGATGGGTGGAATGATCAGTGCCTCCTATACTACTAGTCTAGAGGCCACACCAGTAAGAGCTGGTAAGGCTGTCGCTAAGAAGAAAGCCGTTAAGTCTAAACCTAAGGCAAAGAGGAAGCCCTCCAATGCTAGGAAGAAGAAGTAAGAATAATGTACCCCCTAGTGCGATGTCTATGGCTACCCTCTTTATGGATACAGCCTATCTAAATACAGGGGATAGTGGTGGTACTAAGAAGAAAGCTAAGACCAAATCAAAGAGGAAGAAGAATGGAACCAATTAGGATCGAGTCCACTAAGTTTGGCAACGTTACTACTATATATGGTAGCCCAGCAGCCAAGAAGAAAGCCAAGGCCAAACCCAAAACTAAGAGAGTTAGGGCTAAGGCCAAGGCTAAGCGTACTTAAGGAAAAATGAAACAAAAAGGGTAGATGAATGTCTACCCTTTTGCTTTGTTAGGGTTTAACCCCACACATCTTCAGTACAGCATCCAACTGTTCGATCTCCCTCTGCACACCCAGGATAGAATCCTGCTTAGCCTTACGCAGAGCCATAAGACCCTGTACCATGGCCTTGTTATCCGGGGGAACATCCTGCACTATAGCTAGGGCCGCAGCCTTAATAGAAGGTTTAGCTACCACTGCCTTAGCTTTGTTCCTATCTCTAGGAAAACCTACAACCGGAATATGACCAAGCCCCAACATATCCCACTTATCTGCAGACTCTAGTTTCTCTGCGATACCCAAGGACTTTCTGAGTGCATCAGCCTTACTACCCGGCGCCGATAGCATAAAGGCTATTAGGGCCGAGGGCCTCAGAATGAAATGGTTGTGGTCAGACCGAAGCGGTCTAGCCTCAGCATCTTTGGGCTTGGTCTGATTATAGACCTGCTTAGCTACCTCTAGGTTCACATAGATCAGACCCACTTCCTTATAGTGATTTGCATAGTAGGCAATGGTCTTCCTAGTGTAGACAGAGGGCATCTTTATTTCTGCCAACACATTGAGGTAGGTGCCACTGGTGACCGCCTCTGCCTCCCGCATAGTTACTACCTTCTTACCATCCCACCCCACCCATGCGGTGAAGTTAATGGCTGCCAACATCTGCATGCAGCTCTGTTGATTCTTGATGATCTCTGACAGAGGATTTCTTACTGCGTTCATGATCCTATTCCTTCCCTTCCTAGGTGTGTTAGTGTGTAGACGATATCTACATTAATAAGTCGTCATGTCATACATAGGTGGTTACTCGGGCATGCCCCGTAAGAGCAATAAAGGTAAGAAGGGGGATCCTGCTAGGACTACACCTGGCATCCCTAAGATTAAGGGTGTAACCAGTAGTGGATACCCCATCTTACCTAAGTAAGCTCACCCAACATTATGAGTGCCTCAGTTATTTGATTATCTAAGGCCTCTTTCTTCTCTGCTGCATGGGCAACCTGACTCTTTAATAGGGTCAGTCTGTCCTCTAATAAACCAACCTGATGATTCAGACCTGCTTCCAACTCAACGATCCTTTGTCTCTCCGCCATTAACCCTGCGATAATAGGATTACTGTGAGGTTTAAGGGGTGCGGTCTCAACTAATGCAGCCTTAGCCTGTGTCGGCTTCTCTTTCTTAGGCGTAGTCCTCACAACTGGAGGCTCCGCACTTATACCCAATAACTCCCACCTCTCATCAGAGGTAAGATTACCCTTAGGGCTAAGCATACTCCTTAGAGTATCTCCCTTAGGGCCTGGTAAACATAACAAGTAAGCAATGACACCAGCTGGTGTGATAAGGTAGTAAACTTTACTCCTCTTATACTTTTTCTCAATACCGCCCCTCGGCTGTAGCTGATAATCTACTAGACCTATAACCTCACTGGTCACAGATAGTACGTTCAGCTTCCGGTAATGGTTAGGATGGGCCTCATAGGCAATACTAAAGGGCGAGGTCTTGACGGTTAGAGTAGGCATATAACTCTCAGTGGTTACTGTTCTACCTTGGCCATCTATTGATGCCTCCGCCCCGTTCCACTTGGCCCATAGATCAAAGTCTATCCCTGGCATAGCCAGTATATTCTTGCACCAATCGACATCCTTTATAAGGCTAGCTGGCCCTATACCGAAGTCACTCATAACTCCCTCCTTTGTTTTGAGTGGGGCCTATTGGCCCCTTGTTTAATCCTCTACTACAGATATTAGTTGCTCAACACTAGTGAGCAAGTGTTTAACATAACGTCTAACAAGGTCCACCGCAGTAACCCTAGCATTCATATCATTGCCATCTATATACTCATAACCATATATAAGCTCATGAGCATACAGACCAACCCAATATGCTGTCCCATGTAATAAGGGAGACTTTCTCCTTACTTTAATGGTAATAGATTTACATTGTAGGATCTGACTTAGAGTACCAGACATTAGGTCTGCCCTCCACTCACCCTCCCTATCCTGCCGCCATTTCATATGTCATTCTGTGCCTATTTAATGCAACCCTAATGTCCAACCCTGCAATTCTACTTTTTGATCATTGCTTGCCACCTTTTTAGTAGTGGTTCTATGGAAGATTCCATGTAATCTAAGCAATAGAATTCAGATAAGGAACCCATGATTCTAGATAGCGTAGGTATATGTAGACCAACGCTACTCTTGTTCTTCTCATTTACTATGTAGATGAATTCAGGCTCCCTATCTGATAGGTAGTAGTGGTATATGCTACCCTCTATTAGACCATAGGACCCCCTAAGGAGCCCCCTATCTACTATTAGGTAGCGCATTATTTCATAGTCCTTGTAGCCATTCAGTCTCATTACTCTGGTTATGTCATCTACTTTAACCATTTGAGAGACTGCTCTCATTATGTCCATTGATTACCTCAAGGGGGCCAAGGGCGCCCCCATATTACATAGAGAATATTGACTTATGAAATTAGTTAGAAGTTAAAGATATAGACTTTGTTGTCTCCCCAGTTACCTCATCTAATAGACGAGAGAAAGGAGAAGCAAGAAGGCGCACCACCCTAGAAGGTATATAACCTTCTTTAACACTTTGGCTGATATCTAACTCATCGGCCCCATCCATGGCCTCTACACTTACATTATCAGCTATGGTCTTAATGAAATAAGAAAGGATACGCTCCCTCTTATTAGTTTCATCATTCACCTGGCTCACTACCTTGCTGATATGACCCCTACGTAGAATAGGCATCTCAGATAAGGTAAGGGCATATAGAGTCCCATTAGAGTTAAGACCATTGATATGTTGGTGCGCCTCAATAAGAGGACAGGTGTCAACATTATAGGACTTAAGTCCTCGGACAGTAACCTTATCCGTATCTATAATGGTAGATACCTCTAGGATAAGACGCTCAGAACTGATGCTCTCGCCTCTTAGTTGGGAGGCTAAAGGCGCACCACTAAACTTGTCTAGACTATATATGGTGCCCCCAATTTGTACGTAGTTCACAATGAAGTGAATACTGCCAAACCGAGGAAGCAAAGAGGAAGCAGGAACCCCCTCACGGGCCGCCCTACTCTCTATCTCTTGTACACATATAATTCTAGATACTTGCCGTCCATACAATATACATGCAGTCATTGAACTCACAGTCCTTGTTTAATTTGATAAGTCAAGACCAATCAATAAAAAGATGATGACGAATAATGAGGCTAACATCCATAGTAGGGCCGCCCCTATTAAGTAGTTAAGATAATTATTAATCATGCCTTAGTAAGTATGGGGTAAGGATTATCCTTGCTCAGCTTAAGCCCTACTGTCTTACTTACTAATTAATTATAAGAGGTACGTATATATGTATGCCCCCCCCTGTATACATAAGGATTCCCCTTCGTATATGAGAGTGTAAGAAATGGAAGTCCATATCTATAATGTGAAAAAAGAGCCCCAAAAGGCTCCTTTTTGGTCACCTGTTTGGAGGCCTTGTTTGCCCTTGGAACACCTTTGTATACCCTATGTATGAGGAATCATACGTGGAATACCCTTCGTTCGTTGTAGCTCATTTTAGGGCCAATTCAGAGCATTTAATATTTCCTTAATAATTGGCCAAAAGGACTCCTTTTGTAAACAAATGTAAACCCCTTGGTCCCCCTTTTGTACAACCCTTGTCTTCGTATGGGTCCAAAAGTATACCCTTATATACTGTATGCTGTCCTATGTGTTTAAAAGTATGCTGTCTATCTAATAAAAGGAATCCTAGGGATCCCTGGGGCTGTCTGAGTATATGCTGTCCTATTAAAACCCCCTTTCAAATAAAACAGGGTTCCCCCTGTTAAACAAATAGTTGTCTCCACATTGTACAAATGTACTACCAAAGTTACTATTGTTAGTCTCCAGATAGAGCAGATGTACTACCAAATTACCCCATCCAGAATAGAATGAAGGGTAGGACACAGAGCATAGCAAGGATAGTCTCCTCAGGTACATAGTGACGTATCACCGCCTTCTGTAGGAATACACCCATGATTACCAATAGTATGCTAAGCCAGGGACCACTGATGAGGACCATAGTGGCAAAGCTTACCGCTATGCTTATCCTCTTGACCCACTTATTCTCACCTGTCATCTTACCTAGTAGATGATGGTATATCCATTTCTCACTTAGGTTCATGAAGGTGAACCACATGAGGATCAATGAGGCAGCCAGAATTACCAGACTCTGACCAACATCAAGACCGTCCACTAGTAGACTCATAGTAGAAGAGAGTGCATCTCTACTACCAAATGCTACTAAGAAGAGTACGAGGCCCATACCCTCACTTACCCCCGCACTAATACAGCCCTCAACATAGAGTGTCCTCTCTGTCTTAGCTACTTCATCAGTAGCACTAAGGCTCAGCATAATAGTATTGGGTATACCAATGAGGAATGCAGAACAGGCGCCAGCGAACATAGCCCAACTAGCATCAAGGGGCTCCTTCTCCTTAGTAACCATAACCCACTTCTTACCCTTTACTATTGTCTTACTCCTATCTACTAGGAGGCCACCAATACTAAAGATGGCAGTGAATAAGGAATACATAGGGGCAATACCACCAGCCTTAATAGTGATAATGGCGGCACCCACCGTACTACCTACGATTACAAAGAAGGCCAGCTTATCCTTAACCGTGAAGACTAGCCAGCTAATGAGGAGTACTCCTACACCACCTGAGCAGAGCACAATGGCCTCCCCTGGTTTTACTGTCATATAAGGTAGACCAAACATGACAAGCCCGATACCACCCATTACGGCAACACCCTTACTAATCATGTACTGATAGAGACCATCCTTGGCACCCTCTACTCTTTGCTCTAGTGAACCTTGGAGTCCCCTACTAGCAAAGTATGGATTATGGACAGCATTGAGGCCACCCACTCCTTCTCCAATTACCTTCCCAATACCAGAGACTGTACTCTCAGCTACCAGGTAACCTAGACCCATATCTAGATTCATGGTACCAATGTAGAGACCTACTAGGGTAAAGGTAACACCAATAGTAGGGAAGTAACCATGGATAACACCCATGGCCGCCCCTACTAATAAACCAATAGTAAACATTAGCTCCCCTCCTTCTCAATAGTAGTGACAATCTTATCTCCACCAAAGTAGAGTTTATAGACTGCCTCCTTCTCCATCTTCCATGCCATGCCCTTAGGTATAAGTAAGGTGGTGTAACGGTAGCCATAGGCATCCCAGGTCATATCCACCATATAGTACTCAGGATCCAAGGAATCAACTAGGTCCCTAGTACTCATACGGGAGGTAAGCCAATTACCGCTATCCTTACCATCTAGCCCGGTACCACCTACAGGATTAACCTTGAGGCCCCTTATGTTAGTCCAGTTAAGGCCAGACTTATCCACTTGGAATTGGACTACATCACCAACCCTGAACTTAACATCATCTATCCTCAGGAACACAGTAATAGGGCACCTGGTCTGATCCTTGTTAACGACCGTAACCTGTGCCCTATTACTGCTACCTACCTTAACCTCTCGTACTTCACCCTTGACCAGATAGGCCCCATTCTTAGGACCACAGTAATCCTTCAATGTCTTTGCCTGGGGTTTAGGACTAGCCCATAGTAACCCCAGTAAGACACACGAGCCCAGTAACCAGCGTCCTTTCATTTCCTTTATCCCTAAAGTGCTGCATTACTAGTAGTTTGTATATTAATTAACTATATATATAACCAACCAATCGAACCAATGTATATAAATAAGAAATAAGACTTTAGTATAATGTGCTATAGCTTAGCATTCATGTCATCCATGAAGAGCTCCATAGATTTAATCTTGGCTCTCTCTCTGTCGTCCTCAGGGACTAATGCCTCATATAGAGGGTCCCCATATACGATATAGACAATACCCTCTAATAGGGCATCCTTGTTATCCTTCATGTAGCTTGGTATGGGCATAGTGCCATCCATGATACCTATTAGTACCATGATTCCTAAGGTAGGATCATTGATACTATAGGCCATCTCCTCAATCTCAGAGACCGCTAGATAGGCCCCTCTCATATCCTCTGCTGTTCTTACAAAAACGCCATAGAAGATAGCTAACCTTCTATATAGTTCCTGCTTATTTAACCTATTAAGGGCCCCAATGAGGCCCACCCTTAACTCATTCGTATCCATTTATCTACCTTACTAGACAATCAATGAATCCAAGGTGCAGGAGTTGAACCTGCCTAGGGCAAATTATGAGTTTGCTGCCTCAACCGCTCGGCCAACCTTGGTTGTATCAATCAGTTAGAACGGTGTTACCCATCCTTACCCAACTGCTTTCTCAGAGCTTCAATCTGTAAACCCAGAGCTACATACTCCGTCTCTAGAATCTTTAAAGCATGCGCCTTCAGGTTTCTCACTCTATCAGGTAAAGCATTAGCATGTACCTGCAATTCATTAGCCCGTGCTAATAGACTCTCAGCCTCAGCAATCTTATCTAGTGCCATCACTAACTCCCTTAATCAATTAAACCACAGATAAATATTAGGTCCCCGAAGGGACCCTGGCCTTTAGTCCTAGGAGGGTACGTTTGGGTCAATAACCATAGACGGGAGTCGCACCCGCTTCCTGAGTCCACATTCGGACCCATGTGTTCTCCAAACACCACTATAGCTATACCTCATTAAGAGGTAGAAGAAGAGTTGATGCTAAACCCTTCTACTCACTTTATGGTATAAGAGCATCACTTCTCATACCAAGGGCTCCTTAAAGCTCCACTATTCTGATTACAAGGGGATCTGGTTAATATCCCCACCGTTCTCTATGTATTCCTTAACCCAACGGTACTCAACCTGGTGTTGATTCACCGCATTGTTCCTTTGGGCAAGGACACCTACCAGTCTGATGTACTGCTTCAGTATCTCCCTTATCTGTACTTTCTCATCTGGGGACAGAGGTATGTCAACCCAGTCGATAATCTTATCCCGAATACCGGATAAGAATGCCAGATACTTTTGAATCAAATCTGGGTCTAAGGGAGGAGAGAAGCCCTTTAGATTATCTGTGAGTGCCAATAGACTCTTATGACACCTCAGCATCTTCTCCATATCCCCGCAGCCCGTCTCATTAGCAATACCCTTAGTGATAGCAATACCCAGAAGGTGCATGGCTACAGTTCGTACCTTCTCAAGGGCCGCTTTATAGGTATCCCTGATATTAGGTGCACGATCTAACCCTAGCTCAGCACGGATTGCTGTATCTAGTTTTAGGACCTCCTTGGCCATGCTATAGAAGTCGTCACTCTCATAGAGAGAGTCACACAGAGTTTGTGCCCTAGTAGTTAGATCCTGTAGCCTTAAGCCTCCACTGAGTAACTCAGTGGGCACATGCTCAGCCCCCTTCACATTACCCTTACGGTCTCTAGCCATAACCTTAACACCCTGTTTAGTCTGAACTAACCAGTAATACACCCCCTTAGCATCCGTACCCAATGGTATCTCGTTCATAGTACAGGAACTCCCTTCAATGCAGTTTTGAACTATATGTTCTTTTGTAGGAGTCTCTCCAAACGATCTACCATTAGAGTGGAGGCAAATGATTCTGCCTCTTCTACTAGATCATCATCTAATAGGACCTCTAAGGTAGGGTCACCAGCTTGTATATAATTTACTAATAACTTACATACCTCCCTGTGTTTGGAGATCTCAGCCCTAGTGGGCCTACTCATTTCTATAATTAATCCATATATACCCTGGCTCTCCATGATGATTACCATCTCATCCTGTAGGGCCTCCCAATCCTCAACCATTGACCTGAGTACAGGAAATAAGAGTCTACATCTTACGTAGTACTCATACTCTTCTTTAATCGTGCCAGTGGTCTCTACGTTTCTTACGTCAATCATTGTTGTCAATCCAGTTAATTAGAATAAATAGATGGAGGCTGAAGGGCCCCCATCTATTTACCTAACCGTTAGAACATCGACTTAGCGAGGTTCATCACACCAAGCAGTGCAGCCTTGACACCCTTCTCTTGGGCAGCCACAGTATCCCGCTGAGCCACCGCAGCCACCAGTTGTTCACCCTTCAGACCCTGCCGCTGAGCAGTACGAACAGTGTTACCGTTCACCGCAGTGTAAGCACGGACCTTCAGTTCTTCCTCGGTCATGCCTTTGGTCTCCTCATTCTGAGGTTTGATACGCACGGGGTAGTAGGGGAACTGATTGACGTCGGTGTAACCCAGACGCTTCATTTCCTTCTGGACGGCAGCAGGAGAAGCCAGGTCAACACGGGCATTGATGGTGCCCTTACGTACGAAGAGGGAGATAGTATCCCCGTCCTCATAGTTATTGCGTTGACGCCATTCTTCAACGGTGCAGGTGATGTAGATAGGCACAACGGACAGGACCAACCGGGGATCGATGTGCGAGGGAGCCACAGGATACATCCGCAGGATACTGTTGCTCGCAGCATCACCTTTGGTATCAATCAGATAGGCATCCACACGGAAGATCTGACCGGGGGCATAGTTGTCCAGGCTATCGAACTCGTTGGTGTAGCCAACGTTCTGTACAGCTTGTTGTGCAGGCATTTGGTTCGTCATTGTCTTGTCCTCTTTTAATTGACTAGGGTTTGTTTGAGTTGCCCTCTGTTAACCTCTCAACACACCGGCTAAGAGCTTATGGTGACTATGATCACCACTAATGAGGCAGAGACCCCCAGGAAGCTTTCTCTTAGGTGGTTTACCTACCACCATGGTTATTCAATTAAGTAGACAACAAGTATGAAGGGGGTAACTACCCCCTCCAGCCTTAGTACCGAATCTTGATAATATGCTCCTTTATTTGGTCCAGGTATACAATGTTAATCCAGGGCACACTCCGTAGGTCCCTAGATATCATACCCTCTGCACCTACCACCGTTACCTTTATGTTCCTCTCATGCATCTGCTCAAATGCATAAAGGAAGTCACCATCACCTGTAAAGACCACCGCATGTTGATATTGCCCCCATGTATTCACCATATCAATTACGATATCCACATCGCAATTGCCGTGTTGGGTAGTGATACCACGACGAGGGTCATAGTACTCCTTAAGGGGTCTAGTCATAACACTATAACCCATGGAGGTTAAAGCATCCCTGAACAGAATGTTATCCTGTTCATCCTTAATGGCAGTATGCCACCAAGCATTCACTAGATAATGTTCGTCAGGTACAGCGTACTTAATGATCTTCTTAGGATCGAAGAACCATCCCTGCTTCTGCTGAGCATGAAACATATTACCAGCATCAATGAAGATACTAGTAAATAGGTTCATATCTCTACTGAACCCCTGTAAAATACGAGGGGGCTCAGGAGTATGATCAGGGGGCCGCCCCCTTAGAACTGGTCTTGCTACCACCATTAATCCCCCAGGGCATTCTCAAATGCTGCTTTGTAAGATCTCATAAGCTCTGGTAACTCAGTCGTCACACGAGTAGGGATACTGAGTTTATTACCATTAACTTTCACCTGGACCTGATTCAGTTGTTGCTGAATCTCTACCTCAGTACCATCGGGTCCCTTCCATACACGAGTGGCAGGCTGCCCTGGCACCCAAGAGTTCATTACTAGCTCATAGTTACTAGCGTCTAGTTTTGCACTCTGAGTCTTACTGCTCATACGTACTTCTCCATCAATCAATAGGTTAAAAGGGTAAAGTTCAATTTAAAGAAGAATTAGGATGATGAAGTGGAGGGATACACCCCATCATCCTAAATAAGATACACTATCTCAACCAATCCCTCTCTATCTATAGGAACTTAAATACATCACCCGCCTTCAAGATGAGATGGCACCATAGTTGGCACTCATACCATCCTTCACCTAAAGTAGGGGTCATCACAGTCCCCATAGCTCTTAGGTTAGCCACCTCATCCTCACTATACTTCTCACACCAGGCATCCATAAACGATACGACACAGTCCATTAGGACCACACCACTACCATCTATCCTATTCTCCAGTGCTCTCCATACAGCAGGATTCCATTCCCTATTGGGTCCGGTTAATACATCTATGGGCCTAATACTAATACCATCTCTCAATAGTACTAACCTTGTGGCCCATTCCTGACTCACCCTATCATTGTCTCTATCCTTCATATCCATAAGCTCTACTTATTGATGGAGCTCATTTATTAGGTATAGTTACCTATGATTTACCTCATTTAAGAGATAAAGGCAACTTTTTCCTATAGGGTCAAGACAAAGACTTTCTAATTATTTATAAGTTTTAATTATAGGGGAAGGCTATGACCCCTTCCCCTCTGTACTTGTAGCTAATAAGTCCATAGCCCTGCCCCAACTCTTTCGAGTATCGTCAAGGTTATAGCTACCCTATGGTTTCCCATAGTAGACCTGAGGGGCACTAGCCAATGAGAACAGCGTCCCCACGGAAGGCACTCCACCACCTAGTTTACGAACTAGGAAACGTCTCTTCATCAAGAGAGTGGTACCCCTTAACGTAGGGACCATGCGCCCATACCTATCACCACAATAGATATGAGCAGACGTATACCTTGCCTATTCCTCCTAGGGGGTGGTGCTCCCTACTTGGTTGTACTACTCAATGCGGGTTTCCCCCGTCAAAGACTAACAGGGCGGCATATCCCTGCAGTTAGGTTTGTACTTCGACCCATTTATCAAACCTAGCAAACTTTACTGGGCCTAGCTAGGAAGTACGTCACTACGACCTAGGCTTGAGCAATAAGAACCATCGTAGGGTCCTTACCACCCTCAACTAATAGGAATACGTTGGCTCAAGGCCCGTTCCTCCCTATCAGTCTATGCCCACCTCAGGATTCGAACCTGAAAACCTACCTTGTTCAGAGGTAGTGCATTATCCATATATGCATGGTGGGCCCGTGGATTACTCCACAATCAATAGAACAGGGGTCTCAATACCCTCCCCCTCTGCAACTCCAACAAAGAAGTACCCAGACTTAATCTTATAGACACTACCCTTATACAGGGCAGTTCCAGGACGGCTATTGAATACTTCTTCTACATCGCAGATCTTACCATCTTTGAGTAACTGGAATACCCCCTTACTAGAGCTAAGCATGACATACTCAGCAGTCTCTTCGAAGTCAGTACTCCACATGCTGACAGCTTTGCTCCTGAAGAGCCAGGAGGCAGAGACAGTAATACTTGCTGGACTTTCCATTAGTTTCCCCTATGTATATCTAATATGAATAAGGAGACCAAGGGGCCTCCCCCCAAACTAATGACGAATGTTGAGAACAGGTGTACCCTGCTCAACACTATTAGCAGCCCGATGAGCAATGGACTCCCATTCTACTCGCTCTGCTGCACTGGCAAAGTTATAGAATGCTAGTCCGTCTACTGTACGAGAACAGTAGGCCACACTGGGTCGGTTAGTGGCATCAGGGAAGCGTCTATCAAAGGCCTTCATCACCGCAGCCTCTACCCTCTCCCATTTACTAGTACCCAGACCCACCCACACATAGTTGAACTGCTTTAGGGTCTTGTTAGTCTCACAGGGGAAGGCACCGGCTAATGTAGGTGCAACAGGTAACATAGGAGCACACAGGGCACCCAACACTAAACAAAGGAACAAACGCATAATCAATCTCCTCCAGGTTCACCATACAACCATATACCTCGGTCATACCCATACATAGCTGATGCTACATTGGGCGCATAGAACTGATAGGATGGATGCCCTACCATATCACTGAGATCGCTGAAACAAGACTCTAGATCCTCACTCCATCTACCCTGGTCCATCATATCCTGACGGACAATAGACTGAAAGTCCTCGTAGCTAAGCATGGCTACTCCACAAAGTCTATCTTATCGGAGACTTGGTTATAGGCCAAATTGATATTACCCCACCTTAGTTGGTAGCACCGGTAGCCTACATCCTGACTATCTTCACTGAAGCCAGCCTCCATATCCTCAGACCATAGACCCTCCTGTTTCAAGTGGGCCCTCACCATTGCTTTGAATTCCTCAAACGTTGGCATACTATACCTCAACGAAGGTCAGAATCAGGATACCCATAGTCCTCAGGACTTGAATAATCATCAGCCACCAGCATGGCCACATTATTCCTTACACACCAGGCGGAGGACGCTTGGTACAATGAGTCAGCCATAGGATTATCAGCTGGGAAGATATCCCAGATCTCCTCACCCTGATAACATTTTGATCCATCAGGATCAATCACTGCCCCATCATGAGGGCAGTGTTGTGGATATCGTGCTTCTAGGTTCATGGTCATCTCCTTGTATATAGCTATTAACAATAGGTGGATTACTCCACATCCTCAACCCAGGCCACAACGAAGCAGATGATAGGCAGGGCCCCACTAGGATCCACTCCCATATCTAATAGGACAGAGATACGTGAGGCAAGGAAACCCTTAAGCATCTCCACTCTCACATACGGGCTTAGGCCTGCCCAGTTCACCTCATTCTCCAGGGCCCTCTTCCTTGTGTGTTCTACACTCTGTACCAATAGCTCAAATATACGAGGATGTAGCACCTTCATAGCTTGCTCTACGCTAAAGGACTGATCCTCTCCAGCTACAGCATCCCTTAATGTGAACCCAGGTAAACAATCAACCTTCATAACGGACTCCCTTCAATCAATATGTTTAACAAAGCAGATAGTAGGGGTCGAACCTACATCTTATGAACAAACGTCCATATGCTCTACCTTTGAGCTATATCTGCTACCCACTTAAGGGCTAATTACTGGAACTGTAACCCAGTACAGCCGAGGATGACACTGGTATCAGTTGAGAGACGCACCACTTGATGAGGTGAGCATAGCTTCTCAGCGATCGCCAGACCCTTGAGCTTAGCATTGCTGACCGCAGGAAGAGATGTGATAATCACGTCATACTCTTCCTCAGGGAGACCAGAGAGCTCACCATATACTGCCCGGTAACAGGGAACACCAGCAATGGAGCCGATAGGTTTGGACTCTACTCCAATGCGCAGACTGGAACCACTTGAAGGATAGAAAGCCAACAGCGGTGCTTCTTCCTTAACCCCATCGGCCACCCAGGTTGTTGGGTTGATCTGCTTCAGGTTAATGAAGGCATCTTCAGGGAAGATGTTGATATTATGAGGGCAGGTATTGAGGACTTTAGCCTCTGCAGTGTGAACCTGCACTCCTGCGGCCTCTAATTCTTGAGTAGTAACCATGACAGACTCCTTTAATCAATTTAAGTGGACAATTATAGACCATGGGATTCGAACCCATACTACCCGACAATGTGGGTACTCTTCCACTTGAGTTAGGTCTGTGAGTAGGGTATAACAGAACATAGGAATTGAACCTATCTTGTCCCTTTAGAGGGGATGTTCTGCTAACACTGAACTAATCCTGTATACCCCAGGCTCCCCTCTACTAAGAGAGGGAGAGTTGGGAGATACTAACTAATATCTACCCTCTCCTAGTAATACTTAGACCGTTCCTTCAACCAATTCTGAGCTTCCTCCTCAGTAAGGAAGTCCTGACTATCTGAGAATTGGTTACTTATGGGACCGTACAACACTGCGACCCAAGGTTTATCACCTAGTACAGTCTGACGGTAGTAACCAACCTGCTTCAAACCCTTGAAGCACCCAATACGTGCAATGTCCCCACCATGAACATCCTTGAACTGATATGTCATAAACCCTCCTAGGTTTAATAATGCAACCACTGGGAATCGAACCCAGATCTCCTAGAGTCAGTACATAGTACCTCCCTAAGTGTCCCTACCGTTTGGACCGTGGTTGCTACCTTTCCTATGCTCATTACCCTAACCACCTAGCATAGGTATCAATGGTTAGTTGGCGGGAATCAGGACCTTACCTACGGCACCCTCCGTAGAGTGCTATACATAATAGCTAGTGCCATACGCACCTTATCCCTTGTAGACTATACCTGGTCTACCAGCAGTGGATATAGGGTACTTCCTCCGTAGAGTATTCATTCCCCTTGTATCCCTCAGGCCGCCCTCCATTAATAGAAGGGACGGTTGGGAGATACTACTTGTACATAGATGAACAATCTATATGAGTCATATCTGGGCCTAAGTGTAGAGTGGTTGGATAGTACCTAGCAAAGTAATCCAGTCCTTTAGTTTGCAGGATACTCTTCACATCCTGATTGAACCCTTCTTCTTCAAGACTTGGTTCAATATAAGGTAAGTGATAAGTCTCCAGTTGACTAAGGAAGTACTCAGCAAAGGTATCCCTTACTGAGGCTACGATCTTATCCCCATATCCTTCCTCTGCCACATAAGAGGCACACTGCTCTGCAAACCTAAAGACGCCCTCTTTGATCCCGTCCATGTTATCCTTCAGCCAGGACATCCTTCTAAGATCAAACTCTTTCAATTGCTTCTGAGTCATCCAATCGGCAAAGATAAGATATGCTCCCTCTACCAGGGTACACATGCTGCAGCTTTTGATGAACTCATTCAATAGATCTCTACTATCTAGAGCTACCATAACAGCGGGATCCCAGATGGTAATTCTATCGCTGGCATCCTTCTCACGTCTGACTACTGTAGATTGACCATCAGACCATTCTTCTGGTTCTATCACACCCTCAGTCTTCCATTGTTCAATCTGCAGTAGCACCCTTGTACGCCCTTCATACTTCAAGTCAGACCATCGGGCATCCTTATTAGGTAAGGGAATCCAACCAGGCTCCATCCTCATACCTCGATCCGCATGTACTGCCCAGTAGTTCAACACAAGTCTACCAGTAGCAGACTCATGATATCCCACCATACATTCCACGCCATTGATAAGCCTACGCTCCAAACCCACGAATATCGGCTTATACTTATGCGGCTTACCAAAGAGAATATTGTGCTTCTCTGTGGCAACTTTAGATCTGCTAGCTTTTTGAACACTGCTCTTGGATCTTGGCATAAACCCTCCTAGGTTAACGAAGATGGAATAGGGGACCATAGGGTCCCCATTATCTCTAACTTTTACTATATAAGTAATCAAGATACCTTCTGTATAGACTCTTCACTACGAAGTGTTCTATAGCAATCTTCTCTACCTCATGCATGGGCACCATCCCTGGTGTTCCATTAATAAGGAAGGAGTCCCTCTGTTCATCAATGAGTTCAGGATGTTCAATAAGGTACCTGTGGATATCCACACCCTCTTCCTGCGCTCCCTCGATGATCATAGTGACTATCTCGGTTTCACCAAGACTAAGACTATTGGCCCAATGGACCCAGAATGCACCTCTCCTTAAGATATCCATCCTATCCTGGGTGGTATCAATCTCTTGGAGTTTATCAATCAGATTTAACATAACGATCAAATATAATGAAATGAATAGCCCTGCCTTAACAGAGACAGGGCTATTATACAAATATGAAAGGGCTCCCACAGATCTAATGTCCGCTGAGCCCTGGAGATTCAAATCTATTCATCCACAGTCAAAACATTCTCAGATGAGACGGGATGTTCAACAATCGGCAGGAGTGCCCATAGTCGGGTCATATACTTCTGCTTGGCTATAGTCTGAGCCCGAACCAATACTAGTTCAGGTAGTTGGATAGCTGTCTTCCCGTCCAACATGAACAGGGCGCACATCCGCATAGCCTTTTTACAAATAGGATCCTCCCATAGAGGGTGATCTAAAGTTAAATATAGGATGCCCATCTCATAGGCGACAGATCTATGAACTGTCTTGATAAAACCGTCCCTTCTGGCTACAACCATGAACTTAGCCAGAACTTCCATAGCCTCCTCCTTTGTTCTACCTCCATCCTTAAGGATGGCAACAAAGTAGGCCCCGAACAGTACTATCCTCCTGTCTAGCTCTATAGCCTTCAGTTCAGTGGATAGACTCAACAATTTACCCCAACCATTAGACATGATAGCGATCCTGCTTGTTAATACAATCAATATGAAGAGAGGGAGGGCCCCCAAAGGAGCCCTCAAAGCTAACAGACCATTACATCATGTTAGCAACATCTTCAACTGACTGCACAGCAGGGGTACCATCAGTGCCCAGGTTGTCCTGGTCGGTATCGCTACCCTGAGCCAGCGCCATTTCGTTCTGTTGTTGGGCGAAGATCTTAGTCCGCTCACGAGAGGCATTCAGACCAGTTGCCCAAGAGGAACGGGCTTGCTTCAGCATATCCGCTTTGCTGACTCCAGCAAAGGAGGTATCTGAGAAACCCCGCGCTGGCTCGATGTCGATAATATAAGCATCAGGGATACTTACCACCAAGTTTTCCAACTCACCCTTGGCCTTCTTGAAGGCCTCACTATCGGGTGCATACTGAGACAGGAACATGCTCAGTTGCTGCCGCGTTAGTCTTACCATCCGTGCATACATGCTCACGTGCATGATGATGCGCAGGGCCCGAGCACCTTTATGCTCTTCGACATACTCGTTGAGCTTATCGGCCTGCTCAGGGGCCAGGTCCACAGAAACAGATAGGGGCCGCAGTTCATCTACTTCAACGACGTCATCGCCCAAGTTGAAATCTTTATCCATAGTGGACAAATACAACTTGCTGTTGCCCATACACGTCCCAATAATCTGGGGACGTTGATCTTCAGGGGTTACCCCAGGACGGTTCATACCCGCCTGATAAATGAAGCTCCGCTGAGCAGCGGAGCCACTGTTGGAGAGGCGACTTTGAGACGACACGTTGCGCTCTAAGATGATAATGCCCCGATCTTTCACCTCAGGCTTATCCTTAATCTCACCGATCATCTTTTCGTACATGCCAATGACCTCTTGGGCCGCATTAGCAGAGGTAGGTGCCTTTTCTTGTGCTTGAGTCATGGTAATTAATGTCCTAAACAATGTTATCGGAACATGAACAGGTGAGGGGTTTGGACCCCACCCACGCTGAGGAGATAGCTGAATCTCCCAGTCTGGCATCTATAAACAGATAACCAGGTGTGAGATTCACTTATCTAGTGAGAGTAGATCTGTACTCTAGATAGTGCTCATAGGCTACCAAAGGGGATGTCCCTCTTATATCCTCCTGATACACCACCTCCTTCCACACAAAAGTGGTTGGTGACTCCATTACTATCCAGATAAGACCTAAGTCATAATCAATCTGGATCATCATAATGTCCCCTATAGGATAGAGACAGATATCAAGAACATAGGAATCGCTAGCATAGCATCCAATAACGAATGAACGCCATTCTACGCCACACTGGTTAAGAAGTGAGTTATCTTCAGGCATAAACCCCCTACAATCCTACTTAGTCAAAGTGGATAGACCTAGATAGTCATCTAAGTAGGTGAAAGTAGATAGTACAAGATAATCCATAACACCATATCAAACCGGCTGGCCAAAAAGATAGGGAGTAATGAATAATAGGCGCTCCTTCACCTATAACACTTTCGCTGCATAATCATAGTAAGCCGCTCCTTCAGCCTAGTCACCTTTCGCTGCATCCCTTACGGGACCGCTCCTTCGGTTCTATAACCTTTAACCGACACTCACTAGAGGATTACCGCTCCTTCATGTTATATGGCTTTCGCTGCCCTATCAAACACTAGTAAAAGGGCCCGTAGGCCCCCTTACTAGATCAGATTAGTAGCCCTGATTCATCTCAGCACGCTTGGTCTTAGCGTGCATCTCCATGCTGTACATGATGGAGGCACCAATACTCAGATAGTACTTAACCACGTTGCTATGAACGGGATAAGCACCACCATTAGCACAACGGATACCTTCCAACAGCTCAAACATGGAGTGTGCTTCATTGTCCCCCTCATCAGAGAAGTCGGTCTGCTCTTGCACACCAAACTGACCCTGACCCAGACGACGTGACGCACCTGCAATTACCACATCAGAAAAGGTGGTATGGCGCATAGTACGAGGCTCACGACCACGTTCCATGTCGCGGATGGCTACCGTCAGAGAGCGAGCACGAATAAGCTCATTCACCCCACCGAGCATAGAATGACGGAGCTCAGGAGACTTCTCAAAGATGAAGCTAGTTAGATAGGCAGCCCCATTCTTCAGCACAGGCTGAGTAGCCACAGTACCTGCTTCAGGCTTGAAGTTAGGATACTCAACGCGCGGTTGACCATCCACAGTAACTACAGCAATACGCCGGTCATTAGAACGAGCCGCTACATCGAGGATACGGAATGCCATGGTTGCCTCATCAGAGACACCAGCCAGACCATAGCCTTCATACAGCATACGCCAGGCCAATACCGTACCACGGGTAAGGTTAACCAGCTCCTCATTCTTAGCCAGTTGAAGACGGATGAAGTTATCAGCCTCATCGCTATTAATATACAGCTGCATACCGCCATTGTAGATCTCTACATCATGGCCCTCAGCAATAGCCTTCTTACTGGCTTCAATGATAGCCTTACGACGACGATCCGCCAACAGGAATGCCAGAGCAGAGGCAACCCCGTAGCCAATACCAACATTGATACGATAGTGATTAGCTACTGCATCATTGGCATTGAGATAGTCCATCACAGGGATATCAGTGATCAGAGACTTACGAGTAGCCTTCTTCATTGCCTTCTCGTCAGCAGGATAATGCCCAGGCATCATCTTATCCACATCCAGATTAAGCAGCTTCTTAGACCACTTATCAGCAGGAGAACAGAACTCAGCAAAGGGATGCTTACGAGGGCTACCATAGATAGCAGCATAACCACCGAGAGAGAGATAACCCTTATTCAGGGCAGCCATCTTCTCATAGGTAGGCAGAGGCAGAGCCTTGATAGATTCAGCTTGAGTGCTTAAAGACTTAGCCTTGGTAAAGTCACCAGACTCAGCCGCCTTGATGCTCAGCTCACGCAGCTCAATCTTACGATTGTAACGCCACTGATTATCCTCAGTAATGATACCAGTCACATTGAAGATAGCCATAGGATCACCATCACCGTCACCCTCGTTACACCAGGCCCAGACGTTAGCCAAGAGGTAACCATGTGCAATAGCATAGCAAGGATGTACGTCTGCATAGCAGAAGACAGGGAAGCCCATAGGAGTACGACCCGCCATGACTACATCACCCGCCTTAATACCCAGACGCTTAACACTGGCACAATTAGGATTCAAGCCCATCACAGGAAGTCCCTGCATATAAGCAGGACGAGTGATGAACTTACCTTCGCTAACACCCCCCATAACATGGACAGTCTTAACTTTCAGGTTGCTGCCAATCTTAGCAGTACGGCCTAAACGGGAGAGCACCTTGCTGCCCTTACCTTCCTCACCACCCATCTGGGTAACCCAAGCGGTGATCAGATTCTGAGCACTGACGTTAAGTGCATGGATAGATGCAGGCCAGTAACGAGCAGAACGCTTATCAGCAGGCATACCCAGTTGATGAAAGAGCTGAGAGATATCAGCAGCAGCCCCAGAGGCACCACTCTCACCAGAGAATGCCATAAAGCGGGACATGGAATCAAAGTCATAGTAGACTCCAAAGCTGTCAGTGCTGAAGAGCACAAAGCCCTTAGGAAACTCCTTCTTAAGCGCCTGCATCAGGCGACGTCCCATGAGGATACCCTTATCGGTCCGGGAGACGCGGTTTACTACATCCCCAGCCTCAATGAGGTTAAGGTAGGGTACTTGATCCTGAGAGGGCAACTTACCCAAGATCAGCTTAGCCATACCTTGGATACCGGAGTGGAACTCCTTAGACAGGTGAATGAATGCCAGTGCCAAGTCAGCATAGACACCCTCGAGTAGGGCAAGCTGCTCCAGAGTAAGACCAGCAGGGCTAGTATTCTCACGAGGAGTGGAGATCTCCACCATGAAGAGCATATCACCCACAAGACATTGGATGGTCTCATGGACAAGATAGTCATGACCCAGATCAGCCTTGACAACAATATCAGACTTATTGGTAACATCGTCCTCAGTAAAGGCAACCAGACCAGGATGGCATTCGGCAATGTATTCCAAGTACTCCTTGGATACCTTACGCTCAATAACCTCCTTAGCGGTATTGTCTGCAACCCACTTGTAGAAAGGAGCGCCAACATCCTTCAAATCTTCTACCTTACCAGTAGCAACATGCTCCAATAAACCGGTATCAGGATAGTAGATACATTCACCGACGGCCTCAGCATACATGTACAGTTGAGCGAGTTCGCCCTTAGTGCACTCCATGTTGAGGAACAGATCCCAATCACTGAAACCACTCAGGAAAGTGATATCATCCAACTGAGTAGTGAACTTAACACCGGGACCCCGCAGCTTAAGGATATAATCCTCACCCTCAAAGCGAGTAAAGAAGCGCACACGTACAGCATTAGTAGTTGCCACACGTACTACTTCAGCACGTTCCAGATAGATATCCTGGTTAGGTGCAGTAACCACAACCAGATCACGCTTATAATCAGGCAGATCAGCAAAGAGAGTCATTACGACATCCCCATCATGAAATACCTTACCGGTGGCCTTGGCCTCATCGACAATACGATCAGCCTTCTCTTGAAGCTTCTCAGCTACAATCTGCAGCCAGTCAGAGTTCATACCTGCCCCATTACGAGTCTCAGCATCCTTCTCAAATACCTTACGGAATGTAGGAGGGATGCTGTAATCATTAATCATATCAGCCTCAGACTTACCAACGGAATAACGGATGGCTTGGCGGCTGGGGTTAACAGAAGCAACACCAGAGCCATGAGTCAGGAGGCTATTGGTATAACAGATCTTACGACGCACACCGCGAACATAGACCGCCTCATTGATAAACTCGGTACCTTCCTTATCCACAGGATGATAGGTCATCATATGGAGCTTAGACTTCTCAAGCGGGAAGTCCTCAGTACCATCAGCAAAGACAGAACCAAAGAACGTCCAGGGACGGTTGAAGAACTTGGAAGGCTTAGATGCATCCAGGACAGTACGCATGATCATGCGCTGCCATGCTTCATCAGTCTCCAGGTTATTGACAACATAGTTGCCATATTCATTACGGGCGATCGCCATACCCATGGCGTTTACCCCTGCACCAAATACGACAGCCTTGCCAAAGGTGCCATATTTGTGAGGCAGTGCAGCAATACCCTTCTTGATGAATTCCTCTACCATATGACGAGAGGAAGTGATACCGTTATTAGCGGCAGCACTAACATTCACTAAGTGAATGAAGGGATAACGGATACCCAGAGTGCAATACATGCCCACTGGGAGCTCCCTATTGTTGTAGATTTTATGGATGGCCTCACCACTCTTCTTGAAGGCCCCATAATTCTCAGCGGGTACCCACATATTAGAGAGCAGGTTCAGGTATCCATCTACACGTGATTGAGTAATCAAATACTCGGCCTCATTTACGAGACTCATGAGCATCATGGTCAGGATGGTGCGGCCAGATACAACAATACCACTAACATCCATTACAGGATTGACATAGCGAGTGCGACCAGTACTAACACTAATCAGCTCGTCCTCAGCCTCAGGCAAGCGAACAATTACATTGGTGTATTGAGAGACACCGCTAGGGCTGAAGGTGAGCTCACGACCATTGAGACTAGAGTTAGGAATGAACTTAGCCCAGAATTGCAGGAGGGTCTCATCATCCAGTGCACTTACTACCTCATGGACATAATTAACCATGCCATGAGACATACGCTCTGCATCAAAGAGTGGAGGCATTTCATCCACAACAGATTCAATCTCAGGGATAACGAAGTAGGTGTTATCCCGAGTGGTGAAGGTAACATTGAAACGGCAGGGTTCCACAGTCTCAATGGGTTGACCTTCAGAGAACTTAACCTTGGTAGAGGTACCAACGAGAGGTACACCCAACTTGTACATAGCCTTCAGAATGGAACGGCCATCAGTACGGACATAGTTATGACTGCGGTCGATACGGCCCCCTTCTAACCATTCAGTAGGTAGAATAGTACGGCCAATATGCGTAAAGGCAGTAGCAAGGCGTACCCAAGAAGGTAGAGGTTTATCCCAGTTGGTGCCCATAGAGCGACAGATGATATCATTCATCTCAGCGATGGGGCGATTCTCCCACACAATTGGAGGGAGCAAGTTTTCCTTAGTAGAACCAACAACCTTAACGGAGGGAGTTGGATCCTGAACTTCAATGACTTCTTCCATTGTTTCCTCTTGACTAGGGTTATCGAACATAGCCCGGACATACTGGACCAGGCCATCAACATCAGCGGCAGCCTCGTATTCATCAGCTGCCGTTTCAGGCAGACCAATACCGAGACCGCTGAGCACTGTACTTAGAGCGTAAGCCAGCAAGGCTACGTCATCCGTCTCCACACCCTTAAAGGGCATAAAGACATCAGACGCATCCACTCTAAAGTCAGGTCCAGGTACCACCTGGTAACCTAACTCACCCAGACAATCGATCAGGTCACTGATCTGTTCCTGGCTAGCAGTAGCGGGCACGGTCAAACGAGAGAAGTCAATAGCAGACATAGTGGTTCTCCAATAAAGGGAGTGTACAATAAAAGGGCCGATGGCCCCCTTATTGTCCTATTTTGTATATAGGTATTACATCATATCGATGATGCTCTCTGCAGCCTCAGCTACACTAGCAATATCATCGTCCAGTACCGTACCAGCCTTAACTGCCCGGTGTCTCTCTTTTCTCTCGGCGCGTTTACGCTTAGCACGACTGAGATTATTCTGTACCCCAGACAGACCCTTGGATTCACCCTTAGGAACTAAGAATGGCTTAGTCGCATCATCCAGTTCCTCAGGTGCTACCTCAGTCTTATCATTCTCAAAGCGAGTGGCCTCAAGAAGATATACAGTAGCCTCACAGATCTCGGCCACCATGGATTCATGACCATTAGTGGTAATGTCTGTATTGCTATTGAACAACAGCTTACAGTTCCACTCGATACGCATCGCCGTGATGCTAGGATCCTCAAGAACCTCAAGCATGAAGTTCTCTTGGTCCTCACGACTATATAGCATATGCTTCTTACCATCAGGGGTAATAAAGTCAGCGCTATCGGCACCAACCCGGAACATAAGACTCAGCTCATCATCAGCTAATAGCGTATGCATCCAATCAGTTACAGGACTGATTAGATACTCATCCTTATAGATGAAGCCATCAGTGGGAATGAACTGAATCCACCAACGAGGCTCACCACGCATAATGGCACCATTAGTGATGACGGCACGCTTGCCGCCCTTCAATCCCCATTTACCACGCTGACAGATATTGAGTGTTGCAATGTACATTTGAATCTCCAATCCCGTTGAATAACTAGGTACGGGACAATAAAAGGGCCATATGGCCCTTTTATTAAGTAAGGATTACATCATATTCATGATGTCCTCTGGGGATTCGGAAGGCATGCCTTCAGCAAAGCTGCTCACGTTAGAGGGAGTAATAACTCCTGGATCCATGTTCACCATACGCTCCTGCACACGTGCCAAACCCTTACGAGTAGGCTTCTTAGATTGCAGGGCAGCGATAGCTTCAATGAGTTCCACATGCTCTACAGCATCCCCTCCAATCTCTACACGTTCAGAGTTGAGCTCAATAGTAGCCTGCTCAATGTAAACTACCTGAGGCAAGCGGAGATCACCAGCACTCCCGATGTAAGCCTCTTGCTTACGGCTGAAGATAAGCTTAGATGTCCAACGCACAGTAATAGACTGCACGCTAGTATCATCCAACATATCAATCATATTGGCCTTCTGGTCCTCAATATCAGAACCAAGCGGCATGATAACAGCCCCGTCCTGCATGAGCGTCACATTCTTCAGATCAAGCTTGAAAATCAGCTGTACCCCATTAGGGAAACGGAACAGTTCATGCAGTTGCTGAGGGGTTACCTCTTGCTCACCCAGGAACAGGTTGCCCTCCATAGGAGACCATTGAATCCAGGTGGAAACAGGAGAGGTACGGATGTAGCCCTTGGTAACAGTACCCAGGTTACCGCCCTTAGCACCCGTAGCACGACGTTGGCAGATGTTCAACTTAGCAGAGAATGCGCGAACGATAGAGGAAGAGGTAGAGTTGTTAGCCATGATAGTGTATCTCCATTAACCTAGGATAGGTAAAGTGTTACCTAGGATAATAAAAGGGCCAATGGGCCAGGAGATACAGTAGTTGTAAGTGGGGCCTTCTCGGGCCCCACTTACAACTTAGGGACTAGTAACCCAATACACGCTGCTTGAGTTGTATAAAAGTCTCAAAAGACTCAGCGATACCGCTCCCCTCCACTAGGTAGAGCCATGGTTGATAACTAGCTATAGTATAGGAGATGATTATATTACCAGCCCTAGCGTAGTAGCCAGTACCATCCTTGCTGCAGCCACATTGCCAATCACCACCTAGACTTCGGAAGATAGGTTTTAGAAGTTTGGTAAAGGTGCCTAGACTATCAAAGGTATTAAAAGTCATAGCCTTACTAGCATAGTACTGCTTCTTAGCCAGGACTCTAGCCTCACTACTACTTTTAACTTTAGAGTCCGTAGATGCAGGATTGGCAGCTAGGCTACTTCCCTTCCAACCCAGAAGAGACTCCAATACAGTAGCTGCTAGCGCTTTCTGACTTGGGCCCTTTATGGGTTTCACTGGTCCTGTAACCTTTTTAGTGCAGTTAATATCATGTAAGGTGGCATTAACCCTACACATCCTTAAGACATTACCAGTTGAAGTAGCCCGCTCAATGAAATGAACACAGTTGATGCAGTTAGACATAGTGTATCTCCTAACCTAGGATTAGAAATAGTGCCTAGGATAATAAAAGGGCCCTATGAGCCGTACGGAGATACAACAATTAAAATAAGGAAGGGAGTTGTGCTCCCTATAATGTCCCTAGTCAAAGGACAGATATATAACTTAGATAAGAATAAGAAGGGGAGAATGTATCTCCCCATTAGCCCCATGACTCAATAGAAGGGCAAGTATATATTCATTACATAATAAGAGGGCCCGAAGGCCCCCTGTTGGCATTAGCCCTGTGTTCTCAGGGATTAACTAAGGACACCTTGCTAACTCAGAAAGTAAGCAAGGTAGTGCTCAGCAATAGTTGTCAGACTATCACTCTCAAGATCCTCATTACCGTCAGGAGTATGTAATCTGGCATAGTACATCCCTGGTTCATGAGAAGTAATAGAGAATATAGTCTCATCTGTGCTGTAAGTAGCATAGATCTGACCATCCCCAGTTACATCCTCGAATGTAAACTCAAGGTTAGGGAACAGAGTCCCTAACTCCTTCATATACTCTGGACAATCTACAGATGGACAAGGTATAAGTAGGGACTCTTGTTTGTACATGGTCACTACCTCCTCCAGGCTGAGGTAGTATCCCTCCTCGAAGAAGTTAGAGATACTCCACACGATCTGAAAGGCCTTAGTCATGACATGCCAGTCCATATCAGGCGCAAAGCATTTGGCTACGACCAATAGATCACCCATAGGATATATGGTTACATCATCCATATCTTCCATTGACTGGAGATCTCTAACCCAGTGACCCAGGTCTGAGTCACAGGAGTTGCCCAGTTCGATCTTGCTGACAGTAATATTGTTCGCGTCATCCAGGAGATATCGATACGCATCATCTTCAGTCCTGAAGCACTTAGGCATGAGACCCCAGATACGGGTCGTAAGGTTCTCTTGTAATACTAGGTGCCCAATGAAATAACCTACTGGAGACCCTACAATAGCAAACTCACTGCTGATAGCAATGGCATTGGTTTCTCTTTCTAAGCTGACATGCTCAAAGTCCCAGAAGCCGTCATATCTGAGATAGGCTAGTAGAGGTGTATCACCTACGGCATCAAATGTGTCCCCTCCATCATAACTCTGGAAGGTCCATACATTATCCACCCCTCTACGGTAGTACCATGCATAGGCACCACAGTTGGTAATAATGACGATGCGGTTATTGTAGACATCTATAGGTGTCCACTCATAACCATTCTCATTATAACTAAAGAGCAGGCGCTCATAAGCTTGAGACTCAGATATCGATACTACTCTTATTGGGATAGATGGCTCAGGGTTCACGAGAGTAGCCATCACTTCTTTGTTAAGGTAAGAGTCCTGAATATTAGGCTCCCCCTCATCGTAGCCAGAGCAACTGTCTACTCCTAGAGTCAAACCACCTGAACATAACATTGTTTTCACTCCATGGTTGTCTTGATTGAAGTAGAATACGCAAGACTGACAAATAGACATAGTGTATCTCCTTGTCCTAGGTAAAGTAAGTGTTAGGACAAGAAAAGGGCCAGATATCTGGCCCTCATCTACTCATTCAAATCTAGAAGTTGATATCACGCACAGACTTAAACTCTGGCTCCCTATACTCATTGACTGTAATGGTCTTACGATTGGAATCCAATTCGAAATGTGCATGTGTATCCCCAATAAGGTAGGGCTTAGCAGTACGTGCTTGCTCAGCCCAGATGTAATCATGGTAGCGGCTCAAGATAATAGTTTTGAACTGCTCGGCTACAGTTAGAGCAGAAGTACCCATCACAAAGAACTCTTTGCGGTCAGTACCGCCTACAAACTGTAGGACAATATTAACCTTCCACTTCCGTTCTGTTACCTGAATAGGTGAGGCAGGGAAAGAGATAACTTCCCAATCATAGCAACCTTCAGCAATCTCTTCTGCTTGTTGTTGGTCGTAGATTGCACCGCAACGAGCATCGTCGCCTACAGACAGAACGATAGAGTTGTCTTGGTTGATGATATAGTATACGGACATGAGTGTATCTCCTAACCTAGGACAGATAGATTATTACCTAGGATAAGAAAAGGGCCCGACTGGGCCCTCTTAACCACATCTTAGAACTCTAGATTACCACCACCCGAGTCCTCACTATAATCATAGGTGTCATCATATGGACCATAATCATCGTATACATCTGCGGAGTCAGGATTATAGTAGAGCTCCTTTGTGTACTGAGCTAAGGATCCAAACATTTCACATGCTTTGGCGAACCCCTTACTTTCAAAGCGGCGAGTCCTCACCACTAGACCATCGAACTCATTCCACCTCAATATAGTGGTATGGCCCCCTTTCATTAGTCGCCAGGAACCTACTATCGGGCAAAGGTCTAGGTCGAATACATCTCCATTATTACCAACGAAGCTGTAATAACCCACGGAGGCTTGGGCTTTGTCATCTAGCTTACAGTCCTTAATACCTAAGGGTACAAGGTATGCTCTGATGAACTGCTCAAGCCATTTCTTATCTAGCTTAGCTCTGAATGGAGCCCGGCTAGTATTAACGTCTGTAAGCTTAGATCTTAGATATCTAACCTTAAGGTAGTGGCTATGTAACTTATTAGGCACCCGATCCTCAGGCACAATACCACTGAATGTACCCCAACGAGCATCAAGTCCTAAGTGAAGCATTAACCCTCTATTCCATAGGGCTGCCTCTCTAACAGAGAATTGTCCATTTTCATCGTTGTCTCTAGTATCCTGAGGACAACGAGCCTTACCATCCTGATCTATAGCCACACAGCGGCCAATGATCTTAGGTGCCCTCTCAATAATCTCTACTATCTCTTGGTGACCCAACGTAGCCTTGAAGAGATTAATTTGTTTGAACTCAGAGGACCTACTAGATACAAGCCATCCTTCAATAGTGGGATCAAACTCTTTGATAGCCTTGAATATGCTGCCAGCATACCCTGTATCAATCACAATGGAGTTTGGGGGCACCTCTTTAAGCCATTGCTCCCGAGTACCCTTATCCCCCAATTGTAGTCTGGAGAATAAGAAGTACTGCACCTTATTTCTGCAATAAGGATTCTTCTTTAAGAGTGGGTACACTGGCCATAGATCTCTACCCAGGATAACTATGTTACGTCCCTTACCTTCAACGAGGTAAGTTAGGGCAATGGACTGGGCTATCAACTTGACCATGTCTGCTACCTGCTTGATCGATACCTTATCAGACAAGGCCTGGATATTGTCAAATTCTTGGTAACCTTTCATACCCCTGTCCTCCAATGCCTGCCACTGTTGAGTGCTAACACCATTGCTTAGTACATTGAGCAGTGCTTGCTTGAGGGTCTTCATAGTGCATCTCCTACCCTAGAACTGATGATTGTTTGCATCTAGGATAAGAAAAGGGCCCTTAGGCCTCTACTTTTAACATCCTCATCTTTGCTTTTATCTCAGCTACCTCTAATTCAGTTAGGGCACCATTATCCAGTTTATGTTGGCAATATCCGATTAGAGTCTCGCTGGGCATACCCTTAGCTCTTAGATCCTCAATGATCCTAAGGAAGGCCAACACCTGTCTGCTTATCTTCATATGGTCATTCCATTCGTATATATACGATTAATTATAAAAGGGTCAGGCATTAAGCATGTGTCCTACGGTAACATGCAAAGGCCCTTACATTAACCCTCCTTACCTAAGAGGTAACCCTTAGCAAAACATTGCTCTAGGTCATCCTTATCCTCTTGGTCCAAATCATTAACTATACCTAGTAGACCTACATAGGCTTTACCTCTGGTGGTATCCCCATAGAGACAGGTAGTGTAATCTACAACCCTCAGAGTTGCATCATCTGTCTCCTGGGCAAACCCATAGTCAATGAGAATAGGCATACCTTCCTCGTTGACCATCCAGTTCTTAGGATGGCTATCTAGGTGGACTAGCCCCAACTTATGGAGTTTACCTAGTTGTACACCTGCCCAATAATATAGAGAGCGTACGGCACCCCAGTTATCATTAGCCAGGTAGCTGTCCACTGTCTCAATGAACTTATAGGGTACATACTCCATCTCTATCTCTAAGGCATCATTGTTCCAAGTATATACCTTAGGTGCTATACCATCTACAGAGGCTAATAGCTGTAGTAAGGCCTCCCTTAGGATGTCTTGATCCTCCATCCACTCAATTGGTCTAGCTACCTTAACTAGGTATCCTGTCTTAGGATGTAGGAAGGTTACTGCTTGGGCACCGCTACCCACGACAACTGCACCTTTGATAGTCAAAGAAGTAGAAATAGACATGGCATGATTGAGCCCATTGAATGTAGTGTATTGGGCTATCTCCTTAATAAAAGGGCCCCTGATAGAGCCCTTTTATTAAGTTATTGCTCCTCCCTCCAATATTGGAGCAGGCAATCGATACTATAACTATCAATCGCAATGTCAGTTGGTTCTACTAACATACCCTTCTCCTGCATATGAGAAAGTGTCTCACCCCACATTATGCAGTAATTCATTGCCGCTATTCTATCCTCCTCATAACGCCTAAAGTGCCAGAGGTTTAAAAATAGCAGTGCCTTACGATGACAATAGGATTTCTCCCAAAGTAATTGCTGGTAGCTCCGGATATCGCAATGCATACTAGTACTCTCCTAGACTGTAAACTAATAAAAGGGCCATAGTTGGCCCTAGTCCTGAGGTGAATTGGACTTAGTCTGTAGTGGTGATCACTACAACCCTTTTATTAGTGTTGACTAACAGGCGTACTTGTCAATACGGTTAGTCATACGGCGAGCATAGCGCCCTGAGCGCTTCCACTTCTTGAGGCACTTGTGTCCTCCATGAAGCCTAGCCTGCTTAGAGCGGGACCACTGAGTACGATCCTGAGAGAGGTCTCCGAAGAATCCTCCATCATACTCAATCTCACCAACGTTAGTATCCACCTCTGCTTTAACGTAGAAGTGGATCCTACCGCCCTTGCCACCGATACCCGCAAGGTTATCTATATTATCTAATATGTTCAGTTCAGTCTGGATATTATCCTCGACTAACCTGAGCAGACTTATAAGAAGATCCTCACGCTCATCTAGCCTACGCAGCATAGCCACGCTATGGAAGCAACCCAAGAAGCCTTGCAGCTCATTGAGTTCCTCCATCAGCTTGGCTTGTACATTGTAAAGCTTAGCGAGTTTGGTAGACATATCGAAGTCCTCCTAGGACAATAGAACATAAAAAGGGCCAAAGCCCTCCTTATGTCTTATCCTAGTTAGCAGTATTGATAACTAGAGGGTATGCCGCAATGGTGTTGCGGTTAATGGCAGACTCCTCACCCCATTCGAGAGGGTTGATCAAGGCATCAACTGTCTTATCAAGTGTCTCATCATCCGGGATAGAATCTACCATGCCGTTAGCATCACAGATCATAACGTAATCCATACTACCCTCCTAGGGTTAACAACTAATAATAGGGCCATTGCTAGCCCTATTATTAGTCTACCTAGAAGTCTAACAAGCTATCCAGGTCATCCCAGTCGATAGGCTCTGGGATATGGTCACGCATCTTAGGACAAGAGCGATACTTCTCTTGAGATGCAATCATCTCATCTATCTCCTCCAGGAAGATAGCGAAGGTATCATCCTCCTCTTTTAGACCCCATGTGAGATCTAGAGAGTAGACCAGTAGATCAAACTCGTCTCCAGTCAGCTCCACCAGTTCACCACCATCCCAAGGATGCTGCAGGCACATCCAAGAGGTCATGGAGCGGAACAGGTCGATGTTGGCGATCTTATATTGCATAGGTCCTCCTAGGACTAACAACTAATAAGAGGGCCCTTAGGCCCTCATCTAGATTACAGTCCGTATTTGGACCGCAACCTAGTATTAGTTAATCCATCTGCCAACTTATATATAGAGAGCAACCGAATCCAACTAACCCCATACATAACACAGAGCAGGATTAGATCCTGATATGTTAGTGGAGTTAGCTGTCCATTTGCATGTAGAAAGAAAGTGTTAGTCGGCGGATGGTGAATAATAGACATAGGAGTATCTCCAATAGAACAATAAAAGGACCATTGAGGTCCTATTCCTGTAGAGAGTGGAATAGCCTGTAGCGATCCACCTCAACAATCCTTTTATTGTGTTAGTTCAGGTCCAGCCTTCTCACATGGAGAGTATCCAATTCATGAATACTCTTTAGTGTTTCTAGCTGTTCCTCCAAGAGAGCAATACGCTCTCTTAGGGCTGACTCTAACCGACCATTAGCACCGTTAAGCTCCTGGTACTTCTTCAGGAGAGTGTTAGCTCTCTGAAGATCTTCCCAGTACTTATCAGAGCATTGCTGGGCCTGATCTCGACCATCGAGACAAACCTCAGCAAACTGGTCAGCTAGGGTTTTCATCTTTACCTCATGATTGAGCATGCTTTGTAGCTGCTCAATCTTATCATCCTTAGCCTGGATTACTGTTAGGGTTACCCCTAACACCGTGCCAGCGGACAATAGAGCGGAGATGATGTAGCCGATCATATACTTAGCCTCCTAGGCTATAGAACAAGAAAAGGGCCGATGAAGGCCCTCTCTTGTTATCTACTATGGATTAACGGAGGTGCTTACACACTGATCCATATATAATCTCATAGCACCCAGCACATTCACACCTTTTGGTGGCGGTGCTGGTAGCCGACCGTGGAGTAAGAAGCACTCCAATTCTTCTAACTCACGGCGGATCTTACGATCCACAATGCGCAGAGTATGGTGTACTTCCCTCTGATATCGCTTACCCGCCTTACGGGCATTAACACAATGTAGACTCTTATAGAGTCCATTGATTGTATCAATCTCACTCTTGATCTGTTCCCGCTCCTCAAGGAGGTAGGCGAGATGATACCAAGAGCAAAGGCGAGCTACGGTCAGGTAGGTCGTAGGCATAACTGTGTCCTCCTAGGACTAACAACTAAGAAAAAGGCCATTAGGCCTATCTTTGTGTTAATGTTCCTAGGGAATAGCTCAAAGGGAACAAGCCCCTTATTGTTGCTATTTAAGATAAAGAAAGGGCCAATGAAGGCCCTTTTAGTTTAATTAGAGACCCAGACGCTCACGATAAGCATCATGTAGGTCCTCCTTAGTGGAGTCAGCATCATTTAGATGCTTATCCACAAGGTATTCCAACTGCTTATAGTGTCGAGACTCTTCTACCAGGAGACCCCGGTATTTGATCTCAGCGCGGAGCTGAGCACGGGTATCCGCTACCATAAGACCCATACGTTCCATAGAAGCACGATGACGGATGATGAGAACGCTAGCAGCAGACCCACCACCCAACAGAGCACCAAGGAACAAAGAGATAATGTAACCCATTGTGATGTCCTCCTAGGACTAAAGATAACAAAAGGGCCATTGCTGACCCTTTTGTTACTTAACCTAGACTATGGGATTCCACCCGGTAGGTTTAGCAGGCGGAGCACCTGCATCAAGCAGGTGATCAGCGGAGGTAACCTCAGGCTCTGGAGTACAGAACAAGAGGTAATCCTCCCCTGCCTGCCCCTCTAAGTTGGCCAATTCGGCAGCCATGGTCACCTTGACCATGTCCTCTTTGAACTGAGAAGACTTATCAGACTTACCAGGAAACTTAAACATATTCTTGCCCTCCTAGGACAAAAGGTACAAGAAAAGGGCCCTGTGGAGAGCCCTTTGTCCTAGGAGGGGTTAATAAGGCATATCTTCATCTACCTCTTGGCAGATGTATTCTTGTACTTGGACCTGTACCAAGCAGGTGTGTGTATAGTACACACGGACCAGAGCCACAGGTGTACTATACACAATCACCAATGCGTACAGGCAGAAACGGATGTGAGTAGCCATGAGAGTATTCCTCTATAAACATAAGAAAAGGGCCATATAGGCCTTTTCTTATGACACCTACTAGTCGCAGATGTCAGGGATATTATCCCCGTTGAGATCAAGCAGCTCACAGGCTGGTTGACCGTCAACGAAGGAGGCGTAGAAGTGGCTACGCTTGCCCAGGCTCTGCCCTACGTTAGTAGGTACAGAGGAGAGCAAGCCGTGTAGTACAACTACACCACCAAGCACAGCCACTGCCAGTGCTACTCCGGTCATGCCGAAGTAGAACACCTTGTCACTGAAGCTGTCACAGGAGACAGGCTCCCGGTCAGCAACTTCAGTGAGACAGCTACCCACAGTACCTACCAGAGGGTGAGTGTCTGGCAGCCAGACGATCTCACCTTGGTGGTAGTCGGCACCAGGCTCAAGCCAACACCAGTCAGCCAGGTCTTGGGAGACTTGGTTGAGTAGTTGTGCTTGTGTCACTTGGTAACGCTTCATGTTCGTACCCTCCTAGGGTTACACTACAAGTAAAGGGCCCGTGAGGACCCATTACTCATATGCTGACCCAATCATTAATCAGGATATACAAGGAATCCATCGAATTCCTCTATCCTAATAAATGAATCAGGCCGACCCCCCAGGGGGGAGTACCTACCCCCACATAATACCTAAGAGAATCCTAACAAAAATTCCCCTTTTTAGAAGCTCAGGTATACATAAGACTTACCCTAGATAAACAAGAGCTAAACCTTATATCCCTATTGGCTATACCAATAGAGAAAACCTCTCAATAACGATCTATAAAAATACCATATAATTTTTACAGTAATATGAAGCTAGAAGGGCCCAACATATACCCCTCTATCCATATTATCTAATAAGTATAAACCTTTTATATAAGACACTTAATCTTATGACTCAAACATTTGACCTAAGCCTATCTGTATTTCCCATGTTGAATCCCCATTTCTACATGGATCCCATATCGCTTGTCTCCTTTCAGTTTGAAGGGGATGCACCTATATCCTCACTACTAATTAAGCATGAGGATAGTACTTATGATTCAGTATTAGATATCCTTGATCTTAAGGACTTCACTATCATCCTTACCAACGGTCTTATCAACAAGGGACCTGGACCTCATCAGGGTTCCCTAGTAGTTCCTGAGTCTCACCAGAAGCCTTTCCTTATTGGAACCCTGGATAACAAGTATGTAGTCATCAAGCTACATAATATGACCCAGAGCTTTACCATTAGCGCCGACAGTAGTCCTAGTGTGTCTAGTCTTACCCTCAAGGGAGCCTCCATATCTTCTTATAAGACCTTAACCGATTTACATAGAGATATAGTCAACATAGGCTAGTATGGACAAGAGGAAAGCATTCATCAAAGGGATTAAGCGTACATATGAAAGAAGATCAACAGCAGTTAGACTTACTAACTATATTAAGCAAGCTTATTCATATAGAGAGGATGATATTAGTGGATGGGACAGAAGAACTATCCTTTACCTTAAAGGCAGGGGGCTCCAGCATCTCATTAATGGCTAATGGGGACATCCATATAAAGGCTGCACGTAACCTAGTAATGGACAGTTCTCTTACCTTTGATAACTGTGATCCTTCTTTCATCGAGGACTGTACCCTCCATAAACAAGAGGGCACCCTTGATCAATATCTAGACCAACTCAGTATGCAGGAGCAGGCTGACTCTATACTTAGAGGAGATCAGTCATGTTCGGTTTAGGTGCTGTACGTCTCTTAGATAAGGTGCAATCTATATGTGAGCCCCTTGTACCATCAGGTCCCGTGCTCACTGCCTCTCGTACTACCTTTGTTAACAGCAGGGGTCTAGCACGTCTTCTAGATAAGACTGTACCAGGCCCCATTATAACTGGGAGTAAGAGGAGGTTCTGTGATAGCAGACCAATAGTACGTCGGAAGGATAAGGTGGTATGCGGTAAGATAATGACATCCTCAAAAGATACATTTATAGATGATTAATCATGACCTTAGATAAATTCAGCTTACCCCAGGTAGACGAACCCAGTTTACCTGGGATGCCTTCCTTTAGTTCTAGTGGTCCCAGTACTATGACCAGGGCCGCCTTTAATGTGCATGTAGGACAGCTAAAGTCAGACTGGGAAGTATCCAGCCAATTAGCCCTACAGGACGGTACGCCTTATGCACGTACATTCTCATCCCTTGAGTTTACCAATAACGATGACGATCGTTTAGATCTAGTTGATCTAGGTAGGTTTGAAGAGGAGTATGCTGGTACGAATTATTACCAACTGCTGACTAAGTTTACTGAACATGAGTTCTACTCTAGTAATACTGAGACGCATGACTACTTCCGCAAGTGGGAGTATAGCCGTAATCGTTTCTACTTAGCCATCTCATTTACAGGTGAGAAGATAGGGGAGGTCAGATGGGACAGGCCTTATGATATCCTTCAAGTTAGCGGATTACGTTCTACTAATCCTAGTTGCCCTATAGCTATGCCAGCCGTGGATCCTGGTATTGATCCTCTTACTACAGGTAGACCTCCTGGGTTTCAAGTAGGAAGTACTGTAGTTACACCAGAGGCTGATCCACCGGGTCCACCACCTCCTGGAGGTTTCAATCGTAACCCTGCTAATGACACCCTTACTATTACATGTAAACAATGGGGTAATTTACCTGTGCCCTATTCCATACAAGTATTTGGCGGTAAAGCGGTAGCGGCCCAGGTGACATCTGATCACCCATTTACCATACTAATGAAGTCCTCCCCAACTGACACTAATGGGGTTCCTGTTAGTGGCCTAATAACTCTACATAAGCCCTACCTACAAATCACCTGGCCCGGACCTACTTCTACTGCCCCTACCAATGCAAAGGTAGAATTCTTTGGTAAGGAAGTCTCTAGGGTAGTGCAACCTGCAGAAATGGATCAAGAGCCTGAGATATTAGTTCATCCTGCTACGGTAACAGGGAGTGCCCTATGGTTACCTCCAGGTCAATCAGGTCTCATGTCCAACTTCTGGAATACAGGAGTACCTCCTAAGTACATGGAAAACTATAATGGTAGGGAAGGTCAAAACTTCTCCCTCACATAAATATGTATAGAACAAGAATCTCACTTACCGATACATATAAGGACAAACTAGATAGTATATCCAGTGAACTAGGAATGACCCCTAGGGAGACAATACAATTCCTTATAGATCTCTTCTATCTAGAGGAATCTATACACCTTAGAACCTTTCGCACATCCCTTATACGTAGAACTAGGAAAGGCGTGGGCTATAACTGGGCCGCTAACTTATATGTACTACAATTATTAATAGGTTCCATTCTAAAGAAGATTGGGTACACCAAATAACACAACAACCAAACGAATACACAATGAGTAATTTATTTGATAAAGCCTATATCACAGTAGAGGACATTCAGTCTACTGGTGATCTACCCATTGCTTTAGAAGAGGTACTAAATAATATAGATACCTACATAGCAGTAGAGGTAAAAGAGAACTATGAGGAGTACTTTGTTCTACTCATAGAGTATGAGGACTGGCATGATGTTTTGGACATAGCCTCGATAATATCCTCTATACTATTACAGAAAGGTATAACCTCATTCTCTTTTACATACAAGGATAGTCAGTCAATATATGAGTAGGCCCAATCCCTTAGAAGATTACATTCTAATCTACGAAGTTACCATTTTACCTACTATACTGTTTGCACAATTAGTTAAGGCAAACGAGCCTCTAGAGTTCAAGGACTTTGAACTCCCCCAAGAGACTATAGGGAGTACAGTAGAATGCAGATTCTCTCTATATGACAAGGAAGGTAAGCTACTTGAATTAAGCTCAAACACGGTACCGGGTTATCCTTCTACTATAGTAGCCAGTCTTAATATAGTACCCCTCAAGATGATAAAGACTTTATTGACTAAGTTAAAGCTCTAAGAATCATAATCCTCAAACAAATTGACGGGCTCCACCACAATAGTATCCATAGTGTTATCCGTATATACAGCCTCTGCTAAGGATTGAGGATTAGATCCATAGAAAGATATAGGTTCATCTGAGTATATTGCATCTACAGACTCTCCATCTTCCTCATTAAATATATTAATAGCATCAGATTCCTCTAGGAACGTTTGAGCTCCTATAGCTCTGGCTTTAACTGCTATATAATCAAGCGCAGTATCCACTAGATTAGCAGTAGGTACAGTGCTCATCATTCCTACAACACCAGAGGCTACGTTACCTCCTAGTACTCCTAGTGCGGCTGATAGTACTGCACCACTCATCATACCTGCTACGTTCCTACTACCCTCATGGTAATCCCTATCTAGGGTTTGAGGTCTAGCTCCGAATAGCTTTTGAGTCATTAGGTTAGTGAGCTTAGGTGCAGCCCAAGCGCTTATTGCGTTAAAGGTTAGTTCTCTAGCTATAAGTCTGGTTATGCCTTCACCAGGATCCCCACCCGCCTCATTAATTGCCATCCTGAATTTGAATGCACTTCCTATACCTACATTAGCCATAAAACCAGTAGCAGTCCTAGAACCAAAGTTAGGTCTACTGTATGCTGCGGCCACTAACGTAGAACCAACAACATCTTGAAAAGCCTCAGGTTCAACAGATCCACTAGCAATGGCTTGACCCATAATACTTAAGAATGCCGGTAGTATTAGGTCCATAGTATTGGCTTTATCCTCACTAGCCATACGACTAATACTCTTACGGGCTACCTCAGCATATTTGCCTTCTAGAACAGGTTTAGTACTAACATTCTCCTTAAATATAGAATCTACTTCGGACATAGATTCTATATTCTCAACTATCTTAGTAATCATAGCCTCATCAGGCTCAGTATCTGAATCCGAACCCTTAGGTTTAAGAATATAGGTAGCGAACTCTCTAGCATTCTTAGGCTTTCTACCACTAGATACTCCATCATTAATAATAGTCTTCACGAAGCTTTGGATCATCTTACTCTCTAGACCTGCCCTTGTTTCAGTAAGGGACTGCTGTAGATAATCCAAGAGGCTGCTATAGATAGCAGTATGTTCCTGCCCACCTTGACTAAAGGTAAGTCTAAACTCACTGCCCTCTTGTTCTAACATATTAAGAGCCCCTATCTGAGCACTTATTTTAGTAGCAGCCTCATTACCATTATTGTTCCTAGTGGTAGAGGATAGGATATTCATCAACACATCTTTAGGATCTGATGCTATACCCCCTACCTTAAGGAGACCTTCCATACTCTGATAGAATAAGGCTGCGGCTGAAGGATCCAGCTTATTAGTAGAGGCCAGGTTCATTAGGGTTAAGGTTATATCAGAGGTGAATATATCCTGATCCATAGTGGCAGGCATTGCTATAGTCTCTGATCTTCCTTCCATAACATTAGTTAGAGTCTTCCTGATACTATCCTTATGTGCAAAGGCTAGTAAGTTCTGACCGAACTCTCCAAAGACTCCTCTAGTTCCAGCCTTGCTTTGTTCATACATATGTGCGAACAATAGCAGCCCAGACTCTCCATACTTCTGCTCAAAAGCAGTTAATCTATCATCATAGCTATCATTAGGCTTAGGAGTAAGATCATCATCGTTGTAAGATGCTAATGCTCTACTATACTCACCAAACTCAGCATTACTCCTATTTCTAAACTTATCTAGTATTACATCCTTTTGGCCCCTTCTCTCCTCTACCCTTATAAAGTTATCCATGAACTGCTTGCTACTGCTACCTCTCTCGAAGTTAAAAGCAGTAACCATATGCTGGATATCTCTAACAGTCTTATAGGCGGCTACCATTTTATTAGTCCTATAAGCCTTAGTGGGGTCTGATTCATTAATAAGATCAGCTGCCTGTAGAGTTCCTGTTATATATGCGTACTCATCCCCGAGTTTGGACACTCCAAACTCATCTGCTAACTCAAAGTCAGAGATACTACCATTAATATTATTAACAAAGCTATCAAGCCTCATTAATGACTTGAGACCAGGTCCTGGACCTATATCCTTAACAATGTCATTTAGAACCCTTGTTCTACCTGCATCGTCTAGGTTGGGATCCTCATATTGTTGAGCCTTATCTCTCAAAGCACTAAGAATATTAGTACCACCCTTTAACTTAATACTATCTCTGAGTAGCTGCTGGATATCTTTCATGAATCCCTGTAGCTGCTCTGCATTAGACATACTAGTCTTTATATTCTCTATAAAGTCGGCCCCGGTAGACCATTCATCTCCGCTTAACTTACCTGTATTTATAAGATTATCTATATATTGCTCAACCCCAGAGCTAACCTCATCACTCCTAGTCAGTACATGACCCACTGCCAACATAGGACTATCAGCGAATAGAGTACCTACTATAGAGTTATAGGTCTTACCAAGGATATCACCACCCGCCTTACCCAAGACCTTTGTTAGCATGTCATACGTGGAGAGCTCCATCTGAGTTCCCCCAGCCCTCTTCATCATCTTCTGGAACTCATTAGTGCCAAGCATCTTATAGTACATGCTGACAGTCTGATCTGCTAAGCCTGACTTGTAGTCCTCAATCTCAACTGAGGTTGAATCCTCATAAGTATTAACAAAGTTCTGTAACTCCGCAAATACCGCGCTAGCTACCTCATTGTTATTGATAATACGTTCGTATACCCCACCACTGTTATCACTCATATCCTGAGCTAGCTCAGCGGCCCTACTCTTTAGGGCTTCTATACTAGATAGGTGCATATTAAGGTTCATAGGCCCACTCATGGAGGTAGGTTCTATGAGTCGATCTAAGGCTTTGTAGAGTGTATCGATACTCTTATATTTATCATCTATACCAGGATACAAACCTCTACCCTGTTCAATAAAGGTGAACAAGACATTAGCATCTAATTTATCAGAGTCAGCCAGATAACCACCCTGACTCTCAGTTAATAAGTATTTAGCATTGATACCCATATAGGCCGCGACCTGTTTATGGGCCACACCCTTATCTATAATATCTCTTTGTAGATGTTCATCCATCTCCTTAATCTTTAATCTGATCCTTGGTATCTCCTCCTCATTCTTTAGGATCTGTTTCTCAGTATTATCAACCCTAGTCTTCAGATCTTCGTAATCCAAGGTATCTGGTTCTAAGCGTGATAGTTCCTTACTCCACTTAGACCTTCTAAACTGGAGCATCTTAATATTATCCTTCTTCTCCATCACCTTATGCTCTAACCCTTGTAGCTCAGAGAATATGAATGTATAAGGGTCACCATCAAAGTCACCCAAGTTCATAGTTAGGATAGATATAGGACTTAGTAGGGTCAATGATGCATTTCTCTCATCAGCCCCACTGTATTGGATTAATCTACCACTACCCCCATCAATACCTTGGGCATACTCATTCACTACCGCTATATCCCTTAGGACATCTAGTATCTGTAATTGGGGCTCAGTAGAACCAAAGGGAGGAGAACGGAAGCCTATAGCAGATGATACGCCACTTACGTCATACATAGCATAAGCAGCATTGATCTCAGCCAGGACATCAGCCGTCTTAGTACCACCCCTTCTAACCCTATCCCTAATATCTACGAGCCTACTAGCTAAACGATTATTATAATCCGCCTCACCTCCTAGACGGCTACTCCTCATAGCTCTAACACTTTCTTTCACATGAGGACCAGGATTATCCCTCTTAGCATTAGCAGTCTCCAGATGATCTATTAGAGTAGTTAACTTATAATCAAGGAAGTCTGTCCTGTGATCTGCATCCAGCTCGAATATCTCCTTAGTAATATCAGCAGACATTATGCTTCTAACAATATTACCTCTTAGCTTACCCTCAAGTGCTAGGTGGCTAACCTCCATAGTTTTCCTGGCAGAGTTAGCACTACCCAAGGTAAAGTTGGTTACATAGAAGGGTAGCTCCTTAAACATACGGAGCTGATTCCTTTCAGCATCTAGTATTTCAGCAGCCTTACTTGATAATGGAGTTACCTGGTTCTGTGCCTCTAGACTAGATATTCTAGCCTGCGACTTCCATATTTCCATCTCACTGATGGCGGCCAGCTGAGCGAAGGAGTCCCCTCTCTTATTCAGATCATAGACAGTAGTGCTGAAACGTCTAGCCATACGATCGGCCCTACCAAAGACCTTACCTAGATGTCTCTGTCTTTCTTTCAGGTCAGTAAAGGTCATCGCATTGCTATAGTCTTCTGCTAGCTCACGGCTTTCCTTTAGGGCCCTATCTAGTAGACCCTTGGTACCCTGTTCAGATAAACCCTCAGTTAATGCGAATCTCTGACCTGTTAGGAACTTTCTCTTATTCTCTATTATGTTCTTATCGGCCTGAGACATAGACTCATAAGCAAGACTCTGGAGAGTGCTATGAGTTCTGGACATCTCTGCATCAGTATCCTCTAACATTCTCCATTTAGTCTCAGATACTCTAAGGCCATGTTTAGCTAATGTCTCACTAGCAAGCACCACCATTTCAGGAGGTACTAAACCAGAGGCCGCAGGGGTACTCACTCCACCTCTAAAGGGTATGGCAGCACCAGTTGCTCTTTGTAACCTAGTACCTGAGGCAGCATCAGCTAATAGGGCAGGCATCTCAAGGGCTGTCTTATAGAATCTATCCAGATGCTGCCATTCTTCATTACTCATAGCTATATGGGTACTTCCCCTAATCTTAGACATGCGAGTAAACATATCATCTAGGGGTCCTCCAGGAGCAAAGCCTGATTGCAGCACTATAGTTGCTTGAACTATACGGTCTATATAATTACCAAACTGGGCCCCCATTAGTCTTATGTCATCTCCAGATGGCATAAAGCTATAGAAACCTCTAGTCTTATCTACCTTAAGGATGACGCCATGTTCAGACATGATAGGTTCCATGTAGGGCACAAAGAATCCAAATCTAGGATTATTCATGGCCCCTACTACTGCATTAGATATACCAACCGAGGCAGGTTTATCCTCAAACAGTTGGTAATATCTAGCCAGCTCTAAAAGTTGACCCTGTACAGTAGCCAGCTTAGTCATTATGACCTTGACCTCATGTCTATCAGCTGATACTGTCTTATCTCTTATGAGGACTTGTAGTTCCTCAGTATATTGTCCGTACTCCTTCCTAAGCTGCTCGAACTTATCCGTATGTAGCCCTGTGCCATATATACCCAACATTCTCTGTTTGAACATTGGAGTCCTGACAAAGGGATCAGTTATATCTACAATTGTATTCTTACTAGGTAAGTCCCCTGCGGCTACATATTGATACAGAGAGCCGTGGCTAATAGCAGCGAACATGTTGGCTATGGTGACCCTCATCTTATCCAAGCTCTTATTATCAGCAAACTCACCCGCTAACATCTGTAGGGGCTTAATGAGGTGCTGCATTTCAAGCTTACCGGTCATCTTAGTACTTACAGGTTCCTTAGAGTGAGAGAAAGATAGATCCATGAATAGTCTTAACACTGGTGCCTTACTAAGCATACTACCCAGTATATTCTCTACCTTAGTCTCATCCTCCATATCATTAAGGCCCATACCTACTATAGCCGCTAGCTGAGCTCTAACAGATGCATTCTTAACATTAAAGTCAGTAGGCAGAGTAACAAGGTTACGTCCTCTCTTCCTATCAACCTGTACGGATAGCTGATCAAATATATCTAACGCTGTAAGTAATATGCCTGCTTGTTGATGTCTGAAGTCTCCAGCTACCATATAGCCAGTACCCTCAGCCTCCTTAGCTGCATTAGTAATAGCAGTGCTTAACTTATCAAACAGTCTACCCCCAGATCCATTAATGGCCTGCATTATATCCTCAGATGTAATGGCAGCTAGTAGAGGTGTCTGAGCAACCTTGAAGGACGCCTCACTAGTAAATACACTAGCCGCATCCATAACCTGACCACGTTCATCCTTAAACTCTAGCAGTCCCGTAGCTGCTGCCACACCTTGGAAGTACTCACCCAATTCCCCCTGAGCTGCGGCCCTATATAGATTCTGCTTAATAGCATTGGCCTCGGCACTACTCTCTATCATAGAGGTACCAAAACCTAAGAGTATAGCAGCTGCTAATCTCTTACTTACTCTCTCAGCTTCAGCACTCCCACTGGTAACCGCAGCATCATTATAGGCATTAAGCAAGCCAGTTCTCTTACGGTTATCAGTTAGCAGTTCAGCACCATGTCCATAAACAAAGGACTTAAGGTTAGCAGGGCTAAGTAGACCGAATACATTCCTTATGTCCAACTGACCACCAAACGTTGTGGTAGGCATTTGATTCAATTGATCCAGTATTCCACCAAAGAAGGAGTACTCATTATCATGTCTAGTAAAGACAGCTACGCCCTTAACCAGCGCACCGGCCCAGTTACCTTCAACCCTTCGACCACCCCCAGGTTTAATACTTCTTACATAGGTGGCTTCGAAGTTCATCTGATATTTATCAACAGAGGCAGGACTCTGTTGTTCGAATCTTAATATTAGTTCAACACTATCCTCACCCAATCTGTTACTAGATGTAGCCTGTACGTTGGCAAAGGAGGGTAAGCCATTAATATCAGTATTCTCTACTACTTTCTCAATAGCATCCATCTGATCCCTGCTATCTATAGCCCTTACCCAATTACCCCTCTCATCAAATACTGATGCAGTACCAGTCTTCTTATCTAGTCTAATAGTATAACCAGGCTGAATAAGAACACCTGTCTTCTCCTGCCAATCAGTAGATAACATAGAAGCCTTGACTCTCTTCTCTGCTCTCTCTAAGAGACCTTGTCTCATACCTTGGGACCCCCCAAACATGGGGTTAGCATAGAAGTAATCAGAGTAACCGCCTGTTAGCTGTACGAGGGCCACTGGGGCACCATGCCTTCTAGATCCTCCTATAACACCTCTATAAGAGCTGCCATACATATCAGCCCTTAGCATTCTTACTCTAAGTAATTCAGATCCTATAGTACTAGTATTAACCTCAGTACCTAAGAGCTGTTCTATCTCATCTCTCTCCCTCTTAACGAGTTCAGCTAAAGGTTGAGACAGTATCCTTCTTATCTGACCACCAAAGTAAGCCCCGATATCCATATCAGGTTGTACTAGAGCATCTATCTTGTTTTCCATCTCCCTCTCAAGGGCTGCTCTAGTTACCTCATCAGTTACAAGGTCTATATTTATCTGTCTACGGAAGTGAAGCTTTAGCTCTTCCCTTAGCTTCCATACATAATCTCTACCTAAGGTAGCTGCCTCACCACTCATAGGATCTTCTAATACCCTCTGAGCATTCTCACTTATATCGTATAAGGGTCTAGCACCTACAGCATTCTTAAGTCTCTGAGGTACCTGTGCTACCTTCTTAACCGTATCAAAGGTGAAGGAGAACATCTCCTGACTATCCCCAAATGCCTTACTAAGTAGAGCCTGAGTATTAGCCTTAGGATCTACAGACTTAATATAGTTCTCTATTTCCTCTCTTCTTACAAGACTACCTACAGAGAGGAACGATAATATCTCAGCACTGGTTACATCACCCACGACTTGAGTAGGAGTGTTAAAGAAGCTTAGGCCCTCTCCCACTCCAAAGTTAATAGATGACTTATCAGCAATACTTCTAATAAGCCCATTAGCCCTTAGATTGGTAGTAGGTCCATAAGTTAGTGCTAAGGAAGGTAGTGCATAGGCGGCCATAGGATTACCCTCCCTAGCCATACTTATAGCATCCCTATATTGAGGTGCATTAGACACACCCCTTACTCCCAATCTAAAGTAAGACTGAGAGGAACCATATATATTATGCTGACCAAAAGTAAGAAAAGGCTCCATAAGCATTTTCTTAACCTTTTCTATATCAGCAGACATAGAACTGTAATAGTCCATACCATTAGTATGACTAACTACGTCTAAGAGTAGATCAGCATATCCCTTCTCTGTAATCATGGACATCATCTGATCTATGATTGAGGTACCACCTGAACCTATCAGCTGTGCCCTACGATATCCACTCTTATCTAATTTCCTGTGTACTGCAATAGCTTCAGCTTCCTTAGCTAGACTTTGTATACTAGCAACTAATGTATTAACATCTTTTGCTCTAGCCTGCTGAGAATAATCTATACCAGCCAATGCTGCTGCACGCTTCATACTCTCATTACCATAGAGCAGACGTTTATTAATCTCCTCCGCTAACTTGAGAGCATGTTCATCAGTTAGGACATCAGTATTATAAAGACCCTCTAATTGACCGCCTCTAATACCCGCAAGACGAGCTAGGTAATCTCCTATGGCTACTCTCTGCGCCTTGCCATCTAAGGATTCAAATGTCTTACGAGGTTTATCTATAAGCGCTCTATGTGTTACCTCCGCAGCTAGGGTAGCTATGAAGGCTAAAGTATTATCTATAGAGTTAAGTACTGTACTGGACTTACTTTGTATAGTCCTATCTAGAATAGGTAGTTCTACATCACTATTATTAACAAATAAAGATCTGCCAATAATCTTACCTTGATCTATTGCATAGACCATAGGATCAGCACCCGCCCCTTTAAGGGTAGTGAATCTATAACTTATCCTACGGCTCTCACCATGTAGACCTTCAAAGCCTTTACCAAAGCCAGCTAAGGCCCTAGCATCTAAACTAAGTTCTAGACCTATAACCTTTTGGCTAGATCCATCTGTTACAGTACCTATACTGTATACAGATTCGTCTATCTTCATAGAGCGCATCATATTATGGATGCCATCTCTCAGTCCTACTAGAGATTTACTATCAACGTTACCCTCCCATAGACTCCTGCTACGGACCTCCATGAAGTTCTTATTCTCTATAGCTGACACCCCTAATTGACTCATAGCTAAGCTCCAATTAGGTAGGAAGTACCTCTGCATCTCAACATATTCTTGACTACTGCTGAGTGCATACTCACTAGTAGTATTGAAGTCCATCATGGATCTAACCTGACCCATCATCATAGTTAGACCAATTTCATGGCTAAGATGATCAGAGTCCATAGAGGAGCCTAGGTCATCAATACCCCTCATAGGGGATGAATATAGACCCAAGTTGGAGCTACCCATATAGGAGCTTAGTGCTACTAGATTAGGGGCCCCCTTCCTATCATCCAATCTAGCCATCAGGCTATAAGCTTTAACGTGCTGTCTAGGAACACCTGCAGCCCTAATATTTCCACTAGCCAATGCCAGTACTTGGAGTGAAGTCTCATTAGAGAATCCGAACTGGTTACTAAGGGATAACACCCTCTCATCAACACTTGATCCTGTAGCCTTCCTAGCTAGCTTAGCTATGTCATAGTCGTGCTGCTCCCATACCTCTCTAGCTATTAGGGGTCCTCTATTAGTACCAGTTCTCTCATCATAGGCACCAAACATAAGAGGATCTATAACACCCTCTCTTAGATTTCTAGCATCAGCTACAATAAACGCTCTATTATCAGCAAGGGCACGTAATACTTTACTTTGTACCCTCTTATATCTTGCCCTCCTAGCTCCAGTACTATCCATCCTAGATAGCTGATCATCTGAGAACCTACCAAATTCACCTTCCACCATAGTGTTGAATAGACCATCCGCATGCTGCAATAGCATTACTTGGTCTAGTATCATATGGAGTTCAAGTCTACCAGACCTATTAGCAAACCGAGCCCTAGACTTATCAGACTTAGTGCCCCCTGCTATTATGTCTCCTAATCTACTACCAATAAATCTAGGATCATCCAGCATCTCTACTGTCTTCTCTAGATGCTCAAAGATGTCGCCACCCATTCCTAGTTGGCCTCTCCTATTAGTGAAGTTCATAGAGGAACCTCTCACACGGTTCTCCATTTGCTCCCTAAGATCTTTTACCTGTCTATAAAGGAACTCTTCTCTTAACTGTTCCTTATTAAGTCCTAAGGTATGTCTTATCTTAAGATCCGTAAGAGCAGACCTAAGGTCCCCCATACTAGCTTGAGGGGCTACACTATGAAATATTCTCATCATTTCATAGTTGGAGCCTGCCTGATTAGGATTATATCCTACAGGACTAGTAAGGTTGATGGAGCCTATAGCTGCAGCCCTATCAGTGAAGTACATTTTAGAGTGGTGTACATCAGACTCAACCTCTACCTTAATAAGGTCATCCCAATCCCTATCAGGGAAGTCATTATTTAACTGCTCTTTTAATTGTTTGAACTTGAGTATTTGTATTAGGTTAGGTCCAAGAATGTCATAGCTAGTAGCGCTATCAACACCTTTATCCCTAGGCATAGCTAATCTGATCGTCAGTCTAGGGGTCTCACCTGCTAAGGCCTTTCTAGTTACCCAGTTATATAAATAGTCTGATATAGCTTTATTCTGGAACTGGTAAGTATCTATAACAATCTCAGTATCAGCACCCTGAATCATAGATAAGAAGGGCGCTATGCCGGGTCTATTAACATAGGTCTTTTGACCTATCATACCTGCTATTCTTTCGTCTGTATTTTTATCTATAAGTGCCAGGTTCTTCTTATTAATAGATAGATTACCCCGGACCATACGATTGAGTTCACTTCTTATATTAACGAAGTTACCCCTACCGCTATTAACATCAGCATCAACTATAGTTTGGAGGACATGTTCCCGCATACCATGCAAGGGACTCTCAGGGGCTATAGTCCATCCTTCTTTATCTGCATCTATAGAGAATGGACGATATATCGTGTCGTAGACATTCTTAGATGCAAAGGTGGCATCCTGGGTCTTACTACCAAAGTAGAACCTACCATGTAATCTCTTTAAAGCATTAGCACCATTACCTAATACATTCTGCATATCCTTATCAAAGGATGAGAATGCAGAGTACGCTGTTACTTCTCTTATACTCTGATTCAGAGAGTTCTCATCTAGTTCAAATTCACCGCTAAGTGTGCTTAGATCTCCAAAGAGTCTAGGCTCATCTGAGGGGTTCTCATCCGCCATTCTATTGTATCTAGCCATGAAGCTATCACTACCACCTCCATAATAGATGTGGTGCCTTACCGCTAGACTTAGGGCATCATCAGATGATTCCTCCCCTCTAAGCCTACCCATCAATAACTCTAAACTAGATCGCTTCTCTTCTTCTTCAGAAAACAAAGTAGGTTTCCCCTCTTATCCTGCTCTTTGTACCATTAAGACAATAGTTTCATTCTATATTGTGTGCTAATAACTATTAATGCCTAAGTTACCCCCTTTTCACATAAGCACTTTACGTCTATGCTTATAAATAGCCAAACAGGCTAAACTAATCATATAGAACATTACAGATTAACATTTATGTTTGAAGTTACCTTACCCTCCGGTAGAACCATTGCGGTACAGCCTCCTACCTTTATGGATAGAATGAATGCTGTTAAAGAATTCAGATCCGTACAAAGAGAAGTAGGTTATGCTATTGAGGAACTAATGGCAGCTAAGGCTTTAGTCGCAGTTGATGGGGCACCAGTACCTGGAGATTGGGAAATGGAACCTATTATGCGTATGGCTGATTGGTCTACCACGGACACCCAATACTTCATTGAGTTCTTCATGTCTGCTTTCTTCCCTGATGACAAGGTTAAGGAAGCCGCACAGGCAGCAGCAAAAAAGCTGATGATGGGAGAAACACCTACCGGGCCTGCACAAGTGAAGAGATCTGGGAAGCAAGTGCAGAACTAAGGGACTGGTGTCTAGCTAGTTGTTTATTTCTCCTACAAGGTAGGACTGCCACTCCTGTATATTACCGAGATGTAATCTCCTATTGGGAGAACAGAACTGAGTTCGTTGACTATAGATTTATTAAACAACCTATAGATCCTGATCTTCCTCTTTTATATAGACAATGGGTAGAGAGTGTTGCTACCAACCTTAGAGAGGAAGCAAGGTTAGACGATTGGGTTAGGGCTGCACATGTGTCTCATATACCTTTAGGTATGGACTATTTAAGCATGGACCCCTTTTGGGTGGAAGCACTAACCCAAGCTATCAACTCCTTTGTTAAGGATCAGAACGATGCTCAGAAAGAGGTCATGGAAGGCATGAACAGAAAGATAGAGGAACTCAAGCCTGCCCAAAGTCTCTTAGCTGGTACACCTAGACCTTCCTTCACACAGTACTAGAAATGGTAGACCTACACCCAACCCTGGGAAAGACATCAGACATTAGCACGTCCCCTCCAATAAGAACCTCAGCCCTCTATAGAAAAAGGCCTGCAGAGTTCGGACAGATGGGACGTGCTACAGCATATAACTCTACTGGTGAATATTTCACTCCAGTAGTTAAACCCCACTATTATCAGTTAGCAGCTTGGGATAATGCTAGACGCAGCGAGCCTATCATCTTTGATGGGATACGTAAGATAGCCCTATCCGTTAAAGCTAAGATCGGTAAGTATTCTCATACAGATAAGAATATAACTAAGTTTGTACAGGCTAATCTAAAGGGAGTTAGTAAGTGGATATATGATGCCACAGTTAACTGTCTCTGGTCAGGCTTCTCTACACAAGAGATTATATGGGGTAAGAAGAAGGGACCTAATGGTATAGACCAAACATGGATAGAGGACGTTATTAGTTATCATCCTAGTCAAGTAGATCTTAAACTTAATCTACATGGTAGGTTAACCCATGGCGAGGCTATCCCTACATCCAATTACTTGACTGGTGTGTGGGTACCTGTGCCTCTTTACTATACAAAGGAGAGGCCTGTAGGTCCTAACTTTACAGGTTCTATGGTTAGACTACCCAAGTCTAAAGTTATCCATTGCTCATTGGGTGGTGAGGGTAATAACCCTTACGGTACCTCTGTGCTTGTTCCCATCCTTAAGTATCATCTATTCAAGGAGGCCTTCAGAGATATGATGGCCATAGCACTAGATAGATATGGTACGCCTCTTATATGGGCTGTAGTACCTCCTCAGAATACAGATGAGATAATGCAGGACCTAGACGGTACCACTAGGTATCTCACTCTACACGAGATGGCCGCCCGTGAGCTAGAGAACATGAGGAGTGAGACAGGTATTGTATTCACTCAGATAGATAAGGACCACCCGGTTAAACTAGAAGCACTTACCACTGGTAATAACTTCGCTGACTCATTCCAACAGGCTATTGAGTTGTGCGATGAGAATATGATGAGAGGTATGAGCATACCCAACCTCATTATGAAGGATGGTAGTCAAGGACTAGGTACTGGGGGCGCCTCTGAAAGACAAGTAGAACTGTTCCATATGTTTGTTGACTCTATCTTTGAGGTAGTTATCAATTCATTCCTAGAGCAGTGCGTAGCTCAACTTATTCAGTATAACTTTGATGCTAGAGATAACTTCTCAGCTTATGACTCAGGTACTATAACGGCTAAGCCCTTTAGATACTCTGATGTCGCCACTATCTCAGGTGTGTTAACCCAAGCAGAAGCAGTTGGTGGCCTCAACCTAGAAGAGGAAGTAGATTATCAATACTATAGAGATATCATCTCTGCACCTCAAAGGGAAATGACAGCTGCAGATAAGGCCAATATTAAAAAGATCAAAGAGGCGGCTACGGCTAAGCCAGTTAGTGCTGCCCCTAAAGCTAAGTCTAAGTCCAGGCCTACTAAGTCTAAAGAGACTGCTTAGCCGTGATACTTCCTCTTTAATGCAGAGGCCTCCTGTCTATACTGCATATGCCAATCCTTAAATATCAAGTGAATGCACTTGTTCCTCTTGTAGATGTAATAGGGGCAAGTGCATTCTTCTTTCATAACCTGATATATCTCAGTACCTCCATAGACCTCAAAGCCTCCCTCTATAGGTACTAGAACATATCCCTGTCTTAACATCTCTGTGGCTACATATGTCTCAAAGGTATGTACGATATTACCAAGTATCTTAGTTTTGATCGCATGCTTATATACCTTACCTTGCTTATCTTGCCAGGTTAGATATAATTCGCTTTTATCATCAGCCAATATCTCTATATTAATAACCTTAGCCAACTCTATCCTATTGACTATATCTAACAGTAAAAACTCTTCTAAGGTATACATAAAAGTAAAGGGGCCTACGCCCCTAATGTCATTTATTAATCTTTCTAAGTGTGAAGTAGAATCTGGCTTGTTGCCCTGTCAACCCTTTATCCTTTCTATGTTTAGAGGCATACTCTGATATAGACATACCAGCAGCCTTAGCCTTTCTAGTTAGCGCCCCCGGCCTACGGATCGCTTTGGATATGTTCAGTTCCTTCTTTTTCCTTGCCATATCTGATAAGCCTACCTAATTGCCCAGCACAGACTCTAGAGCAACATTTGCCTAAGTCTTTGTGCCTAGCTTGTTTATAGACTTCTTTATTACATATAACACATCTTATAAGATGGCCAGTCTTTGTAGATTCCCTTCTACAATTGATACTGCAATACACTTGTTTAGCCTTTGCACCTACAAACTGCTTTCCACACCGAGGGCATAGTTTGATAGACTTACCACCCTCCCTTAACACAAAGGCACGAGGTAATTCGGGGTGTTTATCAGCGTGGCACCTCACACAAACAGTTATGCCATTATTAATATCGGTTCTAGCCGATATAGATTTAGAGAAATGTTCTACATGATGCGCCTGTAATAAGGAATTAGCACCACATTCTATACAGCGGCCGTCCCTTTCTATTACTGCAGCAGACCAACGTTTATGCTCTTTAGTTCGATTAGAACTACCTCCCTTCCAGGAGGGCCCACCAGAACCCTTAAATATAAGCCCTAGGTATTTATCTCTACATATCTTGGAACAGGTCTTTGAGTTATTAGCTCTGTATGGTTTAACTTTATAAGCTGCCCCACATATACAACAACTAAGTTCAATCATAGAGCTTCTTAATATTCAGCTTGGGCTTCTTCATACCTATAATATCTCCTTGACTTACGTATATGAAACTTCTTAATCCATTTACGTATTTCAGGAGTAGGAGATGTTTTTATATATGTATCCCCATCCCTACGGAATATCTCTTTCCTATACTTCTCTAGTTCCTCGACTGGTACAGCTTTATTAGCTGGATATGTCTTCCTTGAATGTGACTTATTCACGACTGGTCATATTTTAGAGTATCAGTCAATTCATAGCTTTCTTCACTATGTTCTGGAGCTTGTATATGGGCCTCAACGAACCATAGATACTTATCCAATTGATGGACTATATCCTGATATATATTACTAGTAACCTTTGATCCTATCTGATCTAGTTTATCTATGGACATGGCCATAGTATTGGAGAGTATAGCCAGTCTATCCGCCATAGCCATTAGGTGTTCACAGCATCCTACAGCCTGATCGGGATACATGGGTATATAACTATTAGCCACCACAAAACGGGCACCACCTTGGGCAGTACCGCCTAATGCAGTAATCCTCTCAGCCAATACATCAGAGGTGCCAGCAATATAGTCATATATCTCATCAAATAGTTTGTGTATTGCTATAAAGTTATAACCTTTAACGTTCCAATGAGCCTGCTTGGATATACCAACCATATCAAGGCAACTAGCTAAGTCAGGTCTTACAACCTCTATTATTCTGGCCCTATCCTCTGGTTTAGTGCCCTCTCTAGTAGGGTATGTTGGTAAGCCTCTAGAGTCTCTACCTATATTTAATGGAATCATGCTAAGTCCTTCATCTGATACACTAAGTATATACAGCCCACCCCTCTAATAAAGGTATGCAAAAAGCCTACATTATAGGCCTCAGCAAGCTGTATTTTGAACTCAATAATATCAGATCCTAAGACACCTATGAAGGTAAAGTCTAAGAGAAGGGCCAAACCCAAGGCATCTTCAACTAAGAAAGCTATGAAAGCCTATCCCCTTAGAATGCAGAATAAGGATACTGGTAAGTACGGATTAACCGGCTATTAAAAGATGGATAATACTAACAGTGCCCAGCTAATTGGGGGTAATATAGTTAGAGTGCCCTTAGCTAAGAAAGGTACCTGGTTCCATGACCACTATGGTACTGTCTCATTTACGGACACAGACTTTAATACTATTATTGACAATCATCGGCACAATAAGTTAGGGTTTGAACCCTATATCACTTATGGTCATATAGATGAGGATCCCAAGTCTACGGACTCTCATCGTAAAAGAGGTAATGCTAAAGATATCTTTGTAGAGGGTGATACCCTTTATGGAGACTTTGAGGTTAAGGACGACACCTACCATAAGGTAAGTGAAGGACAGTATGAATACTCCAGTGGAGAATTTGTACGTAACTTCAAAGACAAGGATACAGGAGAGGTTAGAGGTACTGCCTTCTTGAGGGTAGCCCTTACCAATGCCCCCTTTATACCCTTTGGTGAGAAAGTCCAAGCCCTATCTACCGCAGTAGAGGACTGCTCACAAAACGTTGTGCCTTTTGTGATTAGTTTATCTACAGCAACGGTAATAGAAACACCTAAACAGGAATTAGAAGAAATGCCAAACGAAGACAAAGATGCTGTGACTGAGGGCTTAGAGCCTACGGCTGCAGCTCCTGCTGAAGTTGAGCCAGTAGAGGTAGTAGAGTCTCCGGTGGTTGAAGCAGAAGCCCCTCAAGTAGAAGAAGTAGAGGTAGCTCTATCTTCTACTATTGAAGCCTCTGCAACACCAGCTGAAGTAGTAGCCTCCGTTGTACAGGCCGAGACCGCTCAGGTACCCGCAATAGAAACCCCCACACCAGTCACAACCAGTATGAATGAACCAAATCAGACAGAAGTAATGAAAGCTATAATGGACCAAGTTGAATCCCTAAAGTCTCTATATGCAGAGAAGCTAGAGGGTGCTCAGTCTGTTATTGCTACTCTAACCGCCGAGTTGGAATCCTTAAAGAGTAAGATAGCTGAGCATGACGTAGTCGCTCAGGCTTTCTCTACTAATGTAAGTAAGGCTAACGAGACCGCTTTATTCAGATCTATGAGTGAAGCTGGTGTAGCCCCTGTACAGATCCAGAAGTTCAGTCAGATTAAGACTGCCCTGGAATCCGCCCAACTATCTAACACTGTTATTAAGCTTTCCAATAGTGAAGGTGCTGAGTCCAGTGTTGATCTAGTGCAAGCTCTAGCAGATCTAGTAGTAGACCTAGTTAAGGGTGAAGCTATCTCCTATAATCAACAGTTCGGCATGACCTCCAGTAGAGCTGCTACTGACAGTGTCACTGCAGGTCTCCAAGAGATTATAAGCAGGAATGCTGAGAAAGCTCAAAAGAGAGTCGTTAAGTAAGACTCGCTGATTTACTAATATACAAAGAGATATAAAATATGCCAGGACTATTAAACGACCTTCCTAATCCTAACTTCGGTGGCTATGTAAGCCCCTGGTTAACCACATCTAATGATGCTAACCCAGGTGAGCCTATCTACACTGAGCTAGCTAAGTCATTCATGCCCCTAGAAGGCAGAACCCCTCTATCTGAGCTCTTCCCTGATGAAGAAATCTCTGAGAGGATTGTAAAGATCGAACAGAAGTTCCAAGCCGGAGATACGATATTTCCCTTGGTTGAAATGGGTAAGCCTGACGTTGTGCTTGGTCACAACTATGGTACGACCAGAAGCTTCTTCGTTCAGCCCCTCTACATTCGTAGATCTACCTTCATTAGCTATGGTGAAATCAACACCAAACTGAAACCAGGTACCCTGAACGATAAGTGGTCTCCCCAAGAACAGATCGCTATGATCACCCAAGGCATGGTGCGTGAGCACAATCTTACCTGGGACGTATTCAGGGCTATGATGCTGTTGGGTGGTATCCAATATACGGATCCTAGAACAGGCGTTCCCGCAAGAGTAGCTGCTAACATCCCTGCACATAACGTATGGCATTATGGTGTTACCAGTGGCTATAGAGGTAGAAATGAATCTAACCTGTTTAGAGGTTTGATTGATTACAACACACCTCAACCTAGCACCGCAGGTATTCCCTGGACGGATCCTGATGCTGATATCGTAGGTTGTGTACAGAAGTTCGCTCGTTGGTTTAAAGAGACCAACAAAGCTAAGATCACTGGCATGTATATGTCCCCTGAACTTAGAGAAGTAATTGCTACCAACAATGAAATCAAACTACAAACGGGTGGTCTGATTGCTAAGATGGGTGCTGTTACTGGTGATAAGAAAGTCTATGAAGCTGGCCTTGGTGGGGGCGGCTACATGGTTGATGGTAATGTCCTAGATCGTATGATGGTTGGTGCCATCGGTATCGGTCCTGATGGCGTTATTGCCCTTGCTGGTATTCCTATCTACACCGTTGAAACGATGTACAGAGATCCAGTTGATGGTATCTATAAGAGAGTATGGCCTAAGAACAAGGTCGTGTTCGTTGCTACCACTGATGTTAATGGTGGTTCTGAGCCTATCGGTAGAACGCAGTTCTGCGTATCTGAAGAATCTGGTGGAGCACCTGGTCTATGGACTAGAACCCAAGATCAAACTCAGATCCCTGCGGCTCCTGGTATGTACATGCAGATGGGGAATGCAGGTATGCCTTACCTGAAGTATCCTTACCGTGTTGCTCATATGACCGTTGCTACTGTTGATGACATCAACACCAGACTGGGCGTACTGGGTGATATCCAGTTCGGCACATTCTAATCTGTGAGTACATAGTAGGGTGCTGGTCATCCTACTATGTACTTTACTGTTTATAGTATTACTTATATAACTTCCCACTAAAGAGACCATGAGGTCCAGGAAGTAGATGAGGGTATCCTACGTTGGTTGGTCTGGGTACTTGAAGTAGAAGATAACCAACCTCAATTAGTCCATAAGGAAAATAATAATGGGATTACTTAATTCACATCAAATTCTACCAGGTGCTAGAAAGCCTGGTAATTATGTAGGTTCTAAGACTTATGCATTAGCTGGTCTATTGGACAAGCCTACCAGCTCTGTTAGTGGTAGTGTTCTCTCTCTAGGCACCAGCGGATCCGTTGAGATTGAAGGCACCAAATATGCCATCAACGGTACCAGCCATAAGCCCAACACCTTTGATTTTGCTACTGTTGTTACTCTGTTAACAAGCGGTAGAGACTACATCGTATCTCTAGTTCCTAAGTATCTAGAACCCACTTCCAGAAGTGCAGCTGAGGCTCTTACACCTCCTGTTAACTATACGATTGGTATGAGCTCCACCAATGAGGCTCTTCTATCCTACTTCCTACCTTCTGATGTAGAAGCAGCTGTTGCTGGCGTAGGTGGTGTACAGGAACTACAGAAGAGAATCTTCATGGGTACTGCTACCACTTCTGATATCACTGTGTATAACTACTACAGTGAAGAAATCCAGAAGCTATCTGATCCTAGATTCACTGGTAAACTCCTATCCCCTATTGGTTATGAGTTTGTTCTAGCTGAAGTGTATGACCAAGATAACTCTGGTGTACCTGATGTTATGGCTAAGCCTGGTTTTGATCAGACTGCATTTAACCTGTTGAAGGCTACCCAAGGTGAGATTCCTGTTCAAAGGAAGATCATGTTAGAGTCTGCTGCGGCTACTGCTTATAACAGCAAGCTGTGGAAGGTTCAGTCCGCTAAGAGATACTCCACCGCTAAGCAAGATGCTCTAGTAGATCTTAATGGTGTTGTTGTACCTCTGACCGGGGCTCCTTTCAATGCTTCTGGTACTTCCTATGTTGCCGTCAACGAGTACTACTTCCCAACCTTTATGCCTGAGGGTCATGTTGGTAGAGAAGTGGGTCAGTATAAGTTCCTGGCTAAAGAGCAGAGCTCTGCACTAGGTAGAATCAATCCTATCTACTTGGATAACCCATTCAATATAGCTAGGACTGCAATGTCTCCTAATCCTAAGCCAGCCTTAACTCTGTATGGTGATCCAGTTGCTCTAGTTAGAGTTAACGTTGCCCTAAGTGGTGGTGCTGTCTCAGCTCTGACCAAGGTCTCGGATGTCTATGATATGCTGATCGGTGGTTAATAGGTTATACTAACCTTTAGCACAAACAAGGGGAATTATGATTAGAATACAAGTTGGAACACCTTTCAGACTTCAGTTTAGAAGTAAGGACATATGGCTTACAGCCCATGAGGATTACTACCTAGACATTAATAAGTCTGAGGAAAGAGAGGAGCTCAAATACTTACTATCTAACTTATTCCCCTACCGAGATTTCATCTACATAGATGAGGACCAAGTAGGCCTCGCCTTGCTTAAAGAAGTAAGTGATGAGAATGGTTTTACTCCGGTAGGGGAGCAATATGAAGAAGTTATTGAACATCCTACTTCTCTGCCTGAGGACAGCTTTATTGTCCCTCCACAGGATCCTCCTATCAATACCTTTGTTGATAGGGTTGAGATATCCATACCTGATAAGATCGAGGCTACTGATCTTGAGCGTGCACTACCTGCAGATGAGCCTGTAGAGGAAGTTAAGCTTGAAGAGGTAGCTGATGAGAAGATTGAGGCTATAGCCAAGAGAGCCAAGGAACTATCCGCTCTTTCTGTGAGGAAGATAAAAGACCTGGCCCAGGAATACGGTATTGATTACACCAATAAAGAAGAGACTATCGAGTCCATACTTATCATGGAGTTTTAAGATATGAATAGCTTTGGAGGGTTCAGCAGTAATCCTGATATTAAGAGCTTCCTCCAGGCGCAGCAGGCTGATTTCATTGATATGGTTAGGTCCTATAGTGTTCTACTAAGAGCATCAAAGGACCTCCAGATAATAAATACAGCACAAACTCAAGCCTATCCTAGGATAGGCTTGATTCTTTCTGCGGCTAAGAACCTGGATAACACATATCTATTTTCAGATCCTACTAACCCTACGGATATAGTAGCCCTATACCAGAGGGTTATCACGTTGATGATATCAACTGATAGTCCTTTCTCTGAAGGTATCACTAGGGTGGCGGCAGCACTCACCGCAGCTATACTTATTAGATCTATACCATTAGACGATGATATTAAGAATGTCACCTCAGCTAAACAGATAGAAGAGGGAGCACTTAATGACTTAGCAGAGATAACTAAGTTATATACACAAACCAAGGCGCCTGCTGCCGCTATACTGAGTGCAGGTGGTACTAGTGCCTCCACCTTATATATATCCTTGGGTATAGACTCCACTAGCTTACCAGCTACATACTTTAATTTGAATCCTCCTGATCAAATAGTTAGGATTGAGGAGGTATACCCTAACTCTAACGTTAAGTTATTAGATAGTCTTAATATAGATCCCAGTGAGATAGCTCTCTGTTGGTATTATGTTACCCATGCAGATGAGGGAGGATTTAAGGCTACTACCAGTACTACTAATACACTAGACACCACTAACACTATAGTTACAGGTAGCACCACTAATATATCCACACAGATAGGTTCCAGTGAGCTTCTGCAGCCTGTTGAGGGAGCCTTCGGTATACCTGATGGTTCAACTGCTGAGGACATCATAGAGCTCCTCTCAGATGCCCTTAACGAGGCTGTCACATTTTATGACTCTAATGTATTAGTCTCTCCTAACGTGGAGCCGACTAGCTTAACATCTATCTCTATGATTAAGAGGAAGCTGTATGATTCTGATAGTTCAGATCCTACAGGTATCTACGATAAGAAGGTAGCTAGCTTCAGAATGCTGACCAACTTATGCTCCCTGCGTTTTGATGCTAGGAGGATGTCAGCCATTATCAGTACAGAGCTAATAATAGTTAGATTCTTTACTGTTAGTAAGACTGCCATAGCTAATAGCAGATTTAATACAACGGGTAGTAGCTATCAGGGTATATGGAGCTCAGCTACCTCCTATGCAGCTAAATCTATAGTTACCTATGATGGCCTAGATTATTATTGTGCTAATACGGTTAGTTCTGGCGGCGCCAATCCCTACACTAATAACACAGTATGGAAGGTTCTATATAACAGTCATAATGACTTGATTAACTATAGGTCCCTACCGACTAGTAAGGATTATGTGGATGGTATTTTATATGGTCTATTACCTAACTATACCTTCTTAGATAGGAGGGGTCCTCACTCTTTAATCATAGGGGTAGAGAAGGGTACTGTTAAGACTACAACAGGTAGTAGGGTTGGCTCAGGATCTACTACAGATCCTGCAGTTAAGGAGAAGGATATACCTATCCCTAACACCTTCTACTTTAGACTTACAGGAGCACCTGTAACAGGCACTCTTAGTGCTAGGGTATCCTCTAGTAATTCGACAGTGGTTGCACCTTGGAGTATAGATCTAGTTGATGCCTCTGCTGAGGACGTAGCCTTAGCATTCCTTAACTCTTTGTATACAGTAAGTCAGGCTAGTGATACCTTAGGTGTCCTTGTTTATCCTCATGCTGTAGAGATAGTCGCATTCCAGACTACTAAAGAGGAAGTGAGGGTGGTAGTAGATATTACCCAAGTACCTGCTGGTTTAGAGATAGCCACTGGCACCCCCATAGAAGAGAAGACTCCCTATAAGAATAAGCCCAGATCGGTATCGGTGGATGCTAAGGTGGCCAGGACTACTACTCAATCTCCTACGGACCAGACTGAGGAACTATTAACTAAGTTCAGTGGTAGTGCCTCCTTAACTAAACATAAGAAGTCATCGGGACTGCAACATGTTTATGACAAGATGGACTTCCTTAATACTATAGAGAAGAGGAGGATACCCCCTTGGTAGACATAGGACCTCCAGTTCCGTCCATACCCTATCTCTGTAGGGCATTGGTTGATTATATAGCTAACCACCCTCTTATTATTAACCCCCCAGTCTACCATCCAGAGACTGGGGAACAAGTGTTTATAGATAGGTATAAGACATTCCCAGGCCTTTACTTTGATGAGGGTCTTCTATGTTCTGTCTTTGGATACTACTCCTCAGATGGCGCCCCCTTAGCTCCTGGTACCAATAGGGTCAGTGCTATGTATGAGGTTTACAATATAGGACAGACTCGTAATGAGGACCATGTTGTCTATAACATAGTCATAGGATTACAGCATAATAGTGTTATGGTACCTGTAGATGATGGTAAAACTGTCAGTACTTGGGCCGAGGCCCCTCTTGATTACTCACAAGTCTTGCTTACATCCAACGCAAGAAAAGAGGTACCATTAATCATTAATCCATCAGTGAACATACTAGGCGAGTATCTGGAGATACTAAGACTAGTTGTTAGCGATCCTGTCTATAAGAGATTTATGCCCATACGCTGCAACTCCTTTGAGGCCCTATATGCCAACCTAAAAGCTGGTAGATGGGAGAAGGACAAGAATGTCTACTTCCACGAGGCTGAGCTACTGGTAAGGCTAGATGGGTATATCAGTAGAGGTTGGAGGGATAGGTTTGATGTTCCTGTCACCAACATAGAAGCCAACCTGACCATTAATGAATAAGTAATTACGGAGAAATAATGTTAATCCCCGATATCATATTTAACGAACAGAATGTCGGAACCAACCCAATCAGGTTCGGACTTAGGAATAGGATTGGGGTGGTGGGAGAATTCACTAAGGGGCCCGCTAACCAATTCAACTATGTAAACGACTTTATGGATTTTGCCCATAGATTCGGTAGCGATCTAGCTAAGGGATCCATGGCAGTCCAAGCAGCCTTTGATCAAGGTGCAGTAGACTTTGGCATAGTCAGAGTTATGGGCTTAGCCAAGGAAGCTTTTGGCTCCGTTGTATTTGCAGGTGTCGCCTCTAAGCCTAACAACCTAACCACCAATGTCAAGTATGTTGGCCAGGCCTACCCAAGATACGGTACAGTACTTAAAACCCCTATATTTACCACAGGCAGCTATACTGGTACTGATGCAGGTAGATACTACTTCAAGGTTACCGCTATAAACTCTACTACTGCTACTGTTAAGTATCAGTTTATTAGCTTGCTAGACATTCCTGATGTCTTTGGAGATCCCAATATTGATTGGTCTGCGGTCAGCACTTCTATTAGTGTAGGCTTATCCACGGATAAGGGTGTGGCTAAGGCTATATCCCAGGGTATATCCTTGATCTTCGGTACTATCACACAAACATCTGATATAGCCTTAGTGTTAAATCAAGAGTGGTCCGTTAGGGTACAGAGCTTCTTGTTCCAAACGCCTATATTTAAGGACGCTACCACTAGCCAAGTTAGTACCGCCTTAATGAATACTCTATCAGGCAATTCACCCTTTGGTGATATTGTGAGAAGGGATGACGACACTGGGATAAGCTTCTATCTTGAGGAAGCCTATGTAGGTAATGCTGGTAACAACTTCTCATATTACTTTGAGCTTCAGGTTCCTGATGGGGCCGTGGGCTCTAGTGCTTCTTATAACTACTCTAATTCTACTACCACTATAACCGTTACACCTACTAGTAATGCAGGTTACATTAGCCCAGGTGCTATTGTAACCACTAACATTAGTGGTGTTCTACAGAGTAATACTTTAGTGCAGTCTGTTAATACTAGCACTGGGGTTATCACCCTTAATAAGTCCCTTGATAGCGGCGCAGGCTCTGGTACAGCTACATTCAGTTTCTCTAATTCTTCAGGTCTATCGGTTACCTCATTCACATCCGCTAACACTACTTTTATGAGTGGTGGTGAGGATGGCCCTAGAACTGCCTTTAGAGAGTTCTATAATATGAACGGTCTACCTATTCTTAGGTTAGCCGCAGCCTCTGTAGGAGGTTGGGGTAACTCATTAAAGGTTAGTGTATATCCTTTAACTGCTAGCTCTTTCAGTCTAACTGTTGAGGATACTAATGGGGATAAGTATAACCCTGCTCAACTACCTGAGAACTATGTTATAGATTTAGCTGAGGATAGGGCCATTGATGAAAATGGTTTCATTAATGCTTTATCTACTTCAGTTCTAATAAGAGGCGTATTTGTACCTAAGTACTTTAACCCTGATGGTTATAATGCTCAGTTACTATACAGCTCGCCCCAAAGGATAGCGCCTCCTGACACCACTATTACGGATCCCACAGATCCAGCACATCCTAACTACTACGGCCCTGATTACCTAAGAGAGATAACTCTTGAGAATGGATTTGACGGTCCAGATATTACTGATGCTGATTACATTAAAGCTATAGACACTATGGCTGAGTATCCAGTTCATATCATACTAGCTGCAGGTCAGTATAAGTCTAGGGCTGTCAAGCAGAGACTTATAAATCAGGCAGATAAGTCCCATGAACTAGAAGGTCTAAGGATTGCTATTACTAATACAAGACCTGGATTGTCACCTAATGTAGCTAGACAAGAAACCTCTGGCTTTGACTCTAAGAGAGGTGTTATGATTACAGGTTGGTCTACCTATGCAGGTCAGGTTAACGCTACTAGATTTGGTATGGCCCCTGATGGTCTATACGCAGGTAAGCTAGCAGTTATACCTGTACAAGTAGGTCCCAATGCTAGAACCACTGCAGGTCCTGTCCAGTCTATATTTGAAGTAGATACCCGCTTTAACTCTAAGGCGAGCCTCCAACTGTATACGGATGCAAGACTAGAAATCCTTGCCCTTGATCAAACTCAGGCTGGCTTCTACTTTATTAACGGTAGAACGTTATCCTCAGGTACCGCTTTTGAGAAGGTGGCTATTAGAAGAATATATGACCTGATCCGTCAGGACTTATTCCAGAACCTACAGCAATATAAGAGTGAGACCAATACTCCCTTGCTAAGGTCTCAGATTGCTACCTCTATCAATGCTTATCTAAGCTCTCTAACTAGAGGCGGTCAGCTGGCCAATTACCTACCTGCTGTTATTGATAGTTCTAACAATACGCAGGAAGATTACCTAGCAGGTAGACTGAATGTGCAAATTAGCTTCCTACCTGTATATGCTGCAGATTATATCTATATCACCCTAGTACGTAATAGTACTGGCGGTATACAGATCGGGGACTAGTCCTTAACTAAGTTAATCAGACAGAGGGTCCATATGGACCCTCTTTTTTATTTGTAGTTACCTATGAGGTAATCATAATAGATTTCATATTTACGGTCTGATCTAATACCTTCACTACCTTTGTAAAGGATTGAGGCTAAATTTAAAGCATGCTCACCATGATACTGAAGGTTATAGCAGCCTTTAGAGAAGGTCATACTACCCATATTCTTAATAAGCTCGTTTATATATAGACGTAACTTACCTATAAAGTTTAAGCAGGGGCATGAGAAGTATAGTCTTATATACCCTCTACTTATACACATACCCCCATCCCCATCTAAAAAGCCTCTAACAAAGTGTGTGTTATTCATATAAGGTAACCACTGCTCATTACCAGTCTTACCATTTATGAGACCAAAGTACTCCCAGAATTTAGTGGAGTATCTATTGGCCCAGGTTAATCTCTTATAGCTCTTAGTTATCTTCTTTCCTTTATAGGAGTAGTAACAGTCCACACTCCTAACCTGGTTATCTATACACAGACATTTTCTTATAGTAGTTAATATATCCTGGTCCCTTTCTTGGAGGGTTATACTCATTTGGCCTGTCTTGGATATAGACCCATCAGCTATTAAGACGCCTAAGCTATATAGCTCCCCATTATTCAGGTTAGTATGAAGTTTAAGGTGTAAGGGTAGCAACTCTGATAGATTGAATACCCTACTACCTCTGACTCTCTTATTCTCAGTAGTTTTCTTACCACAGGCTTTACATTTAAAGATCTGTCTATCATCAGGGGTTCTACCTTTTAATACGGTATCCTCGCTATTGCAGGAGGGGCATGCCCTTATTGTTATAGATTGTATATATGTCATTTATTGATTTAGAGTTATAGGTCTAGTTCTATCTACACTAATACCTAATACCCCTGGTATATAATAGTTAACTTTATTAAAAGGAACATTTAAAATGGCTTTAGACCTGTATAAGGCTCCGGTCAACAACGTGGGTATCGATCCACTACAGGGTTAAGTTAAGGCTCTGTATAAAGCCCTTGAACTGCTGGGACCCTAAGTCTACATAGATATGGCAATCAGCAGCCAAGACTCTCCGGGATGGGAGTAAGGTTCAACGACTACCAACAATACCTAGAACAGGATAAGTTGGCACGAGCGGGGGCGGTAACCATTAGGTTACTATGATATAGTCTGGACTCATAGGAAACTATGAGAAGTAGAGGATAAAGAGCCTCTACGTTAACAACTAGTTTGACTTTGAAGTATGGGCACAAGATTCTGTTGAGGGTAACGTTGCCTTCTTCGGTAGATTCCAGTCTCTTACCCTCTCTATTAGAGATGCTACGGAAACCTACTTGGAACTAGGACAAAGAGTTCCTATCTATCTAAACGGTGAAATCCAGATTGCCTGGGTGCTTGAACAAGGCTTAGTTGATATGAGCTTTGTCATGCGTACCTTTGGTCTTAGAAGGATTGCCAGGGACCAGGTGATTACCCGAGGTCCTAGGTTTCAGATTGCATTCGACGCGAATGCTAATGACCTAGATACTAACTATGCTCAGAGCGAAGGCCAAAAGTATAGACTAGGTTCTAGACAGATCTCTCCCTTTGCTAACTACGGTAATGCTAACGTTGTTACCCAAGCTCAGACTGGTCAGGCTGGTCTCAAGAACCCTCAGGTTCAAGGCAGGTATGAACTGCAGCGTTGTAAGGTTGACTCTGTCTCCCTAGGTATTATGCCTGGTAGAAGGGTTGCTGCTGTACGTTGGGAAGGTGTTGCTGAAGGTATTACTTATGTACCTAAGAGCTTACAAACCTTCAAGAACAACCTACAGAACCCCAATATCGAGAGAGTACTATCCTCAGCTCCAACGAGTGATGCTCCATTC